TTTTTACGAAGGGTATTTCTAAAACTTGATTGAAGTTGTCTACCTCATACTCACTATCTTCAAACCCTGAAAAATAATTTGGTCTTCTTTCTATAAATTTCTTTTTACTCATCTTTGTTTTGGTTTATACAATTTGTGCAATCAATTCATCCTTATTAGTAAAGACATCTTCTTGACTATACCAATCGTATGAACTTTGGGTACTTTTTGTATGTGGATGTATGAAATCTCTTTTTGTTTCTATAAGATAATCTATTTCAATACCCAACATTTCAGTAAGAGTTCCATCTGAATTACCCTTAGTATAAGGTTGTTGTTCGGTAACTCTAATCTTGTCTATCCTATTTTTACTTATTTTTTTATCTCTTAATACATAGACATCCTGTCCTACTTCATACTTTACATTATATTGTTTACTCATCTTTGTTTTAATTTATTTTTTTTTTAATTTATTTTTTTGATACCACACATAGATGTTGTCTCTAACAACCGTATCATTAATACCCCAGTGATACGCATCATCTTTTATGTGAGATGGAAGTTCATCAAATAAACTCTCTAACTCTTTTTGGGATAGTTTTAGTTTACCAGATTCCCATGTTGCGTCTAATATCACATCATGTAAGTGGTCCCATTCACCTTGTGTTATTTCTATGTTTTCACTCATCATCTTTGTTTATATTAGAAACATATTCATCTAATTTGCTATTCAACTCATTTTGTTTAATTTCATCGGCAATAAAATGTTCACCTATCAATTTTTTCAAAACTTCACATTTTTCATATTCTTCGTTGTTTTGAAAAAACTCTAACATCCATTGTAATTCAAGTCTTTTCCAAACACCATCATAATCTAAACAAAATTTACAGACTTCAATATTATTAGTTTCAGTCATAAGTTTATAACAATCTTCAAAAGATGAATATGTTTTTGCTATTTCTTTGTATTGTTCTATTACGTTTTTTTTATCCATAATTTACCATTTTTATTTTATCATCATTAATAATATCATTACTATGGAAAAGATTACGATTCCTAACCATGTTTCAAAACAACCTGTATTTTCTTCTTCACTCATCTTTGTTTTGGTTTACTAATTTTCTTTCTTTGTTTAAGTCAATATCATTACCGTTAAAATCATAATAAAGAGATACGTTTCTGTCAATAGTTAGGTTTAATGGCCCAAATTCTTTTTGATACTGTATGTATAAATTAAACCTATCTCTATTAAGTTTCTGTATTTCCTGATTTAACTCAACCCATTTTTTATTATATTCTTCTTTACTCATCTTCTTTGTCTTGTTTTGGTTTAATTTATTTCTCTTATTTCAACACCTTGTAATCCAGTTGCTAGGTACCTTGTAACAGTGGTCCAATTTTTATATCTAAAATCTTCTTCATTTAAAGATTTAACCTGAACCAAGTCATCAATGATTTGTAAATCTTTTTCTAGTGTATAAGCGGAGTCAGTTGTTCTCCCCATCATATCAACCTTTTTACCTTGGTCAATCCACTCTGTTTTTATCCAGTTATCATCGTTATACCAAGTTTCCCACCCATTCTCTCTAAGAACTTTTGCCTTTTCTTCATAAGATGATATTTCATGTTTATCTTGTAATCTATTCATCATTGTTTTGGTTTAGATTGTGTTTATAAAACATATTCACTACGTAGTTCCAAATATCGTTTACCTTTCTTACTGTCTCTATTAAAAGATGTAATAAAGTAGTTATCGATATTCTTCATCACTTCATTAACATTAGGATGTGTTTCTAAATTTTCTCTATCCTTTATTGTCATACCATCAACATAAACAGTATCGGAATCCATTATCATTCTAATTATTCTATTTTCTTGTTTCATAACTCATCTTTGTTTTGGTTTATTTCAAAAGCTATTCTGTCTAACCCTAATGTTTCAAACTCTGTCTCTTGTTCTAATTTATGGATTAAGTCACTTTTAATCTCTTCCTTAAATTGGCTAACTGAATTTTCAATAACCTTTTCTATTTGATTTGTATTTCCCCAAATCGTTAATTCTTTGATGTCAATTTCTAATGAGAAATCAACTAACATTTTTTCATTTATTTCTATTCTTTTACTGCTCATCTTCGTTTTGGTTTAAGCATTAGATGCTGTTTTTATAAATCTATCCAGTTCTTCTTTGGTATATATTTTGTTGTCATCTTCTAATATAACCTTAGAGAGAAAATTACCCATAGCAGCTTCTGTCCATTCGTTTATATTATCTAGTTTAGTATTAGCCAAATATTTTAAAGCATCAATTTTAGTATATTCTATCATAGTTTAATTTATAAAGTTTAATATCATTAAAATAATTCCCCATAATACGGTTCCTATAATAACAAATAACCATAATTTATATTCTTTATCACTCATCTTTGTTTTGTTTTAATAATGATTGTTTGGCCAACTTAATCGTCTACTCTCCTGAGTTTTTAATTCTTCTGTCATTTGGTCCCATCTTCCTTTAGATGTAGGTTTTAGTGGGTCTGGTATATTGTTCCATTGACGTTCCGCTTTTATTTCTATCTCTAAATGTCTGAGTCTTTCTTCTAGTTGTCTTTCTCTTTTACTACTCATCTTTTTTTAATTACCACTAATGTATTAACAATATTTCAAAGAGTCAAATTTTAGGCATAAAAAACCCTTATATTTCTATAAGGGGTTATTTCATATTTTTATTATTTATCTGATTTTTGATTGATTCTATCAATTATACCTTCTCCATATTTACTAACAATGATCATCTCATCAGCACTCAATGTTTTATCTTCTTTGGCGTTTTGTAGTATCTCTTTTATTTTCTGTATATCGTATTCAGTGAGTTCATCATGACTAATTTCGTCATGTTTGTCATACGCCTTATTTTTCAAATGAATCACAAACTCGGAAAGTTCCTCCAAGTGAAAATCTAATCCCTCACCCTCTTTTAATATCCTTTTATTAGCTTCTTTTATTAACTGTACTTTTTGTCTTTCTATTCTTCCCATAATTTCTTTTTATTATCTATAATAAAGTCTTTTTCTATTATAGACCATGATAGGGTTTTCTGGGTTATTATAAATTTCTTTGAAGATATTTACAGAACCTGGTCCATCTACTTTTAACGATTCTTTTAAACCCATTGTAAACTTAGTATTTGATTCTTCTAGTTGTTTTGGGTTACACCCTTTAACATCACAATAATCGGCTTCACAAAGTTCTGAAATAGCCATCCCTGTGTAAAAACCATGTAAATCATTAGGTACAACATATCTATCAGCATTACACCAAACACATACAGTACGTTTTTCTCTTAAAATATCAGCGTATGAGTTGTTGATTGCGTAATCAGTGTACTCGAATAACTCACCATTTTCATCTTCTTCTATACCCTCTACTTTTGGCATAAATAAACCACTTGGTGAACCATGGCCCATCATAATAATTCTATTATGTCTTTTCATGGTTTCCGCTAGATTAAAGAATTCATTAGATTGTGTTAGAATAGTAGCATCCAAGTCAGAATAAGTCGGTTTAAGAAAATCGGTTGTTCTATCATCTGGGTGTATTATTAATACATCACCACTTTTAACATTTTTCCATCTAAGAGACTCTAGTTCTTTTTGAGTTTTTTCTTCTGTATAATCCCCTTTACCAAAACCAAATCGATCAAACCAACCCCAATCTTGATTATCAGACTTTAATTCATTATTTTCTCTTATAATACTAATAAGTCTACTGATATCTTTTTCGGTTATTCTACCCATCTTTCTCATATTAATAAATATTATCTAAGTATAAAAAATACCTTGTATTCACTAATATTCGTTTATCATCATTATTAATATCATTATTATGGAAAAGACTACGATTCCTAACCATGTTTCAAAACAACCCGTATTTTCTTCTTTACCCATCTTTGTTTTGGTTTGTTGTTGCTCAATGATTTCTGTGTTTTTCTTTGCTCTTTCTTCCCACTTATCAAAGTCTTTACTCATTTTCTTTATTTTTATTATTATCTACTGAACTTCGGTCCTCAAATTTTTCAAGAAACATTATTTTGTATTTAGTATCTTCATCCCCATCAGCGACTATATCCACCACATCAGACAACACTTCTAGTAAATTATCTTTGTCCGAACCCAAATCAACACTTAATTTTACCAACCACTCTCCTTTTAATTCACTCATCTTTTTTTTGTTTAATACTCACTATTTTTTTACAATGGTAATTAAGCTTTTCCTTACCATCCCACTCAATAGGACCCAGTCTACCCGCTCTTTCAAAAAACAAATCTCCTTTCTTGAAACTACCATCTCTATCTTGTAAATTGTAGATATGGTTTTCATATTCAACTATCCACACCGCACTACTCATCTTTGTTTATGTTTTTAGTTATTTAAAATATACACCTATTATCATACAACCTGCTATAAAATACATTATACTAGCAAGTATAAATCCATATACAAATGCTTTGTGTTTATCTTTCATTATCTTCTTTGTTTTGGTTTATAAATTATACACTTCTTCTTTGACTTTTTCCCAATACTCTACTGGTGTAACGCCTTTTAGTTTTGTTTGTTTATCTGTTTGTCTGTGAAGAAAGTCTATAAATACATCTATACAAACATGAGCACGTTTTTTTGCCTTTTTCTTTTCTTCTACGTGTTCTTCTTTATCATAATCGAAGACACTTCCTTGGTAAAATTTGTTACCTAACTCATTTGCCTTATCTTTTGCTTTCATTTTTTCTGTTTTACAATTATAAACGCTAATATAGCTATGGAAAAATAAATCAATACAAATAATTCTCTACTCATGATTTTCCTTTTTAAATAATACATATAAAAAAATTCCCACCACAGCTGGCCATATTACTACTACAAATAACCTCTCCAACATAGAGAACCGAATGAAAGGTTCATCATCCCTCATAACCATAATCTTGTCAGCATAATAAATTGTCGTTATCTCTAAAATAAATGTTAGAACTAATCCTATTAAAATATAATCAACCATCTTTTTTTTAATTACTACTAATATAGTTTTAATATTTTGAACGGCCAAATTTTAAACGTAAAAAATTTTTTATTTGTTCTCTAAAAATAATAATTATAATCAAATATGGTATTACCATTAAAAATAATATACCTAGATTGATGTTACTCCCAAATGAACTTTCACCAAGTTCACTACCCTGCTCAACCAGAAGTTTACACTGAGAACATCCTTGTGGGTATGACCATTTTGGGAAAAAAATTATTAAAAGGGTCCAAACCACCCCAATTTTACTTCTCATCTTTGTTTTGGTTTATAATTTAGTTATTGAATATAATAAAATACTTATGACAATTCCTATAAAAATACCAATAGTAATTCCTTTTGATAAAGCCCAGTCCATATCTCTAACGTAATCTTCGTGTCTCATCTTCTTTTTGTTTTATAATTTCATTTAATAAGAACTCTTCAAATCTTTTATAACCATCAGCCATTTTGAAATTATCACCGTTAACAGCTAAACCAATACCATAAATCATATCTTTTATAAATGTTTCATTATATTCAAAATCGGTATAATCATAAGTTTCAACATATTTTTTAAAATATTCTAAATCTATTGTATGTTTTTTTTCTTTAATCATTTTTGTTTTGTTTTTTAATATCGGTTTTATGGTGTTTTACTGGTTTAAAACTTTCAGATAGATTTACGAATACCATCCTCTCAATGGTTAAAATTGTCTTCTCTGTTTTTTTAACTCTAACTTCACATTTAATAGTTATCGAAGTATTCCCAAACTTAACTACACCCAAACCTATTTCAATTACATCACCATTCATAGCGGGAGAAACAAAGTCTATTTCCGATATGAACTTGGTAGTCACTCGTTGACTATCTAATTGACACATGGCAAAAATAGCCGCTTCCTCATCAATCCATTTTAGTAACTGACCACCAAACAGACTTCCACCAGAATTAAGATCTACAGGTCTTACTAATTTTCTAGTTCTAAACTCCATTTGCTTCTCTATTTTAAATTGTTATTAATCTTAAAACTTTCACGTTTTCATCTAACCAGTTATGTAAATCTTTTTTTGACTTAAAATGTTTAATATAAACATCATCATCAGAAACCATTTTTATTTCTACATTAGGGTTTCTATACACCAAACCATTTCTTAGAAAATAAACATCTTTATTTTTGATAAAAAACTTATCTAAATCGTATATATAACAAGTGAAGATACTCCTATCACCAATCCTCATCCTTTTTTTCGGTTCGGTACCTGTAAGAAAGTTTTTAATTCTCTTAAACATTGATTGTCTAACCAATTTAAAATCTTTCTCCTGAGTTGGGTCTTCAAATACTTCTATTTTTTCTATTAAGTCTCCGTTTATTTTTTTCTGAACCATTTTTATCCTAGTTTATATAAATAAATTACCATTATACTCTTCTACTTTCCATTTTGGTTTGGAGTCACCGTACATTTTGTGGTAGTGTTTATTCTCCGCCCAATCTTCATTCGCCACAGACTGTAGTATATTTTTATACTTGGCAGCATCTTGTTTACTTTCAAACAACAAAGGATTCAACTCACCTTTTTTAGTGTCAGATAGTTCATAAGGGCAACTCGTATGCCATATATCAACCAAGTTTTTAGTGTCACCATTGATAAAATCAAAGGATTTTCTTGTTCTACTTCTTTCTATTACAATATATTTTTTCATTTTCTTTTTTTAATTATTACTAATGTATTAATAATATTTTAAACGGTCAAATTTTAGGCATAAAAAAACCTCATATAATATGAGGTACGTAAATACTAATTGTTATTTAAGATATATCTAATATTTCTAACTCACCATCTTTCTTAGCAAATCTGATAGAATCATTAAATTCATTTTCATAATAACCTAAGTGTTTGAAATATTTTTCTTGTAGTGGTATGAAAAGAGAACTGGTGATGTCTCTATATACACTATTAGGCCCATATATTTGATCTATTTTTATTTTAAAATCTGAAACTTGTATTGTGTGTCTTCCTTCATCATCCATTAGTTCCCCAGAAAGTGTCAAAATATCACCCGCTTTAATCAGACCTTCTTCAAAGGCAACATTCAACGTTGGTTTTATTTCTTTCGCCCAATCAAAATCATCTGATTCATTCATAGAATCTATTGGTAACCAAATACCCATTCTTATAAAGTTTTTAACAGTACCCCTATGATATTCACTAGAACCGTTAGAAGAGGTAACAGTAACATATGTACCACCATCGTCTTTTATTGTTAAACCACTACCACCACTACCAGCTCTACCCATAGGTGTTGTTAATCTTAAACCATCTAATGGGTTGTTTCTTGGTTCATCAATCCATTTAAAATCGTTTTCTTCCTTTATTGTTTTAGGTTTTAACTCACTCCAATAATAAACTATATGTTCACCACTTTTAATATCTTTATCTGAAATTCTTATATCAGCACTTCTACAACCATCTCCGTAATATAAGTGTTCATCATTTCTAATATTTCCGAAATGATATATTGTATAGATACAAAAATCTTTTAGTGAATTTTTTAAATCACCAGTACCCCAACTATAACCCAAGTCAAATAGATATTTTTGTATTTCATGACCTTCCGATATACTCTCACGGTCTATATCATTAACCAACATCCATTTTTCACTTTTGTTTAGTTCGGTAAAAGTGTCCTTAATCCAATCGAAATCATCGAATTCTTCTTTTAATATTTTATTTATTGTAGATTTAGTCTTAGATTCTTCTATTGTTTTATAAATTTGTTTCTCTATGGGTCTTATTAAATTACTTTCTGTTTCTGGTAGTGGGTAAAGAATACCTTTTTTGGATGCTTTACCGTTTAATTTCCACTTACCATCTCCTATTTTATAGAAATTTTTCGATTTATCTAAATTAATATTATATCTTATTGTAATTCTTATATGATTTTTTGGGTTGTTTTGACCAATATTAGATAAATAAAATTCAATGTTACCATCTTTATTAGGGACATAGATATTATTAGATATTATTATACCTTCTAAATCGTTAGTCATTAACCACTTAATAGTATTTTTAATACCCATACCCACACTATCGTTAGATAACCAATTATAAATTCCTTCTATTATTTTATTATACCTTCCTCTATAAACTTCATTATTCAATATTTCTGAACCGCTTTTAACAGGTGATGATAAAAATTCAGCAAAATAACTATCACTATTCTTAATGTCTTTAACCTCTATTTTACTACCCTTTGGAATCACTTCATTTCCATTAATATCTTTTATAGTATCTTTACTAACAATATCGTATTTAATTATATCTTTTGTGTTTTTTAAATAATTAATAATATTGTTTATCACAAATTTTACAACGTCATCAGTATCAGTATTATTTTTTATTTCATTACTAACATTGTATCTAATACCTGCACTGTGTAGATTATGTATTAAAGACTCCGCACCTTTTCCTTCTGGTTTATAAAACCCTAATTCTGTGAAAGAATGTTCATAACTTGTTAAATTAAACCAATTTACTAATATTTCCTTTTCTTTTTTAGTAAAATTACCCTTTTCGTTAAACAAATAAGGTGCTTCTTCTTCAATAATAGCCTTATATGATTTTTTCATTTCTACAATGTCATCATATTTTTCACTAATATTAGGGTTGTCTAGCACATTACTTAGTTTTTTTTGGTATTTTACAAGTGTACCCCAATATTTTCCACCTTTATTAAGATAACTAAGATAAAACCTTATTTTTGGGTCATCTTTAAAATAATCAATAAGATAGTTCATTATTTCTTCTTGGTATCTTAGTATTAAAGAAAACCGTGTCAATAAGCTTGTCTTTGAATTTTCCAATTCTGTAATATTGGTATTTTTTAAATAATTAATAGTATGTTCTATTCTTTCTTCGTATACTTCAGGGTCTATTTTATTCCAATTCTTTTTTAACTCCGTGGAAGTATTTTTTCTATCTTCTAAATGTTTCCCCTCTAAACCATATTTTTTGGTCTCATCGATATTTTTAAAGAATTTTGAAACGGTATCATCTGTTGCTTTTATTTTTAAGCCTATTACTTGACCCACCTTCTTTACAAAGTTAGCCCAACCCGCGTTATTAAAATATACATTTTTTTTTATTTCCTTAGATATAATATACCTAACCCTATAGCTATTAACTATTCTATAGGTCCTAGTTTTCTTTGAAAAAGGCGGGTTTTTTAAAATACTTTCAATTTTTTCTTCATTTTTTAACCACCCATACTCATCAATGATACTATTTTTTTCTTCTTGTGATATATTTTCGTCCTGGTAATTTTCATTAAGTACTTTTTTAATAATACTTTTACTATGTAACTCTTTTAATATTTTATTTATTAAAACTCTCATTTATAAATTAAAAATTATCATCCAATAATACTATACCCTCAATATATTCGTCAACCTCCGTATCGAAAAAATCATCAATTTCTTTACAAACAAATGGATTAAGTTCACAATCATAAGCATAATTAAGTAAATTATGACCTATTGGGGTAATAATCTCATATTCCTCGTCTGTATAATTCGTACTATTTGTAATTCTCACAAAATCTTCTAATGGTACTTTGAAAACATTTTCGTATTCTAGAATTTCATTAGGATTTTCCCCATAATAAGTCTCATCAAGCTTATTGAGAATAACTCTTATAGGGACATATTTATCACCACCAGTGTCCTTAATCCAATCAAAATCATTGAATTCTTCTCTTAAAATTCTTTTTATTATTTTCTTCATACTAATAAATATCTAATAGGCATAAAAACCCCCTAAATAAGATAGGGGGTTTTTTTATATTTATCTTTATTTAGTAGATGGGTATTTACTCAATATTTCACTCAATACCGATTGAAAGGAACGTCAAATTTTATTTTGTTCCCCCAAATCTACATCAGACAAATTTATATCATCCGTTTGATAAAAATAATTTCTACAATATTCTAATCTTTCTTCTCTTTCAAAATGTGGGTCATTTGGGTACCAACCCATTATTGATAAATTTATTCCTTTTTTTAAGCCAACCTGTTTAATCTCAAAAAAAAGTGAATTAATAGAGACTAAATTTTTATCCACCCTTTTACGAACTTCATACAATGTACCATTGGTATGTAAATTATCGTCACCCCTAATCACCTCACTTATATAATCCAATATTTGTAGTTGAGTTTCTTTTGATATATCTCCCAACCAAAATTTATAATTCCCATCTCGGTACTTACTTATGTCTAAAATTTCATTTGGAATTGGGTTAGTATTTTTAACCCAATCAAAGTCATCCAACTCTTCTCTTATAATATTTTTTATACTTTGTTCGTTTAAACTATGGTAATTTTTAATGGCTTTATAACCTTCACTAGGTAAGGAGTTTAAAAACTCTAAAGTTGATTTATTTCCAAAAGCATAATCTACTTTATCCACCATAGACATAGAGTCTTGTTTTCTTCTTAGATTTATGGAGACTTTACTTAGGTTTTCAATGTCAGAGACTAACTTATTATTCATCTGAAAATTAGAGAACAATTCTTTATAATTATCATTTTTTTGTAGTACCCTATATAAGATACCTTTTTTATAATAAGGATCAAAGTAATTACCAGTTTTACTAGCGGTACACCATTTAGTACCCTGACCAAATTTACAAGCTCCAACGTGTGACTTAGGGACAACAATCAACATATCATCATTCTCCCAAATTTTATCAAAATCTTCACCCTCTGAAGCTTTCTTTAACTTTTTGGTAAATGATTTCTCTTTTGCGTCCTCTAACTCCCCCGCAAGTTCTCTCTCACTTTTATATTGGAATATATCTGAACTTTTTGTTAGGTTCCTATAAGAAAGCCAATCTTTAAATACTGCACCAATATACAAATCCCTACATTGGTGGTCAGCTATCAAATTATGTATACCTTCATAATCTTCCTTGGCGTATAGTTCTTCAACTTTTTGGTACATTTTACTGTGAGGGTCCTCAAATTCTTCTGCATATACATCAAGTTCTTCTACATAACCATCAGCATTCTTAATATCATCAAGGGTGTCTTGGTCTTTTAATTTCATTTTTTTACACCATTTTCGATAGGCAGATTTTAACCTATCTTCCAAAGATTCAAATAATAGTTCTGACTTAATGATGGTTTTTAAGTTCATACTAATAAATATTATGGTGGTGTAAAAACTCTATTTTATTATGATTGATTTATCTTTACTATTTTCCTAGATAATCATACAAATCATTACCAAGTATTTTACCTAACTCAGTGTCACTTGGGTAATGTACTTTTGCCATATTTCTACTAAAAGCGATATCCTCACCCATGTCTAAAAGTTCTTTCTCGTATTTTGGGTATAAATCGGCTAAATAACGACTAATAAAAGTACCTTGTGTTGCGTGTCCAGATGGGTAAGAGGGTGTTTTAGCTGATGCTAAATCTTCAGAATTCAAAGACATATTTTTTTCATTAGCTATTTGGTATGGTCTTGGTCTGTTATAGTGGTATTTTAATTTTAGAATTATTGTTTTAGTCTCTTCTATTAATTCTGATAATTCTTTCTTTGGGTATTTTAATCCTCTAATTTTAAGAAATTCACCAAAGTAATCTTCGAATTCATCTGCCACGTCCACAAATTTTTTACTAACTGGTATACTCTCTAAATAATCTATTTCTTCTTCAGTTTCTATGGATTCGTTTTTAGGTGGTGGTATATTAGCAAATTTTCGAATAGGGAAGTCTTTAAAAAACTTAAGTTCACGACTCATCTTTTTTTTGTGTTTGGGCTTAATCTTATCCGAATAAACCATTGACTCTAACTCTTCCCTTATAATTTTTTTAATACTCATTACGTTAATAAATATCTTTTATAAACAAAAAATCTATTTAGTTATTTTTGTTTATTTTCTTCTACTTTTTGTCTAACTAAATCATCTAAAGTGAGACACAACTTCTCATATTCTTTACTAGCTGAAACTTTAAATTTGTTGGACCCCCTAAAATTAAAAATTTTATCTTTAAAGACAGTATCTAGTAAGTTCATAACATCTTTTTTAGATAGTAATTTTTTATCAATATTATTATCCATATTAGTCATATTTTAATATTTTTTTTGTTGATATAAAATTGTTATGGGTTAATTTTATAAAATACATACCATTACCATTATTACTAATATCGAAAATATTAATTGTTTTTCCGTGTAAAGACCTATATTCTATCAATTTACCACCAATATCAAAAATAAATACTTCAATTATTCCACTATAATTTGGTAGATGTATGTAGAATAAACCCTTAGTTAGGGTTGGGTTTATCCTTGTTTCTTCTAGATAATTAATATTAGGTTTTGGTTTGTAATTATTTATCATACTTTCTCTATAGGTATGTAGTGAGGCCAAACCCCGTACAACTTGGTTTGTAGTAAATGTTACCATACAGTCACAACCTGAATAGTCCATATAAGTTTTAACAAAAACTCTATCTATAGAATTACATGTACTAATCAAAGTATCAAAACATTGGTCACTTGAATAAATAGGTCCATCTTGTAAGCCAGTTTCTGGTATGTAGTCGTCACCACAACCAAAAGGTTCGTTCCCCCATGGGTGATATAAATTTAACCAATGGCCAATTTCATGTACCAAGACTTTACCACAAGCTAAATTTTCCAAACTAGGGTAAGTCCAAGGGTATATACCATTACCTACAGTTTGCCAATCGACCACAACACCATCAGTTTCAATTGGTCCACCTGGAAATTGAGCGTAACCATATAAGTCATCTAATAAGTTACAAACCCATATATTTAAATACCTATCAGTCGGCCACGGTTCTTTACCATAGTTTGATTTTTTAACTAGATTATTATATGATGAGAAATGTGGATTAATTGTTTTAGTTCTAGTTATACCATTAGTCATAAAACCATTAGGGTCTTCGTGAGCCAACTCAAAACGAATACCGAAGTTACCAACCCAGTCTTTTAAAGTGTCAGTCAAAATAGATGTGTCTGAATTTTCAGCGTTAAAACACTCATTTAATAATAGTAACTGGTCTATTACAACTTCTTCATCTAAATTTTGTTTATCTTCTTGCCATATTATATGAAAGACCACTGGTATGGTTATTATATCTTCGTCACCATCTTTATTTTGATTATTCTTAATATATTTTTTTATTTTTTCCTCAACCCCTTTATAGTGGTTTATATTTTTTTCAAAAAATAACCTATTGTGTTCGTCAGTTTTACAAAAATTTTGTGAATAACTTGTTAAACTCACTAATAAAATTATTACAAATTTAAATACCCTCATTTTTTTAATTTATATCTAACTAATTTTTTTCTTTTCACTATATTATCAACCACTATTTTCCACCTATATGTTGTTGTGTCGTGATAATAAAAACAATGGTGTGAGTTATTTGTACTATCTACAAAATGTTCATGAAAATGGTTTTCACTTTTCGTAATTCCAACGAAAGTAGATTCACCATCTACACTATAATATTCAACAACACTACAACTACTTAACAGTATGACTAAACTAAGAATACCTCTCACTACCTAACATATATTTTAAAACATCTTCTGGTATACCTAGTTGTGTGAATTGTTCTAATTTTGCTAGAGCTTGTGTAACGTCTTTTGCTATTACTGGTACAACATTTATTTTACCACTCTCCGTGTATGTACACTCATAAATTAAATTATCCTCAACCTTAGATGTACTAACAAGTTTGATTTCTAATACCGCAACGTGTCTACCCATTTTATTTAGGGAATCTATTAGTTCTTTTTTCTCCTTTTTATACTTATTTTTAATCATTTTTTTTTATTTAAGATTATTTTTCTTTTTACTTTTTAGGTTGAATCTATACCCAACTGTACCAATTAATCCCGCACCAAAGCTTATTTCACTCTCTGTACCGAATTCAAATGATGCAACAAGACCACCTATTCTTAGTTGTGGACCAACTGTTAAAGGCCAAGGTCTAATTGATATCATAAAGTTATTTTTAATAGTACCAAATCCAACTCCAGCTTTACCCGTTACAACACATGGAACAGCTAGACCTACTTCCCACTCAAAGACACTATTCTCTGACATATGTCTTGTTTGACCATATAGAACACTACAACCTGGATAGTACATATCAGATACTTTGTAACTTCCTATGGCGGCTAATCCTATGTTAGTTTCTATAAATTGTTGTTTCGATTGTCCAAACATTAAGAATGGAATCATAATTAGTATAATTATTGGGGTTTTGATAAATTTTTTCATATTTGTTTTGTTTTTGTTTAAAAATTAATATCTGTTTGATGTTTTCGTTTTTGTAAAATGTATTCCATAGCTTCTTGTGGGGTATCTACTATTGTAAATAAATCGAAGTCCTTTTCAGAAATATTACCCTCCTCCTTATACATTGTATCTCTTAACCAATATATAAGTGGTCTCCAATAACTTACACCGACAAGAACTACTGGTACTTTTCTCATGTGACCACATTGAATAAGTGTTAGGGTTTCAAATAACTCATCTAAAGTCCCAAACCCACCCGGATATCCAACAAATGCTTGTGCGTATTTTAAGAAGAAAACTTTTCTAGTAAAAAAATACCTACATTCCACTAAATTATCTATATAATCGTTTTCTTTGGCCTCAAAAGGTAGTTGTATTGATAAACCAACACTTGGTTTGTCTGACTTATAAGCTCCTTTATTTGCCGCTTCCATAATTCCAGGACCACCACCAGTTATCACACCAAAACCATTTTTAGTACATAAGTCAGCAAGTTCTTTTGCATTATTATAATATTTGTTATCTTTCTTAGTTCTAGCTGAACCAAATATGGATATACAAGGACCTAACTCTGATAATTGGTCGAAACCTTTTACAAATTCTCCTTGAATTCTTAATACTTGCCAAGCATCGTTTGCTTTATTATTATTTTTTCCCATTTCTTAACTATGTTTAGTTAATGATAGAAAATAAATTTAAAATAATCAAGAAAAATTGTTATATAATGTGGTAAATGTTTATTGACCTAACTTGTATAGGTAGGTTATGGTACCGTCATCTATTTTTCTATTGAATTCAATTTCAGAAATACCATCTAATTCTTCACCCCAATCAAAATTTAAAGTATCGAAGTAATGCATCTTCCACTTGGGGTACCTATGACTTGGGTTGCTAAATGGTTCTTTAATAATTATAATATCCCCAATTTCACCTAACTGATATCCTAAATTAGCAACACTATCACTATAACCCTTCCAATCATAAACATAACCACGTTTGGGTTTTTTAGGGTCTGTAAAATCAATATCTTCGATCCATTTTAAATCTTTTGATTCTTTGATATTATCTTTTTCTGGTTTTAATTGACTCCAATAGTAAACATGTTTTCCTTTTTTGAGAAGTTCTTCCCTATCATACTCAACTTCTAATCTTGCTTTTTCATGAGGTATACTATTAGGTACGTAGGTAAAGCTACCACTATGTATTCGGTGTGGTAAGACATAGTGTATCGCTAATATACGTTGATACAATGGGGTTTTTCTACCTGTATTCCAAAACAAACCCTTACTGAATAGGTAATTTTGTATATCTTTAGACACTTCCAAAGAATCAGGGTCTACATCGTTAATTAACATCCAATTATCATTTCTGGGTAAAGTGTTGGAAACATCCTCAACCCAATCAAAATCATCGGATTCTTCTTTCATTACTCTTTTTAGGTATGGCTGTTTTTTACAAGGCTCATAAACACCTTCCTCATACAATTCTTTAACCTTTTCCACTTCCATAAAAATTTGACGACTTTCACCCATTCTATCTGTGGCTACCATTGAAAAGGTTGGTTTATCGTCATTATACACATCTATAAACTTACTTGTGATATGCCAGTTCATTTTACCGTGGTCAATCATGTTACCGTATTCATCTTCTACCCATTCTTCTTCCTCTTTTGAGTGTTTAAAAGTTAAACAAGTACCAACTCTTAAAGGTAGTCTTGCTTTAACATCTTTTACCCAATCAAAATCGTTTGAAACTTTACCTTCTTTTTTTTCTGAATCCATATCAATAAGTATTACCTATGTCACCCACAATGTTATCTTTATTATCTCTAAAAATAACACAATCTTCATATCTTTCATTATCCGATACCAAGTAATTAAGTATCCATTGGTATTCTTCTTCTGTTATTAAAATACCTTCACCACCAGATTTAAGATTATCTAGTGTGGTCTCCATTAATAATAATTTCTCTTCTTTTGTTAATATCATCATATTATTTTAAACCCATACCCATCTACCATTACTAATATAATCTCTTAAAGAAATAACTGAAGTACTACTATCACTCATGCTTCTTCTATTGGGGTGGTGCCTCGTTAAAGCTAAATTACCATTTCCATCAATACTATCTATAGTATAATATTCCTTATCATCACCCATTGCTAGTTCCGCTCCATCCATGTTATCTACTATTTCAGGACCATAACCAAAGGACCTACCGACCCAAGATTGAGGGTCTTCTAGTTCAACAGGTATTGTATCTCTAACCCAATCAAAATCATCTTTAGATTCATTAACCATATCAGTATCTAATTTGTGAAGAAATTGAATTTCACCCTTATCAACTAATTTATCAAAAACTTGTTTATGAACCGCATCTTCGGAATTGGGAGAAGTACCTTCTGGAACAAACATAATTTCAAAACCCCCACTAACCCATTCGTCATCACCCTTTATTTTTGTAATAATTATGGTATCGGTTAGCACCTCATCATCATCAATTATATCACTATAACCACTCCAATTATAAACATAACCAGGCTTAGGTTTTTTAGGGTCTACAGCATCAATATCATCAACCCAATCAAAGTCATCGGATTCCTTTAAAGGTTTATTACAGATTGTTATATCACCACTTTGTATTTGCCTAGAAAGAGTTGATTCTCTAAAGGGTGAGATTGGCCTCTTTTTTTCAGTTATATCTATCCCATTTGTGTGAGTTCGTTGAAGCCAAACTAATGTTGTGGATTTTGAAGCGTGTTTCGGTGTATCCACTACCAACCATCGAGTACCGTCTTTCCTAAGTAAACACATCCCTTCACTAAACTTAAGATCTAAACCATCAGTAACTATATTCTTTGCCCAGTCCCACTCATTTTCAGATTCATTTAAATCTTCAGAAGTTGCTTTTCTTAACCATAAGGTATTATGCCAATTTTTATTATCCTCATCATCTTTAGGACCCAACCAAGCTGTCTTTTGGTCACTACCCCATACATGTTGGAAATCCATATACCCTCCAGTAATATCCTCTATGGTGAATATGTCACCATCATAATTCACCACTTTAGTACCTAAAGGAACACTTTCTTTTGGTAAACCGTTTTTACCCCCTATGATTACTTCTGGAGTTTCGGCCCAATCCCAATCTTGTGAGGACTCTTCTAATTTATCTTCAGATTTAACCCAAGAAACAACTTCTAAATCGCCATCCTCTGGAAAAAACGAATTATTTGAAAACACATGAAATTTTGGGTACTTTTTAAGTAGTTCACCCTTATGTTTTATACCTAAGTTAACTATAGCTTCCTTTTCTCTAACTGATATTTTAAAATCAGAATCTTCTAATCTAGGTCCGATTGATTGTATCGTAATTGTAAAAGGTTCTGTGTATTTAAAATGTTGCATATTTAGATGAGCACCATAAGTATTGCCCTTTAGGGTTAACTCATCACCAATACTTAACTCATTAAAAATATGGTTAAGAGTTAGTGGTACATCATCTAACCATTCAAAATCTTTAGATTCTTTTATATAATCATCAGGTTCATCATCTGAAAAAATGTCTGTAAAATTAATAATATTACCAGAACTAATTCTTCCATTTCTAACGTACTCAGATAAGTTATCAATATTATACATAAAGTCACCATCGTGGTCAATCATCATAAATGTACCTCTACCCCTCATCAACTTATACACCCTGTTGTATTCTTTAACTTTAGCCGAATCAGTTACACCCGCATCAATTAATAAATCCCAAATCTTTTCAGCTTGTTCTTGAGTTGGTGTAGCGTTTATATAGAATTTAATGTTTGTACCGTGAAAAGGATTTGGATTAACGTCCCTCGCCCAATCAAAATCGTCTTTAGATTCACTTACCTTTTCTTCTGAAATTTTATAGTGTCCAAAAAATTCATCCCTACCATTTACTGGTTCAGAGTGTGGATAATACTCATCATTAACCTGAGACCAACGAGTTTCACTACACCAACCACTAACATAAAATTTACCATCATTTCGATCACCACCATCTACATTAAAATAAGTCATATACCTCTGTGGTGCTCTACCCCCAAAAACCCTATCAAACCATTTTTTGGTTTGTGTATACTTACTTTCATTGGGTATTCTATTCATTAAATTTATTATCTCATCATGGTTTAGTGGTGGGTTAAAGTAATATAATTTATCTTTATCAAATCTTACACTGTCGTCAGGTACCACATCCCTAATCCATTCTAACCCCTCAGAAGATTCATTTATTTCATCTGATTTCATAATAGGTTCTAACTCAACCCAATCCTCACTGAAGGCAAAAGAGTCTTCGAATATTTGACCATCAACCCGTAGAGACATGGTTTTAGGTCTTTCATTACAATTATAACCAATGGAATCTGGGTCATCTAGACACCAACCACAATCTAAATCACTCACTGTAAAATTATTGTGTGATATTTGGCCGTCAATGTCTAAATTGGTAGAAAGTATCTGGCGTATATTACCGACCTTGAATTCATTGAAAAAATCTAACTCCGCATCCTCACCAAGACACCACTCAATAGCTCCCCTTAAGTGTTTTAAATCTTTAAACCTAACAATTTTAACAGCTTCAACGTCACCAGCATAATATAATTGTGCGATATCATCAAAAGTCCATTCTGTTTTATAAGCATCTTTTATCCAATCAATGTCGTTAGATTCAGAAATTTTTTCACCTTTATATCTTAACACTTTTTTGGTGTCTTCATCTAGTGGTTGTAACACACCATTATCATCTATTATATAAAAATTTTCCCAGTTACTTTCATTAATCTCGTATCTAACAGTAATTCTTCTTTGTTTTTTGGGGTTACTTCGACCAATATCGGATAAATAAAATTTAATGTTATTTTTTTTATTAGGGACATAGATATTATTAGATATTATTATACCTTCTAAACCTTCTTGAATTTTACTAATAATGATTTCTTTATAATTTTCTGTTAAATAGGTATAAACCCTATCAACCACTTCATTATACCTTTTTAAATATTTAGGGTCATCTTTCACCCCATATTCCGCTCTTTTGACTGGAGATGCTAAAAATTCTGATAAGTAACTATCTAAATAGTTTATATCCTTTACCTCAACTTTACCTTCGTTGGGTATTATAATATTACCCTTATTGTCTTTTCTTTCCCCTTTAGCCAATAAATCATACTTAACAATAGTTTCTGTATTATCTAAATAATTTTTAATGTTTTTAGTTATATAATTATAAATTTCGTCCGCATTAAAATCTTTTGATTTTATTTTTTCAGAAAAGTTATACCCCACCATATCTAAATTATGAATCCTAGACTCAAGACCCCTATTAGTATCTTTTTTAAATCCTTTAGTTAAAAAACTATTTTCATATTTTTTACCGAAAAAGTCCATAACTTTTTCTATATCAGAACTGGATAATTCACAGTTTTCACTAAAAATGTAACAGTATTCTTTTTCTTTTATTTTTTCAAATAAATCCTTTAACCTTTTATAGTTCTTACTATTTTTAAAGTCTATTCCGAGGTCTTTTGGTAGTTCACTGTTTTCTATAATTTTTTTAATTGCTTTAGAATACCTCACAAATGTTGCCCAGTTAGACCTTTGATCTACAACATTACCACCAATGTAATTTAAATAAAACTTCACCCTTAAGTTCTGTTCAAATTCATCAATTAATTGTTTAACAATCTCATCTTTTTTGGGGATTGCGTCATTTTTACTTTTATCATCACGACTTAACCCAAACTTTTCTAGTAAACCATCTAATGATAAAATAATTTCACTAAGTTTAGTTTTAGCTAAATAATCTATGAGTTTAGTAAGGTTAGTATCTATCTCTTCCTGTGTTTTTGGCTGTCTTAGGTTCTTTTGTCCAACAACTCTTTGGTTATTTTGTTTTACTTGTAACCAACTTTCAATTGCTTCCTTACTCATATTAAAGTTGTGTACCAATATTTGTCGTTGAGTCAAAGCCCCTTGTTTTTTGGGTTTTGCTGATGATGTCAATTCCCTATATCCACTAGAGTTTTTGTAATTAGTGCCCAATACACTATTTACTTTATCCAAAAAATTTTCAAATTTTTCTTTTACAAAAACATCTTTATTACCTTTATTTCCTTCTTTAGAAACTATATATCTCACAACATAAGTGTTGATACTTCCATTTCTTATTTGGGACGGATTGAAGTTAAAAGGTGGGTTCTTCAATGTGTTTTTTATATTTTCCCTATCCCTTAAAGAACCATACTCTTTATTAATATAATCTATTTCTTCTTGTGATATATTTTCATCATTGTCTAGCCCTATTTCCTCTTCTTCTACTATGGTATTATCAGATTCTTCTATACTATCATCAAGAACCCATATACCCAACCGAATTAAATTCTCCATATCACTAATTGAATATCTTACTTCTTCTTGTTTGTAGCGAGATTTTCTTTTAGGGAATATTTTAATAATAACCTCATTTGTTATACGGTCTATACGGTCCACAACAAAATAATAATCCATCTTGGGTTTTAATAAAAGAACACCACCGTCTTTTATTTTACTTAAATCGTTGTGGTTGGGTATATGTGCTAAGTTATTGTCTCGATGACGTAGTTTTTTACCCACAATATTTTCTATATGTGGGGAAATAGGATTTATATCATTAATCCAATCGAAATTATTATACTCTTTTAAAATTTTTTTAATTGACATCACACTTAATAAATATTAGCCAATGTGGTAATGTACTATAACCATTTTAACTATATTTTAATGATATTTGGTAGATAAGTTCTCTTACTTCCTCATAGGATAAAAATCCATTTTCTAAATCCTCATGGTAACCTTCACACCTAATAGCATCTTCAATAGAAATTCCTCTAAGAATTTTTTTCCATTTGTTATGTATTTCCTTTTCACTCATTTTCGATAAAAGTTTTTTTGTGTCTTTCTTTTTTAAAATGTTTCCTACAAACTGGGGTGTATGAGTCATCGGCTGCTATGTGTATTTGACTGCCTCTGAATATTGGTTTACCATCTAACATCCTCATATTCATTGAAGTTTTATCACCATACTCACATATGGTCTTTAATTCCTCTATTTCATCAGATAAAGTCATTAAATATGTAGAACCCTCGAAAGGTTCTCCTTGATAATCGGACCTTAAACCATAACAAATAACATCTATATTTAAATAATCTACTACATCTGTTAGTTGCCAAACTTGTGCTTTTGTTAAAAATTGTGATTCATCGATTAGTACACAAGATAATTTTTTATCATTAACTGATTTTTGATTCAGGGAGTTAATGACTTGGTTCTTGTGATATATTAATTCGTATATGTCCGTATCTTTATTAAAAGTGTCTGCCTTCTTACTAATACCTAACCTTGAGGCTATTTTCTTTTTACCGAACCTATCATCTAAACTTGATGTTAGTAAAAATACTCTCTTATTTCTCTCCTCATAATTATGAGCTGTCTTTAATAAGTCTAATGATTTTCCTGCTCCCATTGTTGCGTACCTAAAATAAAGTTTATTCATGACTATTTTTATTGATTCTGTTTTTTATTTTTCTTTTCTTATAATTATCCCAATACTCATCATCGTAATAGTCTAAATAACTTTTTTCCATCTCTAAATCTAATTTCGTTATTATTAATGGTAATTTAAATATTTCTGGGTATTTTTCTAAATTCATAACAAAACTAAAGATAAATATTTATTAAAAAAAAATCAACTATAATTTTTTTTATCCATATAATTTTCTTATATTTGTTTAACATTTAAAACGGTAAAAATGAAAATAGTCAAATTAAGAAATTTAGAAATTCCACAAGAAGTTTTAGTACCAATAAAAACAAATACCATTCTAGATGATTTTATATCTGATAGGGGTGGTTTACTACCTTCTTGTGTTTATGTTGTGGTCGGTGGTGCTGGTAGTGGGAAAACCTCTTGGTCTATTGACACTATTCATAAATTACAAACAAATAACCCAACTAAAAGGGTTCTATATATCTCTGGTGAACAAGATGAAGTTGACAACTACGAACTTTCACAAAAGATACCAGGTTTATTAGATTTAAATACTTTATATTTAGCTGGTTGTAACGAACCACAAAAAGTTTTGGTTGATGTACTTAATCAAGGTTGGGATGTTGTTCTACTAGATAGTTTAGAAGTTGTTGCTGGTCGTATTAACATGACCACTGATTTAAATGTTAAACAAAGTAGTAGGTGGGTTTTAGATTTGATGTTTAAACATAAAAAGGGTGGTAATGAAAAAAATATTTTTAGTTCTTTTATAGTTATTCAACAATCAACTAAATCTGGTACCTTCAAAGGAGACTCTTCCATAGAATTTGATACAACTGGTATGTTATATGTTAAGTTTGATGATGAGATAGGAAACCGTTACTTAGAGTTTAGTAAAAATAGAAGAGGTGAAAATAAGGTTAAACAATACTACAGACTATCTGATGGTGGTATGAGTTACATACCTAATGTAGGTGAGAACCTCATTCAAGAGATTGACACTATAGTAGAAGAATCTGTAGAAGAACAACCACGAAGGTTTAGACACTCATTCTTTTAAGATGAAAGGGACTTAGGTCCCTTTTTTGATCTTACATTACTAGTGAAATGTAACCAGCGAATTTATATCCTATGAATGCCCCTAAAGATGTAGGTACCGGGAACAATATAAACTTACCTAAAGAAGTTACATATTTAGGTCTATTAACAACCTTACCTAAAAAGAAGTAGTAAACTAGGTAACTTATTAATACAGCAATATCTACACCAGAAGATATAAAAACTATTAATGTCGAACCTAAAAAACCATATACTGTATTTTCTAATATAGCTTCTCTAATTTCTTTAGGTGTAGAATCTCTGTATTCTTGTTTTAACTTTTTGAGTTTTTTACTCATTTATTATTTTTTATATGGTAGGTTACAGTACTGGTTGGTATCCCGTACTTTTCACCAATAGATTTAAAACTTAAACCCTTTTCCCTATCTTTAACAAAGTCTTTTTTCATTTGTGATGTGATGTTAACTTTTGTTTTTTTTGGTTTAGCTTTTGGTTTAGCTTTTGATTTAGCTTTTGGTTTAGCTTTTGATTTAGCTTTTGATTTAGCTTTTGGTTTAGCTTTTGGTTTAGGTCTTTCCGTAACCTTTTCTTCTTTTTTTGACCTAAACAAGTCAATTAATCGTTTAAACATTTTTTTCATTTTGCTTCTGTTTTTTTTGTTATTATATTAAATTAGTTTAACCACTAATCTTCCTTTATTTAAAAAATCTTCTTCAGAATCTAACCCATAATCATCTAAAACTATGTTAACTAAAGATTTCATTTTCACACTGTAACCAGTTATTATTTCTACCTCGTTAACCCCCCGTATAATATTTTCACCAACAAATGTGTCCACTTTTCTAAAGACATCGGCGTGTTTTATACCATGGAGATCTAAAGACTTCATTTACCACTTTTTTTATACCATTTTTTAGCTGAGTAAATTATAAATATAAAGGTTAGTGTGAAAACTAATAAAACGTATTTAAATCCTATCATATTTACTTCTATTTTTTTTACCAATATTCCTAATTAAAAAGAATATTATTATTTTTTTTAATATATTTTTCACATTAATCTATTAATATTCTTTTCAAAACCTTTTTCTCCTCCGAAACATTTTTCTTGATGGAATATGGATTCTCACCAACGCCATTAGCCATCCAAGGTTTAATATCCATCTCAGATAAAAAGTCTGATACGTTGGGTATAAATTTCTTACCGTAATCCTCTAGTATATGGTATTCACATATATCTTTAACTGACACAACTTTACCAGATGAATTGGTTATATACTCCCCAAATAAAGGCAACATAACCTCAAAAATAAAAAACATATTGTGTGTTAATGTTCGATGTCTATTGTCTGAAAAATACTTCTTAGAACAATCCATTTTATTATGAAGTGGTAGATAGTCTTCTATCTCACCACCCCATAATCTTACTGAAGACTTTGAATGTACTCTAGGGTTAGCCATTTACTTCTTCATTTGTGTTTTCAACTTCTTCCTCCTCTTCAACATAACCGTAATGTTCTTCACTAACTAAAGTATAAACTGATAATTCCTGTTCACCTTCTTCATTATACTTGATATTACCAGTTGTACCATTGTTAATCCAAGTATAGTGTACATTACCAGCATCAATAATATCCAAAAGAAGATTACGATTTTCATCTTCATTTAAATCTACATCACCCTCTCTATTAGGATAGATGTCAATATAATGAAAAGAACCAAAGTCATCCCCTCCACCTTCAAATTCAATTTCAACAGAGTCACTTTCTTGGTTAAACTCTGGGTAACCATTTTTAATCATTTCAACAAAACGTTTTTTAATACTCATTTTTTTTTATTTTTAATTTTTATTATTTACCTATATTTTTCAGAAAACTCTTCGTCCTCTAATTCTGGTGGGCAAACGTCTACAATGTGTTCTTTCCACCAAGACCTCAAAAAATTTAAAAACCTACCCATCAAATCAACTCTCTACTATACAAATTAACTAGTATCAATCTAGCTAATTTAAATTCTTTTAATCTATTTAATCTTAATCCATAGGATAAACTTATTGGGGTTAATAAAACCATAGCCTCCGAAACAGTTAAATCTCCAATACTTTTTTGATTAATTTCATCCATTTTCTATATTTTAAACCTAATATAATAAATTAAATTTAAATGGTAAAGACATAAAACAAAAATAGCGTAAACTTCGAACCAAAAAAGATTATAAATTAACCATATTATTGGGGAAAACATGTAAATTACTAAGTAAAATCTAAATTTTTTAATAAAAAATAATCCTCTCATACAAAATAAAAAAAACAATGTTGCTGAAATATCGTGAACTTCTTTGAAAGTGTCTAGTGGGAATGCTGTTAGTAGTAAAAGGAATAAAGCGGCTAACCTCCACTTTTTAAGTTCAAAGAAAAAGTAACTAGTTAAGGCGTTAGTTATTATAAACATGGGTTGTAAAGGTGTACCCCATGTGGATGATATTGACTCTAGTGGTTGTTCGCTTAATACTATTACTATCAAAAAAATTAATGAAAATATTGCAGTACTTGGTTTTAACTTGTGTAGTAAATTCTCAAAATCTAACCCTTTTTTAAACAATTTTTTTAATTTTTTTAATTTTATCAAGGTCCATTGGGTGTTTTATATTTTCTATATCCCAAACAGAATCTTTTTTCTTATTATTACAGTTATAACAAGATACAATTAAGTTATTTTTATCCTTTTTTAAGTTCTGATATCTTGATTTAGGGTAAAAATGATCTACAGTAGCGACATCATTAAAATTAACTTTTTCACACCACTCATAGATAGTTAAATTATCCTTCCCACAATACTCACAATGTAACTCTCCATTTTTTTCTAAAGATTCTTTCAGAAATTCTGAATTAAACTTTAGTTGTTCCCATTGATCTCTCTTCTTTTTAGCCCAAAAAGGCTCCCCTTCACAAGACATTTTAAAATCATTTATTTTTAATCTCCATTATTTCGTAAACCCAACCACTGTCAGAATTTGAATTTAATATGTCAACTAACTTATTAGCCTCTTTCATTGATTTCATCTCTAAAACTTCATTCTGTGAATCTAAAAGTAATACATGTTTTTTATCACCCTTAGCATCCGCCATAATTTTTTTAATTATATAACTATTTCTCATATTTTAATTGTAGATAAAAAATCTATATAAGAAAAGTAAAATGTGAATTATTTTTTTTTGTTTTTATCGTTTAAATAACTCATTTTATTTATTTTCTTTAAAATATATTCACCTCTTTTATTGAAGTGTTTCTGAGTATACTTTAAAAACTCTAAAACATCTGGAAACTTCTTAAAAAATGGGATATCATAATTACCTATTAAATTAGACCAATTTTCTTGTAAAGGTCCCATAGGATTACCATCTTTATCTAGGTAGTTAGAAACCTTAAAATTAATCATATCCTTAGCAACGGCTTTATAATTGGTCATTGTTGGGTCATCGAACTCACTTTCTAGGTAAGCTGGTACTTCTAATTTAGATCCCATATAATACTTTTTTATTATTTCAGATAACACACTCCCAAATTTACGGGAGTCCCCTAAAATTAATTTCTCAAAATCTGGTGTATATATATTTTTAATTTCCCAACTAGACCTTATTGGTTGAGCCCCTCTACTAATTCTGTTCCAATCATCGAAAGCGTGTTTTATCTCATGATTTAGTGCTGACCCACCAACAGAGTATAATGGCATATTCAGATAAACTAAATAATTACCATCTTTATCGTAACCAGATTCCCTATGGTCGTATTCTATTCTATTAGAATTTTTTATAATCCATTTATCTACACTAAAATCTTTATAAGCTTCTGGAAAATACTTACCTTCTATTTCTATTTGTTCTATGCTTGGTGTTGAAAAAAATTCTAAGTTACTCTCATAGAAATAATCAAATTGATCATTTTTGTTGTATACGACCTCTAACTGGTTGTAATCATCATCAATAAAGTGACCACCATCGAATATGTAATCTTCAACGGCTCCATAAATTTGGCCAAAAAACGGCTCCAACTCCTCTATTTCAAAATTAACGACATCTATAAACAAACCATCAGAGTCAAACTCAACTTCGAATAAAACATTTTCTATAATATCTCTTATATCTTCATCTACGTAATCAATAATTTCCAAACCGTAGACATATCCTACATTATATTCTTGACCCTCATCATTTATAAAGTGAGTTGGGTAAGAGTCGTAGTAGCTTTCAAAATCTTCTGGGTAATCTGTTTCTTTCCCATAACCCTTTTGAGGTGTATTTTTCTTCTGTTCTTCCCTTTGTTTTTCTAAGACATCTGAAACATATTTTTCTATTATTTTAGCCCATTTTCTGGACTCAATAGATATTCCACCTACTTCAGTTAAAAAATGTTTTATTATAGAACTTAACCCCATACCATATAAATATGTTGTTACTATAATAAGTTTTTAATCCTCTACCTCAATAGACTCAGCTCTTTTTTCACCTATACCCGCCTTCTTTTTAATTAAATTAGAGATTAAAGTTAACATTTGTGGTGTTAATCCTTGTTCTAAAACTGTATTAGACTTTGGTATGAACCTAAATTCATCACTTATTTTACCTAACACAACTTTAAAGTCTGCATCATAGATAACATTATTTAACTCATCTAAATAGATATAGGAACCATTGTCCGATATTATCTCATATAATTTTTTTTCTTTATTCAACATTTTCACTAAAATTAAATTTATTTTTCTTTTTTGTTATTAATGAATTACTAGTTTTTTCTAATTCATCGTTTAAAATATTAGTCATTTTACGGATTGTTTTTAAAACTATATTTTTATCTTCTTCAGATACCCCAAATTTAGGTTCACTATGGAACTCATTAGTATAGGCCTTTTCATTAACCATTTGTGTCACCATCTGTAGAGTCCAAATACGCATCAAATGGAGATTATTTTGGGGTTTACCACCATTAGACTCATTAAAAAGGTTCCAATCCATTTTACCACCACTTCTAATCATTTCAACTTCTTGTCCTTCTAGTCTTTCACCCGTAGTAGTTGTCATACCACCTAACTCTCTAACATTTAAAGTAGTCTCAGCATTTTCTCTTTCAGTGGTAGGTTCTTTAATATTGTAATAAGGTTGTATTTTAATGTGAAAAGGTTTTTCAAACTTCATCTTCTTTTTCTTTTAAAACATTTATAATTTTTTTCACTTTACTTTTCTTCTTCTTGGGTCTGGTGGTGATTTTGTCTTTATCATTAATTGGTACACCACCCACATGAATATTAACAGTTTTATGTTTTCTCCCTTCTTCAAAAGTAAATTTAATTCTATTAAAGTCGTCTCTATCAGACTCAATATCTATTAATGAGAAGTTTTTGGGTATTAAATTTAAACCATCTTCATCCCATATAACCTCAAAGTAGTGGTTAATATCGTCTAACATTTCCTTTTTGATAGGGTACATGATTTTTTCTGGTTTAACCCAAAAAGGTTTCCCTATCTCACCCACTCCATTATCTATCCATTCAACAACTTCATAAGATCCGTTGGACATAAAAGATCCTGGTAAATTAATTATTTTAACTAACCTATCATCACTAATCTTTACTATTTCACCCTTTTTATAGTCCATAAAATAACGATATTAAATTAAAACCATTAAATCAACCTTACGGAATAAAAAAAAAACCTTGTAATCACAAGGTTTTTTAATTTACTTTTCATACTAAGATTTAAATGCTAGTAAGAATTCTCTAACACCAATACCTATAGCGATACCTGCGTAAAATAACTCACCCTTGATGACCAAACCTACGGCAACTAAACCAGCTAAAGCTGACCTAAACCAAGAAGAGTTAACTATTTTCTTTATCTTATCCATACTATTTTTTTTTTAAGGTTAGAACCTTATTTTTTTATTATACTAGAGTTTTTTTAATAAAATATTCTCTAATTCTTTGACCTAAATCCCAATCATTAGGTGTACTACTAATTAAATCAATTAACTCAGACATATCTTCTTGAGTGAGTAATGGTTTATCTAATGATTTGTATTTTGGGTGACTATTGTCCTTACCATTTGTAACTTTATACACCGAGTCTTTTGTTTGTCTATATTCGTTTAAAGTTCTTTTTTTAATCATACTACTTTTTATTTGAAGCGTCTATTAAATCCGAAAGGACTTTTTCCAACCACTCATAGTCCACATGTTTTACAGTGGCTAAAAGTCTAAAGGATATTAACTTAGCGTATTTTTTGGTTAGATGTTTTTTCCTCATTTTAATTGAGTTAATCTTTTTTTAAATTGAGCGGATGAGTGAGAATCGAACTCCTAACTTCTAACTGGATGTTAAACGTTTTACCATTAAACTACATCCGCTTATATTTTGACAGTATAACTGTCTTTCTTAATTTTAGAGCGGGTAGGTCGGATTCGCACCGCCAACTTCTAACTGGATGTTAAATGTTTTACTTTTAAACTACACCCGCTTATATGGGGGATTTTATACCCCCTTAAACATTAAGTCTCTTTTCAATAATTAAGTTTACAACTTTTTAACTTAACACGATAACCAAGTTTAAAAAATTTCTCTTCTTTCTTTTTCTCAGACTTCTCTGTTTAAATACAATACAATACTACTAAACTTATTTTAAATGGTCAACAGGTTTTGTGATTAAATTAAATCTTTTTTTGAAATTATCACTTTAGAATCATCAAATTCTGGGGAAACCTCTTTTATTTTATTCAAAATAGATTCGAAATTGGTCCACACTATATTACCTTCTGAACTTGGGTTGTACTCATTATCCACTAAATATTGTACTACAGTATTATCTTCTAAAGTGATAAACCCATGGGCGTAACCTTTAGGGACAATTATTTCATCACCCTCAGACATTTGAAAAAACTCAACTTTGGATGGGGTATCGCCTCTTAAATCCACCACAAAGTCCAATATCTCACCTTTTATAACTTTTATCAGTTTAGCTTGTGAGTACCAACCCTTTTGGAAATGGAGTCCTCTTAGAGTCCATTTTTGGGGGTTGACACTAACATTACTTTGAACCCATACTTTATCTAATAAATTAAGTGATAGAGGACTAAATGAACCCCTATCATCAAAGAAAATTTGATTTTTTAACCTCTCTGCCTTTTCCATTATATACCTTTGTTTATATCTGATAGAGATTGTAGTAGAAAAGAGTTAGACATTTTTTGATTCCAAAACCTAACATGACTAACTGACCTTTTCTCTTCCGATAATTTTATATCCCAATCGGTACCAGTATTCTTAAAACTTAAAACATTCCTATTATTTAATAACACAGACCGCATTCTTTCTAAAATTAGATCTACCTTTTTTTCATAATCTTCTTCTGATAAAAAACTTTTAAGAGTTTCTTCATCCTCGTAAGAATCGGAAAAATTAACACAGAACTCTACTATTGGGTCTTTTTGACTTAGTTTTTCCTTTTTTTTGTTTTCAACTTTCCCTTTAAGTAAGTCAAAATTAAGTATCGTATCATCCATCAATCTATCCATCATCTTAATAATGTCAAACCTAGGGCCAACCCTTCTATATAATCTTCTACAAATAGGGATGTACACATTATCATAAATGTCTAAAAATTCATCGCTTAAAGATTTTCTCTTAATTTGGTCTAACAATATTTTTGTGGCGTTATCTAAAATTAAGGCTAACTCATTTTTCTCCCATATAGGTAGTCCCTCTAACAAACCTATCGAACCCCATCTCTCTATTGATTCACTATTTATTTCCATCTATTAACTCTTTTGTTGTTATAAAATTTAATGGTAACACCTCATTTACTTGTTTACCAGTTTCTGGGTTTATAGTACTATTTATTATATCCTCTTTTTTAAATACTTGTCCATCTAAGTTTATATTGGCATCACTAATGACCGTCACTGAATAACCTCTTCTTAATAGTGACAATGCTGTGGAACCAACTGAAACACCGTACAGATAAAAAGATGGTCTTTGCATCATTGGAATTCCTAGATTATTTATTAAAGCTTCGGAAAAAGAGTTACCACCAAATAAATCAGTATTTTTTTTAGTTACCACAATGTTTGTGTTTCTGTGTATTTCTGGGAATACTAAGTCACCACCCTCCCAATTTATCAAAAAATAACCTATAGGTGCTGTCTGACTTATAAATCTAGATCCTTTTGTATCTTTAATACAATGTTTAGGGAATTTAGTTTTATAATCTGGCATCTCAGAAAAGAATTCCGAATCCTCTATGAACCATCTTATTGTATGGATAGTTTTAATTTGGTTATCCCTTAAATAATTACTAATTGATTTTAAATTTTCTAAAACAGATTCCCCATTTGGTATATCTACACACTCCCTATCAAAAAAGTCTTGTTGTGTATCTATATTGAAAAATATTTGATTGTTTGTCATTACTCTTCCCCCTTTAAATTCTTAATGATAGCCTCCAAGTAGGAAGCTTTTTCTTTAGCTTCATAAAACTCACCAATTAAACGGTCTACATTAATTATAGTCTCAGTGGTTGGGTTGTTTAATTCAGAATCTATTAAAGATACTGATTTTTTCATGTCGTATTGATACTTTGTCCTTAAAGCATCCACTATTTTTTCGTTCATCATAAACTTCTTATTTTAGCGTTAGTTATAAGTTCTGCAACATCTTTTAAAATGTTGTTGTTTTCAACCCACATAACAGCTATTAAAGATTTTGCGTCAATAGTTTGATATGGTGGTTTTACTTTTTTATCTTCTTCTGTATTAAAACTCATCATGTTCATAGGGTCTTCTACAAATAGCTTACCACCCAAACCTAGTTTTTCAACTTTAATTAATTTATAATCCTCAAACTCCAAATCATCCACAACTAATTCATTAACCTCAATATAGTATAAAGAACAAATCTCATCTGAATTATTGGTGTCCATGTAATAGTTAGTTATTTCTTTTACTGTTTCTACTTTATAACCAGTCAACTCCGTAACCAACCTTTTTATTGATTGTTGTGGTTTTTCATTTTGACCAACGTTACCGTTTATTATTTCAACAGTAACACCGTCAGCAGATACTTTGTATTTTTCGATAAAAATGTACTCTTTACTTTCAGTATTGTACACAACAGCTGATACATTTTGGCCTTTTTTTAAAACTTCAGTTTTTATTTCTTTACCTTCGTAGTTTCTAACTACTTCTTCTATTTTATGATAACCGTCATAAACTAAATCACTAACTAATACATCACTTTCTTTATTAGACATTTTCTTGTTCTTTACTTTCATCGTTATTAGCATTCATTTCTTTCATTCTTTGCTCAACCATTTTTCTGAACTGATTCTCCATAGTTCTTTTTTTGGCATCCATTCTTTTTCTTCTAGCTTCTACTTTTTTCTTATGATTTTTTCTATTTCTTGATTTTGGCATAATTACACTATTTTTAAACTAAATAATTTATTTGTTAAAATAATAGTATTTTTATTTAATAAATTAAAGCCTAAAATTACTTTTCGAAAATAAAACGTCTTTTAATTTTTGGTGTGTACTGTGCTTTTGGTAGATTATTCATTGAATACTTAATCCATAGTTGTATTAACTTATCTGCCTCTTCTACTGTTATTCTACCATCCAAGATATCTTTATTCAAGTCCTCTAACATTATAACGTCTATTGGTTTTTTCTCTAGTTTAGCTCTACGATAAAATCCATGTACTAGGGCCGCTACTTCACCTTTATCTTTATGGTGGTCGAAAGTGGTTTCATAATTAGAAGAATTTTTTAAATCTAGACCCTCTCTGTCACCCACACCCATCTCTTGTAGTAAATGCTCTATTTCGTGTCTAACATCTTCATTGATTTTGTAGATAATCTCCTCATAAAAACTTTTACCATACAATTCGTCTAAGCTAACCTCTACAACTATAGAATCCTCATCAGCTAAATAAGTAAACACATAATAAGGTAATTCCCTATTACCATAAAGTATTGTATCCTCAGTTCTATTAATTACTAGAGCTACTTCTATAACAAGACCAGATTCGTGATTATATGCCGGAATTTTCTTTGTATCCCAAGGAAGTTCTATACGAGTAATACCTAGTTTTCCTTCTGATTTTTTTATCTCACTAAAAATATCATTACTTATTCTTCTAGTTAAGGAGTCGTACCTACCCATTTCCAATAATATGTCTTTTTTATTCATCATCTTCAATTACAAAACTTAATGAGTGAAGTTCTTCGTCTATTTGTTCAAGACTATCATATATATTACTTATTTCAGTACCTATTTGTGTGATAGAATATAAAACGTCTTCTAGTACTTCTGAATTAGTGGTATTCGAATTATTAGACCCACCTTTGATAAAGTTTTGTTTTTTGAATTCATCTATACTTTGCATGACTGGAGCAATTTTATATCTAGTTTCATATACCCAGTCAGATATGTCTTTTAAGGGTATATTAGGACTTTTTGAATCTTCTACCCAATCAAAATCACCTTCATTTAGTATTTTTCTAATTAAATGTTTCATTTTTAATATCTACCATTTATATAAACAAATACCACTTCTGGTATTCTAACACACTCAGTTGAGTTATTATTTTTATCTTTACATTTAACCACTTCTAGGTTATTAACAATTCGTTTTATATTTCTATCAGCGTTTTTGGTAACACTGTCTATGTAACTTTTATTGTAAAGTTTATTGGAGTCGAAGTAAGACTCATTAATCGTTTTATGTTGAGTCGATATTCTCGCTAACGCATCACCCATAATACCATTTTCATTACGCATTCTTCGGGTTACTCTTGGCCAAACTATGACTCTACTACCACCATTTGTACACTCATCTAAAGTAGTTTTTTCTACTATTATTTCTTTTTTTGGATAATATCCGTGACCCCCATTTAGTTTATCACACACATCTTCATCCGCACCTTGTATATAATAAGATAATTCTTCGGTGTTAATATAACCATCTACACAAATCAGTTTTTCACCTTTCTTTGGTATTTCACCCCACTCCAATGTTACGTACTTAACATTTTCAATCCAATCCCAATCAGATTCCACCAATATCTTTTTAATTAACTTTCTCATTTAACTATATTTAGTGATTATATCATTAATACGATTAACAATATTCATACTGTTTGGGTTTTCAACCCACATCTTATCACTCCCACTTTGAATTGATATCCTTAGTTCTTCCAAATCTCTAATTAAATCTTCGTTGTTTGAGTCATAAGCAAATTGTGTCGCCGATTCAATTAACCTTAAACCTTTAGCGAAATGGTCAGCTGCCTCATTTAATAAAGATATTGTGATTTCAGTGGTACTTCTTTTTTCAATTTCATTATATTCTCTTAATGACTCTGACTTTTCTATATCAGCGTCAACACGACTTTCAAAATACTTATGTGATATGTCTAATAACTCTTTTAGTGTTAGATTATATTTTTCACCGTATGGACTAAAATATTTTAAAAACATCCATAAATATCTTTCCCCTTCTCTATAAGTACCAACATAATAACCTTCACTATTTCCATCTTCAGTGCCTATATAATCATGTATCGCACCAAGCATATCTTTTGTGTGTTCTAAACCAGCTGAACTGTTTAAATTTTCTACATATTCTAATAATGTATGTGTTTCATCTGTAAAATCTTCAACCCAATTTTTAGTCCTTTCTATGTGGTTCAACCATTGTCTATCAGTTTTTCCACTAGGATTATTTTTTTTTATTAAACTAGTTGATTCTACCCACTCCTTGAAGGTGTTCAATGGGTCTATCTCTCTAACCCATTCAAAATCTTCAGGATTAAAATCTTCTTTTAATATTTTTTTGATTAAGTTTTTCATTTTACCTAATTTCTATCGCTCTTTGTTTTATAGAGTCTAATATGGGGTCATCTATTTCTTCGTCAGACATACCCACATAATCGTCTAGTAATCCCTCACTGGTTTTAATCATGTACAATTTAGTTGCTGGTTGAAATTGTTTTCTCATTTTCATCATATTTAAGGTCTTATGTGAACTTGGGTCCAGCCTATCTATTTTAACTAAAGAATCTATAAAATTTTCTCTTTGACCAGTATCCCAATCACCAGAAGATAAAAAGGCATAATAAGATATCGCTAATTGTTCTTCCAACTCCTCTTCTGTCATAGACCATTTTTTTAAAATAAGTTTATTATTTAAATTGTTAGAAATTTTATTTATTCCATCTATCTTATTAACTAAGTTGTGTTTATATTTATGGGAAAAATTAGTATCCATCCAATTAACAACCTCATCATTTTCCAATAAACTCACATGAGATTCTAAAATATTAAAAAGTTGTTCTTTACTTAAATAACCCTTTATCAAGTTAAAATCTTTAAACTTAAACCTTTCACTTTTAGTATATACTTTAACAAACTTAGCTATTAAAGTTTTCATTTGTGATTCTGTTATATCTTCTTTAAATATCGGAAAGTAATCAATACTAAAACCTTGTTTTATGAGGGTGTCTATGACTTGGGTTTTTTCTTTTTCATTAAGAACATCTTTCATTTTAATATACTCATCTATATTAGGTGCGTTTAAAAAGTCTTTAATTTTTGTCTTAAGTAAACCCCTATTAACTTTTTCCCCATTTTGTTTTATAGCTTCCAATACTTCATCAGTAACCCAATTCGGAGCCACACTGTGAGAATCATCTTGAGCATCCCACCATGTAAATTCATCACCGCTTCGTTTCCACTGTAAAGCGTATTTATATTCTCTTGGGTTTTCTTCCTTTGTCATTTTTTTATTTATCAAAAAATAAAAACTAGAGTGTTTGGTGTAACTTTCAAAATGTGGGTTACCCACCATTTGATTATTTGTTGCCGCAATACACCACTTAGTACCAGCACCATACTTACAAGAAGCTTCAATACTCAAAGGGGCTAAGACTAAAATATCATCATTTTCGAAAACTTTTATAACATTCTTTTTAGCTTTCTTGGTGTAGGCTTTTCTCACAGCCTCATCAACAACCACCCCTAATTCTTTAAAGGAGGTATAACTATTTATATCTTTGTTTTTAATTCTACTTAAGTTCTGATGAAAGTTTTTTACCAAATTCAATATTTCCTCATCTGTGGGTAGTTCTTTGGTGTGACCCATCCAAATTTTAGTCATCCAGTCTAAATATTTGTTATTTCCAGAAGGATCTTCTCTTGATAGATAATCTATTACTTCTATATCACTACCTTGGGGATTATACTTTTTAATTACATCCTCCCACCTACCCTCAAGGATTAATGTAGAATTTAGTATTTTAGATAAGTTTAATTTCATTTTTTCTTATTAATATTATCATCGATGATAGAACAGGTAACCAAAAAAATAAAAACGAATAGAAAGAAGACCATTCCAATCATTTTTTAGCCCAAACCTCCCTTTCATTTTTTAGTATAACTTCATCTGCCTTAAATATAGGCTCTTCTGTTTCATATTCAACAAAAGAATCATGTTTATATGGGTTGTAAGTTATTAAAACCCAACCATCTGTGTTGTACTCACCACCAGAACTAATTATTTTACCCACAACACCAGCGTGTACATTTTTTCTTTTTTCTTTCCTTACTCTATTCATACCACCCTTTTGTACTTTAAATTGTACATCTTTCAAATGGATGTCAGTATCGTAACCAATAACTGGTCCACCACTCTTACCAGCCTTAATTGAATAATATGGTGGTCTATTTAGGTTTCTATGTATAAACACCCAATCAGTGTAATCACGGTGACCTTTTAATGATGTGATTTCGTCATCTTCTGAACCAAAATCAGAGTCCACCTCATGAATTAATTTATCATCTTCTATTACGTACCATCCATTTGTTTTAAATTGTGATTTAACATAGTCTCTTACAATAGAATTAATAAACCCACCACCTTGTTTATATATACTAACAGTGGGGTTACCATTATCTTTAATAATATAGGTTAAATCTGGTCTTTCTTTTGTCCTAAAAATGATACCATCAAGGTTACTATTATTAGTCCACGAAAAATCATCTTCCTTTAAAGGACCCATTTTATTACCCTTAACACCCCAATACTCTAAATCTTCATTCCTTAACTCTTTTCTTATTTTATCTCTTAGAGTGTTTTTTTTAGTTTGATTCATCTTTTTCATTTTTTTTATTTTATCATACAAACCAGACTCTCTATTCTTTTTTAAAGCTTTAGCAGCTTCAGAGCCTTTAGGTTGGCCACCATGTATTATTAGAGCAAAATTATCATCAGTACCCAAAGCTAAAGAATCATCCACATCTATTGGTAATCCTAGTTCTTTTGCTTCTTCTGTTGAATTAACCACTCTTGAGTATCTTAAATTGTTATCTAAAATGAAATCCTCATTGTTTTTATCCATTGAGGCTATTACCTTAAAATTCTTAGGTAAACTGTTTTTTCTAGACATATAATATGGTAGTGAGACTGTATACGCATAAAATAATGTATTAGGCAATCTTTCAGCTACTTCAACCCAAGCGTCAAAATATTCTTGGTTGAAGAAGTCACCAGCCTCATGTATTCTTAATACGTCAGTATTATCTAAATTATGATACTTCATTGATTTAACTATCAAATCAGCCATCTTTTCTTTGGTTTTCATTTTTTTAATCAAATCCAAATTCTTAAAAGCTTGTACGTTAGCCCCTGGGTATTGTCCTTGAGCTCTTGCCGCGTAACACATCATCTCAGCTTTTGGTCCTGCTTTAACATTCTTGTCCCAAGAAGAAGGTTTTTTAAATTTACCACCCTTAGTGGGCCCTTCCCATCTCGCGGGGAAGTTTTTACAAACAGTCGCAAAAGGACATGTATATCCAGCTGGTAAAGAAAAATAAGGCCACTCTAATTTTGCGTTGTTTTTTGAAAAACCTAAAACACAATCTTTCTCAAAATCCACACCTAATTCCATAGCTTCTAAATCCTCATCACCTTGGTCTGTGATATACCCAAATGGGTCAAACTCTTCTTCTTCGAATATATTGTAAACTTCAGTAATAGATGTATCTATATCTGATCTCCTCAAAATATTTTTAATTAAATTTTTCATTTTGCTTTAATAATAATTTCTTCACCTTGAATTTTCACCGAATAATCATTAGGGGATAAATTTTGGTAGTATACCTTTAAATATTTCAAAGTATCAGTATCTTCTTGGGGAACCTCTACTTGTCTAACGAATGGTCCTTTTTTCGGCTTCTTTTCTACCCATTTAACTAGATTGTTTCTATTAGAGTTTTTGAAAAAATCTACTTCATCTGTAAAAGTCCATTTTTCTCCTTTATGGCGTTTATAGTAAGTAGGACCACCAATATCCCTTACTTGGTATTCTACTTTACTAGCTTCTTCTAATAATATATGTCTAATTAAGTTTTTCATATACTTGTTGTTGCTGGTATTAAACCTAAATAATATTCTTTAACTTCTAAATCATCCCATGTATAACCTAAGTCCTCCATTTGATTAATCAAAGCTCTTCTTGGTTTATCGAAAAACTCATCCTGCTGATAATTCTCATCTTCCATTTCAGTTCTAATTTTTTCATACCATTTTATTTTAGCTTTTAAAGATTTTTCAGCTCTTTCTCTTGATTGATAGAGATAACCACCTCCTCGACTTGGTTGATGTAGTCTATCCAACTCATCATAATCAAGTGTACCATCTAGTGGGACTAATTCGTGTTTAGCATCAAAAGTTTCATAACCTTCGTTGAAATAATACTTACCATCTTTAGTAGTTATTAAATAAAAATAATTACCACCAATCGACTCCTTCAATACTTTTTTAATTAAATTTTTCATTATTTTAATTTGCTTATTATTTCATCAACTAATGATTCTTGTTCTTTACCTAAATTATAAATCACATGATTCCCAATCCCAGACTTTTTCATGTTTTCTATGAAATACTGAGTATAATCTTCAAAATAGGTGGGGTCTGATTTTTTGATTAAAGTTTTATCATCGTTAATATCAAATTCATCCCATGTTACTTTTCCTGACTTAATTAAATCTAGTCTCGTTTGCATTTTATTAATCCAAAATTTGGCTTCACTTTCATCACCACTTTTTACACGTTCCATTCTTTTGTCCCAGTCCACTTTATCTTCACCATTAAAGTTTTTAGAGAAATTGTCGTCTTGTTTTAATAACGCTTCCCAGTATTTAATAGCACCTTCCATCCCTTTTTCTCTGTTTAACATATTACGTCTTAAAAATTCTTTTGATTTTCCCATATCTTTTGAGGGTAACAATAAAAATCTATTAGGATAATCTGATATTAATTTCATAATTTCTATTAAATGGTCTTTTTCCCACACACCATGACTACCACCTACATCTAAAATAACTGGTTTACCTAAATTGTTTTTTAAAAAACTGACCATACCTGTAAACTCATTTTCTTTTCTTTTTTCCCAGCCTTTCTTTTTCGTTTCTTGACTTTGCCAGTCACCTTGATTAATAAAATCATCAGTACCAATAACTTCCATCCCAAGTTTTTTACTTAATGGTTTTGTGATTGTGGATTTACCAACACCTTGAGGTCCAAATATCAGTATTGTACCATACTGTTTTCCTTCTTCATTTAGAAGTCCCATTATCTGTTTAATCCTATTTATTTCCTCATTTATTGTTTTCATGATAATTTGTTAATTCTCACTTTTAAATCACCCGTACCCTTAATAACTCTATGGTAACTATTCTTAGGGATGTAAATCATTTCTGTTAAAGGTCTAGGAAGTTCATTATCCAATTGAATCGACCAATCAGTGTTACCTAAACTTTTAACTATCCTATCTTCCTTATCTCTATGCCAAACCAATTCCGTATCCTCTGTCGATTCGGAAAAAGTTCTAACTATATATCTTTCTTCTTTTTGTTCTTGAAATGGTAGTTGGTTTTCTTTTTCCCATTTTTTTAAAGCTTTCATATCAAACTCTTTTATATCCGAATCATATCCACATTTATGACATAATGTAGGTCTATCATCATCAGATTCTAATTCCCAATCCCAATCACATATTGGGCACTCTATTTTACCACCAAGTTCCACCACCAGACAAACCTAATTTTTTAGCGTAACGTGGTAATCTACAAGACCAATAACCAGCCTTACACTTATCGTTATGTCTTCCTTCTGAACAACCGTGTCTAGCGTTGTAAGACTTTTTAGCTTCTTTGTTACTTAACTTAGCTTTTAAACCACCAGAACCAAATCTAACTAATTTAATTCCTCTTGGATTTGAATCTGTTTTCTTTGAACAACCAGCAACATAAACTTTATAAGCTTTACCACCAGAAGTATCTCTAGTTGGGGAACCAGACTTTTTACCTTTAAACTTATCATCCTCAAATAATACTTCTGTGTTTTCCATTGGGATGTCTAACCAAACCTCTTTACCTTCAAACATAGCTTTCTCGCCTATATTGGTTTGGAGTAATTCTTTATCAGCTAAACATAAATCTATCTCACCTTTTTTATATAATTCTCTAGTTTCATTAATAAGGTTAAAGAATCCTTCTGAACCATATCTATAAATGTTTTCCACTAAAGGTATATTACGGTCTATGTGATATTGTAAACTTTCAGATATAGATTCTTTCTTAGCTTTCTTACCCCAAGACTTACCTTTACCCTTATCTTTACATGCTCCAGGTGTAGGTCTACAAGCTGGGTATTTAGCTCTTTTTTCACCTTCTTTTCTACCACATGATTTATAACCACCTTTACCGTCAGGAGCATTACAATCAACCCAACCACCAGAAGAACCTTTAGCTCCTTTTCTTTTGAACCAATCACCTAAGTTTGATTCTGAACTAGCCTTTTTAGTTAACTTTCTTTTACCTTTCTTTTTTTCAGTGATTAAGTTGTGGTTTTCTATTTCTTCAGATTCTTTCTTTGAGTTACCCCAATTAGCTGCACCAACTTTTCTACATTTTACTAAGGCTCCTGAAGCATAAGCTGAAGGCCAAACATCATATCTAGACTTAACTTTATGGTAACAAGCATCTCTTTTAGCTTTCTTCTTTTTTTTAGATTTCTTTTTCTTCTTAGCCTCAAGAAATAACTCTTCTAATATAATTTCTTTAATTTCCATAACTACTTACTAGCGTGAAACGCATCTAATATTTCTTCACAGTGTTTTTTGGAGTCACATTTTCTCCAAACACCACCTTTTTTATTATTTAAAATAACCCAACCAGACTTTCTTTTTCTAATACAACCCTTTTCTGTGTCTGCACAGTTTTTACCACTCTCTGAGATTAAGTTATTATTTTTTAAATTACTACCCTCATCAACAGAAACGTTTTGGGGTTCTTTGATTTTATTCATAATGAAATCAAATACTTGGTCCATGTTATTTTTAGCTTCTGATATGTGATCTTGTGCCCAATCATGACCGTTATTTAAGATTTGTTCCAACATATCTTCATCCATCTCTAACAACATGGCTGCTTGTCTATGAATTTGTTCTAAGTTAGAAAAGAACATATAACGTGAACTTCTTTCTTCACCCTCTTCCTTTAGTATTTTTTGAACAATTTTTTCTAGATCCGACTCATTAAACTTTACGACTCTTTTTTTCATATTCATATCTTTCTATATAAATATTACAAAGGTCTTTTAAATTTTATAATTACTATCAATAAATAAATGAAATAGGTACTTATATTAAGAAATGGTATATAAAATACACGTTTTAACCTTCTTACCTTCTTTTCGGTGATTAGGTATTCTATGTTTATTATTCTATTTAATAATAGATTACATACTGGGATAGTTAGTATGTAAAAAAACAATATTTTTAGTATTAACATTTTGTATTTTTTTTATATTTATTAATATATGGTAAAAACATCAAAAATAAACTTAAATTTAACTTTAGAAAAAATTTATGTAGAGGGGTTAGTTAACGCTCTTTATAACGATATTTCAGAATATGGTGATAATAAAGATTTAAGTTTATTAATAAAAGAAAGTGATGAAAAAGAAAATACTAATAATATAATAAGTGATATTATTAACGATTTAAATATATCCAAAAAATTCTTATTTACCTTTGGGACTGGTATTGGAGCTTTTGTAAATCCTGTAAGTGAATTAATATCTGGTTCTGGTTTATCTATGACAAAGGAAGATATTGTTTTACTGATAATAACAGCAATATCAATACTAATTAACGATTCTGATAAGACTATTTTGAGGAATAAGATAAAAGAAAAGGGTATTGAATCTAATTTAAAAGGTGTTAAAGAACTCATCAAAAACACTAAAAAGATTATCAATAACGTTACTAAAAAAACCATAGAAGTAACCTATAGTTTATCTGATATATTAGGTTTTACTTTCTTGTTAGTACCAACAACTAACATACTAACACAAATAATTAATGAATATGGCTTGAGTGTGAACAACATTAAACAGATGTTATTGGGTATAACTTTGGCTTCAGCCACTTTTGGTGTTAAGTCTGTACTAGATAAAGTAAAAAATAAGTTAAGTTAATTTTTTTTTACAATATCAGCAACAAAAGATAAGAGTTTACCGTTATTGAAAACCTCGACTATAGGTACTTTTTTACCGTAATATTTTCTTATTAAAGTTTCATTATCCATAGGTACCTGTTCAAAAGGTAATTCATAGTAATCAGCAACAGTCGCCTCTAATGGTGGGTTATAAGTGATTATACTTACTTTATCTCCTTTTCTATAATTCATAATTTTATTTTAACACAAAAAATAGACATTTTTTTAATATTGTCAATAATAAATTTTGCCTATAATAATAAAATACTTATATTTGTAGTATAAATTATTAAAACAATTAAAAATGAAAAAATTATTCTTCCTTATTACTCTAATATTTTTATCAACATCTTGTGAAAAAGAAGTTATAGAAATTCCAGAAAACAATGTGGTTATAGTTGAGAACAACGCAGAACTAATCGGTTATAACTGGATCCTATCAGATGGTAGGATATATTTGGAGAACATGGATAATGGTGATAAGTCTTACTATGACCATTTTGGTGATAATCAAAACATTAGTAACCTACAACCAATAAATGGTAGTGACGTTCTTTTCGATAGTTTAGTTCAAGATATTACAACATGGAACTTCGGTAATTCTAATTTTACCCTCAACGGTGAAAACGCTTACGAAATGAATGGTACTACTGAAATAGTATCAATTAATGGTTTGGAGGATGGTAGTTCTAGGTCTTTAATTGTTTTAGAACTCACAGAAGAAAAACTAACAGTTCGTGTAGGAGAAGGTTACGCTTCTTCTAGTGGTTCTAACTATAATTACTTTTCAACCTTAACATTTGTTAAACAAGGGGAGACCTGTACTAGTTGTCAACCAAATGCTTTGTACGGTTATACTTATGGTGGGTTAATTACACAATCTACTGAGGAAAACGAAATCGTTGGTACAAAATGGGTAGTAACTAAATACTATGATGGGTTTTCAAACAATTACCCTAATGACACTTTACATTTTGTATCAAACAATCAATACACAATAAATGGGGGTACAACAACAAACTACACATTGTCTAATGTAATTGGTAACAACATGTCTGAAATGACGTTATACGGTTTCTATACAATTGGTGGTGACTTTAGTGGTTTTGTCCCTAGTAACTTTATTGGGAGTGGTCAAATAAACTCAGCATTATTTAGTGATATATTTAATACAAACAATGATAAATTAGTTTGGATGAGTAGGATACAGTAGGTTTAAAATAGTAATGGGAGGACTAATCGTTCTCCCTTCTTATTTTTTGCTTATAAGCACCTTTTTGTTTTTCCCTTCTTTTTCTAACAGAAGGCTTTTCAAATTCTTTTTTACTATTTAGTAATTTCATTTGTCTAGTCTTTATAACCTTACTTTTGTAAGATTTCAAAGCTTTTTCAATATTCCCCTTTTTGACTTCGGTTTTTAACATACTCAAATATAAATATAAACAACTTTTAAATAAAGACTTATTTTACTTAAAGTTTTGCCAATTAAAATAAGTGTGTTATATTTGTATAAATATAAAATAAATAAAACATGGACTTCGTAAAAATACCCACAAAACAAAAGAAACACGATTTTATACCAGCTAACGAATTAAGAGGTAATCAACTCAGAGAATTTGTATTCGCTGGAAACTCTTTGTTCACAGTGGCTAATACCCTAACAAACAATTACGTGACCTTCAAAGTTAAAAAACACAAAGAAGAGGATGTGTGGTTTGTTTCCACTTTAGGTCAATATGGGAATTACGATTTTATTGGGACGTGTTTTTCAGATAAAAAATACAAACACAGTAGAAATTCTAAAATTTATCAAAAAGATCAAAAAGTAGTAGTTTTTCAGTGGTTCTTAGATAAATTCTTTAATAGCCAAGAAAAATACCCAATGGTTAAAGTATACCACCATGGAAGATGTGGGGCTTGTCACAAAAAACTAACAACCCCACAATCAATTAAGTCTGGTATAGGACCAATTTGTGGAGGTAGAATAAGATAAAATGTATTATAGAATTTTTAAATTATAGAAAATTTAGATTTCACAATAAAAAAGTGGTTAACCCCTTTTTTTATTGAAAAATAATTACTATACTTGTAATATATAAACAAAAATAAATAAAAAATGGCAACAAAATCTAGAGCAACAAAGTACGGAAAATTAGTTTGTAAAATTGGTTACTATGAAATTAGACACAGTATTACACAACCTAAAATAGGTAAAAACAGATTGGGTGATGTCTCTACAGCACCTGGGTCTACAAGTGCTGGTATATACCAAGGAACCAAACTTATAGAGGGCGGTTTCAATGATAGTTTAAAAGCGATTAAACACGCTTGGGACTTAGCTAAAAAAGAAAGTTTAACTCACCTAGTTGATAAAAGGTTGGTTAAAAGGTATAATTTGGTTTAAAATGAAAAAAGAGGAAGTAATTAAAATACTGGAATCTAACGAGACTTTTAACGAAGTCCTCAACATAATCAAACATGAGTGTCACATCCGTGGCACTCAATTTGATGAGGTTCCTATTGAACATTTTATTTGTGGTGGTGCTGTAGCCAACACAATATATTATATCCTTAATAAGGATAAACTTAATAACCCAACGATAAACGATGTGGATGTGTTTTCTTTTAATTACTCGGAAGATTACTTTCCCGACTATTCACAATTAAGTCTACAAAAGGAAATACAACAAATAAATTTAGATAATACAGTTGGTTCTGATTACGCTAAGTATTTTATAACTTCTTTTGGCGAACAAATAACCATGAAATCTAGTGAGGTAGATGGTATTATAAACAAAATATTTTTAGATGTTTTTCATCACAATGGGGAGTATTCTAAAGATTTAGATAAATATTATTTAGGGTTAATCAACACTTTTGATTTAAATTGTTGTATGGCAGGTATAAACAGAGTATCAAAAAAAATAGTTTATACAGATGAGTTTGTTGATTTTATACTTCGTGATATGATTGAGGTTACTTCTTTAAAACACCCCGTTCAAACAGCTTACAGAATGAAAAAGAAATCTACAGAATTAAAGACTATTACAAAAAATTTTGATTCTGAGATGTCTCTCCTTAGAGAGGTATTAAGATTTGAGAATGGTGGTATGTTAGCTGTTGGTAATGTTTGGCTTTCTAGAATTAATCAAGACTCTAAATTATTTTCAGAAAACTTTGTGTGGGTTACGCCTAGAGAGGGTGATGATGTGGTTTTTATGGAAGAAGATGGTTTGACTTACTATAAGGTTAAACCAGATTTTAATTCGGTAAAAATTATCTCCTCAATAGAGAGCTTGTATGGGGGAGTCATCACCAATTTGTTAAGTTGGCACAAGGAAAGTTTATTAGTTATATGGGATTTATTTTTTAGGGATAAATACAGTGATGAAATTAAAAATAAATTACACGAATTTATTTTTCAAAATAAGATGAAGTCAAAACATCTTTATTTAAGATTAAGTTTATTACGTTGTCTTAGGTTATCTAAGAATTATTTTAATTGTGAATTTAATTTACAAGATTTAAATAGAATTAACGGTTTCATCCAATACCTACATATTAATAGAATACAACCTGACATATTTTTTGTTGATAACGTTGAAAATCAAATTAAGTTAATAGACTATTTTAAGAAAAGGTTTGTAAGGGATGGGTTATTTAGAGAAAGATATTTCAATAAAGTTTATGAAAGAATAATTAATAAGAGATCCGTAGAAGAAGATTTATTATCTATTTCATTACGAAAAAAACTAAGTTCTTTTGAATTCGGAATTAAGAATCACTGGTTTTCATTTAATACCTACAAAATAAAACATCAGCTTGTTGGTAATAGGAGGGTTATAGATTTCAGTAATTATTTTTAGACCTAGAAGACCATTTTCTATTTAAATCATCAGCCAATAACTTAGAAGTTACCAAACCAAAAGATATTAACATTATCAATATTACCATAGTTGAACTTTCTGACGTGGCTAAATTATAATTAAACATTCCGTGGTAAAAAAAGGCAAAAACAAAACCTACTATAAAATAAATAAATCTTCTTAAATCGTGGTTTTTTCTAACCAAAACCCCAAAAACAGAACGGTCTTCAAAATTTTTCCTAACAATGGTACCTAAACCAATCCAATACCCAAACAACAAACCAAATATCATGTGAGCTACTGTACTGGTAAAAGTCCTTATAGGTAATACGGATTCACCATACATCATGATATAGTGAATATTCTCAAAAATAGCAAAACCTAATCCAGTCATAGCGAAATAGAACATATACTTGAAGGGGTGGTCACTAATTTTCTTTTCTTTGGTTACGATTAATACGGTATAAAATAAAATAAATTTAGATATCTCCTCAACTGGCCCTACGATGGCGAACATTTGGTAGAAATCCGAATGATTTTCCCTTAAGTGTGGTATAAAAAAATAGAACATTTGAACTACAGTAGGTGAAAGTAAACCAGCCCATAGGTATAATAACCCCCTTCTAAAACTAACTGATTTATATGGTGATGTAAAATAAATTATTACAGCGTAGATTAAAGGGATAAAAAATATTGCTACCAATAATTGGATATTAAACCCTAATAACATATGATTAGTTTTAATTATAAATATCTGAATTGTTTGTAAACCTAAAATTAAAATCTAGAATAGACCTCGTCTTTAAAATATGGTAACATTTCAGCATCTGACGCGAATTCATCAAGCCTTGGGTTTAGTAATTCCCCTTCTTCAGATAAGTACTCACTAAAGAAATCCAAAAAGTAACCATATGAATCAAATGGGTGGTCAAAACAAGAACCACAGTATTCCTCAAAAGCTTCTTCTTCGGTTTTATTGAACATCATATAAGTATCTTCATATTCTTTTGGATCCCAAAGTCGTTTACAGTTTTCCCAACAATCACCAATTTCATTACCTATAAGTTCTAAAAGAGGTTCAGTTACTTTAAAAGTTAAAACATTACCATACCAATCAGCCGGACCAAGATAATCCTCAACACTTTTTCTAACGGATTCGTAAATATTATCTCTAATTACATTGTTATAAGCATTTTCATAAGAAAGTTCTAATTCCCATTTTAAATCCTCAAAAACATTCAAGTCATTGATGACTTCACCCAACCCATCGGAGTCGGCAGACCATTCAAGAATATCTTCCTTAGTTAGAGTTCTTTGTTCACCCTCAAAATCCATTTGGTAACCCACAATATTTTCGTTTATATGGTCTATTATGTATTTATATAGTTCATCATCTTGAGTTATAAGGCCCCAAACTTGATCTTCCCAATCATAAACTATCCCATCGAATGGTTCAAAGTAATCCTCATCACAATATAAATTATTAACTAAACTTTTGTTAATGTATGCTCCTTGAGAAGAACTGGTATCATGTTCCGTAAAAAGTGATTTTAAATCACACCAACCGTCTTCCAATTTTAAATAAAGTTCATCTCCATCATAGTCTATATCAATAAATCCATTATCTATTAGTGGTCCTACAAATTTTAGTGGTAAATTACCTTCATACCTATGGTAAAACTGAGCAGGAGTTAAATCATAATCAATCTTTATATCCCTAACCCAACCAAAGTCATCTGATTCGTTAATTGGTTTATCTTTAAGGTTGTCTAAAACTTTTTGTGTCATTAAATTTTTATACCTAAACCATATATCACGTACATTTGCGTTTATGTTATATTTGGCCATGAAGTCGGTTCTTTCAAACCCATGATTTTGGCTAACGTAATTAAGGAACATAATAGTAGGGCTATTACTTTTAAGTAATGACGAGGAGTTAAATAACTGTTTCACTGGATAACCTTCATAATAACTCATAAAAGGTAGGTCTACCCTTAAACTACCGTCTAACACAAAAAATTTAGTTTTATTAACAATGTCTAATGCGATATCTTGATTGGTATTCACGTCTCTGACCCAATCAAAGTCATCCAACTCTTCTCGTATAATTAATTTTAAATTTGTTTTTTTAGAATCTTCCATGTACGTCTTCTATAAAATAATCTTCTATCTCATCGTTACTAGGGTAATCATCGACTCTAGGATTTAATAAGTCCCCATTTTCTTCTAATATTTCTTTCATAAAAGAAAGGAAAGACCCATGGTCATCAAAGGGGTAATTCATACACTCATGACAAAAATCTTCAAAAGCTTCTTCTTCCGTCTCACCCTCCGATTCAAAATCATAATTCTCTGGTTTCCAATAAGGTTTACATCTATTATCTATACAATACTCAATAGCCTCATAAAGATAATCTGACAACATACTCGTCACGTCAAAAACTAATTTATTAGCGTTGTAATTGGATTTACTGTATGAATTATAAAGTTCTACATCTTTTCTTTCACCATCACCCACAACATCTGTGATAGCATCCCTACCTGCTTTATACATATTATCAACAACAAATGTATTATAAGCATTTTCGTAAGATCTCTCTAATTCCCATTTTAAATCCTCAAAAACATCTAGTTCATTTATAACCATTCCTAAAACATCTGAATCAGCTGACCAAGTAAGAACATCTTCTAAAGTTAATATTTTTTCCTCATTATCTAATCTCATCTCATCCCCAACTAAGTTTTCAGTAATGTAATCAACTACATAATTATATAATTTTTCATCCCCCGCAACAAGTTCCCATACTTGGTCAATCCAATCATAAACCAAATCACCATAAGGTTCAAAAAAATCATCTTCTCCACAAAAAGCTTGTGTAAAAGCCCATTGATTCATATAATAACCTTGAGAACCGTTTTCTCTATCACTAAACCATTCTTTAAAATCACAAAAATCATCAACCATTAAATAGTACCTACCATTCTCATACTTAATATCAGCGAAGTTTTCACCGACATAAGGGCCAACTATACCATTTGGTAAATCATTAATTCTATTGTAAAGTTGAGCAGGGGTTAAATCAGTATCAACCTCTATATTTCTAACCCAATCAAAGTCATCCATCTCCTCTTTTATAATTCTTTTGATGTTCATAATAATAAATATTTAATTATTGTTTTAAAATATGTTTAACAAACTTTGGGCTTTCTAGGAATCCACCACCGTAACCAGTTTCAATGGACCATTTTAACACACCTGACTTATCTAAATCTATAACCTTATAGTATTCGTTAAAGTGTGAATCTTCTTCTTCCCAAGCTATATCGTTAATTAAATCAAAATATATACCTTCTTCTGGAAGATAATTCCATGCGTGAACAATAGGTATCATGGATTGAACATAACCTTCTATATAATGAACTCCAGGAACATGCATTGCTGTATTATAGGCAGTATCAAAACAACCTTTCTTTTCACAAAAACTACCACGGCGTCTCATTTTTCCCACAAAAGAATCTATTTTATCTTTTAGTTCTTCGTTAGAACGATAACTAACAACAGGAATTTTTTCTAGATTATCTAAAATCCATTGGTAATACTTTTTTTGATTACCTGAAGTTATACTAGATATTGATTGTAGATAATTTTCTACACCAGATTCTTTAATTAATTCCTCTTTTATAATTTTTTTTAGGTTCATAACTTTTCCACTATTTTATATAATTTAATAAAATCATCATAATCTTCCTGTTCTCTTGGTAAACTCCACTCTATAGAATCAATCAAGTGTTTTATATATAATAGTAGATTTGACTTCCCTAGATTATTAATAGTTTCAGACCAATTTCTATAAGAAAGACCTAAAAATAAACCTAATTCCCTTTGATTAAAATACCTATGACCACTAGAATCTATCACCTCACTAAAATCCCCATTATCACCCCACTTTACGTTTATATCATTATCATCTTTTGTGGCAATATCTAGTTGTTTAAATACCGGTGGTTCTATATCTTGGATCCAACTAAAGTCGTTGGATTCGAACAACCCCTTTTTTATATCTTCGTAATTTATAGTTTTAGCATCCTTTACTTGGGGGTATAGTTCATAATCTGGGTCCTGACCAAAAACTAAAACATTCCGACCTTTTTCATCTCTGTATTTTCCGATAAAAGCTTGGCCATGTCTTCTAATCCTATAATTTAAGTACTCTAAATCACTCATCTCATCATCTTCTTCCCAATCTGAAGCGTTGGTTGGTTGTACGGATTTTAGGGCTTGGTTAATAAACTTCTTAAATTCAGCATCAAACAATGTTTTTTTGAAAACCACAGCATCATAATAATCCCAATAGTCTTTACTAACACCAGCAATCCAATCTAGGTCATTCTCTCTTATGAAAGTTTTTTTTAAAGTCCTTTTTATTCTATTACCCAAAGAGTTATAAGACTGAAATATTTTATAAAGTCTTTTGGTTTCTTCTGACTTATTAACGTCAAAACCTGAGTCTTCTATAGCCTTTAAGACATGTGGGTAAGGTCTATCGACATGACTTTGTAATAATACCCTACTTAAAAAATTAACAAAGCCATTCTCTTTTAATTCCCTTAATTCAATTAAAAAAGCTTCAACGGTAGCCCATTCCCTAGAAATAACATCACCTTTTCTACCACCCAACGATAAATAAGTAACCATTTTCTCATGAAATTTTTTCATGAGGAAATCACCGATTGGGTCTGTTGGTTTTATATCTCTAATCCAATCCATATCATCCGATTCTTTAATTGGTTTAACGATTTCACTCCATCGATAAACTAGGTCATCTTTCCCTGTTTCATATCTTTCTATGTCACTTGGTGAATGGTCAGATGGACGGTAAAAACCAAATCTACCTAATTGTTGATCATATGTTCCACCTCGATGTGAGATTGCTACGACCTTGTTGGGTACGAAATTTTTCCGACCCGACATCCAAGTAAAACCTTGTTTAAATACAAAATCTTGTATTTCTTCACTTACCTCTAAACTATAGGGATCAACATCATTGATTATCCACCAATCACTATCTTTGGGTAATACACTGGGTATCTCTTCAACCCAGTCAAAGTCACTCAACTCTTCTCGTATAACCCTTTTTATGTTCATTTTTAACCTTGGTCTATTATTTTTTGAAGTGTATCGATATGTTCACCCCAATCATCACCATACTGTTCATTATCAATTAGGAAATTTATAACTTCATTAATCAAAGATATTTCTTTTTTAGATATTGGTAGTCTTGGGTTAACATCTTTAACCCAATCAAATTCATCCACCTCTTCTTTTATGATTCTTTTGATACTCACAATAATAAATATCCTTTGTAACTAAAAAACCCCCACATCTCTGTGAGGGTTTTTGGGGCCTTGAATGGATTAACCATTTTTTAGGTTTTCCACCACCTTGTTTTTTAAAAACAAGGAAAAATGGTAGTTTTTGATTGATCAAATCAGGGACTGCAGTGTATTTCTACAAGCTCTCCGTAGAGACACTACCAACCTTAATGGTGGAGGTAATGGGAGTCGAACCCATGTCCTTACCGCATCTTAACGGTCTTCTACATGTTTAGGATTAAGTTTTCTAACTTACCAAAATAGTTGATTTTTTTACAGTGTTCAACAACATTGATAGTAGTTCGACTTGGCTACTATACCATACTAAGTCTGTTTCCGATTCGTTGACATCACATACTCTAATATCGGAGTCTTAGTTGTGATGGGTAGTTAGTCCTAATCTAATTAGGCTACTACAGCTGCATCTTCAGCCACAAAATGACCTACTGTTGCGTTTTCTAAAATGTTGCCATTTAAGAGTTGTAATACACAGATTTACGTGATAGTATCATTTCACGACATGCTTACACCAATCTTGATTACTGCAAGTCAAATCCAGAATACCCCCATATTTCAAATAACTAACACAAATATAATAAAAAATTATTATGATGTCTATTTTTTTAGTAGTTTATAAGTCTCCTCCCAACCACTCACTTGAAAGACTTTATGTCTATCTTCTGTAAGTACTTTTGCTAGGTCATAATCATTCCCACCAAATTCTGTTTTATCACCGTAAAAATAAATACTTGTATCTTTACCTAAATGATTTAATATCCAATCTTTAGCTTGTCCTTTATTAGCACCTTTAGGGTGAATGTCTATGGATATTTGACCACCAACAGAAGCTTCTAGCTCTGTAAACTTCTCCATAATCTCTTTTACCATGGAGACCCTCTCTTGAGCCGTTTTATCCCACTCGTAATAATTTTCTCTCTCTTGTTGTGTACAATCCCTACCAACAACAGAGAAGTTTAATAAACCAACCCTTTCTTCAATATGGTTAGAAGTTCTTTTTCTATAGTCAGAACTCATTAAAAAGTATTCTAATAAACTAATTAATTTTTCATTAGGTTCCCACTCGTTTTTGTAAACTTCTTTACCATCTATGAATATTTGATTCCCGCAAGACTGTAATGATGCGGTAATGTTTTTCCATATATCTAAACCAACTTGTTCAATAGTTTTATCACTATTTGAACCTGTAACAAAAAATACTTCTTTATCCCTCGACCAATTAGTAAAAAATTGACTGAATTCTTGATTCATGGGTAATCTACTAGGTGTCAGAGTACCATCTACATCAAATACGTAAGCTACCATAACTTAAAGTGTTCCTAAAGAATAGGCTTTTCTTTGAATTTCCACCATTTCTTGTTTTAATTTTTTAATCTCTTCCTTTTCTTCTTTGGTAATGTCTATTTTATTCTTTAAGTTACTAACTCTAGAAGCTTTTTGATCATGTTCTTTTAGTAACTGATCGTAATATTTACCTTTTTGTTCGTTTGTCATAATCTTTATTTTATAATAATTATAACATATAATAGTTTATTGTAAATGGGTTTAAAGAAAAATAAAAAGGGGTTTAAACTATATGACACCACTGAGGTTGATATCTATCGAATAATGCCTAAACTTAAAAAAAGATCTTTAGATAAAATAAAGAATAAGAAAAAAAGATTATATTATTTAAGGGTTTGGTTGGTAACTGAAATGCAGCCATTAAAAAAATTAAAAAACTACACCAAACGTTGTTGGGGTAGGTCTGGTTGCTATGAATTAGACCACGTACTTCCAATCGCTCACGCATATTTAGAGAATATACCACCTCACTTAGTTGGGTCTATGGATAACCTTAAATTCATACCTAAAAAAGAGAATAGGGATAAAAGTTTTAGATTAACTGAAGAATCTCATAAGATTTTAAGGAAATTTAAAGAAAACCAAGATATTTATAAAAAAAAGAAATAAGTAATGGAATTTAATTTAAATCAAATTTTAGAATCTACCATATTATTAGAGGGTAGAAAAGAAGATGTGATAAGAAAATATGGGGAAGAAAATATAGACCTAATCAATAAATTATCACAAGAAGATCCATCTGGAAATAATAAATATTTAGGGTGGATGACTAAAGCAGCTTTAGGTAAGTTAGAAGCGGAAGAAGATATTCTTAGTGCTGATTCAATTGTTAAGTTGGTTAAGGGGTTTCACAAAAATTTACCTAGAATTAAAAACAAAGATATTAATTCTTATGAATCTATATTTGAATTTAAAGCGGTTGTTGATGAAGCTGAAAAGAAAGCAGAAGAAAAAAAATTCGCTAAACAAGCTAAAAAAGTATATGAAGATGATGAGGTTGTTGTTTTCGCACCTTTTACAGTTCAGGCCTCTTGTAAGTATGGAGCTGGTTCACAGTGGTGTATTGCGGCAACTGCCGGTGCTGATGGTTTTAATAGTCACTTTGAGGATTATAGTAGACATTCTAATTTTTATTTCTTTATTAAGAAAAATGCTCCAGCAACTGGTAGAGACTACAAGTACGCTTTACAATATAAATTTACTGATGGTGGAGGCCAAACTTGGTGGGACGCCCAAGATAGCCCTAGTCAAAACAGACCAACTTGGGTCACCCAAGAAATGATGGATAAAGTTGAGGCTTTTAATCCTATACATAAAGAGAAAAAATTAAGTGCACAACTACAAACTTATTTAAAAAACCCTACTATAAGGGATTATAAGAAGTTTAATGATATCTTAAAACCAGAACAAAGAAGTTCCGTGGTTGATAAATTATTGAATAGTAAAGATGTTAAGTTAGACTCAAATACATTCAAAGTATTGTCAGGAGATTTAAGTCCTAAACAAAAGAACGAATTTATAACCAAATATACACAAGGTGAGGTTAGTATTAATGATTATAAAGAGATGAGAGATAATTTAACTGTGGATGAAAGATTATTGGTTGTTATAAACAATCCACACATATTAAACCAGTTTGAAGTTATGAAAGACATATCTGATGAAATTGATCAATCAAAGAAAAATGAGATTGCTGGTAAGATTGATGCTAAAAAGATAAATAATACAGATAGTAAGGTATTACTTAGGAAATGGAGTTATACACCAGAAGATTTAGAAAAACATAACCAAAGTAATTTTTACGTATTCTTATCCAGACCAGACAAAGAAGTTATAAACCTACTTAAGGTTGATCCATTAGACCCCGCCTCATATAGAATAATTAATATGTTAAAATTAAAATTAGAGAATAATGATGGTATGGAGTTTTATGGTATAAAAACTGATTTAGATATCCTAGAAAATTCCGTAGATTCTAGTTCTGAACAAATGGAGGATGAAGTCTTAGATTTTATTAAAAATAATAGGTCTAAAATAGGTTAATCAACTTAATTTATTATATTTGTATTATGGTAGAAGAAGTTAAAAAATATAGGGATTTTGTAGAAAAAGAAATTAACAAAATCAATAATATATATAGTACCATAACATTTACTACTTTAGATGAAATAATAAAGGGAGAGATGGATTTAAATTCTATATGGTGGTCTTTGTCTAAAATAAATGATTCTTCTTATGAAAAGCGTAAGAGTGTAGAAAAAAAATTAAATAAGCTTTCAGATGAAGATTTCGATACATGGGGGTATAAACTTCAAAATGAAGTAGACGATTTACATAACTTACTAGATTGGAAGATCATGACACTACAAGGCTTATTAGATAATTTGGGTAGTTTTGTAGACTATGAGGGTATTGAAAAATACTTTAAAGATGTTAAACAAATTGATATATAAAAAAATTGGGACCCCTAGAGGTCCCTTTTTTTTGCCAATAAAAACCCCATTGAGTTTGTTTTGGTCGGGGGATGTGATTACATTACTGACAATAATTAAATATCTGGTATAAACAAAAATTACTCTAAAATTTGTTTCGTTAAGCAATCCCAATTTAAAGTTATTTCTAAATATAGATGCTCATCGTTCCCTGGAATTAAATCATAACCGATTTGTGTAGGGAAACAACCTCTTAAATCCCATCTTTCTGTTTCTACCCCTGTAGGGTCTAAAGTTTTTATACAAATATTTTTTTTACTCATACTATCAGCCCAATCCCATATACTATCTTGTAATTCTATTTCTGTGACATTAATACCGTCCCTAAACCTTATTCTTATTGGTCGTGGGGTATGGGAATTGGAAGAGACCGCCGTTCTAGGAAAATCTTCTGCCAACATCCCTATAGGTAAACCCACCTGTTTCGTCAACATTATTGGTGCTTCTGAATCAACTTTAAGAATACCTAAGACATTACCCATGGGTAATTCCATTACTCTTCTAATCGATTGTGTGGGTTCATAAATATGGTGATTAAAGATACCTCTGGGATAGTTAGTATCAGTAAATTCTTGAAATTTTTTTACTACTTTCCTAGGTTCCATTAATCTTCACTCAAAGACTTCATCAAATCTCTAATTTTAGCCGCGGATTCGTAATCCTCTTCTAATATAGACTTGTTTAACTTTGACTCCAATAAATCAAGGGTGCTAATCTCTTGAGTTTTACTCCTTGGTTTTATGTCTTTATATGGGTTAAATTCTCTGAAAAAAGAGTTGTAATGAGTATTACCATCATTTGAGAACCATTCACTATTCTCCCAAGTCCCATACTCATCCTCACCCCTTTCTATATTATTGGGGGTAATATTTAGTCTTGACATGATTTCGTCAAATGACTGACCGGAATTTAAATTATTATCACCATACATTTTTTTCATGAAATCACTCATCCTTTTTTGGTGTTGATTTAAAAAATTCAAAAAATCTTTTCTAAATAAATCATCATCCATACTTCCGAAATTTAAATTATCCATAATTTATAACTTTTTTTTTATTAATATAACCAAAAAAATATTTTTGTCAATACAATTCTATAAATTGTAAGGGTAAAACTTAGAGTATCTAAAGTTTTTACAAACCATTTTTGTGATTAATTCTTTATCCTCTGCTGGGTAACCTGGCCTAATGTGTGTATTTATAATAACATTCATTGGGAAATCTCTTAATTGTGATAAAGTTTTTTCATCATTAATTTTTCTGACCAATCTATCGTCAAATAGAATGTTTACCTCATTTGGGAACCACTCCACACTATACTTATGAAAATCCTTACTAGGACATTCCCAGCCCAACCAATGTCTTTTTGCACCATATTGATAATTTTCTGGTTGAATTCCCAAATGTAAATTACTCTTAACATTCCAAAAGTTCCCCCAAAGAGCATCTATATTCCAATTAAAATAACTACCCTTTTTATTTGAGTACGCCTCAAACACATCAATCTCTGGTGGCCAAAAGTTATAAGACCACATCCAAAAAGCTGGCCACAAAGATGGTCCTTTAGGTAATTTAATATCTATGTCGAACCTACCATATTCGAACTTCTCTTTGCAATTAATCAAACCAACGCCTGTGTTAACAGTTTTACCATCAAATTTTCTAGGGTTATAGTGTGTGTATAATTCTAGTTCACCCTTTTTATTTATTTTAACCGCGTCCTTATCGTAATAACAAATTGGTTTATTTGGGTGAATAATACCCCATCTCTCACCTATTTGCCAATCATAACCTTCCCATTCCATATAGTTATAAATATATTATTCTTTTAATTTTTTATTACCTTTTTGATGTGGTGGCTCATAGGCACAATGTCTACAATTAGAACCACAACAAGTACCTCTTTTTTTATGGTATATTTCTGTTAAAACTATTTTACCATTCTCTAAATAATAATCCTTACCTAACTCGAAATCCATTTTATTTTTTTACTATACCCACAAACTGTTTCCAATCTGGGTTTACATTATTTATTTTTTCTACAAAATATAAGTATGTTGGTTTAAATGGTTGATGACTCATTTCAATGTTATTCTCTTCTAAGAATAAGTCAACATCCTTATCACCCTTTTTAACATTACAACTACCACAAGAAGTAACTAAATTAGACCAACTATTTTGACCACCCTTACATTTAGGTATTAAATGGTCTAAGGTGAGGTTATCTTTGGAGTAACAGTACACACACTTATAATCGTCTCTCCTAAAAATATTTTGTCTATTTAATTTAACCTTTCTAAATGGTACTGAAATATATCTTAAAAGTCTTATTACCGTTGGTCTTCTGTATTTTTTTCTTTCCGTTTTGATTGGGTTTTTTATTTCGTGTGTTACTATTTCTGCCTTTCCTTTAAATACTAACTTAAAACCTCTCTGTAGGGATGTTACGTTTATAGGACTGTAATCCATATTCAATACTAAGACCTTCATACGACCTTTTATTATAAATATTAACGTTTAAACTAAAACTTACTAGAATTCCTTTCTAAAAAAGATAACTCCAATAAATTTATCTTATCCAAACCAACATCATTTATCCTATCCAAAACATCATCAATAGTTAATAAGGTATCCATAAACCCATCGATATCTTTTATAAAATCAAGGTCAAGGTAACTAGATTTTTTATAATAATCTTTTGTTATGTCAGTTAAAAAATATTTTATTTTTCTTTTATTTAGTATTTGTTCTAAATAAGATAATATAAATTCATCAACTAGTATTTGATCCCAATAAAGTTCATCGTCTTCTTCACAACTTCTACTAGGTAGTAGTAAAGCTAAGTTATATGTGTTAATTTGTTCTTGAGGTGACATTTTGGATAGTAACTCCTCATTTAAATCGCCAGTAATCAATTTATAATCGATTTGTATTAATCTCGCCTCTTTAGTATTCAATATAAATTCATCTAACATATCGAATATAAATATAGTAAGATAGTTAATAAGTGATAGTGGTGAGTAAAAACAATTTTATTGTGGAGGATATCGGAGTCGAACCGATGACCCCCTGCGTGCAAGGCAGGTGCTCTAGCCAGCTGAGCTAATCCCCCATTTTCTAATAAATATACTAGAAAATATCTAACTCGTCATCCTCGTCATGAATGTTCTCTGGTTCAAAAATATTGTACATTATTTCTATATAAAAAAACAAATTATGTAAAAGTTATTTTACTACTATATAAATATGTTAATAAAACATATCCTCTGACCATATAGGTGTTTTTTTACCAACATAAGCACCACTAACATTATATCTAAAATGTTCCATAGCATCTTCCATAGACATATCATCTTCAGTCATTAGTATTTCAATACACTTAGTAACTGAATAAATCAATCTCATGGTACCTTCTTCTATACCAATAACCGCCTCATCGAAACCATCTGCCTTTAATATTTCCTCTTCTTCGTAATAATCTACGATATTATTTAATAAATTCATTTTTTTTGTTTTTTAATTTACTTGTTTTTGGTAGTTGGGTTTAACCACATGTCTTTTTCAAAAATGATATTTAAAAACCCATGAATAAACTCGTTATCAATATTAACTAGTAGTTTCATTGTTTTAATTGTATCGAATTTCATCATCTTAGTCAACTCTTCTCTAATTCTTTCTTGGCTAACTGTTGTTTTTAATTTCTCTAAAATGTTTGGTTGCTTCATAGCTTCCATAATGTCTTCAGATACCTCAAAACCTTTTGTGATAGAAAATCTTAAAGCTCTTAATATTCTAAGTGGGTCGTCCATCATGGTTTTTCTTGAATCTAGAGGTGTTATTAGGATACCTTCTTTAAGATGTTTTACACCACCGAAGGGGTCTATAATATTACCGTCCATATCTTTTGCTAAAGCATTGATTGTAAAATCTCTTCTAACTAAGTCATCTAACAGTGTACCTAGTTCTAAAATAGGTTTCCTAGTACCATCAATGTAACCAACTTCTTTCCTAGCCATAACAAAGTCAGCCACTAATCCTTCATTAATATGGTTTTTGGGGAATTTAGCTCTAACAGTAAAACATTCTTTTGTTTCTAAAAATATTTTAAACCCAGCCTCTTTTAGGTGAGATAACATTTGATCCCAACCCTCATCCACTGTTTGGTTGGTATCTTCTATAACAAAAGTAAAATCGATGTCGTTGGTACTTACACCTAGAATTTCATCTCTAACACATCCACCAACCTCAAATATATTTAACATAACTTATTTGTTTAGAACAAAGGTAGGTAACCTATTTTAATTGGCAATAAAAAACCCCAACTAATGTCGAGGTTTTAATAGTGAACGGGGCAGGATTCGAACCTGCGACCGTCTGCTTAGAAGGCAGATGCTCTATCCAGCTGAGCTACCCATCCAAATGCGTACACTAGGGTTTAGTGTACTAGATTTTAACGTTCTTTTCCTATTCAAAATACTCATTAGTGTCTTACCACATAAAAAAGTCAATCCTTGATGTGGGGGTAGGGGGATGACCCATCCGTGTATCCACATACCTCGCTCTTCCCGCGCGTAGGCTTTTGGGGTAGAGTTTCGTGACCTCTACTAACACCGAGAGTACCCATCACTCTCTCTAGTACTCGGAGAGGGAATCGAACCCTCACTCCCAACTGGGAATCAGATTTTAAGTCTGACGCGTCTACCTATTCCGCCACCCGAGCTAATTAACGTGGACCATGTAGGGCTCGAACCTACGACCCCTTGATTATGAGTCAAGTGCTCTAACCAACTGAGCTAAAAGTCCTAAAACTGTGGGTGGTTGTAATTGATTTTTATGCTAAATTGAATTTCCCCCTTTCGGTGCATTATTGATTTTTTACTATTTTATCTACCACCCTATTGTGACCATGGAAGGATTCGAACCTTCACGAACTTTCGTTCATACAATCAAACTAAAACAACTGGATTTTTCTTTATTATTTATCATATTATAATTTGTTTCAACTAACGCGTTAGTAATCTTTTAGTTGTTATTATTATATTATATTATACTTATATGTTTTTTCACCAACACAAGGGTGAGAGGGAAACATATAAACCAAGTTTTACCATAGTTTTAGTTTTTCTTGTAAGCGTCTACCAATTCCGCCACACGGTCATATTTTCAAAGAACTGATACAAATATAAATAAAACTTTTTAATATAACAACCTATTTCTAAAAAATTTTTGGTTCAGTTACATAACTCTTAAAATTATGACCAATTTTAATAGTTAACTTATCGTATTCTCTATATTTGTGGAAAAGGTTTGACCAATAACTATAACCTTCTTCAGTTTTTTCTATTGGGAATATACCGAAAAAAAACTGAAAGTAGTTTTTAAATTCAGTTTTCATTACTTGTTCTGAAGACTTAAAATCATTAAAACCAAACTTGTGGAAATTTTTTAACCAAACCACTTTTTCATCTTCCGTGAACCTATTAAAGTATTCTTTACCTTTCATTGTGTAAAGATAGTTAAATTATTTATCCTTTCCAAGTTCTTCACCTATTTTATTGAAAAGTTCTTCGGCTCTTTGTGGGGACTCTTCTCCTGTTAAATAATCTTTTAAGAAAGCCACAATGTTTTTTTCTTTTTCCCTACTCAATTTTGATTTATAATCAAATACATCTTTTATATTCATAAAAAAATAACCACCTATATTAACACTGTCTTTTAGAATGTCACTTTGGCTCCTAACAGACATGTCTTTTGCGTCTTTAGCTTTACTAGGGTCCCAAACTTTAAAAGCTTCCATATCGTCATCAACAAGTTCCATACCGCCAACACCAGGTCTATAAATACCTTTTGTAAAATTACCCTTTTGTTCTAAAAACTTATTTTTAATATCTTCTGGTGATTTACTTATTTTTTGTGACAACTCTTTTATAAATTCAGAATTTGTATTTGTATAGTTTTTGTATAATGTTTCCCAGTTTTCTTGATTAGGTATTACCACATCTAAATCACCTAATACTAACTCAAAAGATTTATCGTGTTTGTTTAACACATTCAATAATCTAGGATTTTTAAATAGTCTAGCGGAACCAGAAACAAAATATTTACCACCCTCTTTGGGGTTTATGTCAAAGGCTTTAAAAATTAACAATTGTGACTTCTCTAGTAATTCATTTAATTTAGAGTCACCTTCTTCTTGAAATAAACCTGATTGTAGTATTTCCTCTAGTTTACCCCAAGAGTTTTCAATAACTATATCTTCGTACACTTCAAAAAGTTTCATCAACAATAAATAGTTTGGGTTAACAAAAAAACCCAAAGAGTATTTGGGTTTATTTTGCGGAAGATGAAGGATTCGAACCTTCGATACCTCTCGGTATGCTGGTTTTCAAGACCAGTGCATTCGACCACTCTGCCAATCTTCCTAAATATTTGCGGTCTGGACGAGACTCGAACTCGCGACCCCCTGCGTGACAGGCAGGTATTCTAACCAACTGAACTACCAGACCGTTTCGGTTTTTATTCATAATCTCCCATTCTGAACAATGGCTGGATTTTGATTAGGTACTCCGAAGAGTTTTACACCGAAAACCTACTCAGTAGCCCCTAGGAGAATCGAACTCCTGTTTCTAGGATGAAAACCTAGCGTCCTAACCACTAGACGAAGGGGCCAAAATAAAAAAAAGATAAGGTTCTTTTTTAAGGTTACAGAGTTCCAAACGTTATTGTGTAACCCCTTATCTTTATTTAAATATAGTATTAATAAATCAAAGGTTCAAGACATTTAAACATTTTTTATAAAGTGTTTGGTTACCTTGGTCCATTTGATTTAAAATCATCTCTTTTTCTTTTAGGTATAATTTAGCGAACTTAGGATCATTTCTTAAAATATCAGCACTATTGTCTAATAGGTCCGCGTATTTAATTGTTTGTGACCTAGGTGAAACCTTACCCAGTCTAAAAGATTCCATTTCTTTTCTTCCACTTCTATTTATTTTGGGGTATTCTTCTGTTGTAAAAACATCTGTTAGTTCCTTAACTAAACGAAGAGTATCTATAGAGTCAGTATTACCTATAATAGTAGACAACATAGAGAACAATTCCAATTCAGTGGTTTCTGTATCCTCTAGAACATCATGGAGTAATGCAGCATAGATCATATTATCATCACCACCATGGTCCTCAACAATTTTAGCAACCCTAATAGTGTGTGTAACATATGGTTCACCAGAGTATTTTCTTTTTTGTTCTCCATGTAGTTTTGTTGCTAATTTTTTAACCGATAAAAACCTATCTTTTTTCATTATACTTTTTTAAAAATGTTTTTAAGTGATATAAGTGTGTGTACCATACTATATATGACAGCCATTAGAATAAAGGTGGCATATATTATATGATTATCAATCAAATCTTTTACTACCAATGTATAGGTTATAATAAATAACATCTTGGTAAACAAACTACCCCACATCAGAGCAATACCAAATTGGGGGTACATTTTATAAATTTTTATTACTAGTACTGTAATAAAAATTAAAAAAACTAATGCCATAAAACTGTATGTTAGTGTGTTAATCATAAATAAGTATTTTTTTTAAGTTTATACGCTTTTCTTCTATTAACCGATGACCTTATGTAAAAAGTTGTTGAGATACATGAGGTTGCCATCGAAGTTATTATTAAATAATAATTTCCTTGTGTGTTACGTGGTAAGTAGTTATACCCAACCACACCAACTAAACCACCAACTAAACCAACTATTGTTGCTATATTTCTCTGTCTTTCAGACTTTTCAATATAAAAATTATACTGTTGGGTATAATTCTTGGTCTTCACAGTTTGTCCTTTACTAGTTGTATAATTCTCTATTAAATAGTTAGTGTTGGTTTGTGATAATACTAACACGCTATTTAAAATTATAACGATTAAGATTATTATTTTTTTCATATTTCAAATATAACAAATTTTTATTTATTACAAAAATTTTACCTCATTTTTATCTACATCCCAAATAATATTTATGGGATTGTTGTTCATGTCTTGATGGCTGACCATAGAAGCGTTTATATAATGTGTATAACCATCATGAGTATACCCATAACCTTCATGTACATGGCCAAAAACGTGTATCTTTGGTTTGATTATTTCTATTCTTCTAGCTAATTCTAAAGAACCAACGTTTTCATAACTTTTAGTGACCCAATCTAAACGTCCAAAAGGTGGTCCGTGTGTGATTAGTAGTTGTGTGTCTTTTGGTATTTGAGCCCATTTTTCTTTTATTTCTTTACTTCTCCTTTTTAAATTAAAAGCCCAACTTTTAAATTCTGGTTGCCAAGGTGTACCCCAAGTTTTGATATTATTTTCAATCCCTAAAAAGGTTTGACTATCTTGTAAATAGGTAACACTTTCATGGTCAAGAATCATCTCAAGTGTTTGGTCAGGTCTTTGTTGAAATAAGTAGTCATGATTTCCGGCAATAAATATTTTTTTATCGTAGTTATCTATTTTATCGAACCATTTAATAAAATCTAAAGTTTCAGTGAAATTACCTACAGAAGTTACATCACCTGCATGAATTAAAACATCCCCACCAGGTAATAAATGATTTAATTTATTGTGTCTAGTATGTGTGTCTGAAATTAATGTTATTTTTAATATATCACCCATTTAATGTAATTTACACAAATATAAGGTTAAAAAAAGATAAAAACAACTATTTTTAATGAAAAAATGGTATAAAATTAATCTTCATCATCGAAAAGTAATTTATTAACTGACTTTTGTGTATTATTTTTTATAAAATCATTTACCAATTTTTTTGTTTGTCTAGGTGTGATGCCCTCATCATTCTCTTCCATTTGATATAGTTTTATTGGTGTTCCCCAAACATCACGATATTGTGCTTTTAATGATATACAACGGGTGGCATCACTATTTAACCTAGCGGTAAAAACAAATGGTTTTGTTTCTGTTTTCTTTTCTGTAGAATTATAACGTGTTACATCCTTTTCATACGTAAATTTATCTGTAACAATTTCCATCCAAGCGTTGTCAAGACTATGACCATAGCTACTTTTTTTGACACTAAATCCTAATGATTCCCATTTTTCAACATTATTAATACAACCCTCTAACTCACCTGACCATACAAAATCTTCTACTTTATCTATAAAATTGTTATAGTGGTAATCCAAGTATTCACTGTAATCACCACCAAATGCATCCGCGTAAGTCGTTTGCATATCTTCTTTAATTATAGGTTTTAACTTATCTAATAAGTAGTCTTCTATAGTTTCACCATTATTGTTTGAAAAATAATTAAAGAAATCATCTTTTTTGAAGGTAAATTCATAAATTAAATTCCCATAATCCCAACCAAATTCGAAGTTTAAATTTTCCACAACGCTGTTATAAATTTGGGTTACGTATTCTGATTTATACTCAGAAATTACATAACCATAATCAATAAGAAAGTTATCAGTAAATTCGTTCCATAATGCATCGAATTTTGGACACTTAACAATTTCTACTATTTCATTTAGATTACTATTGTTCATTAAATTTTGTATCTTACCGTCTTCAATAAATTGTGGTAATTCTTCAGAATAGTCTTGTAAAATAGTTTCAAGTCGTTTTGGGTCTGGTATTCTAATATAATTCATTTCCTCTTGCTCAAATTCGTAACCATAACCACCATCATCATATTTACCTGTTTTAAGAAGTTCCCTTAAAATGTAATCTTCCTCGTCAATCATTTCATCTAAATCATCTTCTGAAATATTAATAAACACATCATCATCAGAAACAAAAACAGTATTATCCGATACTAAAGTGTAATTACTTGGGTTATCACCCAAAGTGTCCATGTAAAAATTTTCTTTTTTAAAATATTCATCAAAGAAGTTGTTAATATCATATTTTTTAACCCATTCAAAATCTTCAGATTCATTTAACTTGTTACCAAAAAATTCTTCTTCATATATTTTAGCATACTCTTTAACATTATTAGGCATTAAGTTGTAAACTGGTTTATTGTTCTCATCTACTACGAACCAAGCTTCACTACCACTTATACCATTTAATTGTTTTTCTATACCATAACCCCAAGGTGTTGTTATAGCTGACGTATAACCATTTTTCAAATCCTCTAACTGTGGAGTTATTCTTTTTGTACCCCAATTTGGATTCCAAATAACCCCATACTCACCATTTTTGTAACTGTCCTCAGTGAACCATTCTGCTGGTCCTCTACCAGAATGACTTAATGGTAAACTACTAAAGTAATCCCACCATTCTCTACACCTACTTAAAAACATAATCGCTGGACCTCCAGCTGAACGATAAGGTTGCTTGTTTCTAACATTAAAATTAGCGACCTTTAATGTTTTACAATCTTCCAATAAACTATCTAACATTTCTTTGGACCAATTAAATTCTGAAGCCCACTCAAAATCGGTTTCTACGATAGTTTTATTGGTTATTTTTGATTCATAAATGGTTTTTGTTATTTTCTTTGGGAAAACCTCAACTACTGAGTTATCATCAAAATTTATACCATCCCAAGGTGAACCCTCTAAATAAATGGCAAAATATCTATCTTGTTTTTTATTTTTAACAATAATTACATCTTGGTGTGTTGAGTGTTCTAGATTGTACTCTGTTGTATCCCATTTAACAAATTCCCATTTTGGGTGATTCGCATTTTCTAGGTAGTAAATAATATCGTGTGAAAAACTAAGAGCTTCCCTATCTAACTGAGTGTTCATCATACCATCTGCCTTCCAATCAACATCTCTCCACCTATCAAAACCGTATTCACCCCATTCGTCATCGGTGTATCCCATTCTATACTCATCTGTTGGTTCTAAAACTCCTTGACCATTTAAATCATCTAAAATACCTAAATCAAATTCTGCTAGTTCTATTAAAAAACCTACTAAGTCTATTTTTTCCCTATCTTCCCACTTTGGTACTGAGGGGGATACATCTCTGACCCAATCAAAATCACCCTCTTCGTTTATGAGGGTATCTCTATTTATCCAACCCCTTTTCATTGGGTCGGTAAACCAAGAACCTAGTTTTGTTTTTTTAGACATATTTTAATAACTGTTTTCTTATTAATAAATATTATCTAGTTTCATTAAATAAATTTATGTTCTTTAATTTCTAATTTAATACCAATAGTACCTTCAAATAAATTTTCATAAGACCAAGAACCATCACCATAAACAATGGGATCTGTTATATTTTGAAACTGGTAATCGAAATAAAATAGGTTACCTTGTGGTGAATCGATAGGTTCTTCGGTTATGATGTTATTGGTATCAGTAGTAACTGTGAGTTCTTGAACCCAAATTGGTCTTACCCTAGGTATTACCCTAGTAGTCACATTTATTTCCCCAAATTCTGTTGAAAGGTCAAATGGTTTTAACCAAGGGGATTCAAAACAAAAACTAGGTATGCTTTTATTCGGTTTCATTAGTTATCCTACCATCTCTATCTAGTTCTGTTATTTCACCCTTTCTGTTTTTAATGACCATGCCTAAATTGGTGGGTGAAGCAAAATAATCAACCCTTCTATAGGTGAATTGTTCTGAAGCCTTTAAAGCTTGGCTTTCCGAATTTTTCACTTGTATTGTAACTACCTCATCATTATAATTCATAATTAAATCAATACCAAATATCATATCAATAAAGTCACCATGCCCTCCTTGGTATAGTGTTTTGAATCCTACTTTTTCTAATATTGACTTGACTTCGTTTTCAGCTCTTTCACCTCTTTCTGAAAGTGTCTTTGTGTTTCTAACAAATTCTTTATACTCTTCTAACTGAAAATGTTTATCCATTAAAGATCTTAAATTTTCTTTTTGTGATAATAAGTATTTTTTTAAACCTAAACTATTTTTATTGACTATGTTTTTAATATCCCCACTCCTAATAAAAAGTTCTGTTAAAAGTTCTGCCAAATCTGAATAATTAGTATTCAATTTGTTTACATGGTGCCATTGACCAGACTCATCAAATAATACCACTTTATTGTTTAGATGTTCAACATAATAACCATCAGATACCTTTTTGATTTCTTCAAAGTTTGGTTTATTATATAAAATACTTAAGGGTTCTTGGTATTGGTGGTTTAGATCTTTGACCTCCCCCATTAGTAATATTTTAGAGTTTATTATATCTTTAAGACCTAAATCTTTATGTAAAAAACTACCCATACTTGCCAAATCTAAACATAGATTTTTATGCTTACTGTTGTATTCGTAACGTGAGCACCTATCATATTTGGTTTCATCAATATCGTTAGACTTTGCTTGTAGGTCTAACTCTAGTTGTCTTTCTCTAAGTATTTGTCTAATTTTTTCCTTCATAAAAATAAATGCGGTATTAAAACCACTCTTTCTCCTCTTCTACCAATTTCAACTCATTGGTACAGTTGGGACAAGTATACTTAACGTTAAACCTTTTGTCAAGGATAACGTTATTATCACAAGTACATTCTTTCACACCAAAGTCTTCTTTCTTTGGGTAAGGTTTAGGTTCATAATTACATAGTAGTGTCTTATCTAAAATATAGGCGTATCTGTGTTTTTGGGTTCTTGGTAACCAAACACCTTGTGCATCATTTGTTTTACCTCTAAAATTTTTCTTAAAGGTACCATCACCTTTGTATAAGAAAAAATCACTCTTTTTATTAGATAAACCAAAATAAGTGAAGTTACAAACTTGGTAGATACTGCCACTATGTCTAGAATTATCAGCTAAAGTTATTACTGATCTTATACCTTCTTTCTTCAACATCTTAATACTATTACCCAATAAGAAAGATGTGGCGTTAGTCCCATTTAGTTCTGGTATAACACACAATCTACTTAGTTCCAAAACAGATTGATCTTGGTTAGTTAGGTTAAACCAACCTTTCATAGTTGTGGCTCCTTGTGGGTTAGAAAAAGTGGTGACCCCAATAAGACCATCATCCTCTCTACTAAATAAACCATACGCAAATTTAGAGAAAAATTTTGCGTCACCTAAATAATGATACTTTTTAATAAAGTCATAAGCTTCACTCTTATTTATCTTTTTGATGGTAAAAATACTTTTAGCTTTGACCTCTCTGTTGATAAATTTTTGTATTAAATCGTATTTCATTTTTTTGTGTTTTACATTTAATAACACAAATATAATAAAATTAATTTAAATAAAAAATAATTAAGTGTTTTTAATTTCAGAAAAATCACAAACTAAATCATTAAAGGCTATTTCATATAAAGACTTTAAATCTAAATATTTATATTCATCTTTATTTTTTATTTTCTTTAAATTTCTGAATAACTCATCTCTCAGATTAAGTTCTTGAGCTTTGTATAGAATATCTTCTATTGTTGACATGTGACACTTTATTAATAAGTATCAAAAAAAGTGTTTAATTCTTATGTGCGTTCACATTTTTTTCATTAATCTCTACAACACTTAAATTCATTTGTGGTATCTCTTTTAGTGTATCATATTTACCTTTAGCAACTTGTTCTTTCCATAATAGATCTTTAGCTTTAGGGTATTCTATACCCCAAGTGACAGTGGACCCATTTTTTAATATTTTTTTAGAACTTTTACTTAGGGGTATAATATACCTAAATTGTTTACCCCTTATCCTTCTAATACCCTTTGTTTTCATAAAATCTGGGGTCATCCAAAATAACTTATCTTTACCCAAAAAATCAGCATTTTCTTTTAGTAGTGACTTAGAACTTCTAGGGTGTATTTTTTCACCTTTCGGAGATATATAGATATCTGTCCATATAAAACCACCATATATGAAATTTGAAGCTTGATAAACGTAACCCACTTTACCTACAATACCATCAGCCCATGTGTATAAAAATTTTTTTTCTGGTAGATTAATTTTAATCCATCTGACAACTGAAGATATCATTTGAGACTCTGAGTTCCTAGGCATTTTATCATCCATACACATTTTACCGATTTCATAATAATCTTGTGATACCAACTTAGGGAATAATTTTTTTATTGTCTGTAAAGGCTGTGTACCCCAACCTAAAGTTAAAACACCCACTAGTTCACCATCGTAAAAACAACCCAACCAGTGTTTAGTCAATCTAGGTAGTACTTTAGAGTAGTGTCTTTCTTGTATAAAATCTATTGCTAAATTTTTATCTATCTCTTTTATGTCGAAAAAATATTTCATTGTTATAACATTTTAAATAATTATAGTTATTTTTTAAAAATAAAAAAAGCTTTATAAAAAAAAAGGGGGAAAATAATTTCCCCCCCTAGTTTTTTGATATCGGAATGGTGTTCAGTTTTTATTTTTCACGTAACCACTGTAGATACGGTAGATTTTTAATTCAGCCCCACTGAATGTCTTTATTTTACTTGAGACAAATCCAAGAGGTATGTTTTACGACCTCAAGTGTAGGATTGTCCTACGTTTAAACTTACCTATGGTCACCCCCTTTATAAATTTTGGGTAAAGGTGGGATAAAACCTCTATTCTACGTTTCTATTTTTGAAGTTATAGGTTGCAGAATCCATTCGTTTTATATCTAAAAGTTTTGTGGTAACAGAATCGTTTGACTCTTTTATATGGTAGTGACATAAATCACCACCTTTAAGGTTATCAAAGCCTTTTCTCTATTTGATCGTTTAAAGATAATTGCTGCAATTATTCCTTAATACCACAATACTTTATGTCAAAGAACTTAAATCGTTACCGATTCGTATCTTTCTGAATTAACAGTTTCATTCATAATATTAATAGGTGTTAAACTATTAGGATTTGAAATCACTGACTTCATTATACTTGGGCTAAAACCACTAATTAAAGCGGTACCCATTTCATCAAACTTAGCTGGGAAGTTATCCCCATGACTATTAATATTCCAAAATATAATACCAGGTCTGGTATAACCAGCTTCGGTATACATTTCATCAATCATAGTCATAACACTAGGGTTAATTTCTTTACCTTTAACCGCTGAATCAAATTCCATATCCGATAAAATTAATACCTTGGTTGGCATTTCATTTTGTGGTATATTAAATTTAACAGCTTGGTCTAAGATGGTTTGAAAAGCAGCTTCGATGTTGGTACTGAACCCCCACTCAGCTCTACTTAATTGTAACATTCTATCTTTCAATGAACCCAATAAAGTTTGAACTTTGGGTGTTGAAGAAAATGTCATAAACATATCCTTAAAAGCTCCCTCGTTTCTTTCTGAAATATATAAACCTAATGATACAGCTACGTCCATACAAGATAAATTTTTATTGTTACCTGCGGAACAACCCATAGAACCAGAAACATCAACCATAGGTAGGATTAGTTCATCTGAACCCTCCATCCAATTAGGTAAAGCTTTCCATTGTTCACTAGCTAAATCAGCGTCCCCATAAGACACATTTTTAGTTATATCATAAGGGTATAAAGCTCCAGCGTTAACTGTGGTTTTACCCTTTTTTAGATTTTGTATAAATTCAGTGAATCTATCATAATCATTCCTACCAAAAGCTTTACTATATCTAGACATAGCTAATGATGGTGATTTATGGTATTCGATTTCTCCCCACTTACCTGAACACATTTTTTGTTCAACTGTGTTTGATAGTGAAACTATTAGTTTTCTCAACTCTTTTGGGGTGACTTTTAAATGTTTTCGTACTTTATTAAATACTAAACCTTTACGAGGCATCCATTTAGCTGTTAAACCGTTAGCTTCTTTTAAACCATATACAAGAAGTGAGATAGCTTCATTTTCTAAATCGGTTCCGATTAGTCCATGAACATCATCCCATCTTCCGTACTCTGGAATTAAGTCAAGATTAGCTTTAACCACTTCAGTATGGTTCTCTACTAGGTAAGATAACACATCTCTAAAGATTTGTCTTTCACCTGCTCCAAACCTAACATCTCTAGACCAGAATAAAATTCTCATCGCAGTTCTAGCATCTTCATTGAAAGCTTTGGAAAAAATAGAAATTACCCTATTTTTGTTCTTCCCTCTCATCGCTCCGATGGAGAAAAACAAGTTAACACAATTATTTAATGATGATGAACTTGTGGTCATACCATTAGTAGTAGTTGTGTTCTCTCTTTGTAAAGCTTCCATTAATTTTGACATAGTTTCCAAATTTTTAATTATACAAATATAAGTAATGTTTTTTAATTAGTCAATAGTTTTTATTTATTTTTTTTACACCACCCTCTTTAATCTTAATCTTTTTAGGTGGAAATCTACCCCAATTACCATGGCCATCATAATCCATAGCATCGTCTATTTTAATATTGTTCCCATTTTTTTCATCTACACGATTTTCAAATAAAAAAAATGTTACATACAATGAAGATATAAGACAACCTACTATAAATATTAAACCTATCATCACTCATTTATTTTATTTTCAGACCAAGTTTTTAATATCTTATCCACAAGTTGTTTTGTTGTTTTATTATCATTAGGTCCATCTTCTTTTTCTTGTTGTTTATGTGTTATATTTATCATCCTAACTAAGAAAAACATATAAGTCATAAAAATAAGTAAACCAATACCAAAGATATAATACTCCATCATTTCTTGACTGTGTTAAAGAAATTACCTAATCCTAGTATTGAGGGTACCCATATCCCAACAAACATTCCCTCATCTTTATAACCCTTAAACCATAGAGTTACAGAAAATAAAAAGCTCACGAAAGCCAATATCACTGGGTAGTATTTTTCTAAAAATTTCATAATATATTCTTTTTTTTCTTCAAACATAAAAAATTTATTTTAATTAGTCAACTTTTTAGTTTTTGATTTTTAAAAAACAAATATATATAAAAAAATCCGATATAAAAAATATCGGATTAAATTTTTATGTTTTTTTAACACCTAATGTTAAACTACCTCAAGTACCTCGACATCGAAAATTAAATTTTTACCAGCTAATGGATGATTAGCATCTACTTTTGCCTTACTCCCATTGATTTCAGTAACTACTACTGGGATTGGGTTTCCGTTTTCAGCTTGTGCTTGTAATCTGTCACCTACCTGTACATTTTCTGGTAGTTGAGTTATGCCTACTTCTTGAATTAAGTCTTCTCTTAATTCACCGTAAGCTTCAGAAGCTTGTATTTCAATAGTTTTCTTATCACCTTCAGATAACCCAACTAACCCTTTTTCGAACCCAGGTATTAACTGACCTTTACCCAAAGTTACTTCTAATGGTTCTCTCTCTAGAGAAGAGTCAAATACATTTTGGTCATCGAATTTACCAGTATAATGTACTTTAACAGTTTTTCCGTTTTCAATTTTGCTCATAATATATATTTATTTTTTTATAAACTTAGTATTATTTATTTTAAATGTAAACAACTAAACTAGTCTTTAATCAATAAACTAGCTAATCTATATAGTTTTTTCTTCCATTTTTTTGCCTTTTTGTGAAATCTTTTTTCGAAAAATTTAAAGAATAAAAATGGGTTTTCTCTAGCACTTTCTGGAACTGGTAACATATTGAAGTCTATACCTGTAGTATTTTTAACATGTTTATTACCTATACGTAAGACATCGTCCCACAGATTAATTAAATCTTTTAGGGTTTGATTCTTGTCCAATATATCAACCCCCCTATCTTTTATATTTTTTAATTTTTGTAATTTAGATAAGTAAAGTAGTGGGTTTTCCGTGATATCATTTAGATTATTTAACTTCGGTATTTTAAAAGTTTCAATATATTCTTTAGCATTAAATTCTTCTAAATTTTTCATCTCGTTCCATACTTGAGAATTTTTTAACTCTTTTAAAAAATCTTCTTTTGTTTTGACTCCTTTATCTAGCATTTCATGATATAGTTGAGTGACTCTAGCGTTTATTTCAAAAGATAAGTGTAGATATATTAAATGTAAAAATGATTTCCACCAATTAATTTCTATATCGGTTAGTGTTGGGTTTTGTGATAGTGCGTTTAAAACCGTTTCACGACCATAGTGTGATTTACCGCCTGCCTGTAGTTGTTTATATTTTTGATATGCGTGTAATAATTCGTGTGCTATACTTGATTTTAATTCACCCACCAATTTACTATCAAAGTCACCACCATCTTTTAACGCAGTTATTATATCAAAACCAAATTTAGATTTAGGTAATACTTTTTGACCAGCTAGAGTACTTAACTCTTGTTGCATTTCCATACCAAAATCTGCTTGAACTGTTGTTCTCTCTTTTTCGTAAAGTTCTTTGGGTATCGCCTTTACCTCTACTCTTATTTCTGGTCTCCATAGTGGAAAATCTTTAAACATTTTGGATTTTAAAAGTTCTTTTTCATTAGAAAAACCTTTGTTTTTCGCTAAAAGTTTCATAAACTCTTTACCACCTATGTTTATATTCTCTGTTTTATGAGCAATATCAGTAATCTCATCACCATCATCATTAATATAGATTACTTCACCAGAATAAGGCCAACCTTTAGCAATTTCTTTTTTTATAACATCTACTATTATCTCACTAAAAGAGTTCGTCCAAGGTTCTAGTTGTTGGGGTACCCCCATTATCTCATTGATTAGATGACCTTTTTTTATTTTATACATTTCATAATATAAATATTCTAGTCTAGTTTAAAGTTGGGTGAGTTTTTTAAGGCATTTATTAGAGCCATTTCTTGAGGGTTTATTTTTTTAGGGTACTTGGGTTCTATCTTGACGTATAAATCACCTCTTTTGTTGTTTTCTTTTCTCATACCTTTATTTTTAACCCTAAAGTAATTATTAATATCTGAGAATTGTGGTATCTTTATTTTAACCTCACCATCTATCGTTTTTACATTAAACTCACCACCTAAAATAACATCTAATACTGATAATGGTTTTTTCATCTTTAAATCGTAACCTTCTAGGGTAAAGTGTTTGTGTTTTTTTATGGATGTTGAAATTAAAACGTCCCCAGTCAATCCATCTTTAACCTCACTACCAACACCAAATTTAGTTATATTCATGTTATTTAATATACTGGGGTTTATATTTATGGTAATTATTTTTTTTTCTGTTTTATAACCAGACATGTGACAAGTACCACATTTTTTCATGAATAAAAATCCTTTACCCATACAATTATTACACATATAAAAAGTATTATCACCCTTTAATATTCCCTGACCATTACATTGATTACAACTAACTTTATCTATACCACCATCTCCTTTACAGCTATCACAAACAACATCCCTAACAATTTCTAATTGTTTTTCAGTACCGAAAAATGCCTCTTCTAATGTTATTTCTAGATTATATAGTATTGTTCTAGCCTTTGGTTTTCTTCTTCTTTGAAAACTACTAAAAAAATCATTATTGTTATATGTATGTTTTTTAGTATCGGTTAAGTGAGTATAGGCCTCTGAAACCTTCTTAAACATGTCTTCAGCATTTGGGTTTTCTGGGTTTAAATCTGGGTGATATTTTTTACTTAATTTTCTATAAGCTTTTTTTATATCTTCTTCAGTGGCGTTAGAATTTAAACCTAAGACTTGATAATGTGGATTCATATGATTAATATTAATACAAAATACATTTTTGTAAATGTATAAACTTATTTAATATTTATGTACAAATTAGTTTTATATGAAAATAATGACAAACTAAAGGTTTTATACAACTATAGTAGGAGAAAAGATGCCACCTATAGATTAAAATCTTTGACCAGTAAAAAAGTTTCACTTAAAAAAGAGGTAGTATACAAAAATAAAGAACTTAAAGATGTTTCTTACAGGATACTACTAACTAAAAAAAGAGAAGAAGGTGATAAGAGTGTTGTTGTTAGAGATGGATATGGTAAGATTTTAGAAAAGATAATGAATGACCCAAATGAGGTTGTTATTAGTGTTTCTGATTATGAAATAGAAGAACAGTATAGTGTTACTGGGGCAAATCGTAAATTATCCGCTTCGGAAATACTTAATAGTGTTTTACTAAATAAAATATCTGAAAAAAATACAAAACAAGTACTAATGTTAAATAATAAATTAATAATAGATAGTTTGGTTATAAACATGGTTACATGTAAAGACGTATCAGAAGTGATTAGACTATACAACTACTTAAGGAAATTATGTTGGGATAAGTCTATACCTAACGTTGTGTTTTTTGGTGAGGTACACAAACAAGATAAAGGTTTATGGTATAAAAGAATACACGAACAAACTGGTGTTAGTTATAACCGTTTATATCGTAAAATTAGTCGTTAATATATTTTTTCACAATATTATTAATATCTGATTTACTCAATAAGAAATTATTATCAATAACCCACCTACTTAAAAAGTAATTAGATATATCCACCATAGCATTTTCTATATTTTTTTTTGGTAATATTTTAGACACACTATTTTTTAGACTTTCTATGTACGGTCCAATGTCATTGGGTTTCATCCGTTCTTTTAAATTTAAAATTAACACCTAAAATAGAAACATCGAACTCTTCAAAATGTGTAATATCACTATCACTAACACCTTTCTGTCGTAAAACCTCCTTTTCAATATTTATGTGTTGTTTTTTATCTAACTCAAACACTATTTCTTTGGGTAGTTTGAAAACACCGTCTTTTACCTCTTCCATGTTGGTTAGTGAGTAGGCAAAGTCCACAAAATTTTTTAATTCCATCCTACTAGTTTTTTAATTTTTTGTATAAAAGTTATTTTTTTCTGTATCTTGTTAGGTTCCTTTAGTATTTTTTCACCTAAACCAGATTTCATTTCTCTTATAAATTTATTTTTCTTATGTTCTGTAACTATTTGATCTTGTAAAAGTTTTCTTTTTTCTTTTTCTAATGCCCAGTCTTCTCTACTACCCATGATTTTTATTTTAACTTATTATCTCTAAGATAACTTATTTTTTACTAATTGGAAAGTTTTTCACTACACTAATCTTTTATTTTTAAAAAAAATGTACTATAATTAAATAAATACAAAAATATTATGAACACATTATTATTTATTTTAGTTACCTACGGTTTTTCTAATATCGTAGTTTATGGATCTATATTTAAAGGAATGAGAAATTTTTTAAAAAAGGTTAGTCCTAATTTTTGGGGAGAACTGGTGAGCTGTATGATTTGTTTCCCTACTTGGGTAGGTTTTTTCCTATCTTTGTTTTTCTTCTCGCCAACTGAGTATTACGGTTTGGGGGGTGTAGTTATACCTAGTATTTTTACATCTGTCTTTTTTGATGGTATATTAGCTTCTGGTACTGTTTGGTTGATTCACACTTTTCAAGAAATGTGTGAGAGAGCTTTTAATTAGGATTTAATATAGAATCTAAACCTAGGTTATTAATTCTGTCTGAAAAAGAAGAAGTTTGATAATTCAATATTTTGTAATCAGATATACCCTCTTTAAACATTATTTTATCAAACTTCTTTTCCATTTGTTCCTCATTTAATGCGTTTACCTCAATAATTGAAGTTACCTTGTCACCACCATCTTTTGGGGTGTATTCAGATTTAACCATGTAAAAGTTTACTTCGTTAAGAGCTTTAACCCTATTCTCTAAATTAACTTTGTTCTGATAATTCTTTGGTATGCCCATTCTGTTTATTTTTATCATCAATACCGTTAAGATACTCTGGTTTGATTGAGTTTTCACCTTCTTTTATCATTTGACTTGGTGGTGTTGGTTTCTTTTTTTTTCCTAGTTTAATGGTTGGGTCTGATGTTGTAAATTTTAAGCTGTTTAGTTCATCTAAATCTTTATCTTCAAAAACACGTTTTAGTTCTTCAACCTTCATCATTAGTAACCGTTCTTTTTCTTCTAAATCTAGGTTATATCTTATAACTTCATTTTCAACATAATCTAGTATATCATCAAAAGAAATTTTTTCCGAATAAAACATACTATATAGTACATTATCAGATTCTTTTATTTTTTTCTGTTGTAATTCTATACCATCAGATTTTTCTATCACCCAAGTATTTTTTAGGTTAAATTCGACTATTCTATAATTATCTGCTACTTTTAACCCCCTAAAGTAAGGTTTTAATTTATCTATTCTTTCTTGTATCATATTTGAAAACTTGTAAAAATTATCGTTAAGATATATGATAAGGATAAACCAAAAAGAAATATACTAAACTTAGTGTTTTCTATTTCTTTTGGTTCTTCCTTTCTAATTTCTACTACTAAATTAAATAAGTGTGATAGTACATTCAATACACTTAAAAAAAATAATAGGTATAATATTTTTTCAACTAACATTACGCGGTGACCATTTCTTTTTTAGTCTTACTTATTTCGTCTCTTAAGTCTTTTGCTAAATTACGAATATCTTGTAAATGTTTTCTAGCTCTAGTTGCTGCCGCTTTATTACCTTTTTCGGTAAATTTAGAGTACTCTGATTTAAAGTTCTCAACTAAAGTCTCCATTTCATTTGTTCTGTTTTCTTCCATCATTTTATGTAATTTTAATTTTCACCTTCTTCTTTTTCGGTGTTATTTATTGGTTCTATAAACTCTAACCATATACGTAGGTTGTCTATAGAATTTCTATAATCAGTTATTTTGTTACTTAAATCATGACACATATCATCTATGACTATATTATCGTTTATAAAACGTTCTAATTCTAGATGTTTTTTTTCTTTTTCTAAAACTAAGTGATTTGTAAGTAAATCAAATTTTTTATTTATATCCATCAAACACTAACATTATAACTTTTATTGAATATTTTGTATAAATCTAAATAATTATCTATTTCAGATTTTGTTCGTATTCCGTTATAATTAAAAGATTTTATTACAAAATATAAAGTTTTTTCAAAGCTTTTTTCTTCTTTACTTTCTTCTTTATAGAATATCTCATAAAAAAAATATTTAAAATAATCTTTTAAATCACCTTTTTTATTAAAATAAATCAACTCTTTGCCAAAGTCTTCCAAAACACTATCCCAGCACCACTGAAAATGTTTTTCTTTATCATCTTCAGACATTACATCATCACCTAAATAAGTTTTTATAATTTTTTGTGTTATCGATTTACAAAAATCTAATAATAAATCACCCCTTTCGGTGATAAAACCATTTATTTTCAATATTAGGTGTATGTCTTTTCTTTCCATTGGTTTAGATATATATTCTATAAAATCAAAACTTTTTAATATTTTATCAATCCTTTTCATAATACAATTTTAGGTCATTTGACCCAAAACTAAATACTAATTCTATAATGACTTTAACAGGTCTATCAATTCTGATTGTGGGAAACAATCAAACTTGTCTGTTCTAGTATTAGTATGCGTCCACAGACCTTTAACTCTACCCCAATACGCATCTTCATTAAATTCAAAAGCTTCTTTAGGGTGGATTCCGTCTTTTAATAACTGAGGTAAACCTGCTGACATATCAATATTAGGGTAGATTCTTTGTACATGTTTGATTAACAAACCTAAACTTTCTATTTGTTCTAAAGTATATGCGTGCCAATATTGGTGTCCTCTAAATTCATAACCTAAATCACATACCATACTCTCAGGTATTTCACTATTGACATAGTTATAATACTTACCATTCTTTTTGATAGCGTATCCAAAATTATTAATCTCAACCGCTGAAGAGTATTTAGACATGTTGAAGTCACCTACTTTTCCTAAGTGCCATCCGATGTAATTATCAGGGAAACACTCTACAACTTGCCCATTGTATTTGTCATCACCGTAACTACCTATTTTAACACTTGTTCCACCAATACAATATTGTGTTGCCACACGACCTCTATCGTCTTTGTTCCAACTATTAATAGTATTATAAGGATTGTTCCAACCGGCTGTGTGATGGATAAAAAAGTTTTCTGGTTCTATCTTACCATAATCTTTCACATATTCATCACCATCCAAATAGGCTTTATCTATTTCTAAACCATCTTCTGTGATGTAAGAACCTAAATAATTTAATTTATCATCTATATCGTTAGAGTCATCAAAATCAGTTCTATCAGTATCTATATCTTGATTGTTATCGAAATTAACACCCATGGTTTCATTAACTAAAGTTTCATAGGTTTTAGGACCTACAATACCATCAGAAACTAAACCTTTATCTGATTGAAATCTTTTTACTGATGATTCGGTATCAGAACCAAATATACCATCATCACTAATACCCAACATTTGTTGTACTTCCTTTACTTGTGGTCCTCTATCACCCTTTTTTAACATAATATTATCTCTTACACCGTCTATTAGATAACTGTAGGTTGTATTACCCACTAAACCATCTACTGTTATTTTTTTTGCTTCTTGGAAATTCTTAACCGCAGTTTCTGTTATGTCCCCAAAATAATCCGTAATTGTATGATAAGTCCAAAAACCATTGTCATTTAATAGTGTTTGTAATTCTCTCACATTTGGACCACTGTCTCCCTTTTTTATTAACATTTCTTTTTTTATTATAAATATGCTGGCAAAAAAATAAGGTCCGAAGACCTTATTTAATTTTTTATTATTTTATTATTGCATCTCTATTTCTTTGGTATCACTGGGGTCCACTTTTTCACCTAGTTTAGATTTTATTTTATCATATACTGAGGTATCACTATTTTTCGCACCAACAATAAATTGACCATCATCTAATGATTTAATATATTTACCATTTTGGTAAACAGATAATCTATCTACAAAGCCTTTTCTTCCTCCATGTAAAACTATTGCGTTACCCGAAACATCAACAACTTTTCCAGACATACCGAATGGGGTAATTTTACCACCATCAAGACCAACATAAATATTAGTAACATCCGTGTCACTAGGGAAAGTTATAAATTGACCATCTTTTAACTCTGGGTAGTTTTCTCTTTTTCTAGGACAAAAATAAGAATAAAATTGTGTTATTTTTGGTAGGGTATAAGTTAAATTACCGTTTTCATCTTTTGATGGTGGTGTAAAAACATCCTGCATATGTATAGATTCGGCCCCAAAAGGACTACGACTTTTATATTGTCCTGGAACAAATATTCTAGATAGTTCTTGTCCAATTAAAGAGTCTAAACCTAAATCAATTTCATAACATTGGTGTTTATATTCTTCTTTCAAAAGACCCATTTTATCTTTTCCTTCAGACATGTCTGCTATTTCTTTTTCGGAACCAACTTTTATACCTGGTCTTTCTCTTTTTAATAGTTCTTCGACTTCTGGGGTTAAAGTAATTTCAAAATCAACAGGACCATACTGAAGTACCTCTAATAGATTATTAGCTTCCCTCAATAACTCACCCTCAAAATCGTTATTATCTATCCAATATTCAAGTTCATTAACCAAACTATAGTACTCCGATAGTGCTGAATCTAACTCACCGTTCACCATAGCTGTATGCATGTAGTTTACATCTAACCCTTCTATTTCATCTAATATCAATCTTTTTAACTCCTCGAATTGTCTTACCAGCTCATTTACTTCTTTTGTTTCACCAGTAAATAAATCTAATTGGTCTGGGTCTTTGGTTACCTCTTCATCCTCTTCTTTTAAAAGACTTTTCTTATAGTTTAACTCAGTTTCGGTTAACCTTGGAGATTCTAATCTCTCCATCATTAATTTTATTTCTTTTAAATTTTTCATTTTACTTGCACATTTCTCTACAAGCTGCACCTAAATCAGCGTCATTAGAATTTTCTTTAGCCATATCTTTTAACTCTTGTGAACAATCACCATCTTTTTTGATTAGTTGTCTACACTTAGCACCTAAGTCGGCGTCATTAGATAATTCTTTAGCTAATTTTTTGATTGTTGATTTATTAGCTTTCGCATCAACCGCAACAGCTTCGTTTAAAGTTTCTTTACCTCTAACCTTATCCATCATCTTAAAGAATACGTCATCATTTTCTTTAATACTCCTTTTACTAGAGTTTGAAGATTTAAACTCCCAAAGGTGTTTCATTTTATCGATACTCTCATTTATTGTAGTAACATTTTTTTCATGTGTAATTACGGCTTCACCATCTTCTGAACCTTCCCACAATAACCTATACTCATTCTCACCATCAGTAATAGCAAAAACAGTTTCATTAACTTTAACTCTATTAGGTAACTTATCCACTAAACTAATGACCTGTTCTTTAGCTTTTATGGTTCCTTTAACCTTAAATATATTTTCTTCTAATACGTCTACATATGTTTCCATAACACTTTCTTTTACTGTTGCCCTAACTTTAGGTGAATAATGGTATTCATCTGGTTTTTCATATTTATGTTTTAAATACTTTTCACCATATTGTTTCAATTTTTTATAAGTTAAATCATCACCATTTAAATCATCAACCCTTTCTTCAAATTTTTTATGAACCTCAGTATCTCTATTGTCATACCTTAAAGCTAACATACCAGGACCTAAAGCTTCAGTTGAATAAACTTCCTCTGGTTCTGTTTGGTCGTCTTCTCTGTTGACCTTTGGTGGTTCAAAAGCTTCACCAATCTGTGTTGGTTCGGCTTCAGATGTGGTTTGAAAATCTTTCATTTTCTTTTCAACATCCTTAAAATAAGTTTCCTCATCTTTTTTATCTTCTTTATGTACTTTATTTAAAGCTGGTTGAACTGTGGCGTCTCCTAAATTAACACCTTTCTCATTTTGTATTGTTTCCATCTCACCGAATTGTTTTTTTTCAGCGTCTGAAAGGTTATCACTTTTTTCTTGTAAACCAAAAGCAACCTCCATATGTTCGAATCCTTTTGTTTCAAGTAATGTGTTTAAATTCTTTTTTAATAATTTTTTAATATTTTTTGACATATCAATCTTTTTTAATAAATATCAGTTTATCTGATAAAATTAATTACTACCAGTATTATTCTTTCTGGGTTCCATTTTTTCATAAAACCCTTCTTTAGTTCCTCTCCACCATATTGGCAATCCATGTTCTTTATTATAATCTATTTGTTCTTTACTAACACCATTTAGTTTAGCCTTTATTTTATCATAAATTTTTTCTTCAGAAACACCAGTCTTCTTAGAAATCTTTTCAATATTCTCAAAAACAGTATCACTTAATTCCAAAGGATTATCAATTGCTCCCTGACTACACCAAGGTTTATTATTGTATTTAGCACATCTATCTTTAATCTTAACATACTTACCACCTTTAACCCACTTAACTTTGTTGATTTCATCAAGGAGGGTAGATTTACTAAACTTTTTATTAGACTCACCCAATAAATCAGCTTTATCAGCTTTTTGTACAATCTTACCACCTTTCCATATAGGTTTCTTTGAGGGTATGTGTTTACCTTTCTTGGCAAACATAAAGGGTGTTACTGGAAAACCACTTCCGAAAACTGAATTAAAAGTTGTTGCTTCTTCTAAATCCTCCTCTTTTTCTTTCTTTTTTTTAACTTTTTTCTTTACTGATGTTTCATTGATGGCATCGGTTTCCATATCCGTTAAAGTTAAATCAGAATCATTCCAATTAATATTTAATTTAGCCATTATATCAGCTATTTCACCACCTTCCCAAGCTAGTTCATCTCTTCTCATCCAACCCTTCTTACCAACCCATGGGTCACCATCGTAAGTACCCTCAGCCGCTCTTAGTTTTGAGGCGTGTGTTGATGATATTTCATTTAATAGGTCACCAACTTTAAAGACTTTAGATTCATTTTTCGATTTTAAGGAGTAAACTTTACCTAATGGGTTTTTTAAATCACCCTTTGTAATCACATTAGAACTAGTTTTTTTGGTTTTAGCTTTTTTTATTGTTGTTGGTTTACCAAAAAGAGGTGCGTTATAAGCTCCTGCGGCTCCAGCGGTGGTAGTTTCTTCTATTTCATTATTTCCTGTAGATAGGTCTTGCATGTATTTATGGAAAGTCTCTAAATAGTTCATGGTAGGGTCTTCGTTTGTGGAATAGATGGACCTTGCTGGATAATAGTCTGAAGATTCAAAATCCTCTATATGGTTAGATACACCATCTCCCCAGCCTTTCTCTTTCATCAATTCTAAAATTTCATCATAATCTATTTCAGAATCATTTTCTGATTCGGCTTTTAAATCATTTTTTGTGTAAGCTTTTTTAAATGTCTTATCTATAGAACCACTTATAGGTTTTTTGGAAATTTTTTTCATTAACCTTTCAGCTGAGTTTTCAAATACATCAAAGTCTATTTGGTCTTCTTCTGATGGGAGTAACTCGTATTTATCTTCATTGGGTATGACACCTAATGTTCTACCATTGTCCCACTTAACATGTAGAGTACCTAAACTATCAATCCATTTGATTGTGCCTTCCATACCTGAAGATACTGGTCTATCGTCAACCATCATTTGCATACGGATTCTCATACCTTGTTTAGCCGTTGGGTCGATGTTTCTTTCCATTATTATATGTTATCTAGTTTATTAGACCAAAAACTTCTTCTAGTCCATAAAGTTTTATAGAATTGTACTAATACTTTTTCTGATATTTTAGCAATCTCTTTTTGTGTGGGTTTATCGTTTTTCATTTGTTTTTTAACTAGGTTCTCTATTTTAGTTTTAATGTCAGTTGTTTTCAACATGTCCTCAAACTCTTTTCTGGCCAGTTTTTTAATCTCTGCCTTATCATCCCTTGTTAATTCTTCTTTTATTATCTTCTTGATTGCATTTTTCATAACCCAATTTTATTATATAAATATAAAGTATAAACAAAAAAAAAGAGGAGTTAACCCCTCTTTTTTTAAAATAAAAAAATAAAACTATTTCCTAGATCTTCTAGACCTTAAGTTACCTCTTCTAGATTCTCTAACTCTAGACTTATTAGATTCTTCTAATACGTTCTCTTTTTTTACCCTTTTTACTATGTTCTCTAACAAAGTAACAAATTCTTCCTCTGTGTACTTTAATACTTTTTTAGCCATTTTCATTTTATTTTAATAATCGATTATTTTATAATAAATATATGTTTCTATAGAAAAAAACAAATTATAACCTAAACTTACTCATATAATATTTTTTTCTTTCCGACCTACCCATTATCTTGTTCATTAATTCATTTGATTCTGGTGTTTCTACTTGTCCTTGTAGTTCTGTATCTAATGTATTTAAATACTCTAAGAATTCACCACTTAATTGTCTAACATAAGACATTCTACCCACATCATCGTTTAAATCATCAGCTAAGTCTAAGATATCTTTTTTAATATCTTTAATGTCGGATTTGATATCTTTGATATCGTCTTCTATCTTTGTTATTTCATTTGATTTTGTTTTCGGTTCAAATAAGTCATACTCCTTTTCTACATCAAAAGGGTTTTCTGTATTTGTTTTTTCTAAGATTGTTTTTAATTTTAATGAACCCATTACTATTATAAATATATTGTAAAATAAAAAAAACTTATTTTAAAACCACCCTTCTATCTATAACTAAAGAAACTGTTTTACTGATTAATTCGTTAACAGTTTCATATTCATCTTCTTTTATTAGGTAATCTTCTACTTTAACTTGTGGAGCAAAATCACTACCACCCCATTCTTCTAATTTTGACCACATATCGTCATTACCATTCATGATTATTTCTTCATATGTTATACCTATATTGTTTAATTTCTTTTTTAACTCGTCACAAGCTGGACAACCGTTTAAAGCATAAACAGAAATATTTTTGTGGTCATTGTCTTTGATTTCTTTTAATAGTTTAAAAATTTTCTTTTTGTCCATATTATCTTTTTTTATTAAAATTAAATATATTATAGTAATAACTAAAGCCTACGGATTGGTTGGTTGTTCCATTTATGATCAATTTATGGTCTTTAAATCTTATACCCGCACCAATTGAAACTGCGTTTGGTGTGTCACTAAAGGACTTGATATACCCACCACCTAGAATTAAACTTAGATTACTTTTCTTCTCTTTTATTGGTAGTGGTAAACTATTTACCTCTATAGAATCAACCTTTAACCATTTGGGTCCTACCAATCTAGATTTCCACAACCCCCTATTAGTCTCAGTCATAATTACCTGTAATGGTAGTTCACCGAATCTCCACTCACCTTTATAGAATGAACTTTGTTTATTTACGTAACCATCCCACGTTATAAAATTATCTTCGTCATTGGGATAGTTTAACTCTATGTCTATCTTATTAGTATCTTCTTGATTTACAGAACCAAAACCTTCGTTTATTTGGCCCTTTAAAGATAAGATACTATTATTTAACACCAAAAGTTTCTCGTCTTGTTCTTTTATAAGATTGTATAAATCTTTGTTTTGTTCTTTTAATTCTTTGTTTAAATCTTTTTCGGTGTTAAAGTAGTTAATTAATTTTGAGTATTGTCCATCGCCCTCTTTTGTGGTTTTATCTAATTTAACTATCATTTTATTACCTTCTTGGATTATTTCTTCTAGTTTTTTCCTCTCAACGTTAGACCTCCAAGCACCAAATATTAATAATAGTACTAAAACTATTATCAAACCATAAAGTACGGTATCTTTGAATTTATTTTTATTCATTAAAAACTCATTTCTTCAGACCCAGAATCTTCACCAAAACCAGTATCTGTTGTGTCATCTAAAACTTCTTCACCACTTTCTTCTGTTGGTAATCCTGTGAGTCTAGAAGACCATTCATCTGCCCAAACATCGTAGTAACCCCTCAACTTTTTCAACACTTCTAATGTTTCATCTCTTAACTGTATTAATTCAGTTGTGTATATATAACAACCAGTTGTATCATCCAAAGAAAAGGTCCAATCAACTTTTTCTCTAATTAAATGACCCGACCACTCAACGTTTTCTGGATAAACTTTAATAGGTTCAAATTTTACAAGTTTAGAAACTATATCTTTAAATTTATTTTCTTCTTCTTTTTGTTCTTGAGCTTCTAATGTTTGAACATCTTCTCTTAGAAGTTTTAATGGTTCTGACTCTTCACTTATTAATCTAGCAACATTTACTGTTCCGTCCAATTTATTTACTGGAAAATCTGTGAGACTAATTTTATTATCACTTTCTTGTATTGTTCTTATCTTTTTTAAGAATTCTCTTTCATCCATTTCTATATTGTTTTTAATGCGTCCATGTTAAAAGCTGGACTAACGTCTGTTAATTTAATGTCATAGTTGCTTCTAAACACTATTCCTTTATAAATATCTGCATTTTCGTTATAAACATTATTACCTATGAAATCTCTTTCTATATTAAAATCTTCACACAATTTATCTAAAAGTTTAAGTAGTGAGACTTCTTGTTTTTTTGTATAAGGAAACCAAAAATCTTTATTTCTCCAAGACTTTTTTACTAGTTTATTTTTAGAACTATAAGTATGACCTAACCAATCGGTGTAGTTTTTAAGGAAATCATTATACTTTAACCAACCCACATTAACTAAACATATGGATATTGAGCATTTATCTTGTTCATGACCTATGAAGTCCGAATAGTATTTAGGGTCAAAGTGTTGGTATACTTTCCCATCTCTATCAATACTATGGGAAGCTGTTCTTTTATAATTACCGAAATCTCTTCTGGACCAACCCTCCACATGTCTCATGTCTTTTCTACTATTGTGACCAATAACTATTTGTGTTTTTTCATAAACATGGTCATAATAATTAGAATCATTTAATTTATATTTTTTTTTATCTATAGTCACTACAGCCTATTTATTATATTATTTTTTTTAATAGATTTACCCTTTTTTTTGATTTCATTTGGGGTTATCTTTTTCGGTCTTTTAACCATTTCAATAGATTTTTCTGTAACTTCTTTCTCTTCTGACTTTTCTACTTTTGGTTTCTCTTCATCTTTTCTATCTTCCACCACAGATTTAGAATCTTTAGTTATCACCTTTTGCACTTCTTCTTCTGATTTTTCATATTTAACGAAAAAGTGTAATGAAGTTAAAGATATAACAGGTAATAAACCACCCTCTAAGAAAGCTAACCATCTCTTCATGGCGGTTATGTCTGTAATATCTGTACCTACCAACTCCCAAACTGGACCCGTCAATTCTACCCAAGAAATGAATAAGTCACCATTAGCATCAATTTCTTTAAATGAGTAGAAAATATTACCCACCATTTGTATAAAAGTTACTACACCAAACATAAACCATATACCACCCTTTATCTTATTTGTTGCAGCAACTAGAGCTGTAATCGCACCAACCTCTATAGCTACAGATAGGTATATAGCCCAAGTAATTGGGTTTGTCATTTCATACCATGATACTACGTGTGATATTGATATTAAAGCTACCAATATGATTGGTAGAAGGAACATAGACCTATTGGGGTTATTTTTAACCCAACTTAAGATGGTTTTCATTCTTCATCGTTTTTTAACTTATTGATCGGTATTCTATTCTTGTCCGACAATTCCTCTAATTCCAAAGTTTTCCAATTAGGTGTAGTTTTCAATAAATCTACCATCTTTTCTTTGGTAACATAATTTTCATTTATTTTTTTAATTAAACTATCTACTTTGGTTATATCTTCCTTTAATCTAGATTCTGTACTTTGTATGTTATTATTTGTTGTACATGTTTTAAAGAACATGATAATAACTAGGGGGAAAATAATTCTAGAACCCCACTCATCGATAAAACTAACTATCTTTTTCATAAATATTTTTCTTTTAAATTAATTACTTTTCTCTGAAAGTATATACTTTATTTCTATTATAAATATTTGTAAAATAAAAAAACCACGATTACTACACCGTGGTTTAATTTTCAACACTTTAAAATGTTATTACAAATTACTTGTACACAAAATCGAAAAGGTTATCACAATTGGATCTAAGTTTACGTAAACTCTTTTCTTTTATTTGTCTAATCCTTTCTTTCGTTAGATCATATTCTTCACCAATCTGTTCTAAGGTCATTGGACTACCATCTATACCGAAATACATGTTTATTATTGTTTTCTCCCTATCAGATAAAATACTTAGTGTTTTTTCTATATTTTTTTTCAAAATATCATCACTATAAAAGTCAGAGTCTGGTCTCTCGAAAGAAGTGTCTTCCACTAAATCTAAAACTTCATCACCATCTTCATTTACCTTATCATTTAAAGATCCACATGTTGGGTGGTTTAAAACAGATAGGTCCATCTCACCATGGATTGGTTTTCTTTGATTTTCTTGTTCAAACTGTGCTATCTCTTTTCTAATTTTAGATAGTTGGTTAGTTATGTTTACTGGTAATCTAACTGTTCTACTATTATCAGATAATGATTGTAGAATAGATTGTCTAATCCACCAAACGGCGTAAGAAATAAATCTAAAACCTCTAGTATAGTCGAATTTTTTAGCAGCTTTTATTAAGCCGTAATTACCCTCATTTATTAAATCTACTAAAGGTATTCCTTGTCCTTGATACTCTTTAGCTATAGATATAACAAATCTGAGATTTGCTTTTACTAACAACTCAATTTGAGACTCATCCCCCTCAAATATTTTTTTAGTTATAACAACCTCTTCTTCTGGTGTTAGTGTATTTGTCTTTCTAACCTCTTTTAGGTATTTAGATATCGACTCTTCTGATTGGTCAATATATTTTTTGTTGGTTACCATATTTTTATTTTGTTTTATTACCAAATATTATGTTACTATTCTTAGTCTTTTTCACCTTTTTTTTACTTGTTTTTGTTTGTTTAGGTTGTTTTTCTTGTATGGATTGTTCAATAATTTTTTTCTTTTTCAAATAACAATCACCATTTAAACTATAGGGTAGGTTCTTTAGGTTATTTTCTAGTGCTTTTATGTAATGTTCCATCTTATCAAAGCCACTACCTCTAGTATTTAATAATTTTGATTTTAAATCATCTATTTCTTTGTGTAGATTTTCAGATATAAAAATAACTTTTTTATTTATCAAATCTTTCGGTACCTCAGTACCATACCAATCTATTTTTTCACCCTCTTTAATAATTTTTTCGTATAACCTAAAGTCCAAAATTTATATTTTTTAACTAATTTTTAACAAATGTAGTGTTTTTTTCTGAATTAAAAAATAAATTTAAACATTATTTAATATTTTTAATTCTGATTTTGTTAAACAGGAGGTGTCAAAATCGTTTTTACTTAACTTATCTAGTATATCGTTTATATCGGTTAATTCACCCTCAGTTTCAGTGGGTTTTGTCATTATTTTTTCTACGTTTGGTATTATTTTTTCTATTTCTGGAAATAGTCCTTTGTAAAATTTTCTTGGCAGGTTGACGCCATAAGTTGTAAAATCATCAATACTAAAAAGTAGATACGCTTCTCTATGAGCTAATAAATTATATAATTCATCCGTTTGATACCTACTATAGAAGGTTGCCATAAATATTCCGTTTCCATCAACAAAATTAACCGTTTCTTCTGGTATTGATACCTGATTTAAGTCATCTTCTATATTTTTACTAGAACCTATTAAAATTAATAAATACCTATATTTTTTTTCCATCTATCTTTTTTTTAACAAATATAATAATATTATTTTAATAACAAAGAGGATATGTTGTTACTTTTATTGATAGTTAATATTTTATTAGACCAATCTTTAACCATTTCGTTATGGGTAATTAAAAATATATTTGGGAACATTTCTGAACATTTCTGAAAGAAGTTACCAATAAGTTCTAAATTAGAATTTGCTACCTTACCAAAAACCTCATCAAAAACTACTATATTAGGTTTTGGTAAACAACTAACTTTGGTCATAACACATCTTAAAGCCAATGATGAAACCGTTTTTTCAAAACCACTACACTCATTTAGTGGGTATCTGATGACACCATCATTATCACCATTTTTTATAACAATAAACTCAACCTCTTTTTTATCATTAATCTCAACCTCTAACTTAAATGGTGCGGTATCTATCAATAACCTATCTAATTCAGAATTTATCATAGGCATAACACTCTTCATCACCATTTTTAAAATTCCGTTTTTACCGACCATCCTTTGATAAATTTCAAAAATGGTTTTTATTTCTTCTTCAGATTTAATTGTTTTAATATATTCTTCTTTTTTATTTATCTCCATTTCGTTTTGTGAATTCTCACTAATCAAACGTTCATTTAACTTTATTTTAACAGTCTTATCTAATTCTAGGTTAGATATTTTTGTGTTGTAACCTAATATTTTACTATCAAGAGTTTTATTTGCTTCTATATTATCAATATTATCCACATACCTCTTTTTTAGGGACATTTTTTCTTTTCTTTCTATTCTTAATTTTTCCAAATCTAAGTCTAACTTATCTACCTTTAAAGAAGTTCTATCATACTCTGATACAGAATTTTTTAAGTTATCCTGCTCTATTACAAGCTGATTAGTTTTCCCAATTTCATCCACTAATTTAGTATGTTCGGACTTCATTTTTTTTAAGTTATTTTTATTTTCTTTTATTTCTTCTGAGTGGTCTACATCAGCTAAAGCTTGTCCACATAATGAACAAAACTCACCTTCTTCTAAGTTTTTTATACGTTCTAAAACTACATCTATCTTAGAATTTAAAATACTTAACTCCAAGGTAAGTTCTCTCTCTGATTTAATTTGTTCATTATGGTAATCTTCATCGTAGTTGGGCTCTTCTATTGAATCAAATATTTTTTTAACTTCTTCATACTCTTTCTTTTTCTTAATACCATTTTTGTTAATGGAGTCTATTTCCCTATCAATATCCTCTTCCCTAAGATTTATTACTTCCTCGTCTATATTAATTTTTTTACCAATTAAAACCTCTTTTTTCTGTATAGATTTTTTAATATCAGAATTTATTTTTAAAATATCTTTTTCGTTATCGGTTACAGTTTTGTGATTTTCTTCTATAGTGGTTTTTAATTTTTTTATTTCAGATTTTAAATCTAAAATATTATATTGGTCTGATTTTAATCCTTTGGACCAATTACTTTTCATTTCTTTAACTATGCTTTCTTTGTCTTCGATAACTTCTAAACCGATAAATCTAGATAATATTCTACCTTTTTCGGTTGGTTTAGTGTGTATTATGTCCTCTAGGTTATCAGAATCAGCTATAATAGTTAATAAGAAATCATCAACAGAACCTATAGATTTTTTAATAAATTCTTCTGTTTCTCGCCTTTGTTCACCTTCTAAATTTTCAATTGTGTTGTCTGGTAATATTCTATGAAAAGATAAATCGGTCCTAGTGTTATAGTTTATTTTGTCTTTTTTTAATTTTCTAGTTACAACCCTTTCAATTACATAATCAACACCGTCTATTTCTACAGTACCCTTAACCGAAACCTCATTTTTATCTCTAAATAGGTTGAACATTTTTGATGCCGTGCTGCCTTTAGTTGTCGTGTTAAAAAATAGAAATAATAATAAGTCCAAAGCTAACGTAGTTTTACCACCCATATTTAATGGGTTAGATGTGATAACTGTAATACCCTCTAGCTCTTTAAAAGATATTTTATTATTATCACCATAAGATAAAAAATTTGACCATTCTAATTCTTTAATTGCCCAGTTCCTATACCTATAATCAGTTTCTCTTTTTTGAGAAAGTTTCTCATTAACCTTAGTATCTAGTCTTATTATTCTATCCCAATCTACTTCTATGTTAGTGTTTTCCAACCACTTTTTGAATAATTTTCTTTGATAGGTGGGGTCCATGACATTATCAGCCACAGTCATTTCGACTTCACCATCTTTTGTAACAATCTTTTTAGGTTTAAAAACCACTTGTACGTTCAAATTATTGTATTTTTCACTAAAATACCTATGTACCAACTTAGCTTTTTCTTGTGTATAATTCTCTGGATTATCCTCCCATAAAACTCTGACTTTAGCTTTTGAGGGTATGTCAACCTTTGTTAGTTCTAATGTTTTTTCCATATGGTTACTATATTTATTGAAATATAAACATTTATTTTAATTAAATAAATGCTCTTAAAAAAAAAGACCATGAAGACGATGAGTTTACCTAAAATGGTAGAAAAAGTTTCATCTATGGTAGAAAACAAATCAATAAACACCGTTATAGAAGGTGGTAAGATAACAATATCAACAATAGCTTGGGAATTTAATTTTGAATTATTAAATAACTTAGGTATTTACGTTTACGATTCTACAACAATAGTTGATGGTGATTTAGATATTGAGTTCTCTGAAATCAAAAAAACACTTATGAGAGAAATAATATGTAGTCATGGATTAGTAATGGATTAATAATTATTCCCCATATAAATCTAAATTTTCATCCCCTTCTTCTCTTTCAGATTGAGGTACCCAGTTGATGATATTACCGAATCTTGGTTTTCTTTTGTCGTCTTCTTTGTTTTTTTCTCTTTTTTTAGGTTTTTTATGCCTATTTTTCTCTAACTCTAACTCTATTTCTAAGTTTTTTAATTTTTGATTTAGAGATTTTATTAAACCAGCGTCAGAATCTAATAACTCATTAACTTTCTCACCCTCTTTTTTTAGGTCTTCTTTTAAGTGGTCTACCTTTTGGTTTAGGTCTTCTATTTTATCCTCTAAATCTTTTTTTTCTAACTCTAATTTATCTATTAATTCGTTATCTGTAATAGTAACCTCAACTATTTTCTCTACCTCTTTAATGACCTCAACCTCTATGGGTACTTCTTTTATAACCTCAACCTCTGTTGTTGCGGTAACAACTTTTACCACCTCTTTTTCTATAACTTCAGGGTCCCCACCTATTTTAAAAGGTGTGGTACCATACTTCTCAATATTAAACCCTTGTTGTGTAGAATTGATTATAAAAGCATCAATGTCGGTTATATCATTTAATCTACAATATTCCCAAATCTCATCTTTTAATTTTCTAGGTATTTCCATAATCAACTTCTTCCCAAGTACCGTTTGTGTTTAACCTATAAGAACCTAAGTGTTCTTTATCCCATTCATTAGGGTTAATTAAACTAAGAAAGGTTTTATCGTTATTAGTTCTATAAATATGGTAAACCTCACCCAATATGGGCTGAAAGTTATAGGTGGTATCATAAATAAGTTTGGTAGACTCGTACTCACCCACTAATTTATCCCACTCTTCTTTTAATTCACCTAATCTTTTATTAAAGTATTTGTCAGCTTTTAAAGCATCAGATTTATCCACCTTAAGAACCTCAAATTTTTGTCCACCTACGGTTGTGGGGTAGTGTTTAATATTAGCATCAAACATTTTTTTATTTTCATCGAAAACTATATTGTCTGGTCTATTTCTCATCATATTTAATTAAATTTAAAACCTAATTTATTGGGTTTAGCCTTAAATGGGTCCCCCAATTTTTTTAACTTAGAATTTTTTACTTTAATGCTTCTCTTACCATGATCTTCGAAGTCTACAACCCATTCACCCCTACCTTTACATTTACATGACGGTGTTATTTTGTCTATTATAATACCTATTAGGGTACCATTAATTGGGTCCTCAAGTTTTACTTTGTCACCTATTTTCATAATTTATGTTTTTTAATCATTTTTATTATATTAATTGGGTCTGTAGGGGGTACATCATTATACCACATCTCCAAAGGTAACCTAGTCCATCTCATAACTGGTTCATATCTTATTTCTCCATCTGAATCCATGTGTCTATAAGGAAGTATATTGTAAATAAAAACTTCTTTATTTAAATTCAATTCTCGTATAACAGAATGTTTTAATGTTTCAAAACTACCCATAAAATGGAACTCTGAGACAACCGTTCTGTCAGTTGGTGTATCTACAAGGTTGTGAGGTGTATCTATTAAATGCCTTCTCAGTCCCTCTGGATGTTGTATCACCAAACAAGGTAAAGGTGTAACATAAACTTTTTCATTCCTAAATTCTGTTAAAAACTCAGATATAAAATCCACATACTCATCAAGTTCCGTGTCTTGGGAATAAGTCATACTCTCTGTTAAAGTATTTGTTAACGTGGTTATATCTTCTATGTAATCTTTAGGTCTCATACCAACTTTTCCACTTCTTCTTCAATATCTTCTATTGAACTTATTTTAAATGTATAGAAACCATAATCTGATTCTATATTGATATGTTTATGTTCTTTTGTTTCAACATCCCAAATAACATAACCATGGTTGTTCACAGACTCACCAAAATCCTGTTGTACCATTGAACTAGGTTGTACAATGGGTATACCATGATAATTCATTACTTGATATAAATGGATGTCACCACAACAGACAAAATCACAACCATCGAATATTGATATATCTTGTGCTTCTTCAAATTCAAAACCAACATTTGTTTTTAAACCAATAAGTGGGTCATGATATAAACCAACATATTTTTTTTCACCATACTTTTCTCTTGCCTCTTCTATGTTAGGTCTCTCAGAACCTTCCATATGACCATAGACACACCAAACTATATTATTGTCCTCATAACACCCTGTATGTTTTAAAAATTTAAGTCTGTTATCACACATTGTTTCCACTATTGGTGAGAGAGCATCCATTCTATCTAGGTTATTAGCTAAAAAATCATGATTACCCAAGATAACAATAGTATCTGTTATGTCACAACAACCTTTAAAAAACCAAGTAACAATATTAATTAGTTCTGGTGTCATTTGGTTTTTAGAGTGTACAACATCTCCAGCAATAACAATTCTAACTTCTTCTCTAGTTAGTTCATTATCTTCCATATGTTCCCTTACAGAATCAAAAAATTTCTGAATCTGTTCTCTATATTCATCATGTCTTTTATAAAGTCTAATGTGAATGTCTGCACAGTGGTATAAATGTTTTATCATAATTTAAATTCTTTAATTTCTTTTAATGGGGTAAAATCATTATCCACTCTATAACCATGTTGTCTAAATAAAGCATCAAAAAGAAGTTTTCTTAATTCTCTATCACCAACAGAAAAATCCATAATTTTTTCTAGATTTAATTCTTTTATTTCAGTCTCTCTACCAAATCTTAACACATCAAACTTGGTAATTAGATCTTCAGTTGTATAACAAGGTGTTATCTGATACCCTAAATGATTATAGTTAAAATCAAACCAACATTTTAATTTTTGATACATTTCTATAATTCGTGTTTTTTAATAAATTTATTTGGTTTTACTGAACCAGTTTTGATTTGTTTATATACATCAGAAATCTCCCTACATTTTTGACTTTCACAGTTTGTTGTACTATAATAAGCCTCTTTATCTAAAAATAATCTTTCTGGTAACATACAATCAAACTCATCCACAAACTGTTTTATAGTTTCACAAGGTTCCAACATTTTATATGATGTTATAGTTCTTTTGGAACATAAATCACCACATCTCTCATGTACTTTTTTTTGTATAAACCTGCGTTCACTGTTAAGTGGTGTGACTATTAAAGCAACTTTATCAGCGTTTTCTAATAAGAAATCTACTATTTCATCTATTAACCTAGTTGTTTTACCCGAACCCCTTTCTTTAACCTCTAAATACATATCATATTACATCTCTTCTATGTTATTCCAATCGTATTTTTCTAAAGTCTCTAACATGTCATCTGCTTCTGATAGGTTTTCAAATGCTTCTTCTACGTTTTTGTAGAAGTCATCTGTCGAATGGTCTCCAATACCAACTGAATTATTCATTAACAACTCTAAACTTGTTAAAGCTTTTTCTCTTTTTTCAATAGCTTTCGCTTGTAACATTTTTAATAATCTTTCTTTCATCGTATTTTTTTTTTAGTTTATTATCTTACCATATCTACCACATTATTGTCTATACTATCTTCAGTATATACCTCTATCTCTCTTCTTAACCGACCATCGACCTTAAGTTTATCATATCTTTTCTGTGCTTTTTTCTTCCACCATTCAAGAATATGTTCTATTTCGTGTTTATGGTAGTTTTGGCCTTTTTGGAGTGGTGTTTCCCCACCAGAAGTAATGTGTTCCTTGACATTATCAAAACCAAAGTTTGAGTAGTAATACCTTTTCTTAGTTTTAGCTTTCATATTAGTTTTTGTAAATTCTAAAAATTCCTTATATGATTCCTCATCATAATGTTTTAGATGGTTTTTTAATATAGAAATAGCTTTATTAAACTCTCTCATTTTAGGTCCAGAAGGTATTGGGTCAATAATATTTCCTCTCCACTCCTCTTTACCATAAAAATGTCGCATTCTTGTTCTAATTGGTGCGTAAACTTCTTCCGTTGGGAACAAAAATAAATTAGATTCTGTCATGTCTTGATACCTTATTCTGGGTTTCATGCCATCGTATTGACTAACACCCTTCATGTCACCATACAAAGAAGTGGTCTCAAAAAAACAAGGTTCTATTTTTTCACCATATTTTTCTTTTAACATTCGTCTTACTTTGTGTGAACAAGCTATAGCAGCCAATAATTTACCACCCAAGTAGTTAAACCCAAATGGTTGAACTGGTACTATTATCGCTCCGTTTATCATGTGTCTATTTACCTCAGTCGCTTGTAAAGTTTCGCCAAAATAATTATTTCTAGGTTTAATAGTTAGTACTGGTGATGCTACTCTTACAAAACCAACATACTTACCACTATTTCTTTCTTTAACAGCTAAAGATATTTGTCTACCTATTTGTGATTCTAGTGGTAATGATGTTACAATCTGTACTATTGGGTTGAATTCTGTACCTGTCATCACTTCAATGTCAAACTCCATGTCCTTGGGTTCGATATCGTAGTTGTCAAACATTAAATGTGTATATTTATTGTGGTCAATACCAACTATCTTTTCTTTTTTCCTAGATAAAAAATAATCTTGTATTGTATTTAATCCTTGATAGAAATTGACAAAACTATCTCTAATATCGAAAGTCTCTTGTTCTGAAAACTGAAAGGGTGATTCTGGATCCATTATTGGGTAATTTTCTACTGCTGTAGTAATATTACCCTCTACTGTTAAATGGTTTTCATCTTCTCCGAAATAATCTGGAAATAGACTTAGTTGATTTGGATTTGAATACTTCATTGTTTTATTAATCTTTTTTTTTAATAATAAGTAAAATAAATTAAACTTTAAATACTTAAAATAATATTAAAATACTTTAGGTGTTTTTTTATAAGCATATTTAGGTCGATCAGATATTTCATCGACCCAACATATATTTGTTAATTGGTGTTCGTTTGGGCTCTCTCTTAGATCAAAACGTAACAAAACGACTTCAAGTCGGTTGGTGTGTTGGATACTCATATATACTATATGGTGATTAGTTTCGTCACACCTATTTAGTGGTATTTCTAGAAAGTTATCATCTAAGATTTGAATTCTACTATTCATCACTTCTGGAAATAACTCCAAAAACCATGTAGACATTGTGTTTAATTTTTCATTAACACTTGAGTCTTTATCCTTACGATAAACCCCCCAACATCTCCACATAAATAATTGTACTTTATTGTAGAATATAAAATCTTCTTCGTTAAACTTTTTTACCATCTTTTTCTTGTTTTTCCAACCAAAAATCTAAAACTTTTTTAGCTTCATACCCCATATAATTAACAGGTATTACCTCAAACTCATAGTCTTTTTCTGGGTTAAGATAAAATAAAGCCATCCTACCCACTTTCTTTCTAGTTTCCATTTGAAACATATATGCGTAAATTGACATTTGTAACGCATAAACATTAAACTGACAATCTGATAAGTGTGATACTGGTTTTTTTAACCATTGTCCATATTGTGAGATATAGTTTAATTTTTTATTTGTCTTAAAATCCCATACATTAAAATGGTTACCACAATCCTCTATTATATCAGCTGTCCCAGCTAAAGAGTGTTTTTCTGAAAAAAGTATTGTTTCGGGATAAACGACACCTGTAGTCATTGGATCTATTTTTTGAAACTTTGTTATAATCTCTTTTTCATAATCACTTTGGGGAATATATATTCTATCTGCCAACAAATATCTTTCTAGTATTTCGTGAACCTCAGTACCATACTCATTAGCTTCACGATTAATACGTTCCCACTCAGTTAATATTTCTTCCTTGGACATTCCAATATATTCTGGTTTTTTATCTTCATCCGATTGTAAGGATATTGCTCTAGCAACACCCTCCGTATCAAAATGGGGTTCCAATAAAGAAAGAACTGTTGTAACAGATTTATATTTAACCTCAGTGTCTTTATGTATATAAACATGTTCTTCTGGTTCTAACCAAACCTTTGATTCTCTTTTACTCGCCATTTATTATTTTCTTAATTTTATCGTTTTTTTGTGTTGGGCAAATATCACGATGGCTGATGTCTAATATTTCTTCCAAATCGTCTGTTAAACCTATTATAGCATCCGCCTTTCCGATGTAACTAATAACACCTTGGTATCCTTCTAGTTTAAACCTCTCTATTAAAGCTTCTTTGTTGATATATTTTTTATTAAAACTCATTTTTTAAAGTTAAATTTAGGAAATGTTTTTTGAGGTTCAATAGTATCATATACCCTACCATAGTATTGCCAATTATCTTCTGCTCTAGTATGGTAAACCTTACCATTTATCATATTTTTTAGATTAAAAAACTTTACACCATCAATATAAATTATGTCTAATATTCTATAGGTCATTTTACCTCTTGGTCTTTTTATTATGTAATCAACTCTTAAACCCATTATAATTCACTTTCTTTTAAATGGAAAGAGGTCTTCATAGTTTTAATCACACCCTCACGACCATACTCCTCTTGGATTTTAGCTATGTCATAACCTTCTTTTAATCTAATTATTTTAACCCTACCAAACAATCTACCCACGTTTAATTTAGCATAATGTTTTTTAGCATCCAACCAAGCGTCAGAATCTAATAAAATTATTATGTTAGCACTAGTTTTGTTAAATAGTGAAGCCATTAACTTATCAGATATTTTTTTACCTAGTATTGGTATTGAATTGTAGACCACCATATGATCGAAAGGTCCCTCAACTAAATATACATCAGAATCCCAATTTAAACAACACTCATTAAATATTATTTGTTCTTTATCTGAGTCTGGGTTTAAATATTTAGGTCTAGCATTAACATAAGTTCTAGTTACCCAATAATTGAGTTCGTCATTAATATCATAAGAAGGTATTACAACCCTAGAATCATACTGACCACCATTAACAAAACCCATTTTTCTTTTTATAATTAACTTAGGGTCTATCTTTCTTTCTTTCGTTAAATAATTCCAAGCTTGTTTATATAGTAGAGACTTGGGATTACCCTCTTCAAAACTAATATACCCCTTTGGTAATATTAGGTTGTCTATTACATTTTTTTCTTTTACTTTGGTTTTGAAACTACTTAAATCAAAACCAATCATTTTTAATTTTTTGATTTGGTTTGGGTTAGCAAAAGATTTAAATAATTTTTTTAACCCCCCTTTGGTACCATTTATGTCACCACAAGCCCAACAATGATATAAACCTTCAGCTAAATTAACCTCTAGGTTACCTTTACCGTCACCATCACATTCGCCTTTTTCAGCGGAACACACTGGACAATCAAAGGCAAATTGTTGCTTTGATTCGTTCTTTTTTTTAGGTCTACCTAAAACATCTATCAATATACCATAAATGAGTCTGTTCTCAGCCATAGTACAAGTATAATAAATTTATTTTAAATAATAAAGGGGGTGTTTAGTTTTGGTTACAGTTCCACAAACCGTCTTTACACATAACCGCTCTAACACAAGTGTATGCATCGGTCATATCAAAGTTTTCTTTTTTAAGAGTATTGTTTTTAGTGTACTCCCAAACAATCTGTGGTTCTAAGTCTGCCACTTTTTCCAAAATAATATTTTTTTTGTCCACATCCCAAGGGTAACCACCGAATAAAACTGGTTTTTTCTTTTTTATTTCTTTTTCTGGGTAAGGTTCACCTTTTTTATTAAACTTTCTTATTTCCATTAATTCTGGGAAGGAATAAGCTCTAGCATCGTAAGAAGATACAAAGTCTGGTATAACATTTAAAACTTCGGATACAACTTTAGATATCATACCGTTGAACTTTAATAGTGTGCCAACAGTATAAACATTGTTACTATTTAAAAGTGGTTCTTCTATAATAACCCTTTCAATATCTAGTTCAATATATCTAGTTATTAATTTTTCAAAAGCATCTACTTTTTTAAATAACTCTTCTAGTTTGGTTTCTGGTTTTGGTTTAATTTTAGGTGTAATGTGTGTTAACTCAAGTAATTTACCATTTCCCTCGAAAAGAGCGATACCAATCGTTTTTGTTGATACGTCTAAGCCTAAAACCCTACCAGGTTTATTTTTTGATTCCATTTAAAACATTTTAAAAACTTTATAACTTGATATTAGCGTTTAACACTAATATTTCGTCTCTTTCTTTACTAAGTGGTGTTTCTGTCACACCCTTAGCTACTAATTTACCACTACTATCGTAAAAGTCAACATAAGTGATGTAAATTTTACCGTCACAAGATTGTGGGTCATAGGTTGGGTTAGTAGATGTTATAAATTCATTCTTACCAGCTATTAATGTCATATCCAACCCTTGTTCAACATCGTAAGAAACAAAGTTTGTACTAGCGGCACTAATAGGGAAAGTGGCTCCAGTAGTACTAGTACCACCAGTTGAACCAGAAAAATTAAACCCATCAACTAAGTCTTTATTAAATATAGTTACTTTACCACCCAATAAATCAACAACACCGACTGGTTGGTCGTAAAAATAACCGTTTATTAAGTCTGTTGTTAAATTAAATGGGAATTTTTTATTGAATGTATAGGGACACTCACTACCAAATCCTGTTGCCCATGAGTTTACTGTTGGTACTGTACTAGCACTTATGTTAGGTCTTTTAACATCATCTGAAAATAAATAAACCAAACCACTACTATAAAAAGAGTTACTATTTTTAGGATTAACTCCTTTTTGAAATGATAACCCTTGTGAAATTTCAGTCGTTACTTTTTGTGAATTTTCTGACAACAAGGTATCCATAACAGAACAAGAACAAGGTCCTGTTGTGTTTTTTCTATCATAAAGTTCTGTTTTTAAATAAGAACCATATAATGATGTAGTACTTAACCCAGAGAAACTAGTACCACTGTATGAAGGATCTAGTGGAATGTTTAACCTAAAGTTCAAACCATCAATACCAGATTCAAAAGAATTTTTACTTATGCTGGCTATAATTACATTGTCACCAACCTCTTTAACTAGATACTCTAAAGATGTACCAGAAAGTCCACCGTCTACATAAGGTGTTATAAATTCTTTTTGCATCCTATCATTAACAGGTAAACTAAATAAGGGTCCTAACCACAAGTGTGAATATGTGGTACCAGACTTAGGACTTAGTATAAACTCTAAGTCACTACCAGAAACTGTCTTTAAATTATCTTTAACCACTTCCTCAGTGTAACTAATACTATCAATTGGTTTTATTAATTTTTTCATTTTTTATTCATTTTTATCTGTTAAGATATACCTAACACCCATTTATTATTTTTACGTGTGGCGTAAACACTATCCACATTTGGGAATGCCATTTTTTGTAACTCAAACTGTTCATTATTTGATTTATAAATAAATCTACCGAACTCTGAAATTGATAACCCATAAAAGTTAGTAGCTCTTACAGAACCAGAATTAGGTGTAAAGTTATCTGGTATATTGAAAATATTTTTACCGTATATTTTTCCTTGGTCTAACCCTAATTCATCACCTTTGGCGAACTGTGTACAAGAAGTACAATTTTGACTAAATAATGTATATGTTTGTTGCATTTTATTATTGGTTTATTTTTGTAAAATCGTTAGTACCCACCCAATTTGATTCATTTAAATCTAATGTTAAATTTAACTTTAATTTAGCGGGTCTTGGTTTAAAAGTATCGTCATTAACCATAACCTCCATGTTTATTGTAATGACTTTAACATTGGAATCTGAAGCGGAGTCAACACCATAAAACTCAAACATATTCTTAGCAGCAGTAATACCAGATTCTAATAGATTATCAAACCTAAAAATAGGTAGATTAACATTATCTCTGTAAACAACGTTTCTATCCATTTTAATATTATGGTTCACCCCATTAAAATTAACTGAAGGTATGATATTTTTATTGGTTTCATACGAATTCTCATTTAAATTTTGTATTTGAACATCACTTGTATCAGTTCTATAGACAATGTTGTTTACTGGGTATAATTGAATGGTTAGTCCACCATTTTGTGTTACCGTATTAGTTGTATTAGATTTATGACTACCTATTGTTAATTGAAAGGGTGATTTAAATCTATTGGTGTCGTAATTAACTTTAGCGTTTGTGCCTACTTTTGAGACAAACGTATTTACGAAAGTCTTGTAGTTATTATAATCACTGTCATTTTCAAAAACGTAATTTAAATTATAATTTTTAGTATCCCAAAGTTTATACTCACCAAAAGCATTCTCAGTATATTCATAAACATTGACAAAATCGTATAACCTAATGAAAGGTTCATAACCTCTAGATACATTTTCTATATTAGAGTTAGTATCTCTTAAATTTTGTAAATAATTACCTAAATAAACTGTTACATCTAGATTCTTATACTCCAAATTGTCACAATCATTAACAAAAACAATTTCTGACTTACTTATCGTCATTTCACTAGTTTCTTCGTCTTTTTCATTACCGATAAAATCTAAAATCTCACCACCATTGTATAATGTTTTTAAATCTTCACCATTTACTGATGAAACTAAGACAGATGAATCTACTGTCTGTTCATAATTTATACCTTCATCGGTTAAACTAAAATATTTTATATCAAAATTACCTTTAGGATCTAGTAACCTAGAAATGCCATATCTAGTTAGATAAGTTTTAAATCCTGCTGTACTTACTTCTTCAAAAGCCATTTTTTAATTTTTATATATTATAGGACTTTTATTACCATTGTATAGTGTAGTGTCAGAATTACCCTGTGTTTCTATCACTATACTTGGTTCATTTATTATGTCATACCTAACACCATCGTCTGAAAAACTAAAATACTTGAATCCTATATCTCCACTATTTATTAGTTTTTCTTTACCATACTCGGTTAAGATTAACCTAACTTTTTTATTTATGTTAACAAACGCCATTAAAAATCTAAAGCTACTTCTAATATTATCGTTGTTACATTTGTTTTTTCAATAGGTGTTATAAACTTACCTATAGCCACCAAATTACCAACGTTATCATACACACCCAATTCAGAAATATGTACATTTTTACCACTATTAACGAAAGTAGGGTTTGTTGAATTATTAAATTGTGTGGGTGGTATGGTAAAATTAAATAGGGTTCTATATTTAGTTTCAATACCAGAAGCTTCCATGTTACCATAAAAGAAATACTCATCACCAAATTGTAATATTTCTGTTTCACCTATTTCTGGTATATTAATGTAATCATCTAAATTAAATGTTGAACCACTATTGGTGAACAGGTCTTCTGTTATAGTATAGGTAGTACTTTCTAAACTATTTGCATCTATTTTATTACCTAGTGTATGACCATTTATTGTAGATGTATAATCTATTTTAGTCCAATTGGCTGGGTTAGGTGCTGTACCTGACGTTACCCTTTGTACTAGTAATTCGAAAGTGTCAGCGTACCAACCAGTACCACCTGAAGCCATCATATATGGTAGTTGTCCTGTTGGGAATATTACATCTATGTCTTTTCTAGAAGCGTCTGGGGTACAAGGATCATTATTAACACCACCAAAAACAACTGGTGTTACGTTTTGACAATGTAGTCCTGTTGTGTAACCAGTCCCACCATTAGACAATAAGTAGGTGATATAAACATCTTGTGTTTGACTAAAGAAACCATTTGTATTAGTTGTTAAACCATACTCTAATGTTGGTAAAGTCCAATTCCTATTAGATTTATAGGATAAAGCTGCGACTAATTCTTGATTATCTAAAGTTATAGTTTGTAAGTCTGGGAACAATCTACCTACAGAAATAGTTGGTGTGTTTGGGTCTACTAAGTTGTAATATTTTATGTCGGTAACACTTCCATTTAAGGTTACCGCTTCTGTACTACCTGTAGTTATAAAATTATAACCAATTAAGTCAGCAGTCCCAGAACCAGAAAATTCTCTTCTGTGCCACATCAAAGTAGGCATTTTAACCACTGGTGTCTGATTAATGGTTGTGTCTACATAAAATTTTTGTCCATATATTTTCTCTGGTTGATTTTCACAACTTTCAGAGTTAGAGTAGTGTAGTATAGATATTGAATTTATGTTATTAGAAAAACCATCTGCATCATCGTCTAATTGTAATTCTGATGTATAACCATAATACTCTTTAGAACCTACGAAAGATTCTGAACCATAATTAGCAAAACTTTCATAAACCGAAGTATCAACACCTATAATATTATCAGACCAAACATTATTCATGTTCCACACAGTACCACCAGAATATATACCAGTGTCAAAAGTGTAACCACTTGCTGGACCTGGATAAAATAAAGTTAATGCTCTGTTAGTTGATGGTGAACTACTAAAATTAGGTAAGTTTCTATCTACAGTTACCTGAAGTGTATCAGCAGAAACAGTACCACTCAATGATTGTACTTTATACCAAAGATAAGGTACTGGTGAGTCAACCTCAACGACACCTTTAGTTTGTGTACTTAGTAAGTCTGGGTTACTCATTTTAACCAACATATAATCACCAACAGAGGGTTCAGTACTACCCGATTGGTAACTAGGCCCCTGTGATATATTAACAATATTGGAACCATCCATGTTGGGTATTGAAATGAAAGTATCTGCCTGTACAACATAGTTAGAGTTTGTGTAAGCTGTAAACTCTATTGGTGTCGCTCCACTAAAATACTCAAAAAATCCTTTTTCGGGTGAGTTAATAACATTAGTTAATTCTATTGGTTGTAGTGATGAAATAGATACGTTTGGTGTTATCGCGTTACTAGTTGGTAGTATAGCTGTTTTTATATTAGGTTGGTTAGATTTTGGTTTTAATATATTTTCTAAAGCCAAATCATAATTCGCACCTAAAGTACTATAATCAACTTCCGAATCACCCAACCTATATGTTGTGAAATTTAGTTGTCCAATAGATAAAAGTTCTCTACCTTTATCTGTTAATCTAGCGTTAACAAACGCTCCCGTATTTTTACTTATATAACTCATCTCTTATAAATATAGTCTTAGTAAGAATTTATCTTATTATTTGTTGAGAACTTACCAACTCTACTAACATTACTTGTTGTAAATATATTGTCTAATATGCCAGAATAAACCTTTTTACTGGTAACTCTCCATATATAATCTTTATTAGCTTCTAAATCTTGTGGTATTGGTATGCTATAATCTTTAATATTAACTCTGTAGTTAACTGTAATACCTGTAGTCACACCAGTCGAAGTAAATTTTGGATCATTACTTTCCGTTATGTCTACAATGAACTTACCGTCTGACCTTTCATCAACAATTGGTTCATTGGGTACTTTCCACTCTAAAGTACTTTCTTTTATTACGACTTCGTAATCACCCTCTATTTTACCATCTAACGAATAAACGATGTAAATTATGTCATTAACGACTAAAGGTAAACTATTAAAAATAACCCTATTTTCCACTGAAACACTCATATAATAATCAATGCCAAAAGTTAATTTAACACCGTTTAAGAATAATGTCATCTCACTATCTGGATTATTGGGTACATAATCTAAATAATATTCATACCTACTTTGTTCTGTGTTAAAATAAACTTTATCAGTTGTAGTAACTGCCGAAGTAACACCACTAGTTACGGCAGATAATACTTTATATTGTTCAGAATATATACTATCTAAGTCTTCTTGACAATCTAAATAACTAGCACTAATAATATCTTTGTTAGGATCTAGAGTTTGTGTTAATTGTATTATAGTGTCAGCACTTATAGAATAATCAGATTTACTTAGAGTAATACCATTAACAGATATTAGTAATGTGTTAGACGATGGTTTGGTATTAATGCTAAATACTGAACCATCTATAGGTGATATGGTTAAGGTTTCATTTACAAGTCTACAAGTAGTATCTAAATCTTCTTTAGTGGGTATAGCAAATCTATAAACTGGATTTTCACCTTCGGAAAGGTTTTCATCACTAAAATTACTCCTAGTAACTAGTAAACTTTGTGGGGTTAAATTAGGTTCATCAGTTTTAAATGGTCCTAAAATAGGTTCTTCTGGATTTAATAAAGTTACAAAATATAAACTACTACCAGAAGAATAAGTATTACCTAAATTATCTTCAGTATATCTATCACGATAAAAACAATTCTTTTGAATAAAACTAAAATTACTATTTAAAAGATATTCTTCGTCTTTTAGTGGTAGTCTGAGTGTCACCCCATTTTTTTGGTCTATTAGTAGGGTAGAACCAGAATAACTATTAGCTGTTATGGCACTAAATTCTGTTGAACCTGTAAAGGTTGGTATACTATTAAATACTTTAGGTTCCTCTAGTATGGCATTTGTATTTGGTGCTAGCGGAGCTGATTGTATCTCCTCTCCTTGTGTTACTCTAGGGTATATTTGAAATTGGAAATCACCAGTGTAAGCACTTAAGGTTTCTACGTTACCAGTAAAAATATAATCGAAACTCATACTAGAGTTACTAACGTTGAAAACACCTTTTGATGTTTCTGTTAACCCTGTCATTATTTTAGTTAAATTAGAGGTATATAAAGGTCCATTAAAAATTTCGGTACATATATTAACACCACTATTGATGTTGTTTATTGGGAATAGTCCATAATCTTTTTTTATCTCCTGAACTACTAATTCGTCCAAAGGTATTGAAGGTATTGTATTTTGTTTACATAAACTCATAGAACTTTAATTTTAACATTCATCATTAGGTGTTTTATCTGTATCAAATTTAACGTATCTAGTTCTATTTAAACTTTCTTCACCTATTTGTGTTGGTAATTGTCTTCTCATATAAATAGGCGTGTCCACATATAAATAATGCTTTCCATTAACAAAGGGATAATCAACCCCCAATGTTTTATTATTAGACGATTCCAAGAAACCAACAGTTAATAAATCTTTCCAAGATAATGTACCATCATTATTTATTTGAGCATAATCTGGATATATCTCATTGTCTTTGTTAGGTACTGTTTCTATAGCGTCTGAGAAATCTCTTATTTTAAACTTATTGTGTAACTGATAGGTATAACCATCATAATCTTTATAGTCTTCGTCTATCTGATTACCTGAACCATCATATACCTTTATTGCTTGTACAATACCGGCTCTACCCAGTACATTAGATAATGTCTTTTCTGTTAAAGTAGACCTATTGTAAGTAACAAAGTCTCCGATATATCTATCACCCACATTAGATTTTGTGATAGACCCCGCCGTGTTGGGGTTGTTACCATTTGCGGGATTACCATTGTTCCAAAAAGATAGGAATTGTAATTTTTCGGGTGATTCGTTATTTATATCATATGGGTTGTTATTGTTTTGAATGCTTTTATTAGAATCCAAAATACTGTATACATCTGACCAAGCACTTGTTCCGTTGAAAGTACCACCAGTTAAAACACCAGCTCTTTTAGTTATTGTTAAATAAAGTTCACTTATAGGTCTATTTAAATTGTCCCTTAAATTTTCTAAATCTATTTCACCATTAAAGTGATATAGATAATTTTTTTCAGAATAAGGGTCATCAAATACATTAATTGAAAACCCAGCGTTATATATCTCAAAATCTGTTAATTCGGTTATTACTTCTAAATCTAAATAATAATATTCTGATGGAGTACCATCACAGAATCTATAATTTAAATCTACATCTATAAAATCAAGAGTTGTATCATCATATTCGTATTGAATAACAAACTCGTTTATGTTTGGGGTGGAGACTATTTTATATAGATTGTTTATTGGATCATTCTCACTGTTTCTAAGTTCAATAAAATCGTTTACCTTTAGGCCGTGTTTTTCACTATATATTTTTATATATTCTAGAGGGGTTGTTGTGTTATCACCAACCCTATTAGATCTCCTTATTGTTGTTATATTTTTACTACCCAAAAAAACAATATCATCAGCGGAGGGTTGAAATACTGTTTTACCAAGAGCGAAGAAAGGGGAGGGTTGTGTTGGGATACCACCGAAACCTTCAATTATATACTCTAAATCTAAAACCAAACCATAATCTTCGTTACCAACTTCAAAATCAAGAACTCTGTGATAACCTAAATATTGATAACTATTTATTGCTGTCAACCCTACTTGGGGACTTAGGTAAATAAAATCACCTATATTTTCAACACCGTGTTTTTGTGATGTTCTAACCAAAACTTTATATTTTACACCCACCTGTGGTAGTCCTTCAATTGGTCCAAGGGTAGTACTGTATGGTATTAGTTGTGTAATATGGAAACCCTGATAAGCTTTACTAGAAGCTACTGGGTTTTGAAAATATACTTGTGGGTACCCCGCCGTATTTAATAATCTAGTATTATCTTTACTTCTGGGGTACGTTATTTGAAAAGCCCAATTACTATATAAAAAGGTATTATCTAATTTAGTGGGGTCCCAAGCTTCTTGTGGTAAAATACCACTTAAACTATTACCAGGTATAATGTTATTATCAGTTAATATATTTAACTTACCATTTATCCTATATTTTTTAACCTCATTTCTTTCTATATTTGTTTGTTCGAAAGCGTCTATAACTTTTATAATTTTATCTGGTTCTAATAGAGCTCTCTTAGATTTTATTTCTAAAGGAATAAAGTTTTGTTCAGGCAGAGCTAAAGCATTCTTTAAAGAAGGTGTTAAAATTTTTATATTATAATCTACATTACTCACCTAGATATGTTTTTAAACTTTTTAAAATATTATTGTTTTCTTTTAAACCAAAATAGAAATAATACCTACCTCTTTTACTAAATTGTCCACTAGATCCTTCATTCATGTGTAATCTAGTTGCGTTACCATCTCCGTTATTTGGGTTTATAATCGCAAATCCATTATCAGTTATATTTTGTGTTTGTAAAGTATTTAGTCTATTCGGAAACTCTATCCCCCCATTATTTGATTCGTTATCACCTCTAAACAGAAGGGTTTGGTTACCTTGAGGAATGAATGTATCTGGACTTGTTGGGGCAGGTGGGTCTCCATATAATCCGTTATTTGCACTGGTAGGTGCAATATTTCCGAAAGGGGCGAATGTATCTAAAATATCTGTTATATCCAAAACACCCACCGCGTATGGTGTTCGACCATAAACGTGTACTGTAGCAGAACCACCAAACTGACCGTAACTTTCATTTTGGAATGATACGTTTCCATTTACACTTCCGTTACTCTTTTGTCTGTGTTTTGGGAAATATAAAGATCCAAAAACTGGTGAATCGTAGAAATTAAAACTGATTGGTAACCCCTCTGGACCTATTTCATTAGTCTCTGATATTGTACCAAAGACATTACCACCACTAGTTGAGTTATTTGTAGGGTAAGATAACCTAGGTAGTGAGGTTAAACCTTTTATTTTTGTCGCTTCGTCTTTACTTAAAATACAGATACCAGGGGTATAAATTAATCTTTTTCTATTTAATAAATCATACCTATATTTTACATAGTAAATGTTGTGTAAGGCTGTACCTCTATCTTTTTGACTACCAACATGTCTAGTTTGAGTACCCCATACAAATGTAGAGTATAAACCACCAGTTGGTACTCCCTTACCATCTGCTCCGTCTACTAGTTCACCAAACTCATTAGTGACTTTGAAGTCTGAGTACATAGGTAATGGTAAAATAACATTACCATCCTCAAATTGTACTTGCTGTTTTATATCAGAATCAATAGCACCTCTGGTACAGGCAACGGTCACGTCTAAAGGTTCCATATTAGATATATCAGTATAATTATTAACATTACTATCACCAATACCGTTAGTATCTACTTTCATAAATCCTGCACTATCTTTTTGTGTGAATGCCTGAAATACTAATAGGGATGATGGGACTATTTTTTTATTTAAATTAAAATCTAATCTAGTAATACCAATTTCACATTGTTCTAGGTCACCCCAAAAAGGTACAACATCCACCCCTAGATTTTGTGATTCTATTTGTGGTAAAGAATCTAAATTAGTACTACTAGGGAAACCAAAATCAGCTGTAAATAAATCCGCTGAAAATCCTTGTGATATAAAATCGGCTGGTGATAAACTAACTGAACCTGTATCACTCAAGTCTACATCCATATGAACTGTTTTAGTACCAATAGGTACTCCAAATATCATATAATCACCAGATTCATTTGTTCTAGTACTTAATTTATAATATTTTTCATACACCTCTAAAAGTACATCATCATCCAAAGTCTCAAACTTACTGGGAAAGGTACCTACTGGGGTTTGTGGTCCAGTATTAGCTATAACTTCTCTTTCGTATATAGAATACCCAGCAAAACCAGTGGTACTTAATGATGGGATAATTTCCCAAGAACTACCTGGTACGAAAGTACCTAAAGATGTAATTGCATAGGCATCACTAAATTCTGTTGGAGTTTGGGGTAGTCCACCTATATTATTTATCTTAACCCTAATAAAAAATCTTCTACCTACTTTTGGTAATAAATTATATCTAACACCGTCACTGTCCGTGTCGGTTGGTGTGGTATATGGGTATATTTCACTAATTATTGGGTCTTCTAGGTCCTCATCCGTAACAGGTATAAAAATACAGACTTTAGCGTTAGCAACACCAAAACCATCGTTTGCTATTACTCTACCAGCAACAACACCATAATCTGAACAAAAGTCACGATAAGCCTCTTGTTGGGTTATCTGTAAACTTAAAAAGTCCAAAGTGTCGAACTCTTGTTCTATTTTGAAACTTATATTTTTACTTAAACCAGGTTCTGTTCTTAATCTAATACTTTTATTAACTTTCATTAGTCTCTAATATGTAAACTTTTTCTTTAAACTTATTTTGGTAACTTTTCTGACCCTTTTTAAGTAATTCTAATTCACCACTTCTTAAAGTCAATCTTCTAGAGGTTAAAATAGAATCATCTTTCTTTAAAAAAGAAGCTTTAAAATTGTCGAATAAAATTGGTTTGTCTGTTTTATTATCAGAATAATCACCATTTTTTGTTGAGGTTACCTTATCATTTGAAGAAACCACATTAGCCTTTTTGTTTATATTTTTATTTGTACTTTGTACTGATGGTATTCCACTAGTACTGTTTAAACCTAAACCTGACTCACTAAAATTATTTATATAATCACAAGGTTCTAATACTTCACATATTTCATCTTCTCTATTAGACCACTTTTCACCAGAAACAAATATTGTGGTGGCTGGAACAAATTGTTCTATAAACTTAACCCAAAAATTTTGAAAGTTCTTTTTATAATTTATTAACTCATAAATACTGAGTTCTTCTTGGCATCCGTTTAAGTTTATCGGTTTAAAATTATTTTTAATTATCGGTTCTACTGTAGTTGTACCACTAACACATGTACTACCACTAACTGTGTAACCACTAGGACATGAACTTGTTTGCTTAATACATTGATTATTAAAAAGGGTATATCCACTAGGACATTTAGGTTGGACTTTTTTCATGTTAAAGTTTAAAAAAAGTTCTTTACTGTTTAAAACCAACCTACTATCATTTTCATAAACACCAGATTGTTGGAAGTAATCGGTATACCTCCAAGGTAATTCAGCATCAGGACTTGGTGCGAATTTTCTATTTATCGGTGTCTCAGTATTTCTAACCCATGATTTTTTATTATCAATTACTTTTGTTAAATTAAAACCAGGACATGTTGTATAATCTTCCGTAACAATAACGTCTTGTTTTTGACAATTAACGGCTATATCATCAACAAATATATCATAATTACAACATTCTTTAAGTCCTTCTACAATTACTTTAACTTTAAATGGTGTGTTGTCGTTGACGTTTATATTACTAGTTATAGTTGTCCACTGACAATAACCATTATTTGAAAGTGAATAACTTTGTTGTGGTGTTGCCACCATTGTTGAAGCGTTATTAACGTTGTTACCACTATAAATTGCTAAAGATGCTGATATATCTTGCCCATCGTTTGCCTCACAATCACTACTATCTGGTCTCTCTAAATAAAAAGACGCCGTAACCGTTAGACTTGTACAATCTGGGTCTAAAACTTGTATATCTGTTTCACTTAAACCTATTTGAACTGTAGGTGTGGGTGTAGGTGGGTTCCAATAACATACACCATCTAAATACTCCCAACCTAAATCTGAACCTAAAACTGAACAACAAGCCTCACTTAAATTTTGATATGGGTTACCTGGTGCTGGTGTTGATGGTTGTATCTCAACGTTACATGGGTCTGAAGGTAATTCTACTTCTGGATCTATTTCAAATTCTGGTAATTGATTTGGTGACTCTGCGTCAAGGGTATTCACATCTATAACAACTGAACAAGCTTGTGCACTTTGTTGTGTTTGTGGTTCACATCCACTTGTATTTGTAACATTTAAGAAATTACCTATCTCTACATTGGTAGTTATTATAAAACCAAGTTCTCCAACAATTGGGTTAATATCAACAATAATGGACGTACCATTTAAAAAGTTACTAATATTTTCTCCGTTTTGTGAATTTGAAAAACAGCTGTTTGGGTTTGTAGTTAAACCGAAACTGCTTATTTGCCCCCCTATTTGTATATTAGGCAATTCTGAAATTGAAAAAGTTAATAATTTTGTACCCCCAGAAAAATTTTCGTTTGGATTAAGTGGGTTGGTTAATTCGTCAGAATTAGTTACATCTCTAAAATACCATGAGTCGATTGCGAAACAGTTTTGGGATGAGTTTTGATTTATATTTAGTAATTGTGGTTCATTATTAAACCCAGCTGGTTCATTAGGATCTAATGGTTCTGATGGTTGACTAGTATCAAAAACCACAGTATTGTTTACATAAGAAACATCGGCTAGTGTTAAACTACAATCTTCCTCTGTAAAATTAACTTCTTCTACACAAGCACCTAAACTGCCGTTTGGATTTAAGAAATTGTTTTGGTATGTGAAGCCCTCTGCGTTAGAACAACAATCTTCATTAACTGGATTTACATTATCACCCGAACCACCATAAAGAACCCCATCTATAACAGTTATATTCTCTGGACAACCCAATGGTGTTACTAATTCACATTCTTCTGTTTCTTGGTTGTAAAAAACTTCTTGCCCATTTACTAGTTCATTTAGTATTGGATTTGTATTTGTACAACATTCTTCTGGTATTGGTTGATTTGTTGTTATACTTAGGGGTTGGAAGGTGTTTTCATTTGGAACACTGAATGCCTCAACGTCAGATTCGTCATCTGCTGAATCATCGTCTGGATCTATGGTAACTGGGGTTTTTATTACGTTGTTGATTATAACCAACTCAGTAGGACAGTCATCAATAATATACGTACATTCACAATTGTCTGGTTGTATAGTAGCTTCTGGATTATAATTAGAGGCAGTAGGGTCTGTACAACCAGAGATTTGTGGTTCATTAAATATACAACTACCATCATCTGTATTAGCATCAGCATTATAATTAGTAGCTGTTGGGTCCGTACAACCTAGTATAGGTACTGAGGGATTTAAATCTTCTGTAATACAAGCCATTTTTTATTTTATTTATAAATTTTTTATCACTATTTAAAAGGATTCGTTATTTTCTTCTGAATCAATTACTGTTTGTGGTTTAAGACAGTAAGGTACACCAGCTAATTCTATTACAGTTCCTTCCACTACTACTATCTCACCTGGTGGTGTAATCCAGTTATTCACCCCATATCTTAAATTACAACATGTTTGGTCTATCTGCTTAACAGTCCCATCTGGTTTCGTAAAACCTACAACTATTTCTTCACCCTCTGAGTTCGTATCCAAAATTTCATATTCAATAGGTGGGCAAAGATAACAAGGTGTTGTACCATTAGAAACATCTACATAATTAATACCACCTATTTGTCCACAACAAAATTCATTTTCTAGTGGTAAAAATTGTGGTACTGGACTTGGTTGTTCAGTTGAGTAAACAAAAATACCAGAGCCGTCTGGGTGTGGATAAATATTTTGTGGACAAAATTCATTCTCACAAAAATCTTCACCACCAGTAAAGATATTAATATGAAAAGAACTTTCACCGTTACTACTAGTTTCATCATCTCTACCAGCATTAATTACTTGTGCATTTAATACTCTAATATTATCAACATCATTCATTATATTAGCGTAGAAAGAGTTGTTGGTTGTGTTATTATATTCTATTAGTGTATTACCATCGTTTATTTGTTCAGCTTCCTGATTACTAATGTCTATGGTTGTTTGGCCGACACCCTCAATAGTACCTAAACTATAATCAGTAAAATAATTAAAGGTTAATAAATTCAACTGAGTGATTATATCTTGTGGGACAAAGTTTTCCAATAAACATCTATACTTATCGAAATAAGCTCTACCATAATCGTAAGGACCATAGTGTGGGTTATTACCTTTCACATCTGGTTTAGTATTTTCTGGTACACCACCATCATACCAAAAACCATTTAACTGAAAATAGTAATCTGGTGTATTAGGTAGTATTTTGGGGTAACCATCGGTATCAACCCTTAATTGTGATTCATCTGGTTGAAACCCATAGTAAGATGTTAACTCAGTAATAATTTCTTGGTAGTCTAATTTTTGGTCCACAACATATACTATCTCATCTAAATCAACTAAACATTCATCTATCCTAAATAAATTTAAAAAGAATTCAATAACTTTTCTGGTACCTTTAGATTTAAATAACCACCAAGCGTTAATAATTAATCTTCTCCATAACTCAATATCCATTTCTTTAAATGAGGTACCTTTAGTATTAGAAGGAAAGTCACTTTGGTTTGTTAATCTAAAAAATTCTAACAACTTTTCACTACTATAAGATTGTAGAGTATCAAAACCTAACGTTGTGGCCATCATTTTAATTAGTTCATCTGGTGTATTTTCATTATCATCATAACTAACTACATTAGCGAAAGAAATTGCGTCAATATAAGTTTTTACCTTATCATACTCTCTACCCCATATTTTAATTAATTTATTTATTTTACGCCCACTAGTAGGGTCGTTACCATCCCCAGCTGTATCAAATTCAAATATAGCACCTGCAACTAATTTCCTACTCATGATATTAGTTCTCTTAGAATCAAAAGCCTCAGCAAAACTTATCATACCCAATAAATAATCTGCATAATCCCTACCTTGTATAGATATATTATAACCATCTTCTAATGGCCAAGTAAAGGTATTAAAAGACTCCGTTCTAAAACCCAATTTGGCTTCACTATTGTTTTTTAAATTAATAGTATATATAGGGATAGTGTCTCGATTCATTAACTGTGACTGAAAGGGTGTTAACTCACTATAGAAAACATCTTCTAAAACATCATCATTGGGTTTAATGTGATACCTAAAAGACCCAGCACTACTACCATTATCTAATAATGTAGGCCAAGTTAAACCTTTTGTTTTTATTTTTATGTAATCATCAGTGAAGGTATCACCAGTATAACCTATTATTGAAAACTTACCGAAATCGTTTGACACTTCGTACTTACTAAAGTTGTTTGGTAAATAAGCAATATCATTTTGGTTATTAACTTCAAATTCAGCCTCTTCATTTGTTACTAACTCAAAGAAGTTTGTTATAACATTTTTAGAAACAGTAAAATAACTAATATTTTTATCTTCATCGTAATTAAAATCTGTTACAGTATCGTTTATGTATGAAAACCTAACAAATAAGCTACCTTTCCATTTTTCTATAACACCAATTATCTCAGATTCTACAAACTTACTCGCATCACTAAAATAAACATAAGATAATAAATCATTTTTACTACTCTTTAATCTAACATCTAATCTATTACTAGTTTTTTGATTTATTTTTACAGATTCTTCGGTAGTTATTTCTAAATTATCTAAAGTTAATTTTTTAGAAAATTCTCCTGTATTGAAGAACTCACCAGTTATGTTAGAGTTATTTGTGGTTAAAGAAAAGTTACCTAGGGTAAAAAAAGAGTTTGGATCAGTAAATTGTTGGCCCACTAAGTTAGGTGAAAAGTCTCTATCCTCATTTTGATATACTTTAGTTAACGAACCTGGTACTACTCTTTTTGCCATTTTTATTTAATTTTTAAACTGAAAATATATTACTAAAGGATTTAGAGTCATCGATATTTAACCTAATTTCTCTAGCCTCAAATAATGGGTTACCCGCATCATCTTGTACTTCAAATAAGTTATATTGTTTATAAATGTTATTTTCATTATCGTAAATAGTATATATACCATCTTGAATAGACTTAGATTGATTACCGTATAGAGCGTAAGCAAGTGTTTCAGAATTGTGTTCTACCATTTCTAACTCTATGTGTATTGGATCGAAATAAGTATTTGTTAAAGTTACTTGTTGATTAGGTTGGCCTATAAAAGGTAGTTGATTAGGTAGTGTTATAGCTGTAGAGGTTGGTGTTAGTGTACAAAAAACTAAACTACCAGCATCGTTATACCTATAACGTATTGCCTTTTGGTTTGTATTATTTAAATTTTGATTCACTGGTTCTACTCTACCACTAGATGTTATTATTCTAAATAAATTTTGTTCTTTTATACCAGTCTCTAAATTAAAATACTCTACCCTAAAACCGATTAAAGAATTATCAGAAGCTAGTTCTGTTGGTAAATCACTAACATTGAATAAAATACCTTTAACGTCTGGTGATACAGATAAAACACCACAGTCTATAATATTTATGTTAGTTTCTCTAGGTCTAATTAAAATATTATATATACCAGTAGAACCAAAAATATCCGCTGGTAGATTTAAATTTTTAATTCCACTTATTACTGAGTTTATACCACCGTTTACATCTGTGATTAAAGAAGCACTATCTAATTCTGTCATAGTACCAGATATTGTTTGTCTTGATGGTGTGTAATTATAGAATATTTGTATATCCTCATTATTTACATCTGCTGGTCTAACTATACCATAATTTCCTGTTGCCATTTTATATTGTATTTACATTTTCGTAATAACCGTTTCTATAGGTTTCTAATTCATTTATACTATTAATTTCTGATAACCTTTGATGTCTCTCAAAAATACTACCAGTATCCCTTTCAATAAATATTTCAGATTCTATTATTGGCTCACCAATTAAACCAACATAGTCACTTTCCTTATAAACATCCTCACTAATAAAATGATTATAGGAGTATTGATTAGTTATAAATGTTGTATTAGGATTTATATTGATACTTAGTGGTTGGGTTTTTTCGTTAATGTTCTCAACCCCTTTGGTCCTGTCTAACTTAAAAAAGTTAACCATTTTAGATCCGTTTTTAGGTTGTTCTATTATTGTAGCCTCATTAATACTAGCTCTTTTTTTACTAAGTACACTAGTGTTTGTGGGTGAGTTTTTTATTAAAGACTGAAAACTATAACCACCTACTTGTTCTACATCTATTGTAGTTTTATATATAATATCATCTATAAGATAAGTAATTTCTTTTTCTATACTATCAGTGCCATCTATTCCCTCACTAAAAATAGATAATACACCATTAACTCCGACTTTATATGGGTCTGATAAATCAGTTGTTTTTACTTTAAATAATTTACTGCTTGTTACCCCTGTTATACTCATTTTTGTTTTTAATTACCGTATACTTGTGTATTATTAAGTATCGTTGGTTCTTCATACTGGTATGTTTCATATATACCTAAATCTTTTACCTTTTGTTTAATAAAAAAATTTATATTTAAGTCTGGACCCTCAATCGACTCTGGTGTTTCACCATTTTTAATTCTCACCATACCCAAATCATAGTTAGATTCAGTGTCACCACTAAAATTAATTTTATAGAGTCTACTGTCTATTACAATCTTTTTTTTATATATTTCCATTAGTCAATAAAATGTAACTCAGTAAAATTTATCAAATCATCTTGATTATCATTTCTAGGATCAACATAAAAAACTTTATTAGTACTACCGACACCTAAAAGGTTAAAATATGGATTTAACAACCTTATCTTTGTAAATCTCCAATCTGGGTTTTGGTTGTAACTTTCCACTGTGGCATCTACTTCTGGGTTTGTTTTATTTATAAACCTAACACTACTACCGTTTTTAGCATTGAAAAAAGTAACATCGAAATATAAATCCACATAAGTGTCGTTTTTAAAATTTTGATCTTCTTTAAACCAATACAACCTATTAAAACTAAATTGGGTTGTTTGATTGAATCCCACTGTTAAAAACTCGGAGAATAAAAAATTCTGTTCTCTAGTGTTTTCAGAATCATAAAAATCAACTCTAAAAAAACTAAACCTTAAACTGTTTAGTGAATTATTTATTTCATCAGGGGTAAAACCAGCTGATTCCCAATTGGTTGCTGGTGTACTAACTATATTTGGGTTATCGTGTGATGAAAAATAAAATTTTAGTTTTAAATCACTATAAACGTAAAAACCACCTTCTACTATTCTTTTTGCTGAATTAAATTTTATTTTTTCTGTGTCCACAAAGGGGTTTATAACTTTTTTTTCGTTTTCTTTAAATAAGTTATTTACAACATCCTCATATCCTGTATCTCTATTCTGTGAATTTAGGGTAATAGGAATTGATTTTATTAAAACATCGTTACCACTCAAAGCACCACTAGGTATGGTGTATAAATTCTTGTTATCTTCACCTAAAACAAAATTATTAACTATTTTATGTTTAATCATTAGTTTGTTTTTACTCTAACAGTAATATCTCTATTTGGGTTTTTAATTTCGAACATTCCGTTATTTTGTCCGAATATAGTGTAATCACTCATATCTAAACCATAGACAGCCGGTATAGATTGATCATCAAAACTTAATGTTGTCTGATTGGTTCTGTTGTTGGAATAGTTACCCCCAACTAAGTTATTCACTTTAAAATTAACTAAGTTTAATACCCCACCAACATTGTTTATTGTCTCAACTAAATTTGAAACAAATATGTCTTGTCCCATGGACCATTTTTTAACGTCAAAATATTCTATAACACTTCTAATTACATTATTAACAACCTCAGATTGATTAAAACTCTTATCCACAAATATGTCTAGATCTAAACCTAAGTTTATTACTTTACCATCTGTTATTTCTACATAATCATTTATCATTCTATAATCTGCCAACCAAGTTGATAGATTTTGTTTTAATGTACTTGAAGATACGTTGGTTAATTTGTTTTCGGCATTTAAACCTATAGTTGTTATAACTATTTTGTTAGAAATTTCTTCTACACTCCACCTAAAAGGTAGTCCATATTTACCTGGCATTCTCAATACTTGTGCCACATAATCTTTAGTAGTTGTAGCTCTATTTTGTGAAGCGAAATTATATTTAACTAAATTTCTAATTTCTTCTAATGAGGGTGAATTAGATCCCCCTACGGCGGGTATTGGGTTTGAAACTCTTAATGTCTTACTAACTCTTGAACTAATTGTAGAGTTTGGTCCATCTACCTCCAAACTAAAGTTACCTAAACTAGTTATTGCACCAGGACCTATATTAGAACCTGTACCACCACCGACTCTATACTTAACATACATAGTGTTACCTTCTTTAGGTATCTCACCTAAAGCAGTGGTGTTTATTAAATTACCGTAGTTATTAGCAATGTCTATAATAGGTGATGTTTCATTACCAGTACCACTACCAAAAGTAATTTTACAATATCCAGTGTCTGTGTATTCAGTTATAAATCTTTGGGTTACGTTTTTCCATTTGGCTGGTGTGATGGATTTATTATCACTAGTCCTAGAATTATCATCAACAAAAACTTTATCCTCTGCTAAAGAGTCTACTTGATACCACCTAAATTGAGGATTATTAAACACATCTAAATTTGGAATACCATCGGTTGGGTTTTCTAATGTTATAATACTATCAACCGATAAGACATTTGTTTGTGGTAACACTAATTGTAAAAATGGTTTAACATCTGACGGACTAATAGACTTACTGAAATAAGTTGTCTTACCGTTTACTACTAACTCTCTTTTAGTTAAAGTGTAGTTGACCAAATCACCATTACCATTAAAATTGGGTACTATTGTACGGTTGGGTATACCTCCAGCAGTAAATGGTGAATTGAAGTCTATATCTTCTAAATTTTCGAAAACCTGCCCCCCACCCAGTACTTGTGCATTACTCCTTAATACTGGTGTATATCTAGTGTCGTAACTATCACCGAAAACTGGTACTGTTACCTGAAAGTCTACTAATGTTACGGCTGGTCTTTGTCCAGGTATTTTAATACCCATTGTCCTAGCCATACTCAATAGTGACTTTCTTTCTTGAGCGTACTCTATTTGAGTTTCGTTATACATTCTATCGGTATGGTAAGATAACATGTCGGCAACTGCCGCATTTAACTCTATCATCATTGTACCAACTGAGGAATCACTAAAATCCGAAAATATTTCAGGATAATATTTTTTAATGAATGTAAATAACTCTGACCTAACGTCAGCGAAATTTCTAGCTAAGTAATTAATTTTTTTCTGTGCCATATTAAAGTTCTATCGTAACAAAATCTGTTTCAGTAAACGTACCGTTAGTTATTGTATATTCTAATTTAACTATAACTGAGTGGTCATTACCCTCTATTGGTAAAACCTCTAACCTATCTACTTTTAAATTAGGTATATATCTATCTATAGCTTTTTGTATCTCATCTCTAATATCATTTTGTACTGTTACGATATTGGGTTCAAAAAGATATTTTTTCAAATCAGTACCAAAGTCCGGTGAATATAATCTTTCTCCTTTATTGGTTAATAAAAGATGCATTAAGTTAGACTTTACAGCTCTCTTATTTTGTTTATTCATATCTATGAAGTAACCTTTTTGGGAATCGTAAAAAGGAAATCTAATATTAATGAATGATTCAGCCATAGTTTTTTTATTATAAATATCTAATAAATTAATTTATACAATAATTGACAAATGTAAATTTTAAGCATAAAAAACCCCCTACTAAGGGGGTTAATTTTATCCTTTGTCTTTTCTGATTTGATAAAGGGCTTCTAAAACTTGTTGTGTTAATGTTTTATCATTACCCCAACTCACTTTTTTACACATCTTCAACTCCGTTAGGTTGTATTTTTGTGATATCAACATCAACCTCACAAGCTCCACCAGCACAAGCTATTTCACCAGATAAATCAGTGTTATCTACAAGTTCGACAACTTTACTTAAATCTATATCGTTAAGTGATTTCATCATCTTTGTGTAAGTTTCTTCGTCACAATCTTCAAATGGTGCTTGTTGATAAGTACCTCCATTATAAGGTAGGACAGATAGTCCATTATAATGTTCACGGTTTTCCCACATCCAATCTCCAGCTAATTCCCAATCTTCCTCCTTTAAAGAAACAGTTGCAGATACATTGTGTGAGTTTTGCCCTGTTCTATGTCCTGGTTTAATCCATTCCTGTGAAACTCTTTTTACTCTCTCTAACAATTCAAAAGGAGATTCATGTCTAAGAATAGAACCTTCTGGTGCTTTTTGTGGAACTGAAATTACTGCCGTATCGTGTGGTCTGAAAATTTCATCTTCTACTAGTTCTGGGTGGTAGACTGAAAGATATGTGTATATAGCCTCATTCTTACCAACTCTAACTCTTCTGATATAATAATCGTTATGCCAAGCGTGAATACCTGAAGCCGTACCCAAAGTAAGAGATGTTGTGCCCGCTGGTTTCACAGTGGTTGTTCTAGCCGACTCATTAATACCAATTAAGTTAGCTACCCTAGTGTTTTCTTCTTTTACAATATTTGCTGCTAAACTCATGTCATAACCCAAGACAACACCTGAACCTATACCAGTCATAGACACACCAATAAGAGCGTCTTTTTCTGTAGTTCTTTTCCACACGTCTCTTAAGTAATGAAAATCTGTGTAACCAGCTTGTAATGTTCCAATAAAAGAAGCTGCTTTAACTCTATTATTGAAGTCTTCCTGTGACTCTATGTCGGATGCGTTAACCTCACATAGGTTACAAAATTGGAAAGGTCTTAGAGCAATTTCACAACATGGGTTTGTACCCCAATCTTTATCGTATGAAAAGTAAATTCCAGGTTCACCAGCTCCAGACAACTCAACTCTTTTCCATAAATCTAGGAAAAATTGTTTTGTAATTCTATTTCTTAATAGTACGGCTGAGTTATTAGCTCTACCTCTTTGTGGATTTAGTTCCCACCATGCTCCTGACTTACAAGAAATCATTTCATTGTCGTCAGCTGAGAATAAGGATATTAAAGCCGCTCTTCTAATACCTCCCGCTAGGACAGCGTCTGCGATGTGACAAACAATATCATGAACTTCTAATGTAGTCATTCTGTCCCTATCACTTTTGGAGTCTAGTACCTTTGTAATATGGTGAATACAATCTTTTAATGGTTGTGGTCCTGGTGCTTTACCACCAGATGTTACTAACAGAGCTCCTTTAGCTCTAATGTCAGAAAAATCAAATATTGGTGTGGATGAAGTAACTCCAAAGTAAGATTTCATTAATACTTTAATAGCGTCAGCCCAACCTTCTATAGAATCACTGATTAAGTATCTCCTAGTTCTATTTGGGTTTGGTTTTCTTATTTCTGGTAACTTTTCAACGTGATGTTTCTGTACAGAATAACCTACTCCAGTTCCACCCAACAATAAAAACATTGTCTCAGAGAATGAATCTATGTGGTCAATTGGTAGGTAAGCACAGTTATAGACCCTATTTGGTGATATTTCAATAGGTTTGCCTCCGAACTGTAAAGACCTCATGGAGGGTAATACTTTTTTATCATAAACGTATTTGTAAACCTCTTCGATTTCTTTTTTTAATTTAGGGTATTTCTTTTGATGCATTTTTTTATTTCTAGTTACTAACTCTTCCCAAGTCTCCCTTCTTTGTTTTTTTGGTAGAAATTTAGCGTATTTCATGTAGACAGTTATGTCTGATAGAATTTGTTTAGATAATTCCATTTTTTTAATTAATTTTTAATTTTAGTTATTGATTTTGATCAGACTCGATATCTTTATTTTCTCTTCTTTTTTTTGCCATTCTTAACCTTTCCCTAGTGTTTTCTTCTTTTCTTTCAACCACTTTTCTTTCATACCCTAAAAAAGTATCTGAACTTTCAGTGTCTATATAAACCCTACCGTTATCAAATGTACAATCTTCAAAGATAACACCATCTTTACCAAATCTAGATTTTAAAACCGCTATAGTTGCTCTATTACCCTCTTTCTGTGAGAGTGTCCTAGCGATTGACATTATAAAATGTCCTATTTGAGCCTTTTTTATGGAGCCACCCATTTGGTCACCAGTAACCACATCTGCTGAAACTGAACTTCTATTTCCTTGTACCGCTGTCCAACCCACTAAGTTGTACTCAACTAACATAGATTCAAAAGCTCTCATAACATTACCTTCACCTGACCATTCATCATTATATCTCCTAGTAGATTCAACACAATCGATATAATCCAATACTACCATGTCTGGTTTAAAACCAGTAGATATTAGATGTCTGATATATGATTTAATATGATTAACAGTAACACCTTCTGAAGTAAACTTTTTTATAATCAAATCGTTTTCAACCCCATCAGTTTTTTCTTGAATCACACTTATCACAGTTTCTTGTTCATCAGATAAATTATTTAATTCAATGCCACTCCAACATGAGGCATGTTTTCTTTTGATTACATCTGGCATGTCCTCAAAAACAATTTGTAAAACATTGTAACCTACATTATAAGCTGAATTAGCAATTTTAGTAAGTATCGTTGTCTTACCAACCCCATATGGAGCTAATACAACACCAAGTTCTCCTCTAGACAAACCACCATCGGTTAATTCATCAATACCACTTATTCCCGTGGGAATTGGGTGTCTAAAGTCTTCTTCTAAAACTGTATCCCATCCTTCACTAATAGAGGTACCATCATCTTTTTCCGCTCCCACCGATAGAGCCTCTTTCATGATTTCAGCACACTCCTCATATCTACCAAACTCACCATTGTCAATTATAGTAGATATTTTATCATTAGCTTTCTTTAGTTCTTGTTGTCTACAAAAGTTTAGGGACTCTATTTGAACGTACTCCCAATCTTCTACTTCCAACTTTCTAATTTCTTTGGTTATCTCAAAGACATAGTCTTGTGTTATTTTATCTTTAATTTCAACCTTTAAAATTGTCTCTAAAGTATCCCATGTGGGTATTTTTTCAAATCTCTCAAAATAATCTTTTACCGTAGCCATTACAAGTCTAAAATATTCATTGTCGAAATAACTGGTATCTAAAATATCAATTATTCTATCAGCGAATTTTTTATTTGCTGGGTGTAGTACTTGATTTATGAGTTCCGTTTGAAATTTATAACCTAGGTACTTTAATGTAACTTTTTTATCACTCATTATGTAAACTATTTAATAATAAATAATCAATTTAAATTGATTGAACTATATTCCACATTTATATTTTCGTTAGATAGTGTTTCAGTGATTATAGATATGATCTTTGGTATCATTTTTCTAATATCTACTGAATATCTTATTCTTTGTTGATACAGATTTCCAGTAAATTGTCTAGTAGCAACCACTCTATCATCGACCTTTATTTCCAAATCGAAAATATCCTCATTCTCAAAAATGTCTTCCCTAACTATTTCTTCCTCAGTTTGTTTTTTGTAGGGGTTATAAGACCTCCAAAGATAGTCTCTAGACTTTTTCTTTAAGTCACTATTAATCAAATCTACAACGTCTGTCACACAATAACACATATCTATAGAATTAATAGATTTTTTATTAAATCTTTTTACATTGAAATACCTTTGGCATATAATGTTTTTATTGATATATAAAATAAATTCACACTTCTTCATTTTTCTTATTTTTTAATTATTTTTTTTTTAAATTTTGTTTTTTCTTTTTTGGATAATCTTATAAATGGTTCCATAAAATTTAAATAACCATTCTCACCACCAGGTAAGACATTTATAACACCATCCTCTATCATCATTTTAAGAACATTTTTATATTCTCTACCACTAGGGTCTAACGGTAAGTCTATTAAATTTTTAACTGATTGTCTAGCTTCTTTTGGTAATAAAGGTTCATTTAGATCAACTATTTTTTTATTGATGTCATAAAATGAGTCTTTTTGACTCCCCTTGGTTTTTCCATTTAAAATGTTATCTATTACTTTCAATGGTTTATTACCTCTAGATTCTTGTATAACCTTACTTTGTTCAAATATTTCCTCTAAAGTAAGTTTACGTTTTTTTAATTCTGGAAAATGAGTTAAAAGAGTATTCTCTGTTACCCCATCAATGCCTTTTATATTATCTGTTGAACAACCTTCTATTATTTTTATTAATCCAGCATTTTGGTAGTGGTGTTGAAAATACCAATTATAGTTACCTATACCTACCTCTGTTTTTTTATCAGCTAAATATATTGTCACATTTTCGTTTATGAGTTGACACATGTCTCTATCACTAGTATAAATCATCACATCCTCTCTTTTAAGTCTGTTTAAACAATAATAAGCTATTAAATCATCAGATTCTACATCTGGATGTTCGTATTGTCTGATAAAAAGATCTTCTGCGTATTGTTTAACCCTTAACTTCTGTAACTCATATTCTTTATCAAAGAATCTAGGTCTATTTTCTTTATACTCTGGGTAGTGGTCAAGTCTTAATGTACCACCTCTTTCTCCATCCCATGTGATAACTAACTTATCTATCTTATGTTCTATAACTATTTTTCGTAGGATACTATAAAAAGCTGATATGCCTCCTATGTGTTTGTCTTTATGGTAAACGTTCTTAGCTCCGTTGTATGAACGTTTCATAAGAACGTTACCATCGACAATAAGTGTTTTTGTACTCTTAGGTTTACCTTTAGGCTTCTTGAGACCCATGTTGGCTAAAATTAAAAGGTCCAACAATCTGTTCTCTCGCAATATCCTCTTCAGTTAACTGTAACACACCCAATTCAATTAATAAATTTTTAGCCTCTTCGGTTATGTGTTCCCCATTGATAAATCTTTCCGTTGTCATTTGAATCACATAGTAAGCATTCATCTGTGTCCTGCCGTCATCAACCAAAGCGTTTTTATTTAATTCTAACAATCTATTATAATCTATTCTCATTGTGTATATTAAGCTAAACCTTGAATATTATCTTTCACTAATTCTGTTTCGAATGAGGTATCGTTCTCATCCAATTCTTCTAAACCACTTTTGATAAACATATCCATCCAATAATCAGCGTACTCTTCTTTGTAAGAAGTTTCAGCCGCTTTATTATCCTCAATGAAATCATGTGGCGTTACAATTACTTTACCATCTTGATATCCTATACCATTAACATGGTTTTTTAAGATAGATATCTTTGACCTTGTAGCGTAATTGATTTTTCTACCACCTTTAACTGCGTTTAATTTATTAGTACCAGCGTTCTTTTGGTTTCCAAATAAGAAAATAAGTGTACTATTTAAGAAAATAGCTTCTCCACCTTTCATCTTAATTTTAGGTTGTCCAAAAGGGTTATCTGGTAACTCAACCCATGGTTGATTAACAAACACAATTGTGTTGGTGTAAGGTGATGTTTCTTTTCTAGAACCTGTGATTCTACCATTTAGACCCATACCAATTTTATCAGCTAGTACTGATGCGTTATGCATCTTACCACCTTTTCCATCGAAAGTCATTTTACAAGGAATTGACCCAACAGAATCCCAAAGAAAACAAATATCTTTTTGGATTTCTTTCTCTTGTGCGTCTAACACCTCATTGATATAATCAGTGATTTGTTCTATGTAATCAAAATCATCTTTAAATAAAAAGAATCCTTTCCAATCACCTGGTGAAACTTCTTCACACTCAAAGCCCATTAACTTAGCGTGAGAGAAACTCCATTTTTTTTCTGTTATAATAAAAACAGGTAAAATATCATTTTTTTGACACCACATAGCTGCTTTAATAAGAGCTGTGGTTTTACCTGTGTCTGAATGCCCTAAAAAGACATTCAAATGACCTATGGCTGGACCAGGTACTCCAGTAGCTTTTTGGAATACCTCGCCTAAGTCAATAAATCTATCTTTCTTATATTTTGTCTTACTACTGAATTTATCAGATAAGGCTTCAATATCGAAAGTTTTTTTCTTAATTGCTGCTTTTTTAGCCATTTAATATAATTTTTAGAATGGTTGTTCGTCATCATTAGATGATGTACTAAACATCTCTTCTTCTGTGTTTGTATTCGTGTTCGTGTTTGTAGTAGAACTTCTCATAGATGTTTCAGACTCTCCATCATCACCCTTAGCGACAAACTTGTTTAAAGACTTGTCCCACTGTGGTGTTTCACCATCCGCAATAAGTTGTACATAATCTAATGGTTGTGCTTTGTAGACATCTTTCCAAGTAGTCTCGTCAGTCATCCAAGTTTTAGCCTTTTCAGATTTAGGATCAGTTAAAACATCAACATCTTCAGCCATAATAGAAGTTATTTTAGAATAACCTTTATTATCTCTACCTAAAATTAAAGTAAGGTCTCTACCTTCTCTAGGGTCGGTAATGTCACCTCTTTTTGTAAATAAAGGAATTATTTTGTCTAAAGCTCCCTCTCCTTTATAATTGTGAGGAAATCTCCAAAATTTAACACCATCATCTTCCTTATCCCTATCAATAACTCTAGCTATGTAGTATTTTTTAGCTGAATATTGAGTGGCTAATTCTTTATCTGCTTTGTTACCAGTCTCTTTCCAAGACTTAAATAACTCATCAGCAACTTCACACAAAGGACAGTGTTCACCATCATTGTATTTTCTACAATAAATTTTTCTCCATTTACCATTTACCTTTACTGAATGCCAGTGACCTTCATCAAAAGGTGTATTCTCTTCTTTAATAACTGGGTGAACAGATTTTTTGGGTGGCATAATTCTAATGGTAGATTCACCATTATCAACACCTTCTTCTAATCTTACAGCAAAATATTTGCTCCAATCTTGTTCGTATGAACTACCACCGGAGTTACCACCAGTTTTATTCTTTTCATACTGTTTCGCAATCGCATCGAGTACACTCATAATTTTCTTTTTTTTTATTTATAATTTATTTAATTGTTCTAATTATAAGATAAATAAAGTTTAATGTAAAGCCATAAAAACAAAAAATGGGGACAAATTAATTATCCCCATTTATATATGTAATAATGTTTTATATTTAGTTACTTTCTGGACTAAAAGATTTTTCAATGTCGTTATCATTGAAGTTTTCTATATCTTCTGGCTTTATAACATATTCTTTTTCTTCACCGTTAGATATTTCTTCACCACCAGATATTCTATAATTTTTATCTTTAGAAGCTTTTTCTTCCCAATAATCAGTCAATTTCATATTGAAGGGGTAACTATCTAAAGACCTCAGTTCTAATTTTTCTTCTGGTGTTTTAACTTCTTGTTCTAATTTATTTATTTTGGTAGCTATTGTATCCATTTTAGATAAACTAGATTCTAGGTTATTTAACTTATCTGTTAATGATTGTAAAAATTCAGTATTTTTTTCACCTACTGTTACCGCTTTCTGTGCTAAATCTTTAGCTTCTTCTGATTTACCAACTATCGCTGTAACATCAATCTCTTCAACCTCACCTTCGTCTTCTAACTCATCAGAAGCAGTAAATTCATCTGCAGTACCGAATTCATCTTCTACTGGTTCTTCTTCAGCTGGTTCTTCTTCAGCTGGCATTTCTTCAGATGATGTTTCTTCTCCCTCTGGTGAACCTTCATCACCGAAATCAAAATCGGAATCATTTATTTCTTCTTCTTCAGCTGGTGCTTCTTCACCTTCTGGTTCTTCTTCTGATAAATAAGTTCTTCTAGTTTTAGCTTCAGATAATACATTACCCTTTAATGGGTTGTAGTCTATAAGATTATTAAATCTTTCTAAATCTTCATTTAAATTGCTCTTTTTCATTTTATCTTGTGTATTCACTTAATAGTTGTCTACCATCATTGGTGATGATTTTTTTATGTTCTCTCTGAACTAACTCATCGTTATCTTTTATTAAACACTCATCACCTTCACAACTTGTGTTTTTATCCAAAAAGTTGTTTAGATTATTATTAAGTTCTTTTTCTTTATTTTTATTAGTGTTTTCCATAACTAGTTTTTCTTATAAATATGCCCTTATTCTATAATCTTTCTTTTTATATCCAAAATCTCTAATTCGTTATTTTTCAATAATATCATCTTATCAGAATATTTTGACCAATCAACCTCATGACTTTTATAGTCTATGTTACCAGGTGTTAAATTAAAATCGATTTCTATCAACCTATTTAAAGCGTTGATAGTGAAAAAGGTTTTGCCTTTTTTATGTATTTGTAGTGTTCTTCTAAATTCTTTTCTAATATCTATTCTTTCACCTATATTTAAATATATTTTGAAGGTTAGTATTAGATCTTCTCCCGATGTTTCAAAAATAAAAACACTCTCTCTTTTTATGGAGTGCCTTTTTTCTAACATGTTTAAAAAGTTTTCTAGATAGGAAGGATTAACAAACGTTGTTAATAATATTATTTTTTTCTGCATCTATCAGATATGGTATATATTTTATTTCCAAGTTATTATCAGTCACTTCTAAAGGTCTGATACTTATTTTACTCGTAATTTCATCAATTATGTTCCAGTTCATAAAATCTAAAAAACCTAAATCTAAATGATAAACTGTTTTATTTTTATAAAAATAGATTTTTTCTTTATATAAATATCCAATAAAATCGATAAGTTTGTCTAAAATAAAAGAGAGTACTTCTTCTTTGGTGTTGTGGTCTAATGGGTTTATATTATAGAATTTTATCTCACTTTTAATCTTATTAAAAACAATACTTTTAAATTCTTCTAATGATTCTTGAAAAACTTTTCTTTTTTCTGTGGGTAAAAAAGTCCAATAAGTTCTTTCATCTATTTTATGATTTAAAATTGAAGCCCCATTTTCTTTAGCTAAATCCCAACCTATGTAAACTGTGATAAACCCATTTTCAAAAGAAAAGTTAGAATCTAGATACTTTTCAACAACATCTCTATTATTTGTTATAACTTTTATCATATCAACAAAGATAGACAAATTAATTAATTAATTCAATATTGGTAGGTTATATATTACCAGTGTTAGCAATCTCAAAATGTTGTCCATCTATTTGGTCTGTCCAAGCTCCACCCCATCTATTAAAACCATTTTCTTTAAATATTTGTACTATTTTAGATTTTTTACCTGCCGCGTTGGGTCCTGTTGTAGTTATTTCTTCACCATTTGGTATCCATTTTTTATCTACCACATTCATTGTCTTGGTAACTGAGTTAAAGGCTACTGGGTATGAACTACCAAATAACCCAAAAGTGGGTGGTATTGTATTTTTCCAATAAGATTCAACAGTTTTATAAGGTGTTTTAGATGGTGTTAATTCACTATATGGTCCTGGTGATACCCCTTGGGACTTATCGTTGTTGATATACCCTGGTTTAAAGTATGGATTAAATAGTGGGTTTAAATCTAAAACTGGTTTTGTACCATGTGGACTTATACCGTTTCCACCCGTTATTGCTCTATAGTTAAAACTATTCGTTATGTTTTTATTCATTAAGTCTTCGTCATTCCAATTATATTTAACTGGTAGATCACATTTTTCTATTGGGTACTCTATTTGTTTGAGTTTTTTAAATATATTTTTCATTTTCTCTTCCGCAACTTTATAAGTAACTAATTGTCCCCTACACTCTTGTCCTAAATGATTTTTATATTCAACATTCAATAGAACTAATTTGTCTATCGTACTTTGTGGTATTGCTCCAGCTGGTGGTGGGTAGTTAGCTGTGTAAGGACCCTCTATACCTAATGCCTCATTTAAGTTTTTAACATTAGAATGTACTATAATACTATTTTCAGTTACGGTTTCAGTATCATCATTTGTCACCGCCGTATTTGATGATTCACAAGTTTGGTAGGCTTGATTAGCAAAGGTTGTTCTTTTTACTATTTCTTTTTCGTCTTGAACTGCTGGTCTTTCATAACATCCCATAAAATAAACTGTAGCTTCTCTTACTGTTTTTGTTTTTTTAAACCCTTCCAAACCACCACATTTATCTATGCCCAGTTCTGTAGCTATATTACCGTATTTATCTTTTTGTATCGCTAACTTACCACTTGATTGTATGAACTCAACCAAATACTTATAATTGATATCCATATCAGCTGGTGTTTTATTTAGGTCAACACCTACCGCTTTCGCACTAGCAATAAAATCTTCTTTTAATTTAGGGAAGGTCCATTGAGCCCAACCATATCCACCTTTTCCAGATTGGTCAATAGTGCCCGTTTTAGTACCAGCTCCTTGTATTCTATCTGGTATTAATCCTGACTCACCTTGTAGATTACCAACAACACCTGCTGCTTGCTGTTTTGTTAAACCTAAATCTTCTATTAAACCTTTACCAGTATCGTTAGGTCCATATTTAAATGGTCCATTTAATATTCTACAAGCTATTTGGTCTACTGTTTGGCCTTCTTGAGCGTCATCTTCCCTTTCTTCTTGAGCTACTAAGACATCATCTATGTCATATTCATTTTGTGCGGCACCATACTCTACACCAGCAGATTTTAATTCTTCCCCTAAAGCATCAATACTATCTTGTTGGTAAAGTCCACCGTCCACTATTGTTTGACCTGCCTTATTACCTTTTCCTCTGGTGATTGGCCATTCAGTAACGATAATTGGGTCATCGTCAGCGTCTTCCTTGTTCCATCCCCTTGTTTTTAGGTCTCTAACTAATTTGTCCCATGGAAACCCTATACCAGGGTCTGCTTTACCAGCGTTGGTAAAGTTGTGTCCAGTAATCCACTGCATTCTGGGGAACTTAACTTTCATCATTAATATAGAATCTACTAAAGATTCCCATTGGCCTTTTGGTTTGAATACCCTACCCCTAGAAGATACTACGTCATATGGGTCTGTTGCTTCAGTATCGGAACAACTAGCAATACCCTCTTTGTTCTTTTTAGTACCTTTCGGACAAAAAGGTACTGTTTTACTTTCTGTCTGCCAATCTTCCCAAGTTCTTAAATAACCATTATTTATTGATCTTTCAGTACCTCCTTCAATACCACCTACATAAGAAATACCTAAAGATTTAGAGTTCATTCCTCTATGACAAGCTACTGTGTCACTAACACAACCAGCGTGGGCACCTTTTTTATCTAGATTGGTGATTTGATAAGCCTTACCATCCTCACCTATTAATATACTATAGGCTAAACCTCTATTAGCTAAGACAGTAGTTGTTTGTTTTAAAGTCCAACCAGCGGTCCAATGTATTTGAATACCTTTAGGCCCTCTTTCTTCACTACCTGAATATTTAGGCCAATCTCCAGCCATCCAGTTCTTACCATTTATTCTAGTAACTTCATTATAAAAAGAACCATCTTTTATTTGTTTAACATCTATTACATTTCCATTTGCATCTGTATATTTTCTAGAATCACCTTTTGTGAGTACTTGATTCAAATTAAAACCTCTAGCTACTAAACCTTCCCTTATTTTCTTGGTTATATTTTTTGTGTTACCTTGCTCGTCTGTTACAGTGGTTGTCGCTATTTCTATTGGACTATATAAACCACTAACTGATTTCATACCTGTTGTTGAACTTGATGAGGAACTATAACTATAATTACTAGCTTTGTTAGAATTACTACCAGTACCCTTTAAAGATTTTCTTTTAGCTCCCTCTTTAGAAGGTTTAATGTTAAATGTAGAAATAAAGTCTTCTACTATTGGTACTGTTGCGTGACTCATTCTTACCCCCTCAAAACTAGTTTTCATGTGATTAGGTCTAATATTATGAGAAACTTTAGTTATAAGATAACTACCAAAGAACATCGGTACGTTTTCTAATTGAAAATATTGGAATGGTTGAATCATCGCATTACCCAATGACTCTACTTTAGCGGTATAACTTCTATTTAAGAATATTTGATATAGGTCTTGTCCTTTAGCGATAAAACCACCAGCACCACCATTGGAAGCTCTTTCAGCTATTGCTTGTGTTGCTACAATACTTTCATTAGTATCCTTAAATTCTAACTGGTCTAAATTTATCCCAGTGAAGTGACTTTGATTTTCCGCTCCAAACCTTACTTTGAAAGCTGTAATACCTTTTGAGGTGGAATTACTATTAGTTAGGGTATTGTCTGGATTAGTAGTACTAACAAAATCTGGTGGAGCTGGTTTTGAGTTTGGAAATGGGCTCATTAAGAATCCATCATCTGACTGATCTTTTTTACCGTTGATATTTAGTTCTGTTAAGCACCCTGGTTGGTTATCATCATTTTTTAATTTTAGTTGTCTAGAAACACCACCTATATACATAGAGTACCACATTGGTGAGCCTAACTTACTATCTATATCACTAAATGTTCCTTGGTCTGATATAGGTCTAAACATGTTGTTAGCTTGTTCAGCCACAAAGTTAGGAAATTCAGTATTTCTATCGACATTAGTTTTAGTTAAACCAGCACTTAAATCTACGTAACCAGGTAAAGGTAAAAATATAAAATTACTACTACTTAAAACATCTGATGAAATTTCGAAAATACTATTTTGTGTATTTTGGAAAAGGTTGTTCACTGTTTCTAATTTAACTAAAGCTACGTCCCCAATGTCAGCATTCACTCTATTAACAAAAACAAAATGATCGATAAATAATCTATTCCTACCTATTGGGTTGTAAAACATTCTTGTTTTATCTTCACCCTTTCCACTTGATTGTCCCGCGGCAGAACCTGAAATATATTTATCATATAATGTTTTAAGTGACCTATAAATAGATAGTCTAATATCATCATCTTGTCCAGCACCTAATACTTCACCTTGTATTTCGTTCATATAATCATCTTTTAAAGACTGCTCGAAAGCTCCTTTTATTTCTGGTGACGACAATTCTTTGACGAACCCCTTTAAGAAGGCAAACATTTCTCTTTTATTAAAGGTAAAATAATCATGTGTGGTTTCTACCATTTCGCCATCTATTTCCTGTAGTGGAAACTCACCACTAAAAGTTCTAGGGGTGGTAGATGTTACAAAATAATAAGATCCAAACAAAGAGTTATATACATCATTTAACTTTGAATTTGCTGGTAATCCTTTGGAATCAAATGATTTAGTTCTTTGTTCAATAAAAGGGTATATTTCAGGAGTATCTCCTTTATTAAAATCTCTTGTTATTTGGGTTTGGAATTTACTGTATTTTCGTAATTGATTTATTGGTATTGTTGCCTTATTAATTTCGAATAAATTATAAAAATCTAATAGTGGTTGAGGGATTAAAGGCATTTTATCTTTGGTTAAATCTAAACCATCACCATAAGCTTCTCTTATCTTATTTGTACTTAACCTCAATACTGATGGAGCGTCAGTTCCAACTGTCCCTATCTCCTCAAAAGCTGTTGGGTATATGATTTCATTTTTAAAAACACCGAATTTATTATTATTCTCGTATCTTGGGAAGTTTAATGGGTCTATAGTTTGTAATGCGTAATCAAAATTATCGGTTGATTCGTTTGGGTCTACCCAATTATTCATGTCACCCACATAATCTTCAAACTCTTTTATAAATATTTTTTTAACTTCTGTGGGCATAAACCATATTTCTGGTCCCATAGGTAGGTAACCCCTTAGATACCCCCTATAAGAACTTCTTCTTTGTATCCTTCTTGTTAAAGAATCTTTATAAGTATCTTGGTCTATTTCTGGGTCATTTAATAAAGTAAGCTCACTTTTTACTAAATCTACTGTATCTACTGCATCGTCATTATCACCATAAGCATAAGCTGTCTCTAAATTTAATAAAGTCTTTTCCCCCGAAGTTAAACCTTCTAATGTTAACTTTAAAGCTCTAGATTTAGTGGCTTTAATAGTTACACCATCAAAATCGGAGGAACCAACTGCTCTTACTTTACCCGACTTGTAAACCACATAAGATCCATCTGTAAATACTTTATAATATCCACTATATTTATGGTAACCCGACCTCACCGTCTCTGAACTACCATTTGGAGAGCCATCACTTTCAATCCAATCAATACCCCAAGAATTGTCTCGCCATATATTCAATTGTGCTTCTATACTTCTATCACCAATATAAGTATTACCCCCAGGGACTGATACACCATTTGGCATTTTTATATTTGAGCTTTTACCAATGTATCTTTTTTGATCAAATTCATTGGTTAATTTTCTAGAACCACTAACTGGGGTATATCCTTGTATTTCTAATACTCTTGGGGTTACTAATTTCCACTTGTTTTCACTATCTTGTGTTATATTTACTTCACCTTCTGTTATAGGCCATTCCTTATACCCTGTACCAGCTTCATACAAAACATCTCCGTCTGAATCTAGTAAATCTTGGGTTAGAAAGTAGGGTGTATCTGTTTCACCTTTTTTTAGTAGTTCACCCGTTCTATTGGCGTATAAATCAAAAGTAGCCTTACCTTCGTAAGTTCTATATATAACGGTTTTTTCAGTACCAATAACCTCCTCTATATTAATTACTGAAGCTTTTATTAACTGACCCTCAACCTGCCTAATGAATACACCATTTTCTGTAATATTTAACAATTCCATTGGTGTATCTATAACCGTTTTAATAACATTTTGTGTACTCGGTACTTCAGCACCAGCTAATTTGGCGACAATTGCCTCCTCTTCACCATTAATCTGTGTGTTGATTCCTTCATTAGACTTATATAGATTACGAATTGTAGGAAAAGCTGAAGAACTTTCGTTGTAAGCTGCCACATCATCGGTTTGTTTCCATAATGAACTTCTACCATCATCCACTTGATCCATCCTAAAATAAGTCATAGTACTGAAATCAGCGATTTCAACACCAAAAGATGGATCTATAATTCTTTTAATAGTATCATTTTTTAGGTATATATCTTGTTCAAGTATACTATTATCTACGGTATTGAGTAGTGCACCATTAATAAATTCTCTACCCTCGAAAACTAAAGAGGTTAATCTAGTAAAACTTTCTTCAGTTCCAGCTAAATTAGGTATCTTTTTTAATATACTATCCATTGTCACAACAGCAGCTTCTAAAGCTTTCTTATCAGCTTTCTCTTTAACCTCATTTAATAATTCTTCAGCTTTTTTAACCTGTGATTGTCCTGCGGCTTCTGCAGCTTCGTCAGTTTGACCAGCTACCCTAGCATTATGTGCTGTATTATCTGCAGCTTCATTTGCCACAGCGTTCAATTCTGATTCTTGTGCTTTTAATACTTCTAAGATTTGTTGTTTAAATGCGTCTACCTGTTTTTGGGTGTTTCTAAACCTAAAATCTTGTGTGTTATACCTTAAAGCGTTCATGCCTGAATTAGCTAATATTGGAGTAAATATTCTGTATTGATTTTTAAATGGATTTTTAGCCTTTTTGTCAGCGAAAAAATCATAGGCTCCAATCATACCTAAATTAGGTACTGGCCACTCATCAGCTCTAGGGAAGGTCATGAATTTATTATTTCCAAATAAATAACCTCCGTTATTATCACCACTTGGATTGGATACTAGAGATATCTGTGGTGGTCTGACATTATGATTTGTTGGCCAAACAGAATCTAATGGATTTAATTCTGTGTTTATTGCATCCACATATTCTTCTGTGGTTATGGAACTGTTCTTATTTATTGATCTCAATAAAAATTGTTTAGTGTCTATACCTATACTGGTATTACTATATGCTAAATCAAGCTTGTTAGGTGTTATAGGGTAATTAACTGGGTCTAAACCATTTGTTATTTCTGGTGGTAAATTCCATTTATTATCATCAGATTCTAATAATCCTGACTCTCTCATTCTCCATAATACTGCTCCTAACATTAATACGGAATGTCTAGGCATTTGAGCGTTGAAAGATGCCATCCCAAAATAACCTTGGGGTCCTAAATTTTTATTAGTATTAGTGTATAAACCTGTCCATGGTTTGTGGAATTGGTTGGATAGGAATAAATAAGCTAAAGACCCTTTCCAAGCTTTAGTTTTATTATAACTAGTTAAGTTTGGGTCTACCGTTATATTACCTAAATCTATTTCTCCATCTGCACCAAAAGTTCCAGAGTTTGAATCTCTTGTGATACTAAAATCATCTTTGTTATGATTTGTTAATTGGTATTTTCTACCTAAATATTGATTTTTTCTATTTAGTTTTACTGACCAGTCAACGGAACTGCCATAGTAATTTTGTTGAGCGACTGGACTTAAAGTACCTTGGTCAACAAAACCATTATCACCATTTTCTACCTTATATATTTTATCTTCAGATGTTCCCAATGTACCAAAATAATTAAATTGAGACCCATTACCAGATGGAAAAAATTTAGAAGTAGTGTTGTAACTATCTAAGTCATTACCAATACCAACAAAAAGAGGTGCCTTACTGATAAACTTTGCTTGTCCACCACTATCACCATCACCTTTAAGTTTATTGGTTACAGAAGGTTGTCTATTATAGGTACTACCATCGTTTGCGTTATTAACAAAATCATCACCTTCTACTTCATTGAATACACCAGCCCCAAAGAATGAGTAATAAGTTTTATTATCACTCCAATAATTTGAACCTGATTGATTAGATGGCATATTGTGTCTCCACCACGGTGACTCAGTTATGGTAGCACCTTGATTAAAGAAATTTAAATTTTCTAGTTTTCTACTCATGGGTGCATTAAAGAATGGTGAAAGAGAAGCGTTTAAACCAAAACCAGAAGATACCTTTAATTTATCATTATTACCTTCAGCATTAGCAGATTCTTTTGCTTCTTCCACTTTAGTTATTTCACTGCTGGCCCAATTACTGTAAGATAATACGGATGCTCTATAATTCCTCCAATTTGGACTAGAATCCTCATCTTTACCTAAACTATCTCTTAATTTAGCCGACTCTGAGGTGTATGTTTCATATATTGGTGTATTTAAATTTAGTGTATTCCAAGTTATATTGGTGGTTCCTAAAGGGTTTAACCCAGATTTTTTAGCTCTTACATTTGTGGGTTTGTGGTTATCACCAGTAGTAGTAAGTGTGAATTCACTCGGTGTTTTCATGTATTTTCTAGTAAACTCACCACCTATTTTCAAAAATCTACCACCTATATTGTCAAAACTACTATAAGAAAAGTTATTATTAGGCCATACGTCCAAACTTAATAATTTATCCCTAATAGTATTATTTGTTTGTGTAAACGTGTTTATCATGGGTTCACCGAAATTGTCAACAGAACCATCTATACCAGCTCTAGAACCGTTTGTTAAAAAGGTGCCCTCTGTATTGAATAAACCTGTTCTGGCCATACCCTTAGAATACCTATGCATTAATGTTTGTGTACCTTCTCTTATATTAAAATCTCTAGCTAACAAACCATCCACGTATTGTGTGCTATTTTTACTAACATCTAACTTATTATCACCTTTAGGTTCTGACCCATAATATTTATTTAAATCTTCGAAAACACTAGACGTGATAAAAGTAGATTCTGGGTCGATACCGAAACCTCTTCTACCAGATGCATTTTTATACCAAAAATAGACAGGTGATTCCTTACCGAAATCCCAACCTGAACCAGCTATGTTGTCAAACCTAGTTAGCCTAACTAAGTCAGATCCTTTCATGTCATGAATATTAGGTAGAACTTTTATAGCACCACCCTTTTCTTTTGAAACTCTATTTATCGTAATTGGTTTGTTATATCTATATAATTGATTGTAGTAATTGTTGTCATATATGTCTGATGTGGTGATACCTAATTTCTCTATTATTTGTTTATGTAATTCCTTAACGTTATCTAGAGAACTGAGTAAATTACCAATTAAATTTTGATTACTTAAAGAGTTATACATATTGTGTGCCTCTAATTTACCTAGATACTCCCAATTTTTTGATAGTCTTTCGGTTAAACCGAGGCCTGCCCAAATTGCAAATTCTTTTTCTGGTATAAATTCTCTACCAACTTCAAAGTTGTTTTCTGAACTAGGTTTTGATTTTGAAACAGTGGTTTCGGAAGGGAACAGTAAAGTGTCTGTTTTTTGTATATCTTCCACTATTTCTTCACCGTAATTTTCAAACCAAGATTTCAGCGCCTCACTTTTATTTAATCCACTTATTTTAGAAGATTTTCCAGACTTACCCGTAGATGAAGTATTTTTTATATAATTTTCTAATTTTTGGTACTGATTGGGTGTTTCATCACCCCCAAATACATTTACTTGGGTATCACTACCCCAAACCATTCTAAACCCTTTTTGTGGAAAATTTAAATGTTGTTTTACTGTTTCTAATGTTTGTTTTTCAAAACGGTTGGCAACTCCAAATTCATTAATTATAGTAAGGTCTCCACTTATATCAGCATAACTTGTCCCAGAAACACCAAATAGATTAGGGTCAGCTAAACCAACTATTTCTACATTGTCTAAAGTTTCTTGGGTGTCTCCATATAAAAAGGCTTCAAGAGAACCAGATCCATACCCTAATAAGGTTATATCAAAAAATGAATCTATACCTGATGATAAGTCTATTTCTTCTGAAGTCAGCTTTCGGGTTGGGTTTCCTTTTGCTTTATAAAGTATTTCTACAACTATGTTTACTAGTTGTAGATAATTGTCAGTCTCAAGATAATTACTTAAAAACTCTGCTCTAGCAGATTTATTTTTACCCTTATAATCGTAACCAACATAATTAGTACATAATATAATCCACGCTTTGTCTCTAACATTTTTTGGTACCTGTGATATGTGATTTTCAATACTGTAACCTGGTTTTGTGGTATTCTTATCAACAAATATTATTACCATTTTTTTAGTGTAATAAAGTGGTTCTAGAACAACCACATTTTCATCGTTAGTAAAACTTTTTTTATTACCTAAATTACCCTCATATTTAAAACTTTTTTCAAATTTTGTTCTAAAATCTGTTTGGGTTATTTTAGGTATTTTGAAACTAATTACATGTGTACGTAATTCAGATGATGGTGTTAATTCTTCGTAAGTTAGGTTATTACTACTTTTAACCTCACCATCACCTTCCATTAAATAACCAATATTATTCCAATCATTGTTATAAGTATCTTCAGTTTCACTAGCTTCTCTAGATAAAGGTAAACCCATAGGACTTACGTAGTTTCCGAAGAATTTTCTATCATCTATATATGGGTAACCTTTGATACCACCTATTTTTTTATAGTTTTGGCTATAAGTTAGATTTGTATTAATGTTTAAATCTTCACCACCAAACTTTTTAGGTTTAAAATAATGTCCAGCACTAAAATAAGGTGTTAAAACGCCGTTATTTAATTTTTCTATACCTGGAAATATCTGATATTTTTTAGAGGGATTAAAGGATTTATTTAAGTTAAATTCTACGGGTTGTATAGCATATTTACCCCTTAATAATAGTGTTTCGTTAAAACTATTTTTAGCTGAAGCTATCACCGATGTATTTAAAAAATTAGAGTTAACACCTGTAACATTACTGTATAGTATAAATCTTTCACCCAAAGACCTTATGACAGCATCTTTTGAGTTTAGGTTATAATAACTATTATTAGCGTCTCTAGCACCTAGAGGTGTTTCCATGGCATTGACTGGGAAATAGTTATCTCTACCTGGTATACCATCATATGGATCTACTTCTGGATTAACTTCCTCTCCATCACCTTCTTGTAACTTTCTGTTCATTTCAGTGAGAGCTTTTAATAGGTTTTCTACGAATATTACTTCAGGCCAATTTTGGAACTTTGGGTTAGTTCCTGGGTAAACTTCTACTTCCGTTTCATCTCTAGTCCCACTTTGTCTTATTTCTGTATATGTAGGCCAAGCATAAACAATATCCGATACTGGAACGTCCTCCTCATTTTTAAACCTTATTTTATCAGAATCTTTGTTTTTTTGATGATATTGTTCTGCATCGTAAGACGTGGTCCTAAGTAGTTCTAAAAATAATTCTGTGTTAGCGATTAAAGTAGTAAAAAAACTTCTTATAGTGGGTACGAAACCTACGGAAGACTTTATTTTAGCATTAGCTAAATCTATAAATTCTTTTCTTTTAGTCTTTAAGTCCAAAGAAATTTCATCCAACTTATTATTCATTTCATTCTTTAGACCTTCTAAATCTAAACTTAACAAGTAAGTAGATGTTTTTTCTACTTTTGGGTTTGATATTATTGGTGTTAAAGATGAAGAACCAGAATCACCGACTAAATCATTATAAACAGCTATTGAGGTGGTTATCTTACCAACCGAACCAAAAAAATTACTATAAACGTCCAATAAATTATCAGTGTTTACACCAGTATCACCAACTGAACCATCACCATAGTAATATAAATTATTTACATTCTTACCACCCTTTTTTTTCCAAGACTCATCAAAATCTTTATCTATAAATTCATCAATATCATTTAATATCTCTTGGAACTTATCTAGGTTTTCTATGGTAAATAACTCAGATGAACTTTGTATTTCTGCAATAGGTCCTTTGTCTGAATTACCTTGGCCTTCTAGTTCTTGTAATTTTCTTACGTAATTATAAAGTGTTAATGGTGAGTTATCATCAGCACTTAAGGGTTCGAATTTATTCCTACCCTCATTAAAACCTCTTTCTTTATAATAATTTAAATAGTCTTGGTATATTGATGTTAGTATCTCATCTGACCCTTCTATATAGGGTACAGCTAAAACGTAAGCTAACATAATATCACCTAAGAAGGCGTAGTTAAAACCTATCATTTCAGCTTTAGAAACGTAATTACCAGTACTAGCATCAAAAGATGTTTTAAAGTCTTGGACCATCAACTGATATTTTATCGGACTACCATAATAACCTTTAAGTACTAACTCAAATACTGGGTACGGTTGGTGAAAGAAACTAGCATAAGGTGAACAAGATCCTTGTTCAAATAAAGTGGCTCCTCTTAAATCTACGAAATCTATACTTATTTTTGGTATAAAGTCTGCCTGTATATCCACATTTATATTAGTTATACCAAAAGTTTCATGATCTTTTTCAAATAACATATCTGATGAACCTATGTCGGTCCAATTAGTGGTTAAAAAACTAGTATTTTCTGGTGTAGCGTTTGCAGAACCTTCAGCGGCTTGGCCTGGAGCGTTTGACTTGGCTTTTATAAAAGTCAATTCATTCCATAACTCATCGTCTTTGTCTAATAATAAACTTTTGTTTTTTACTCTAGCTCTTAATGTCGCATACATGACTAGGTCTTCATTTTTAACACCTTCCTCATCTATTTGTGCGTTTGGGTTGATTAGTCTTATGTTACCATTCTCCTCACAACCAGAAACATTTTTAGCTAAGTCATTACAACCAAACTGTGTACTACTCTCTGCCATTTTGTAAAATATAATTATCTACTTTTTTTTGGTAGTCTTGTAAACTTTCCATTAATGGGAATGGTATCCTTAGTGAAACACCATCTGGAATATCAAACTCCAACCCACCATACTTTGGGTTGGCTAGTAATATTAACCACCCATAAAAGGGTGACCCATAAACGTCATTTGAAACTTTATCTAGTCTTTTGGTTTCTTTCCATTTTATATTTAAATCTGTTGGTTTTTTTGATAACTTTATAAAGGGTATAAAACTAAATTTATCCTTATTTTTAAAATTACCGTACCTATCAAAATAACTAGTTCCCATATCTTACTTAATTATTAGATAAATATCTCAAATGTAAACTTTTTTTACAAACTATTTAAGGTGTTGGGTTTGGTTGTGGTCCTATTAGGGTTGTGTCAACATAATCTTCACTATACAAGTCATATACTAAACTTTCTGTATACTCCTTAATCACTAAGTCACCAACGTTTTTAGTAGGGTCTATTCCTTGTGTTTCTTCTGTAACTTCTCTAGCATATATCCAAGTAATGTCTAATTTGTAATTACCATTTTCAAAACCATCTAAATCAAACCAATCTAAGTAGTATCTTTGAACTTCAAAAGTTAATACCATTGCTACGTCTGTAGTGATAACCGTATTATCAGTATATGGTTTACCTAAACTTTCGATTGATGATGTGGTGGATACAATATAAGCCTTATCTTGTAGAGTTTTAACTTCACCATCTGGATAAGTCATTTTAAGCTCAACTCTTGGGGATACATACCAACCTTGTTTTCTACCCTCGTTAGTTATACCGAATGTTATTGTATCTAATAAAATACCACCAGACCCATCTGGGTATTTTGCTTTTATATTGGATTCATTAATATTAACTTGTGGGTTTATATTACCTGTTAAAACTTCTTCACCCAATGGTAGTTCCACCACTTCTTTGTACTGAACTCTATAAAACAAATCTGACCTTAACTCTATTAGTGGTGTGGTTGAACCTGGATACATATTAGATATTTCTTCTTGGTCAGATTCAGTCCCCATAAATCCACCAGCGTAAAAAACACTAGTTGTTGGGTCTACACCCTCAACTTCAACCTCACCAGTGGTACCCATTAATAACGCTTCATCTATTGGTTTATTTGGTTGATTAGGGTCTATTAAAATATTAGTTTTTATTTTTTGTTCTTCTGGTATTGAAGCTCCTTTAGGTGATATCCCTAAATCATTAAAATAGAATGTTGCTTTAATTTCTTCATCTTCATTTTTATCACCTTTATCTTTATCGTCTGTTTTAACATTACTTTGTTGACCACCCGTATCTTTACCATAGAATTCTAAGGAGGCTTGGTCTTGTGTTTTGAAAGCCCCAAATCCTATATTTTGATTATTCAACTCTATTTTATTAGCATCTTCCTCTAGTTTTTCTTCCATCGTACTGAAAGCACTTCTATTAGCTATATTACCATCATAATATCTTCTAGGGTTATAAACAGAAGTATTGGCGAAAAAGTTAAAAGATACTGCGTTTTGTAATCTATTTATTGGTCCGTCTAAACTAGAGCCCCCCACCATACTAAAGTTTAAATCTACTTTGGCAATCATAGGTTGTACACCAACACCTTCAGGGTTCATATCCCATTGTAGTGGTTCGTAATTTATGTTTAATGAATCTGGTATTATTTTAGTGTAATAAAAATCACCTATTCTTAGTACTAAAACGGGTGGTTTACCAAAAGCCATGTTTTGTGTAATATTGTTTGAGTCTCTTAAACTTGGCCCTTGTCTCATACATTGTTGTAAGAAAGTTAACCTACTATTTAACCCCTCTGGTGTGATAGAATGAAAAGCTGGATGAAAAAATTTAACTTTTTCTTCTATAGTTTCATATAAAAAAGGATCTGATACTTTTATTTTTTCAAAGTATTCACACTCCCTAAATAATTTTTGAACTACTCTCTTAACAACTTTTTCAGTGATAATAGGGTTTTCACTAATTTCATCATCGTTTACGTTTTCAGAGACACCACCATCTGCCGCTCTTCTAGCTATCTCTTCAGTTGTTCGAATCTGGTCTTCTACAGCTTTTTGTTTCAATAAAGCTTCAGTAGTTGGTAGTTCTATTATTTCACCGTATTTTGTCATTATAGTTTTTGTACCAGCCGAAGTAACAACTTCTTTTTCGTACTCTTGGTTTTTATTTTTCTTTTTTTCTAACCTTCTTTGTTTTCTAGTTTTTTTAGGTTCTTCACGGTATTCCATGACTGGTAATCCATCTTGTAACAAGTCACCGTTTGGTGAGAAGGTGATGGAATCGGAAGGAAAATCTATCGCGTCTGGTATCAAGATGGTTTTGGGTGTTCCTGGTGGTTCTGGTCCTATTCTTTCTGGTAAGGGTTGAATTGGTAATCTAGTTAATTCTAATTCAGAAGATAAAGATGGGTCATCTTCAACTTTTGTATTTTGTGCAACATACTCATGGTTTCTAAATAAAGTTACCACTACTTTTCTATCTTCTTTAGCTTTATTAGATAGAGTACCCACGGATATTACTGTACCGTCTAATTGTTCACTTTCCAAAGGCAACCCATCTTCATCAACTTGGGCCGCGTAATCCTCACTTTTAGCAACTGTAATCCATCTCCCTAATTTAGATAGTTCTTCCTCAGTTATATTTTCAGATTTAGGCGTACCAATATCTTTGATTGACCCCACGTAAGGGTAGTAACCGTATTTTCTACCAACCGAAAAACATTCTGCACATTTCCTAGAATCCATACCTAGTTCAGCATCTTTTTGTTTTCGATAAGAAGTTCTTTTATCATCGGTACCATCAGTACACTTATAACCAAAATGTGCCTTTTTAAAGTTTTCAGGTATATATGTATAACCAGAACCACCAGTTTCACCTCTTTCTTTTACGGCTTTAGCCATATACTCATAAACACGTTGTACCCTATCTATGGATAACATTTGATTATATGTGTCGGTTGAAGCGGCACTACAGAAACCCTCTAATTTAATAGACCATTCTTGACCGTCTTCTGTTGCTAAAAAGTCTATTAAAGCATCTATACCCTTACTCTCATCACCTTCCGTTGTAAACCAACGATTTTCATTCAACATTAAATAATCACCTGTTTTAGTTTTAGATATTTGATTCTTTCCAACACCATCACTACTAAATTTACCCGTATCATAATTTACGGCAATTTCTTTCTCGATAGTTCTACCCACACCAGGTCTACCTTTAGCACTACCATCTCCTGGTCCAGCATTCCTAAAATAAAAACTTAACTTTTTAACGGGTGGTTCTTTTTTTATTACTGGAGTTGGTGTAATAACTTCATCTTCATCATCATCTTCATCCTCATCTTCGATTACTGGTATTTCTATCCTTAAAATTTCTTCTTTTATTTCTTCATAAAATTTAGTAACATCTACACCACATCCAGCAAAAAATTCTAATATTTTACCCTCTAATGGACTTTTTAGTTTATTTAAAACGGATGGGTGATCTGTAATTATAGACCAACTTAAAGTACCTTTTCTTTCTGTATGATTATATGTGTAGACTGGTTCAGCTCTACCCAAGAATACGGTTGAGTCCCAATTAGCCGTTGTATTATCTGTAAAGTTAATATCATAAGGTGGGAACCACATTATTCTACCACCATTTGGGCCTATTTCACAAGTTTCTAATGCTATTTTTTCTGTTGCATCAGCCCAAGCTAAATTTTCTATGGAGAACATATATCTTTTAACATCATTACCAGAGTTAAATATTCCTCTAGCATTTGTTACATCGGCATCAATATCAAAGTCATCTGACGAATAAGGTGCTATCTTAACATGTCCATTATCTTCTAATGTACTTTGGTATGGCCCTGGGAATGGTCCTGTATCCGAACCACCACCCGCTCTGTATAACCTACTTCTTCTAATTAAATCATAATGGTTTTGGTATGGATTTCTAGTTGTCCATGAACGACAATAATGGTCACCATCTGCTCCTCGAAGTAAGTTACCTTTGGAGACATCTTTCGACCTAGGTACGTTTCTTACATCTCCATCACCCACATCAACTTGTACATCCTTTAGATTACTATCACTATCAAAACGACCAATAAATTTAGCTCCACCTCTATATCCATTCGCGTCTGTATTATTAATCATTTTTTGAGTAAAATCTAATAAACCTCTTTTAGCGACACTTCTGTCCCTATTCTGCCAATAGAATAAGTTTTTTGTACCAGGTGTTGTGTGAGTAAAACTATTTAGACCACTATCACTATCCTCTTGTGATGGTTTTAATGTGGTTTTGTTTGGGTAGTAGTTTTCATCCCCATATTGATAAGATGGTGGTGTTATAAAATCTAATTCAACAAATGTAGATTCGGGATCAAGATTATCTATTGATGGATATTGTCCTGTTACACCCATGGTTACAAATGGGTCCGATGGTGTGGTTAGTCTATCACTATCTGGTTGTAATGTTTGATCTCCTTTAGTTGTTAAATCCCTTAACCAATTACCTACTCTACGTTCTCTAGTAGATTCGTCTTTATTTAATTTTTTATTTAATTTTAAATAGTTGTTAGGTGTTTTCTTTCCCTCACCTAAAGATTCGGCTCCACCAGCACTTAAAGTATCGGCTCCCGCATTTTCTAAATCATAACCTTTTGTTAGTAATTCTGGTGTGTACTTACTAGAGTAAACATTTTTATATAAAATTTTCCTTTGTGCTTTACCAGTGAAGTCTAATAAGTCTGCTTGGAAAGCGTTACTCCCTAAGTCAGGATTTTTGCCACCTTTTAGTGGACTTCTAGGCCAATTGAAACCACCTAAACTAGCTGCGAATTGAGCCGCTTTACCAAGTATACCTTTTCTTTTAGTTATTGTATAATCTGGTAGAAAAATGCTTTGTCCAGCTAATAAACCTAAAGGGTCTAAATTTAATCTACCAACAGTATCATCAACAAAGTTTAATTTAACTCTATTTGTTAATTCTTCAATTCTTCTTTCCTTAGCTGTATCTTGTAGTGGTGATGGGAAATTAATAAAATTCTCAGGACTAAAACCTAAACTTCTAGCTATTACTGGTCCTATTACATCTCCACCAGCGTCTGATGGATATTGTTTATAACCTGTAGATTCTAATGGTTGGTCAGGGTCATTATAAGTTTCTACGTATTCTGGTCCGTACTCATTGTTAGTTAAGTTGTTAAAATTTCTAACCGAAAATACATCTGTTGAAAAACCAGCTCCCTCTACCCAAGAATCTATAGAACCTGGATCTTCCAGAGACCTTGTTGTTACAGAAAAAATCTCTTCCTCTGTTTCAGAACCAATGAAAGGTTCTTCGTTGGTGAATAAATTTCTTTTTTTATTGTCTGGTCTAGGTGAGGTATTATCGTTTATTGGGCTAGGTATAAAAGCTACTTCAGATAAATTAGGTAAATCGTTCACCGTATCTGATGGGTTAAATAATAAAGGTGCGTAAATATTTAAGCCGTAATTATCTATTCCGTTACTAGCTAAAACTGGGTCTAAACCAGGGAGGTTGTGTTTTAACACATAATCCCTAAAGTCTTGGACTGTAATTGGTCCTAATGTTTGACTATTGAAACTGTTTATGTTGTAATTTTCGGGATTTATAGAAGGCATATTGTCTAACTTTTTTAATAAATATTCTTTATGTTACATATTTTTCATTCCCGCCACAACTATTTGTACCCATTGTTGTTTTTCAGAAGCACTCATTTTCTCGAAGTCAACTTGCATTGACGAGTTTCCTGTATCTAATTTTATTGTACCGTTGACTGTGATATTACCGTTAGTGGTTCCGCCATTTCCATTTAGAGGGTTGTTTGTTGATGCGGTGACGTAATCCTTTTTATCTGTAAAATAAGTACCTGCAGGGGAAAAAATTACAGAACCACCACCAGCAATTTGTCCATCTGCCATGTAACCAGTTTTATTTGACGCGAAGGTCATATTATCTAGTTTTGAAATGGCTTTGTCGTTAGACATTTTAGGTACTTCTTTTGTAACGTATTCATTCATATAAGAATTAACACCACCAATTAAACCACCTACAATACCTCCAACTAAGGTACCTACTGGTCCTATCATACTACCTAACATTGCTCCAGTACCAGCACCACCTAGAATACCAGCACCCATTCCCATCGCTTTTCCAGCAGCAGAATTAGTATTATCCAAGAATTGTCTACCAATTCCTAAAGCTAAACCACCTAACATCATGTAGGGTGAAGCAGCACCCATCATGTTACCAAGTCTACCCGCAGCCGACAACCCCCCAGCGGCTTTGTATTGTGCCGCAGAAGCAAATTGTCCACCTACTTGATAATACCTTTGTCCAGCTCTAGGTCCCGAAGCGAATTTTCCTGTTGTGGCGGCTCCTCTAGCTCCCGTTGCTCCCATTGGTCCCATCATTGGTCCACCTCTACCACCCATAGCTCCACCGCCCATAGCTCCACCACCCATGGGTACTACATAACTAGGTCTAGCGGGACTAGATCCAGGCATTCCAAATAATCTGTTAAATACACCTTTGGTACTATTAGCTAACCCTCGGAATAAACCACCCATAAGTCCTGGGAATTTTTTCATTAATAATATAGCAAATATACCACCAGGTCCTAAAAATTTAGCCACCTTAACTAATACTGGTAACATTGCTGTAGTAGCATTTGCCATCGCTGCACCAAGTTCTTTTATGGAGGAACCATTATCTGCCCAAAATTGTTTTACATATTCAGCGACATCCTTTACGAAAGGAATTACATGTTTAACCATTAACTCTTCAGCTGATTTATAAATTGATTTTATAAAATTAATTCCTTGTTGTATTGTAGAAACAACAAACTTAGCGGATTTTTGAACCATAGGTATTCCAGTTTCCATTAATGGTACCAATCCAGTACTAAGCCAAGTACCTAATTGTTCACCCCAACTCTCGAACTTCTCAGCGAAACTAGTTAAAGTACCTTCACCTCTACCCGTTAAACGGTCTAACATAGGCCCTATAGTTTTATCTAAACCAGCAAAGAAAGCGAAACCTAAGTTCTTTAAAGACTCCATTAGATTTTTAATCCTAGTCATAAACCCTTGTGCATCTTCTGCTCTTTTTTCTAAGGTTTTGTTCTCAGACATTAACATCTGAGCTGTAGACTGTTGTAGATTAGCAACTTGTATAGTTTTACCATCCGCTTTAACTACAAACCCACCAGATTTTTCATCATAAGTCGCGATTGTTTTAATAAACTCTCTAGTTTCAGGGTCCATTCTACGAGAAAGTGATTTACCTATTTGTTCTTGTTTTTTATATATTTGACCTTGAGCGGCTAGTTCCTCTTTGGACATGTTAAGTTGTTCAGCCATTACCCTTAACTTATTCGATGCCACTACACCAGATATTTTAGCTTGTCCGTCTTCCATTTTGAATAAAGAAGCAGCAGCTTTCGCTATATCTTTTTGAAGACCTTCTGGGTCAAACATTGATTTAGACATTAGTTGTAAACCATCACCAATACCAGCAATAGCTCCACCTAACATTTGGAAACTAGCAGCGGTTTTAATAGCTTCTTCGGGTTGGTACATTCTTTCTGCGAAACTTAGTGTACTAGCCATGTCCCCTTTTAACTTGACGGCGGTTGCTGCCATTTTAGCCATTGCGTTCACACCACCATTAAAGTTCATAGTAGCCGCTTTAGATAAATTCTGATTTAACATTTTTAATGTTTTACCAGAATTAACACCCATCTTTTCAGACATATTAACTATGTCTTCCACGAATTTAGCACTAGTTTCAATAGACATACCAAAGTTATCTAAACTAGCTGCCATTTGAGCAGCTCCTTGAGCTCCTAAAGCTGTACCTTGTCCCATGTAAGCTAATGCTTTACCAGCACTTCTAGATAAGGGTACTAATCTACCTATCTCATCTACATATTCACCATAATTTTGTACGAGTTCTTTTGCACTAACACCTATTCTTTGTGTCATCAAGGAAGCTTTATAAGCTTCTTTACGCATTTGATTAAACTGTTTACCAACAACACCGATGTTGACAGCGGTTCTTCTCATAGCATCATCATACTCTGAGAATTCTTTACCTAGTTCTTTAGCTTTTACAGTTACTTTACTTAAAGCTTTGTATGTATCTCTACCTAAGGCTACTGCTAAATTTTTAACACTAGTTACTTGACTAGATAGAGCTTTAGATAAGGCTTCTTGTTTTTTGAGTATATCTTCAGTGGCTTTCTTTTCTGCCTGAATTACTTTTAGTTTTTCTTCAGCTATTCTTAATTCTTCTCCTGAAAGGTCTTTTTTCCTTTCTAAAAGTTCCTTCTCTTCTTTTTCTAACCTATTTAAATCTTTTTTTATTTTATTTAAATCTCTAGAAGCTTTTATGGCATCTTTAGCTCCAACAGCAAAAGATTTAGTTCCTTTACTAATTGTCTCCGAAATTTTCTGTTGTGTGTTTAGAAACTCTTTATAAGCGTTAAGATCTTTAGGATTAAATGCCAACTTTTTACTTTTTTAGTTTATTATTTATTTGGGCCGTCTACTACCGTAAATTTAACTTTGTAGTTTGGGTTATTCTCTAGTACCCCACCTCTTATAGGTATTATTTTAGTTATTTTTTCATCATAAGATTTACCTTTTTTTGGTTCTTCATCTATTTCTATAAAAATTTGACTAACATTTTGACTTTTACTACTGGTCTTGTGTATTAAAACTTTATTAGATTGATCATAATTAAATATTTTTTCTTCGTCCTTTTTAATTTCTAATTTAATCCCACTTTTAGCGTCTGCGATTTTTACATCTTTATCGAATCGTAATTTGTATTGGGGTGTGTTATCCATACTCTTAGAGCTACTATCACCAACCATACGGTCTAGGTTATATATACCATATTTATCAGCTAACTTGTCCTGTCTCGTTTCTATACCACCAGAACCAACAAGACCAAATAAACTTGGTATATCTTTAAATTTTAAAGACAATTTAGGGAAAAACTTACCAGCATCTTTACCATACAGTTTAAAAGCTAATCTTTCCATTTCTCTTTGACTTAAATTATCGTCATCAAAAATTTTTTCCTTTGCATCAGTAGCTGTTTTTGGTGTATTCACATTAAAGTCTTTGAAAGTTATTTTTGTAACTTTAGGTTCTTCTTTTATTATATTTTCTGTTTTTTGTCCTTGATTACTGAAATTACTAGCTTTAGATATGTAATTTATAATATCGCTCATTGACATAATTATTTTAGTATAAGCTAAGTCTCTTTGTTTTTCATCTTTGTATTTACCTCTGACATTTTTTAAAGCGTCATATAATTCTTTTAAGAATTTTTTTATTCTTATATATAATTTATTTTCTTTACAACATTTATGTAGTTCACTAAATAGTTTTAGTAAATCATTGAAAAATTTTGATACCTCGTCTGTCCATTTTACCTCATCTTTCTCAACTATTTTATCGTCAGAAAGTTTTTTTAACATGTCGAATAAAGACTTTCCTTGTATTTTAATATTTGTTTTACTAGAATTAGCGAAATTTAAAACCACATTTCTTCTAAAACTTGGGTCTTTATCACCCCTACCACTTATATCTAGTGATTTTAGATTTGGTGTTTGTGATTTTATATTTTTTAAACTAGAGTCTAAATCTTTAAAAGTTTCTTCGTCTGTAGATACATTTTGTTCATCACCACTTCCTTCTTGTTCTTTTTCGGTTGTACCATCACTACCATTACCTACCTTATCGGTTAATGTAGTATAACCTCTATCCATTTCAAGTGCTGGAGTTTTAATTTTTGGGTTGTACATATCACTACCCTTAATTTTAATTATAAACCTATCACCCTTTTTTATTTTACCGTCTAAAGTTCTGATTGGTATGTAATTAAAAGTATATGTTTCTAAAGGTTTACCTTCACCTTGTTCGTGTGAACTGTAATCACTATCAGTTAAAGTCATTTCTCCTTCTGTCTCAAGACCGTCAAGGACCATTCTTGTCTTTACTGGTTCATTAAAAAATTGTATCGGTATATAGTCTTTGAATATTTCACCCTTACCTATAGTGAAGAATTCTTTTATTAATAAATCATCAACACTTGAATTCAGTACACTCCCTAATTTTAAGTCCATACTTTCTTTTTATTATAAATATACGAGAAAGAAAAAAAGAGTGACTTAAGTAGTCACTCTCCTAGTTCTTTTTCCACCACTACTAGATGATGTACTATTAACTCTATCCATTTGTTTTTTTTCTTCTTCTTTTTCTTCTAAAAGTTGAGTTATATAATTCCTTCTTTCCCAAATAGGCATTGACATTATGTCTGCTCTAGTAAATCCTATATGTTTGGTACATATAAATATTTCATTGGTTAAATAAGGTTTATACTCCGAACTCAGGCCAAAGAAAGTCTGGTCCAAGGACAAGAAATGTGTCTATAGGGTCACCTCCAGGACCCTCCACTGTGATAGATAAATCGACACCTGGTTCGATATCATTTATATATCTTCTTAAAGCTAATGAATCTCTAGCCGGCATAACTCTAACAAAATTATGTATCCATTCTTTATCATTACGACCATCAATACTCATGATATGTGTACCTAACTTGTGTGTTAAGCTGTCTGAAAATTCAGCCTTTCTTTTTTCTTGAGCTTTTTCTCTTTTTGTTAATTCATCTTCATCTTTTACCGTTAATAACCTAAATTTAATTCTTTTCTTAGATTGGGGTAAGGTAAAATCGAATAATCCATTATCGTCTGGTTCTGCTCCTAATTCTTTTTGTTTCAATTTTGTTAAATCTACCTCTGTTTCTATTTCTAGTCCTTCTGGTGTTTGTATTGTTACTGGATATTTTTCACCATAACCAGTAGCTCTTAACCATATTAAGATAGAATTCCTGTCACCGAGTAACAAATCATCGTGAGATACTTGGCCTTTTCTTATTTTTCTTTTCATTAAAACCTCTATAAATTTACCTGACTGTAAAAGATTAGGAGATGTTAGAATGTTTTCATCCATAGCGGTTAAGTATTCAACCTCTAAATTAGGTTTTCTACCTGGATATAATAAACCTTTTGAAGGTAACGGTATTATATCATAAGGTACTTCTACTTGTACACTTTTGTTTTCTATTGTTTGATTTTGTACGTCCATTAATATTTTTTTTATAAAACTTTTATTATACTATTTACATTCATAAATATTTTGTTTTTATTTTTTTAAGCAGCTTTTAGATCATTATTATTAATATGCTTTTACTTAATATAATATACATATAAGCTCAAAGAAAAGCTTTCGCTAGCAAAAAAAATCACAAAAAATTTGTTTAATAGGAAAAAAGTCTTTATATTTGTCTAAATATTAAAAGATTTTAAAATGAAAGACCCTAATTTAAACAGATTGAAAGAAGTATTATCGGTACCTACATTCTCTAGAGATGAAGGATTGATGATAGATTATCTGAAAGAAGTTCTAACACAAAAGAATTACAAACATCATATAGATGAAATAGGTAATATATATGTTACTAAAGGTAAAACTGATAATTTTCCTTGTTTTGTGTCGCACACAGATACAGTTCATAGAGTGAATAAAAATCTTAAAGTCATTCAACTAGAAGAAGAAGGTAAGACCATATTAACTGGTATTGATTCTACAACAATGAGACCTTCAGGAATTGGTGGGGATGATAAATGTGGTGTTTACCTTTGTTTGGAGATGTTAGACAAATTAGATAATGTTAAAGTCGCCTTTTTTGTTTCCGAAGAAATAGGTTGTATAGGTTCAAATCAAGCAGACCCTAACTTTTTTAAAGATGTGGGTTACGCTATTCAATATGATTCACCCAAAGGTAATTCAATGAGTTTAACTTTAATGGGTAAAAGGTTATTCTCTGAAAATAGTGATTTCGCTGAAAAAGTTTCCGAACCAATATTAGAACATGGTGTTACTAGTTGGGAAAGACATCCATATACGGACATTTGGCCTTTAATGGAAAAATTCAACTTCGCTTGTCTTAATTTAGCGGCTGGTTACCATAGATATCATACAGATGATGAATATGTTGTTGTTGAAGAAGTACAAAACGCTTTTAATCTAGGTATTAAACTTCATAGTATTCTCGGTGAAAACTTTTATGAAGGTTCCAAAAGTGAATTATTAACAAATAAACCTAACTACTCTACTATTTTAGAGGAGGGTGGTGACGAAAATTAAATCAAAAAGATGACAATCAATAAAGGATTAGACCTTTTATTAGAATTAAAAGGAGAGTTAACAAAATTAAGGAAGAACACCTCGGATATATCATCAATAAGTAACGAGCTACTAATCATAAAAATGGAATTTGGTGGTAGAATGAAGTTGGATGACTCTACGGTTGAAAAAATAGAAAAAATAATCAATAAAAATAGATAATAATGCCTGAATTAGCAGAAGTCAAAATTATGTCTGAATACATTAATTATGTTAGTAAAGACGAAACTTATGTTGACGTTAAAAAATCTGAAAAGAATAAAAACCCAAATATAAGTGTACCTTATAAAGAGTTTAAAATTTATTCTTTTAGTAGAGGTAAAGAGTTAATGTTGGTCATTGAAGATGTAAAAACTAAAAAAGAGAAAAGGTTTTTAATGGGTATGGGTATGTCTGGTAATTGGGTTTTTATTGAGAAGGGTAATGTACCTAAACACTCACATATAATTTTTGAATCATTAAGTGGTGGTAAATTATGTATGTATGATGTTAGAAGATTTTCTAGATGGAAGGAAAGTAATGGATGGTCTGATAATAGAGGTCCTTGTATGTTAACTGAATGGGATGATTTTGTAGACAACTTACATAATAATTCTCATAAAAAAATATTCGACAAACCAATTTACGAATTAATGTTAGATCAAAAATACTTCAACGGAATGGGTAACTACCTTAGAGCTGAGATTTTAGATAGAGCTGACCAAGACCCATTTGTATCCTCTAGAGAAGCTATTAAAAATAAAAAAATGTTATCTTTGTGTGATACTGTGGTTGAAGAAGCTTACCAACTAGGAGGTGGACAACTATCACAATGGATGAATCCATACTTTGATGATAAATTAACATTTAGAGAATGGATGAGGTGTTATACTAAAAAGGAAAAAATTAAAGATAGAAATGGTAGAACTTTTTGGTTCGATTCAAAGCATAAAAAAACCCTCCAGTAAAGAGGGTTTTTATAATTAATTTTTTTATTAGAATACGTGTATAGCTCTATCAAATCTTAAAGTAGCGTTGATGTCAGCAATATCAGATGAACCATAATCTAAATCGTTAAAGTTAACGTTTGTTAACATAGTTCCTTGTAGTATCCATTTTTCAATGACAACACCTGTAGGGTCTAATAATTCTAACTCAATATCTTTCTTATAACCCGCTGCATAACCCATACGACCTGTTACCGATTCCGCGTGTAAACGAACCCATTCCATAAGAGCCTGAGCCGCTGAAGGACCAATAGGGTCACGAAATGTTACATCAATACTCTCCCAATTAAATCTACCCGCTACGTATGTTTCGGTGTTTAAGAATTGAATAGGCACCTCTTCTATAGTAATTGCTGGTCTAGAACCAGAAGCTACAAACCACTCTTGAATTCCAAGAGGTGTAGGGAATCTAAATATAAACCTGTTCTTTTTCTTTGGTTCGTAAGGAACAGGCATTCTCATCAATAAATCTGCCATTGTTTATGTTTTTACTTTTTTATTATCTTTTATTATAAATATGCGACAATTTTGTTTTATTTCATTAATTGTCTTATTCTCATTATTTCTTCGTTTAAAGTCTTTTCTTGTTTCATTTTTTGATCATCTATTAAATAGTAATCATCGGAAACACTTTTATCGAACTCTTTTGAAGATGTTGCTTTACAACCATATTTCTTACACTTATCTAATACAGCCTTTTCATTATAGTATAACTTACTACCTTTAGCTCCAAAGTACATTGAAGCTAACATTTTCATAAATTGTGGTAAATTTTTCATAAAAGTAGACTCGTCAAAACCAGCTTGATTAGCCGTACTACCTAAACCTGCTTCTATTATTAAATCATATCTAATATCTGTTGAATTGTTTATACTACCCGCTGTTCCAGCTCCCTTACCTCTTTGACCAGGTTTTGAGATACCTGCTTTAGCTCTAGTACTAATTTCAAACTCTGGGAAAGCGTCCTTAAGTTTTTTAAAGAAAGAACCAATACCTTTTCTAGTATTCCTAATCCACGCTACTAAAGCTAAATTATCTTTCTTAAATAAACCCTTCTTCCATTTATCAAAACTAGTGTCCTTAAGTAAGTCACCATCTTTTTTTAGTTTATTGAAAAAGGCTTTTAAATACTTTTCTTGGTCTACTTTACCTTGTCCTAAAGCTGCGTCAAAAAGTCCAGAAGGTAAAACAGTACCCTCTTTTAATCCAAGTCTATCCCACAAACTTTTACCACCAGGTAAAAAGTTTTTAGATAAATAAGCTAACTGCATGTTTCTATTACCATCTAGGAAATCTTTAGGTATACTAGGATCATCAGTACCCCCACCTGTTGTTCCACCACCAGAACCTCCTTTAGGGTCATCTCCTTCGCCTCCTTTAGGGTCATCTCCTTCGCCTCCTTTAGGGTCATCTCCTTTAGGGTCATCTCCTTTAGGGTCATCTCCTTCACCTCCTTTAGGGTCATCTATAATTTCATCTGGGTCTTCTTCATCTTCTGGTTTAATATCTATGATAGGTGGGTTCTCTTTTGTAGGTTTAACCAATTGTAGTGATTGTAATAAATCATCTAAGGTTTTAGATCTAGATTGTCTCTTACCTTTTTCCCTCATTAATTTAACAGCAACACCCCCACCAAATAAAGCAATACCTAATATCTTAAGTATTGGTGCAGCTATTAACATTTTACTACCACCAACAATAGTTTTTTTGGTTGTCCACCTAATAATACTTTTAACAATCATACCCTTCAAAGTACCACCTGGTACAGTAACTAAAGTATCACCAGCATTTTTTCCAGTACCAGCCCAATCACCTTTAAATACTTCTCCTAAATTATCACCATGACCATTTGGGTTACTAACTATCTCACTTAATGTTGCTTTAGCCGCAACTGGGTCTTGAAATATACCACCTTTTTGTGTGATTATATCTATACCCACGTTTGGATCACCATCACCTAATTTAGATAAACCAGCAACAACATCATTAGGGTCTGAACCTGGTCCTAAATCCATATCCATTGTTCTGTTCATTATTTGAGTAAATCCTTCACCTGGTTGAATATTCCCCAAAGTACCCTCACTAGCCGACCTTATTTCTTCAGGTGACATTTGAGTAATTTCTTGAGGGTCAAAAAGATAATGAATTAACCAACTTAAAGCCCCAAAAGAAGCTCCTGTACCTAATAAAGCTAACGGTAATTTCCAAGACTTCAAAGTCTTCATTCTTTGAGAATCTATTTTTTCGGCGTCCTTACCTACTTTAGCCTGTAATTTTTTCCTAACATCCTTAGACCTATCTTCTTCAATGGTATTATCAACTATTAATTCACTTTCTTTTTCTTCTTCAGAATCCATAACAGAATAGGCAGCTGATAAATCAACATCTAAAAATTTCTTAACATATTCTCTTAAATCTAGTATAATTGAATTAGCAGCATCTATTGGTAAAAATCCTTTTTCTTCAGAATTCTTTTTAGTAGCTTCCACTATCGAATCGTAAACAGCCGCTATTGACTCTATTATATTTAGAAATATCTCTGGGTCTTGGTTATTTGGGAAATCACCCTTACCCTTAGAACTTTGTTGTTTTATTAAAGAATCTAATTCTTTTAAAGACTCATTACCCTTTTTATCTAGTATTCTAACTATTTTAGCCGCGGTCTCTTGGTCTATTTTTCTTTTACCTAAAATCTTACCCCCAGCTTTATACCTACCTAATTTTGATAGTCCGTACTTAACCTTACTCCATAAAGATACCTTCTCTAATAATAAATGACTTTCTGGTATTAACTTATTTTCCAAACCATCTAGTTCATCAATGGTTTCTATTAAATCTATTTTTATTAAATCAATCTTATTATCTAGTAAATCTAATAAAGCGTTGTTATCCCTGTTTAGTGACATAAATCTTTTTTATATAAATATTAGGTTTTTTATAAAAAATTAATTTGACTTATTATAATAATTAAACTATAGTTATAAAAAACAATAAATTTCAAAAGACATGTCAGAATTTAATAAGTACGCAAAAAAACACCTAGGTTTAAACGAAAAAATGATTAACTCATATCAAGAGTTACAATCTGTAGCACCAAACGTTTCAGCTTCAGTTACCCCAACTATTATAGAAGAGAGACAATTAAATATGGCTGTAATGTCTGTATTTGATAGACTAATGATGGATAGAATTATCTGGTGTGCTGGTCCAGTAGATGATAGAATGGCTATAACAGTACAAGCACAATTACTTTATTTATCACAACAAGATCCAAAGAAAACTATAACAATGCATATAGATAGTCCTGGTGGTAGTGTGAAAGCTGGTCTATCTATGGTAGATGTTATGAATTATATTCCAACAAAAATACAAACAATTAATACTGGTATGGCCGCTTCAATGGGCTCAGTATTATTAGGTGCTGGTACAAAAGGTATGAGAGCTTCTTTACCACACTCAAGAACTATGTTACATCAATCTAGTGGTGGAGCGGGTGGTAACATACAAGACGCTAGAATACAGTTTGATGAGTGGGAAAAGGTTAATAAAACTTTATTTGAGTTATTAGGTAAGTACTGTGGTAAAACAGCTAAAAGAGTTGAAAAAGACGCACAAAGAGATTTGTGGTTAGGTTCAAAAGAAGCTTTAGACTATGGTATTATAGATGAGGTTATTGGATAAAAAAAAAGGGACTTTTTAGTCCCTTTTTTTTAAATATTATTTACCTTAACAATATGTTCCACACCATTTTTATCGAAATAGGTTACTTTCCAATCCTCAATTGGTGCTGGTCTACCCGAATAATCATCTAAATCCCATAAACCGTAATCTTGTAATATTTCCTCTATCCATTCTTCGGCTGTATCTTTTTGTTCAACTGAATCCAATTTATCATAATCCTTAGCTTTCCAATCTTTCAAGTATGGACCCATAATCCATTCCTGACCGCTCAAAAATGCTGAAGCTAAAGCACTCGAATCAAAAGTACCTTTATCATCTTCTTGAAACTCAATTAAATTAATTAACCATTGTAAATTTTTTGTAGATTTTTCATCATTATTAAATTGAGCCCAATCCGAAGACCATCTATGAGAACTTTCACCATAACCTAAATTAAAGTGTAACCTCCACACATCTTTCGGATTTCTATTACTTACTGGTTGTAAAACCTCCAAGAAACTAGGTATATCACCAGCCCAATCAAAATCACCAGACTCTTTTAATATTTTTAATATTACATTTTTCATTATCTTCTTTTCCATTTCATGGGTATACACTGTAATCTATATCTATGTACTCTACCCTGAGTCCATTTTATATAATTAGGACCTAAATAATATTTTAATTCACCGTATCTTCCTTTTTTAGTTTTAATAATACCAGCAGCCTTTAAACTAGGTGTTAATGCACTATTTAAACCTGGGAAATAATCTTTTTGATAAACGTCCCAATAAAATTGTTTAGATGTGGAACCTGGATTTTCTTTAATATATTCTATAAAATTAGAACTTATTGTACCCTCTTTTAGTGGATATTTAAATACGTATGTTGAAGAACAATTAGATGGCACCCAATAAACTTCACCATTAGATGTTGTATGATAAGTTTTTTTAGAATTTTCACCTTGCCACTGTCTCATCCAAGAATTATCTCTAATAAAGTCTATAACTTTTTTATATAACTTGTTGATTATTATCTCTGGTTTAGTATTAAAAAATGTATCTTTTTTCAAATTTAAAAACCTTAACCAATTTTCCCATTTAACAGAATCATCTAAAGCTGAAGGTTTTACGAATTTATATCCAAATATATTTCTAAACCCTGTTATATCCATCACCAACTCTTCACTATCTACAGTAACACCCTCTTCATCCATTAACATTAACTCTAAAAATTGTTCCTTACCAGTAAATTCCTGAGTACCTAAAACAAAACCACTATATATGGGTTTACTATTCAAGTCCATCGAATCTTCCATTGAAGTGTTATCATTTAACGTAAAGTAAAATGTGTGTGTTGAAACATCTGTTTCCATATCATCAATACCACCATTAAGTTTAACCACTTGTTCTTTAGGTAAATCCCTTTCTAATTTACTCATAAACTTACTAACTAATCCACTGTCAACTAATTTTTGTTGAAAATCATTCAATATAAGTTTAAGACTTAACTCCTTTTTTAAATGTTCTTTGTTTTTAGATTGGATGGTTTGTTTATAATAATCCTCCATCGAATCAACCATATCTTTCGGTAGTAAGGGTATTACATGTGATATTTTTATTCTATTATCTTTAACATCATACATTTCTACCTCCTTCCTATCTAAAATAGAATAACCTAAGTATTTGTTTTTATCACTATCGAAATCATACCTCCAATTAATAGCTATTTTATACATGAGATTATCATCCACCTCACCCATAGATTGTGTAGTTGGTATTTCATTTTTATCTAAAATATAAAACAATAATGCATCATCTGTGTAATCACCGAAATGTTCTGGGTTGTTTTTACTGGCGGTACACCACTTAGTTCCAGCACCATACTTACAAGAGGCTAAATGTGATTTAGGTACTATCACGACCCATCTATCACCGTCATATATAACATCTCTCTCACTAGTTAACTTTGTTTTTAACTCTTTTTTTCTTTCTAGTTCTTTAGCTCCTTCTATTACTGATATTAAAAATTTAAAATCAGTATCATTCCTATATTCCTTAGAGTATATGTCTTTATTTTTAATAAAACCTTTTTCCGATAATTCATGGAAATCAACCAACATATTAAGTATTGAGTTAGGTATGTCCCATTTTACACCACAACACATATTTTTCAAAGCAAACTCTAAATACTTTGGGTGTGGTATTTCCTCTTCAAGTACGTTTATGAAAGAATCGAAATCATCATAATCACCATCACGAATCTCTATACCACCAACTGTATCAAAATCCTTTTCATACAATTCACGATACTTATTCATTAAATCTTTTCTACGTGATTCAAGTATCAAATCCTTTAATATGTAATTTATTTTACCCATTAGTCCGTTCTCTAATCTATATTAAAACTTTGACCATCTTCAACATGTAGTGGTCTCCCCTCTTTTTTTCTTTTATTTAACCACCTATCAAATACATCCATTACCTGTAAGATGTTTAAATTATTATTATTAGCGTAAAGACCAAAAGAATCATAAGCATCCTTTATATCACCAGTACTTTCTTGAAAAGTAGTTTTACCTTTATGAGATCTAACATAGTCATAAACATCATTAGCTAATATTGTATATTCTTTCTTACCCCCATCTATTGGATTAACCAATTCTTTTACCATCTCCGCAAACTCCTCAACATCTTCTTCAATTACCGCATGAGCTCCATACACATTCATAATCCAATTTTTCCACCATTTTATATCTCTCGCGATGTATATACCTGGTGCATTTCTTCTATTATGATAGTATTCACCTTTACCATAAAAGTAATCTTCAAAATCTTGTTCAGTGTCCACCTCACTAACCCAATCAAAATCTTCTGTTTCTTCTTTCAATATTTTACGTATTAAATTTTTCATTCTTTTTCTATTACCATTTTTCTCTTACCCTTCTCAGAGGTATCGTAAACCACAAAATGAAATTCTGGATACATTTTATTAAGTTCTTCTTCAATAAATAGTTCCATAGACCTAACATTTCTAACATCATCATCAGAAAACCCCAAAGACATTTTTTTATAATCACTATTAACCAAAGTTTTTACATTATCAAATACCTTTTTTATGAAATGTTCAATAGCTATTTTTTTAGCGTGTTCTGGATTAGAAGCTGTGAGAGACGTATCAATACCGAATCTTTTACCAAATTCTTTAGATGATACTGGATAGTATTCACCCATTTCATCTAAATAAAAATCAATAGTTTGTTCTCTATTTAAATTTTTAGTACTTCTCATACTTTTATTTATATTACTAACCATTTCTTCTTTTTCTTCTTCAGTAAAAACTTCATCTATGAAAAACTTAACACCGTTCCTTAAAGTTTGTGGTTTGTGTGACCTAGCCGTATTTATACCGAAAGGATTAGCGAAAATAAGAGCTTCTTTAAATTTATCATAACTAGGAGCGAACATTTTATTTTTTAAAGCTTTTTTAATATCTCTGATAAATGATTTAGAATCTCTAAAATCCTTGAAAGCTATATTAGGGTCGTTATCCCTAAGTCTATAATTAGAATCAGTTCTAACCTTAGAGTAATCCTCCGTAGATACATCAATAGGTTCCCAACCACCAGAGGTTTTAACATCCATTTTAATGGTGGTAGGCATGTAAAGTATATTATCATCCCAATCAAATACGTATGATCTAAGATTACTCTCATTTAACTTAGTTTTAATTAAATTTAGTTGAGGTTCAGTGATAATGTACTTTTTCATGTAAAATATTTATATTTATTATATAAATATCACCGCTTTTAATAAAAAAAAATCACTATTATTAGGTTTTTTTGTGATAATTTTTTATATTTGTAAAAAACATTATGTCAGATTTAAGATACATAGTAGAAGATAGAGGATTTACTGAAGAAGAAATGATAAAAAATATATCTAATTTAGTGGAAGACATAAACCTATCTAGTAAGAAAGTTAAAAAAAACATAACACATTTTAAACTACAAATTTTAGGTACTTTAATCACTTTCTTTTTTGGTTTATACTATTTAATACCATTATTATTTGGTGTAGCTTCTTTTTTCTCTTTCCTTTCTTCTGGGTATCACGCTAACAAAAGAAGGGAGGGAATATCTAATTATTGGTTTTCAGTTCTAAAATACAAGGAACAAGGTGTCTTAAACAAGGATAATTTACATAAAATAGAAAATTTTGTAATAGATCCACTGTATGATTAAAAATAATTATTATATTTGTAATTAAACACTAAAGAAAAAAATGAAAAAAACCCAAATCATAAAAAAAATATTATTTCTAAAACTAATCAGATTTTTTAATACTGAAATATTTTTCTTTATTTTAACCCTAAGTTTAACTTTGTTTTTTGGTTACTTAGTAGACAACCCACCGATATTTCAATTAGTAGGGCACTACTTAATATGGATTTTTATTAGTGATAAGTTCATCAATAAAAATGAAATGAAAGAAGAAAATAGTGAAATTACACTAATGATAAAATCATTATCAGAAGAGATTAAAAAATAAAAACCCCCACATTACTGTGAGGGTTTAATTAATATTTAAGGTTTTTATTAATACCTAATATCACCAGTTTTATCTCTTGTTCTTTTATTAGTAGCTGAACCACCTATAACAGCCCCAGGTACTAATATAGCTAACATTATCATAACCACTAAACCAACTGGTAAACCAAGTGTATACATACCTGCTCCTATAGCCGCTTTAAGTAAAACACCTACCGCAGTTACAAAGGCTGCACCAGCAGTACCCCATCCACCAATCTCTTTAACTCTATTGATAGCTCTATCCACCTTACTCATTTTACCTTTTACAGATTCGTTAATTAAGTTACCCATACTTAAAATGGCTTCCATAACTTCATTATTGGCCTCTATTTCTTCAGTAGGTACATCTTCTGCATCTACTTTAGAAGCTGTTGCTTTAACAGTAGCTAAAGCATCTTGTACTTCTGGGTCGTCAGATTGACTTAATTTATCTAAAAATGCTTCTACTTTAGCTTTAAATTTCATTCTAAGTCTGTCAAAAATACCTTCTTCCAAAACACCTTCTTTGTTTTCCACTAAAGAATTGTCAGATACTAGAGACTCAACTACCATCTCTAATTGTTCTTTTGTTACTTTATACCTTCTTTTCATTTTAATATTATTTTTTATAATTTACCATTTTATTAAAGAAATCCATATCTTCTTTTATAATTTCTTTATTAGTTGTGTTAGATAAAGCTTCAGTTAATTTATTTACTGACTCTTCCACAACTTTATATTTTTTTTCACCCACAGTAATTTCAGTTACTTCTTTTTCTTCATTTTTTATATCGGCTTTAATTGTTACGGGATGCATCTTACCACTACCTTTAGGATATTCAAATTCATCATCTCCCTTGTCTTTAGCTTCGTCAGCGGCTAAAACAAAATTTTCATCCACATCTCCTTCTTTCATACTACCACAACCTTCACAAATTCCTTCTTTCATAGTACCACCACATTCGTTACACATTTCTTCGGTCATATGGTCATCCATATGGTCGCCTTCAGACTTCATATCATCACCCATATGGTCACTCATATCGTTCATATAATCACCTTCCTTCATCTCATCTTCGTAAGAAAGGGTAACATTATTGTTACAATCACATTTACCATCTTTATGTAACATATCCATTTGTTCTTTAGAAACAACGACACAGTCCATTTTCTCTGAAGCTAATTTTTCTAATAGTTCAGTCATTTTTTTATCATCACCTTTAATATCTTCGGTGTATACTAAACACTTATCACCACACATACAATGACCTTCTTTATGTAGTTCATCCATTTGATCTTTGGTGATTTTCATTTCTTCTTTAGACTCTACCACATTATTCATTTCACTCATGGTATTTTCCATAACTAAGTCTAGTTGTTTTTTTGTTACAATTTTTGACATAATATTCTTTTTTAATATAAATATGTTAAAATGGGGAAAACTGTTTAGTAATCCCCATTTATTAATTTCACATCTTAGATATCATCGAATGACGCTCCAGTAGGAGTTACATTAAACTCTAAGATTATAAATTCTAAGGTAGGAATTGGTTTTAAGAATATCTTACCTCTCATTTCATTTCTATCAATTTCTTCAGGGTCACTAGAAAGTTGAACTCTAAAGTCTGATAAACCTCTTTCTCTTCTAATATTATCTAAAATTGGATTTACTAAGTTTAAGAATTGATTTCTAACTATTTGGTCGTTTTGTTCAAATAACAATCTTACCGCTACTGCTGAAATTAATTTTCTAGTTTGTAGTAACAATCTTCTAATATTTAATCTATCTAATGCTGAATCAGCAACTTGTAGGTTCTTGTTACCCCAAATTAAAGTACCTTCATCAGAATAGAACGCCATTGGGTTAATTCTACCTTCATAAAGTGTATCTCTTTGTGATTCAGTTAATTTAGTTCTTGGTTGAATAGCTACAGTTCTACCTCTTGTATAACCTGCTGTTGCGTACCATGGGAAAGATATATTATCCGTAAGTGCTATATCTTTTACCACTTCTAGTGTTGGTGGTAAAAATATGTTTACAGAGTTCTCACTATCTTTCATTTGAATCCAAGGCCAGTAAGTGGCTGTATAGTTAGAATCTAAATCAGCGTCACTTAAGATGTCTACTATAGCATCTGGTGATAACTTATCTATTGTGTTAAAACCTAAACCATTTAAGTCAAATGAAGAATCTTCTTGAACAGCTCCGTCTGGAGAAGTAACTAAATAGATTGAGTCAGCTCTATCTTCCTCTATCATATCAATAGTCTCCTCAACTAAACTTAAGTTAGATTGATAATCTATACCTGGTGTTGTAAACACATTTATATTAACACTCTCTGGATTTTGGAAAGTTTGTATAGCCTCTAAATAAGCGTAGTAATCTGAAGTACCAATAGTATTACTTAATTGACTAAATTCAGATGATGTTAAACCAGCTGTAAAACCAGCCTTACCTATTCTATATCTATCAGTGTTTGTTCTTGGTGTAGTACCAGACTCTCTATGGCAATTCCAACCATCAAAACCTAAGTAAGGTACTAATGTGAATTTTCTAGCGTTAACACTTTCATAAACAGTATCTTGTATCGCTAAAGCGTCAGTAAATGGACAACAACCAACAATAAACTCACCAGCTACAGTAGCTCCACTGTCCATATGGAAACCTTTAGTAGTGGCTGTCCATGGATTTGGTGATGAATCATTAGTATAACCCTTCCAATCAAACATGTCTTGGTCGATTCCTACAGTGTTAGATATACCTAAATAAACTTTTCTTAATTTATCATTAGTTAAGTCATAAGAACTTTTGTACTCTAATTCTGGTGCTAAAGCCGTAGTTAAAGAATCACTAGTTACATAATCCCTAACTCTATACCCCTCAAATCCTGATGGGAAAGCGTCTGTTGGTGCGTCAGGATTAAGTACTAACATGATAAATCTACTTCTAAGTGGATACTCACCATCTGCTGTACCTATTCTTTCACCGATAAATGAATTATCGTTAGGGTCTAACGAACATCTAGAGAATCTTTCTAATATTTGTGGTCTAGAATCTAAATCGTAGAATTCTCTAACAACAACATCAAAAGTCTTATCTTCTAAATTAATTCTTTGTATTGATATTTTTATTTCTTTATTTGCTCCACTACCGTCTGAAATAGAAATAAACTTAAATAGTTTATCTACTTGGTTACCTCGTAATTCTGAAACAATCCAAGGAGTCTCAGGTGTTTGCCATTGTTGTTGATAATTATCAAAACTATCAAAATGTAATAATTGTGATTTTAAACCTAAAATTTTACCGTTAGTAATCAAATCAGATAACATGTTAGGGTAAATTTCTTCCACCCATACTCTAGTATCTCTATCAGAACAATTCTGACCAATAACCCTAGGTAAATAATTTCTTTTAGTGGAATCTAAAGAAGCTTCATAAGTTTCTACACTAGTAAATCCAGAACTAGAAGCTGATAGAGTAAAATTACCTAAAGGATCGGTTGATGTTAAACTAAAGTCACCCACTAAACCAGTTGCTGATTGGTCCGTTCTCCAATAAAGAATGTCACTAATAACGTCAGCTCTAGACCTTACCATCGCTAATACTTTGTTCTCACAATCATAAGCGTCCGCCGTAAATGTACTTGTTACACCACTTATTGTACCAGTAAGTCCTGTTGAGTTAGCTGATGTAACCTCACCTACAATAGCAGAACCATCAAAACCACCACCAACATTTTTAGTGAATGATATCTCACCACCACCTGGTAATGAAAAATCAGTACCAACACCTGTGTAAGGATTTACGTTGATACCAGCGTTATCGTCTATTAAGTTTTCGGCTTCAGTAGCTCCCGCTCCAGCAAATCCAAAGAACTCTAATGTAGCTCCCGCTCCTGAGAAAGAAGCTGTGAACGTACCAGTAGAAGCAGTTACTATTGTACTAGGGTCGTAATCAGCATCAGCTACAATTGCCCAAGCCGCTCCAGCATCATAACCAGTTAAACCTAATATTCTAGTTACAAATAATTGATTAGATTCTGTTAAATACTGTTTAGCTATATAAGAAGCTTCAAACTGAGGTTTACCATTTAAAAATATTCTAGGATTTAGTCCACCGAATATTGTGGTATACTCTTCATAATTTGTTATAAAAATAGGTTCGAAAGCTGGACCTTTAACAGTCTCACCAACTATACCTAATGTTGTAACACCAACTTGTTGTGCTACAAATGTTAAATCTTTTTCTGATGTAAACACACCTGGTGATACATATACTTTATTGTCTGCCATTGAAAAATGTTTTTTCTTTTTATGTTATTTTCTAATAATAAATATTAGATAAAAACTCAAAAAATTTATTTTATGGTATATACCATAAAATAAGTATGAAAAAAAAGATACTTTTATCATACTTATAGAGAAAAGCCATATGAAAAGAGATAAAAACTTGAAAATTACACCTCAAACACATAAAATATTAAAAGACTATTGTGACAAAAATGGTTTAAAAATGTTCGCTTTTGTCGAAAAGTTAATAAAAGATAAATGTAAAACTAAAATAGATATATACGGTGATGAAATATTACAATAAATATTTTAAAAAGTTAACAATTCATAAGTCACATCAACATTTACAAAACCATCTCCACCAGTAATTACACCAATCCTTAAATCCATAGTTAAAGGTTGACCTAATTCTGTTACAGCATTAAAACCTGTTATTACCTCATTACTACTACCCGTTGGTATTGGAGCGGTAACCATCGTACCACCAGCAACATTATTTAACCTTAAAAAATCCATACCACCAACAATATAGGGTGTAGTACCATATACATATTTAAAAACTCCTAAGATTTGGTAATATTCATTTGGGTTTGGGGTTGGTAGAACGGTTACCAAATCATTGTTTAATATATTGGTTGATGTGTAACTTACAGTAGTAAAGTTAGAATTTGTAGAACCACTTTCTACAATAAAATATTTTATAATATCAGGACCACAATTCTTATTCATTATACCGTTATTAAACCATTTATTATTATTTCAGCCGTTTTATTGGAATCTACCTTTACCACAGTTATCTCAATAACGTCACTAGGTTCTACACTAAAAGGTACGTTAACTACCGAACCGTTTTTATAAATAGTGTAAGTAGTTATATTATTAGTATCTATAGTTGTAAAATCAGTTTTATTATCAACATTAAATTTTATACTAGTACCTGCTCCAGGTAAAAATTGTATCACACATTTTAAACTTTGGTTATCAGATGTATCATCTTTAATAAACTTAGTTATATTTTTAGGTTTTTTAGAATCTAACTCTGTAGTTAAAAACACTCTACTAATAGCTGGTTTAACCTCGAACTCTTCAGTATCAACCAAATAACCCATTAACTTCATTTCGTAACTTTGAACATAATATCTCTTACCGTTTATATCATCAACCTGACTTTCATCACCTATACTCTCCAACATTATTGGGAAATAGTGTCCTTTAATATTAACATAAGCTTGAGCCGAAGCAAAGGTTTGTAATATTTTTTTAGTTAATTTATTTAACTCTCTCATTCTAAAAGTAAAAAACCTAACAGTGTAATACATATCCACACCAACTGGGTTGGGTATCCCGTATATGTCAGCTCCCTTTCGGTTACCATCCCAAATAGGTATTTGCATATAAGGGAACTCTTTTCTGACAGGTATCTTGAAATCGGCTGGATTAGTACCTTGTTCTGGGTTAGGTCTTCTAACAATGGACATGAATGGTATTTTTATGTTTTTATACTTATCACTGGTTCTCCAAGTTTTAGCGAACTCATTCCATCTTTGTAATGTCAAAAAGTGTATTGGTATTTTCTTACCCTCTATTGTTATTTCTAAATCATTATTTACAAAATCAACAAAACCTTTATCCAGATCATCAATAGCAACTTCCCTAGGTAAAAACTGTTTGTTTTGTTCTAAAAACTGTTCAGACCAATTTTGAGGACCATCATATGGGTCTGTAACCTTTATATCTATATCTTTTTTTATTTTTTTAGGTAAAGACATTAGTAGTTTGGATTAAATTCATTTTCATCAGCTGTAGTACAAACAACAGTTCTATAATAACCTTTATACCCAAGTCTAGTATGTTGGTTATCTGAAAATATTTTACCATCATCTACAACAGTAAAATACTTAATATTATCTTCTCTATCTGAGTAACCTATATAGTCACCATAGGTTATATCCACATTGAGTTCTTCTAAATGGGTAACGAACACAGTAAAAGTAAAATTACCATACTCTTCTATTCTACCAAAACCTTCAGAATAGGCTTTTGACTCTGATTTTTCTAATAGTGGTCTAACTTTTATTTCAATAGGTGGTTTAAACCTTATTTCTTGAGTACTAGATTCACCATAAACATCATCTGTTTGACTTTTAATCCTATCAACTCTAAATAAGACCACAGTAAAATTTAAATCACCCTCAACGAATTCACGAGCCATCTCATCCTCTAGATTAAAATCAGTGTAGTCATAGAATCTATGTAATCTTGAAATAGGGAATTTCTTTTTACTCATAAATGTTTTTTTATATAAATATCTATTAAATACCATTTCATTTATTTTATTAAAAATGTTTGTATATTTAATAAGTTATGTTAGATATTAGTAAGTTGAAAAACAGAAAAGCTCTGGTTAAACTTAAGAGTTATAGTGGCATTAATGAATATTTATTATCTCTAAGAGATAGAATAGAAAAAGAAGGAGACTTTCCAATATCACCCAGTACAGCAGAATATATAGAATTAAATTTCGATAGAGACCCAGTAGAAATAAACAAAGTCGTAGATATAAACGAATTTCAGGGTAAACAATTACAAACTAAGTTCGAACTAAGTCACATACCACAAAAAGTTTTGGTAGAATGGGTTTTAGGTGAAACTGAAAAAAGTTATCACGTCAAAGGAAAATTATTTAAAAATCAAAAGTATTCACCAACCTTTTATTTATCTAAAACACAAGTTTATGAAAATTTACTAGATGTTGAGGTAGAGGTTGAGGTAGATTTCGATAAATACCAAAAGTTAGATAAAAGAGGTTGGCGTGTTTTCCCACACCAAGAATCTGGTATTAAGTTTTTGTTAAGTAAGAATAATCGTATTTTAGGGGATGATATGGGTTTGGGTAAGACATTAATGTCTACTATAGCTTCTATAGAATCTAAATCGGAGAAAATATTAATCGTTTGTCCAGCTAATGCTAAAATAAATTGGTTTCGTGAAATCAATGCTTATATACCAGAGGATGAGATATCAATTATCAAGTCTGGACATTGGAACCCTAAAAAGTATACTATCATAAATTATGATATTCTAAAAAATTTTCACACCATCACAGATGGTAGAAAAAAATATAAAGAACATGAAATACGTAGAGAACTAGTAGAAGAAGGTTTCGATTTAGTTATAATGGATGAAGCACACATGGTGAAAAACCCAAAAGCTAATAGAACTAAAATAATGAATCAAGTAACGGAGAAAATTAAAAAACGTTGGTTACTAACGGGTACCCCCATAGCAAATAGACCCATGGACTTCTTTAACCTATTAAATATATGTGATTCACCAGTTACAGCTAGTTGGAAACAATTCGCGTTTAGATATTGTGATGGTAAAAAATTTAAAAAGAGGTTGAAGTCTGGTGCATATAAAGATATATGGATAACTGATGGGGCTTCTAACTTAGAAGAACTACATGATAGAACTAAAAACTTAATACTTAGAAGAAAAAAAGAAGACCATTTAGATTTACCACCTAAAATAGTGGCACCATACTACGTAGAAATAGAGGATATGAATCAGTATCATAAAGTTTTTGATGAGTACTTGGCTTGGGCCAAATCAGAGGGTAAAAAATTAGGTTCGGGTAGACATATGGTAGAGTTAATAGTTTTAAGAAAGTACCTCTCTCTAGAAAAAACTAAATTAACCATTGAATTAGCTGAACAAGCGGTAGAAAATGGTCAAAAAGTTATTATATTCACTAACTTTACCCACTCCTTTGATTATTTAATGAACCATTTTGGTGGGTTAGCGGTTGGTCATAACGGTAAAATGAATGCAAACAGTAAACAAAATTCGATAGATAGATTTCAAGAAGACGATAATGTTAAAGTTTTTGTTGGTAATCTTATTTCAGCTGGTACAGCCATAACCCTAACCAAAGCTGAAACAGTTATTATGAATGATTTAGATTTTGTACCCTCAAACCACTCACAAGCGGAAGATAGAGCTCATAGGATAGGTAGTACGTCAACAACCAATGTGTATTACCCTATAGCCGTAGGTACTATTGATGAGATGATGTTTAAAATACTAGAAAAGAAAAGAAAAATAATAGACACTGTAATAGGTGATGAACACGTATCTATGGATATAGAAAATGATTTGTTTGGTGAATTACTTAGTGGTTATTTTTAATTAACAAACTATCTTAGAATTAACAAAACTATCTATTACGTTTATAAATAGTTCCTCGTATATTGGCAATATCAATGAACAACCATCACTGAAAGTATCTATTTTAAATTCACCTTTATATACACCAGCCGTATTTACCTCTCTTTTTTTAAATTGGTACCCTAAATAATATTCTTGTTGTATTGTTAAACAATTATCATTTTCAACTGGTATTATTAGAGCGGGTTGATTAAAAACCTTATACCTACCTGTTTCTATGTTTAACATTGAAAATGTTATAGCCGCATTCTCTAGTTCCTCGAATATTTTCTTATAGTCGTTTCTACCATCGTTAATGATTTTCATTTGTAGTACTGGTAGTTGTGAGTTTTTTCTAATAAAGAAGTTTTGTGCCATTTATTGTTTTTATATAAATATGTTTCAAATATTAATTATCGAACTTATTAAAGAAGAATGTGAAAGATAAACCAAACACAACCCTAGCTATGATAACAAACATTAAACAAGTCATTTTAGTGTTACAAGGTATAAATAAAAAAAATATACCAGAGAACATACAAAAAGTTCTTAATAGTTTAAATAGATGCCAAGCATCGGTAAACCCAACAAGAAGGCTCTTAGATAAAAAAAATTTTTCACCAGCTAAAGGGTCACCATTTTTATACTTATTTCTCCAAGACTCCCTAGGGTCCCAAAATAGCTGATTCTTTTTTCTTTTAAATATAGAACTATCGTAATGGAACTGTATTTTATCCATAACCGCTTCACAAATCCCAGAAATTAAAAACAATATAAATCCAATGTATATCATAACCTTTTTATTATAAATATTAATGTGATTAATAAACCTATAAAATAGGTTCCCAATCCCTAGATTTATTATTTAAACCTCTAAAAATTTCTTTTTCATAATCGTCCATCTCATCCCAAGTTTGTGGGGTTATTTTAAAATAAATCCAAGTAGTAGGTATAAAAGCCCAACAAGTAATAAAAGGTACGGCCCAATTTTCATTACCCACTGAATATAAAATAAAAGATGTTATAAACGCAATTACCATAATATAAGTTATTGGGTGTAATTTAAACATAAAAAATTTTTTATTTTTTTTTGGGTGTACAATAGGTCTGTATAAATTAAATAATATTCTTCTTATTTTTTTATACCCACTTGGGTGTTTGACCAATAATCTTTCAATTCTTTCTTTTTTCATTCTTATTTTATTTACAGTGTGTTATTTTCTATCATAATCATCTTCAATTCTAACTATGTCGTCCTCACCAAAGTAAGACCCATACTGAACTTCTATGAAGTTTAAATCTTCTTCTCCCCTATTTTCAACCCTATGTTTTGTTCCTTGAGGAATTAAAACCGTTTCTCCATAATTGTAGTCTTGAACATCATCATCTAAAGTTATTGTGGCAACACCAGAAGTTATTGTCCAAACTTCACTTCTTTTATGGTGGTATTGATAACTAAGTCTACCACCTGGACTTACTGTTATTTTTTTTACTTTACAATTATCACTTGATAGAAGTATCTCATACTTACCCCAAGGTCTACTCTCGTTTTGTTCCATTTTATTTGTTTTTATTTTTTAGTAACCAACTACTAGATTGTATTTTATCACCAAGGCCATCTAAAAGATTTATCCCTAGTTCACCACAAATTGAGCTTTCTGGTATTGAATTATTATCTTGGTCCCCACCATTCGCGAAATAAAGTTCCCATACCTTACCATATTCATTGTGAATATGTTTTAAAGTTTCTATTTGTGTTCTATCTTTATCAATAGAAATTAAAGCGTGGCCAACGTATTTTATTGAACTAACTATTTCTAGTCTTTCGTTCTCTTCTTGGAATTCTTTTGAACCCTTAAGTTCTCTCTGTAAGTCTGAATTAACTATGGCTATGACATAATCATCACTAAATTCTTTTGCCTTTCTTAAAAGTTCTAAATGTCCTTTATGAATTGGGTTAAAGTACCCACTAACTATAACTACTTTTCTCATTTTTTTTTATTTAAAGTATATTATTTTTTAAAAAATTAAAAATATGTTCTGATTTTTTTAGGTGAAAATCACCAAAATCACCACCATCAGAATATTTCCTATCCAAATAACCTTTCACATTTGAATGTTCTTTATAAACATCAATAAAAATAAAATTATTTTCTAAACATTTATTTTTAATTAATTTATTAAAGTATTGGTAGTAATTTTTCCTCTCTTCATCCGAACCAATACAAGACACATGACCAGCAATATCTAAATATTTTTTTTCTGTCGGTGGTATAATATTATATACACAAATCTTCTTTAAATTTTTATTTAATTTATTTACTTCTCTTTTTATAGTGGAAAAATAATTAGTAACAATAGGTGTAATAATTTCTTTGTAAGATTTTTCATTATTAATATATTTGTGTATGTGAGACCTACAATCTATCTCACCAAAACTAAAAATTAAAATATCACCGTCAGATATAGCAAACTTACGAATATCAAACCTATCAAAATCTTCTTTATTAAAAGTATAACATAAAGTACCAGCGAAAGAATGTGATTTTATAAATACATTATCCACCCACTGTTCATTTAAGTCTAACCCACTACTTTCATCATAAGTGTGTTTATTTGTATCAGATTGGAAATCAACCCAACCATGTAAAGCGTGACTATCACCAACAATTATAACCCTATTACCCACTTCTTTTTTCATTTTTTTTATTAAGTGTTATAACCAACTAGATGTGAATTTATGTGATATGTAAGAGTTTTTTGTAAAAGGAACTTTCTTCCAAGAACCCCCACAAAAAAAATCAGAAGGTAATATTTTAATTTTATCATGCATATTATCAACCACCATTTTAGTGAAAGCTAGTGGACCAGTTTTAGATATAATATTGTAATGATAATCATCTCTATTAACGTTAACCATGTTTTTTTTTATATCTACTAGGTCATCTAAATTATCCATGCAGGACATAAACATTTTTAAAAATATTTCTTGTTTAGGTTCTGTTATAATAAACCATTGTGCTATTCCTAAATTTTTATAACAAATTTTTTGATTTTTTAGTAAATTTTGATCAACTTGATGCCAATCATTATGTACTTCATAAGATAAAATAGTCGATGTATTTTTAATGTCTATATTATGACCCAAACATTTTAATGTTTTCATCCCTAAATAATGGTCATAATCTAACTCAACACTATTATCACATACATTACTACAAAAATCCCACCTACTATCTATGATGTTTTCATTATTTTCATAAACAAATAAATTATTACCCCTATTTTCATCTCCATGAAAGTATCTATAATTTACGTCTAGTAAAGGGTCTATTTTTTTTAGTGGTAAACAATCTAAATCAGAATAAATACCACCTTCTAAATAAAGTATTAGATATCTAAATAAATCTGATAAAACAGCTCCGACACTTATTTTTTTAATTTTTTCTAAAAATAGTGGGTAATACTCATCAATTATGTCATAGATATCAGAGTCATCATATAAAATTATTTCATAGTCATCATAAAGTTCATAATACTTATTTAAACACTCCACCCATATAGGGTTTTCTATTTTATTCTTATTAGGACATGTTAAATGTATCTTTTTGGGTAACTCCATTTTTCTATTCTTTAGATTTGCCTTCTTTATCCAAGGTTATTTTTATATGTTCTATACCAGTAAATTCATTTACATCAGTTATCCAACCACCTTCCCATTGGCCACTGTAGACATGTTCAACATGATTATTATACAACCAATGAGAGTCATGTACATACATAACTTTATTTTTATACTCATTAACATACTGATTTTTATCAGTTCCATCAAAAACCGTTAAATTATTTTCTTTTAAATAGTTTTCTATAGACTCTGTAAAAACTTTAGGTCCAGTTAAGTTATGTACCATGTGTTCATATTTGAAATCATTACACTCTTTAATTCTTTTAACAGACTCATCAATCACACTTTTTAATAAAGGACTTCCTTTAGGTGCCGCAAAAACCCACTGACATAAAGCCTCATTACGTGGATATTCTGGTGTTAAAATTAAATCTGATTCTTTTTGAAATAGGGAATCTAAGTCATCCCCTATAAATATAGTATCCATATCAGCATATATACCCCCATAATGGTATATAACACAATACCTCCATAGATCAGCTTTCATCACTGGTAGAGGTAGATTATGGTAAATTTCATATATATCATTAAAATTTTCCTTCATAAAATCATCAGCTTTTTTATCATCAAAAAACTTATGGGTATAACCTTTTACATCCCAAGATTGGTAGCAATCGAATAACCTATTATTATCCATAACATAAGTCATGGATTTATGTGTTTGAAATATTGTTTTTGGTATCATTTTTTGTATATTTTTTTATCTCTATGTAATTCAGAGTAGTGTGGTTTATTTGCTTCGTAATATAGATATTTACTATGGTTAATAGTTCTAGTTTTTATGATTATTTTCTTATCACCGTTAAACCTATTTTCGTAACAAATAAAGTCATTGTTACTAGAGTTATCATCAAGTCTCTCAAATTTAAAACCTAATTTATAAGTGACACCACCAGACTCTATTAATTCCCTAAACATAATGGGTCCCGTTGGGTTAAATGAACTACACCCATAATAATTAGATTCTACGTTTTTTATTATTTGTTCTATTGCTTTTAAATAAATTTCATTTTTAGGTTTAGAGGCCATAAAAGCTATCTCAACCCCCCTTTTTTCAGCACAAGGAATGTAACCACCCTCAACTAGTATAAAATCATCTTTTTCAAAGTCTATAAAACTATTTATAGGTTCAATAAATGTCTGAGTTAAGTCACTCCAAATCCCACCTTTTTGGTAAAGCACACAATATCTAAATAAATCTGCTTTGTAAGCTGTAGGTACTAATGAATTATAAGTTTTTAAAATTCTACTATTAAAATTTTTTGTAATAAATTCCAAACACTGTACGTCATCAAAATAAACTAATTCACATTCTGGATTGTCTTTTATGGTTTTATTGAAAATAGTTTCTATTTCATTGGGTAAATTTGATTTTTCAAAAGGACCAGTTTTATATATTATTTTTGGTATCATTTTTTATGTTTAAACAAACTATTAAATACTTCAAAAAAGCATTCGTTATCTTCATTGTTAGCGTACCCTAAACCATGATTATTCTCTTTTGTGTACAATTCAAAAAAAGTAATATTACCCATTTTTGTTATTTCATGTTTTAAATCTTCATTATTTGGGTAATTAATATGACATAAAAGGTGGTGATCTTGAGTTATATCTGATAATGTTTTGTTTAATTCGAAAATCTCAGACATTACCGAATCATCCATCTTACTTTCTAAATTTTTGTAAGAACATATAAATAACTTTTTACCCTTTAATTTTATGAATTCCCTAAACCTATCAACACATCTAACATAGTAATCATAGTCTAATTTTTGTCTTGGATCTTTGTGGTTAAAAAAGTTTTCATGATACAAAGTGTGACCCGCTTGTCTTTCATTATCTGGTTCGTTTAATGCTATATCTGTATAATATTTAGGATCTAAAAAATCTTGGAAGTCATTTTTTAATATTTCTGTAGTAAATTTTGGTGTAGTAAATAACCAATCAAAGGGGAGGGCCATCTCCCTAGACTTTATCATGTTAAGTAAAGCCGCTGAAAAACAATAATTACCTATGGGACAAGCGTATTTAAATTCTACCATTTTAATTTGTTTTTATATATACTATAAATATCTAAAAAAAAATGAATATTCAGTTTTATTAAAATATTTATAGACGTGAACTATAAAATAAAAAAATTACAAATACAAAGAATAATACAAGAGTATAACTTGTTAAATACCGATTATGAATTAAAGAATAATATGGTAGATGAGTATCGAGAAGAATTCCTAAAGGAAACTTTCACTAAGGAAAAAAAAGATAATCAGGAGAATGGTCCTATTAAGAAAGAAGAGGTTAAAATAAAAAACGAAAATATACCAAACCAAACCAAAAGTAAAATAAAAAAAATATATAGAGAAATTGTTAAACAAACTCACCCCGATAAAGTAAATTCAGGGGTATTAAATAATTATTATTTAGAAGCTACGAGAGCTAATAATTTAAATGATGTTTTGGAGTTATATATCATTTGTGAAAAATTGGATATCGATGTCGAGGTATCTGATTTAGAACTAGATTTGTTCAACAAACTTATAGAAATTAAAAAGTCTGAAATTAAGAAGATAGAAGAATCTTTTATATGGATTTGGATAAATTCAAAAACAGAGGGGGAGAAAAAAGAAATAGTAGATAGATTTATAAGATTTTGCAATAATAATAGATAACCAAATAAAATAATATTTAAAAAATGAAAATAGGTATAACTTTAGGATTAAAAACTAATGACGAATCAATTTGGACAAACGGAATCAAACAGAATGTCCTAATGTTAGTGGACCTACTTAAAAGATCCAAAAAAAAATATGAAATATGTATATTGAACATATTTGACGTTGATTTCACGAAAAAACCATACTACTTAAAAGATATTGATATTTTTTATGTTAAAAACAAATTTATGGAAATGGATTTAATTATATCTATGGGTGGCCAAATGTTGGATAGTGATTTAAAAAAATTCAGAGAAAGTGGTGACAAAAAGGTTGTTTCATATAAATGTGGTAATAACTATGTTTTATCCATGGAAGAAATATTATTTAGTGAAGGTAGTAATACTGGTGAGTTTGAACAAGAATTAGATGAATTATGGTATGTACCGCAACAACATGAAGTTAATAACGGTTATTATAAAACTTTACATAGAACGAATGCTTTAATGGTACCCTTTTTATGGAACCAAAAATTCCTACATGAAAAAACTGTTGAAATAGAGTCTGGTTTTAGAAAAAATATATATAAAAAAGGTTGGCAATACGATAATACTAAAGAAAAGAAAATTATAGGTATAATGGAACCCAATTTAAATATCGTAAAATTTTGTTTAATACCAACTATGATAGTCGAGGAATGTTATCGTGGTCTGGTTGGTAAGAATTATATAGATAAATTGAGAATAACAAATGCTACTAAACTTAAAGAAGATAAACTCTTTATGTCATTTATAAAAACTTTTGACCTTTTTAAGGACGATAAAATATCTGCCGAAGCTAGATATCAGACAGCGTATGTTCTAACACAACACCTAGATATATTAGTATGCCATCAAATTTTAAACCCATTAAACTACCTTTATTTAGATGCCGTTTATTTAGGTTATCCCGTCTTACACAACGCTTATATGTGTGCTGACTTAGGTTATTATTACGAAGGTTCTGACACAATAGAGGGAGCTAAAATGTTATCGTACATATTAGAGAATCATGATAAAAATTTAGATTCATACAATGAGAAAAATGATTTAGTGTTACAAAGATACCACACTGAAAATGAAAACATAATAGAAGCTTACGATACTTTAATAGAAAATTTATGGAAAGGTGGAAATAGTGAAATGGTATATAATTATAAAACTAATTTGTACGATGAATGTCAGGTTTAATAACATATAGACAGTTCATCAAAAAATATGACAAAGTAGATATATTTGTTGACGAGATACCTAAAATAATTTTTAGAACTGGTAAGTGGGCAATAGAAGATATACCTAACGTAGTTATGGGGGTTTACAAAGATACCATTAAGTTAAACCCTGATTATGATTTTGTTTATTTTGATAACGATGATTGTTATAATTTCATTAAAGATTTTAACCCCAGTTACTTACTACACTACAATAAATTAATACCTACTGCTTACAAAGCCGATTTATTTAGGTACTTATTACTCTACAAATATGGGGGATGTTATGGTGATATGACACAAGAAATATATGTACCATATAATAATATATGTAGTGGTTTTGACAGGGTTTTATGTAGGGATAGTTTGAGTGATAAATTAGGTTTATATAATGCATTAATGTGTGTAAAACCATTAGACCCCGTAGTATATCGAGTAACGGAAATAGCTAAAAAAAATATAGAAGAAGAAAATTATACTCACTCTACTTTGGGTATAACTGGTCCAGTAGCTTTAGGTCAGGCGTTTATGGGGGTTTTTAAAGGTACTACTATTAATCTTAAAACTTACAAAAGTAATACACCAAAAGAGATTAGATTAAAAGAAAATAATGATTCTTTAATTTTAGACTATAGACTCGATGAAATAGGTAGAAAAATGATTTTTGACGAAAGGAATGGTGAAATAATAGGAAAACCTAAAATTGATAACCACCAAAGTTTATTATACGATGGAGGTAATACACACTACCACCAACTTTGGTACGGTAAAAGAGTGTTTAATTAATCTATTCTTCTATTTAAATTAGGATTCATTCTAAACTTACTAAAATGTTCATCATATCTAAGTTGTGCTAATTCTTTAATTTTCATTTCCCTTTCTAGTACTTCATTGGAAACAACATCTAGTAGTTCATTGTATTGGCTCATAACATTTTTTTGACTATATTGACTATAGTCTTGATTTTTATTGAAAGTATATTCACCATTAAATGCAGTCCTTAAAGCTTTTCTATATTCGACATAATCAACGTTCTCCCATTTGGAATTTTTCGAATAAATCCATTCATCTCCTGGAGATAAAAACGTAGATATCTCTTTCACTGGTAATAAAATAGAGTTATCTTTATTTATAAAATCCCTATAACCACTGATTTTAGTATCTAAAGTAATTATATCTTTTTTTAACACTACAGCATCTAATAATGGAATACAAAATCCTTCCATATACGATAAACAAATATAACAATCTATACCTTTTTTTATTGAGTATAGATATTCTTTAGGTAACTTTTTATTTATAATAATTACTTCTGGGTGATTTGGGTATTTTTTTAATAGTTTTTTAAGTACTGAAACTCTACTTTTTGATACCTCATTTAATTTTATCACTAACCTAACATTATCTTTTTCAGTAAATTCTTTTAAAAAATTTCTTAATGTCCTATTAATATTCTTTCTATGTGTAGCAGTAGATTCTGTATAGAAAGTATATTTTTTTTCATTAAATAAACTAGAAAAGAAACCATTGTCATCACCCAATAAGTTATCATCATAATAATTAGGTATTACTTTAATAGGCTTAGTAACTCCATTGTTTTCTAATAATTCTTTACCAATATTAGATGGTGTAACTATGTAATGAAAATTATTAATTTTTTCTATAATATGTGGATGTATAACAGTTCCGTCCATTGGTTGAATAAGTATTCTTCTACTGAATTTAGATAAATCGTCTAAATGAATGTGGTGCATTAACAATATATCACCCCTTTTAGTATAATTTAAAAGGTTATATTTTTCTTTAAATTCTTTTTCCAAAGACTCATTTATTATTTTTAGACTTTCCCCAGTTCTAGTCCATATTAAAAGGTTCATTTTATTTTCTTTTTGAGTAGACATATCTATAAGTGTTTAACAATAAATATTTATTAAATTAGTAATGGTAAATAAATATGGGGGTGTTTACACACCCCCATACCATTTGTTGTAAATTATACAATATAATTACATTAAAAACTAACGTTTCATTTACCTTATCCTTTAGTATCAAATGGAATCGGTAAGTCAACCCATGTACTTTCTGTATTTTGTATATGAGTTTTATATAACGAACCTGGTTTCCAGTAATCTAGACCTTCCTGAGTAAACCATCCAGTAGTAGGTTGAGTCATCATGAAGTAGCTTTGTGCATTTGTTTTCATTAACTCTTGCTCATTCCACTTCGATCCAACTTGTTCCACGTATTTTGGACTGAAAATTTCCTTATTGTTAACAACATTAAAGAAATCCGCGGCTAACGCCTTACCTGGGTTACTCCAACTACCGTTCCACTGGTGTCCTAGTGCTTCAGCGAATAAATCAAAGAAAGTGTCCCAATCGTATCCTAGCTCTAACCCTTCAGATAGTGCTTCATGTACAACACCTACGAATCCAAACCATCTTTTGGCGTTTTCATAACCTTTAGATTGGTTTACCGCATCGATGATTCCGTCAAACATAGTTTTAGCGTTAGGTTCTCTTTGAAGAGTACCATGTTTCATACTATAATCATTAATTGACGTTGACATCCACTGATTTACTTCCTCTTCCGCTGAAAGTTTAGGTTTTACTGAATCGTATCCGTATCCGTATCCATATCCGTATCCATAACCAAGACCTTCATCCTTTTTAGGTTCCTCAACTATTGTTCCATAACCTGGACCTTTAGGTACTTCAGCTCCCGCTCCCGGTGTGGGATTTTTTTCTACTGGTGCTCCATAACCTGGACCTGCTGGTGTTTCATAACCTGGACCTTCATCCTTTTTAGGTTCTTCAGCTACTGGTGTTCCACCATACACTATTTCATCAGAATGTTTTACAGCGTAGATAACATGAGAATCGTTTACATTACCAGTATACAGTAATTTTACAGCTCCTACAGCTACACCTTCTCCAGGTAAGCTATTTAAGTCAGTGTAAGCCACAGCCTCTTGCCAGTCTACCCCTTCAGTAAGAAGTTGACCATTTAAAAAGACTTGTACTGTACCTTGTTTAAATCCAGTTAAACAAGCTTGAGAATATAAACCTATTAGATCACCATTACCATTAGATACTGTATTTACAGAGATTGATTGTAAGTGGTTATCTTCTAGTCTATTCAAGTGGTTGTTTACTTCACTAAATGAATCTAAAGCTGTTACATCTGTGTTAGAGATTATATCAGTGATTTTACCATTTAATTCAGCATCAGCAGTTTCTCTAGCTAATCTCTCAGTAGAGATCTCAGTGTCAATCTTAGACTCTAAGTTCTTTTCTAATGCTTCTCTAGCTACAACTTCGTTTGACATATCTGTATCAATCTTAGTTGTTAGTGATTGGTCAGCAGTTTCTCTAGCTAATTTCTCAGTAGAGATCTCAGAATCAATCTTAGCATCTAAAGTTTTTTCTAATGTTTCTCTAGCTACAACTTCGTTTGACATATCTGTGTCAATCTTAGTTACTAATGAATTGTCCGCAGTTTCTCTAGCTAATTTCTCAGTAGAGATATCAGAATCAATCTTAGCTTCTAATGAATTGTCCGCAGTTTCTCTAGCTAATTTCTCAGTAGAGATATCAGAATCAATCTTAGTTACTAATGATTGGTCAGCAGTTTCTCTAGCTAACTTTTCAGTAGAGATATCAGAATTAATCTTAGACTCTAAAGCGTTATCTGCCGTTGTTCTTTTGTTTCTTTCATCAGTAATCGAATCATTGATTGTATTAACAGCTGCTAATAAATTAGCATCGTTTTCTAAATCAATTTCTTCTACGAAGCTAACAACTTCCTTAAATTGATCTAAATCAACCGTAGATCCATCTAAGATAGTGTCAATTCTACCTTTCTCAACATTAATCTTAGCCTCTAAAGCGTCATCTTCTGCTTTTCTATCCACAACTTCGTTTGACATATCAGTGTCAATCTTAGTTGTTAATGATAAGTCAGCAGCTTCTCTAGCAGCTTTCTCAGTAGAGATATCAGAATCAATCTTAGCCTCTAAAGCTTTATCTTCTGCTTCTCTAGCTACAACTTCGTTTGACATATCTGTGTCAATCTTAGTTACTAATGAAGAATCAGCAGTTTCTCTAGCAGCTTTCTCAGTAGAGATATCAGAATCAATCTTAGTTGTTAATGAAGAATCAGCAGTTTCTCTAGCTACAACTTCGTTTGATATACTCACATCAATCTTAGCCTCTAATGAATTGTCTCCAGCTTCTCTAGCTACAACCTCGTCTGACATATCAGCGTCAATCTTAGCTTCTAAAGAGTTATCTCCAGCTTCTCTAGCTACAACTTCGTTTGACATATCTGTGTCAATCTTAGTTACCAATGATTGGTCAGCAGTTTCTCTAGCTACAACTTCGTTTGACATATCTGTATCAATCTTAGCCTCTAATGAATTGTCCGCAGTTTCTCTAGCTAATTTCTCAGTAGAAATATCGGCGTCAATCTTAGCCTCTAATGAATTGTCTCCAGCTACTCTAGCCGCAGCTTCGGTAGAATCAGCAGCTTCTCTAGCTACAACTTCGTTTGACATATCCACATCAATCTTAGTCGTTAATGAAGAATCAGCAGCTTCTCTAGCTACAACTTCGTTTGACATATCTGTATCAATCTTAGTCGTTAATGAAGAATCAGCAGTTTCTCTAGCTAACTTCTCAGTAGAGATATCAGTGTTAACTTTAGCTTCTAATGAATTGTCCCCAGCTACTCTAGCTGCAGCTTCGTCAGAATCAGCAGTTTCTCTAGCTAACTTCTCAGTAGACATATCAGAATCAATCTTAGCTTCTAATGAATTGTCTCCAGCTACTCTAGAAGAAGTTTCAGATGACATATCAGAATCAATCTTAGCTTCTAATGAATTGTCTCCAGCTACTCTAGAAGAAGCTTCAGATGACATCTCAGTATCAACTTTAGTTGTTAAAGAAATATCAGCAGCTAATCTAGTAGATGCTTCAGATGCGATATCTGAATCTATCTTAATAACTAAAGAACCTTCAGCAGCAATTGCTCTAGCTTCCTCAGCGTTAACATCAGCAATCCTTGAAGATACTTCGTTAACTAACGCTGTGTCTAATGAAGACTCAGCAGCTTCAGCTCTAGCAACCTCAGTTGATAGGTTAGCAGCTTGTGTTTGGTCAGCAACAACTCTATCAGAGATTTCGTTGTTTAAACTGTTTTGTAAAGCTTGGTCACCAGCAGTTCTATCAACAATCTCTTGTGAAATTGCTGCGTCATGTGCTTGGTCAGCAGCTAATCTAGCAGATGCCTCACCAGCTAAAGCTACGTCTAATGAAGACTCAGCAGCTTCAGCTCTAGCAACCTCACTTGAAAGTGATGATTCTATTTCCTCATCAGCGTCCTCACTGTTAGCGATAGCGGTAGATAATGCCGCGTCATTTGATAATACATACGATGCAAATGCGTTGTCATTCTCAGTATCAACAGCGTTGATTAATTGAACGATTTCAGCGAATGAATCAGCATCAGCAGTTGAAGCACTTAAGATAGCGTCAATTCTACCTTTCTCAACATCGATGTTAGACTGTAAGTTAGCATCACCAGCTATTCTAGCGTTTTCTTCAACACCTAGTTTAGTATCTAAAGAACCTTCAGCAGCAATTGCTCTAGCTTCCTCAGCGTTAACATCTACAATTCTATTAGATGTTTCAGCTGCGATAGCATCAGCGTTAGCAACCTCTTGTACTTGAGCTCTACTAGACTCATTGTCAATGTTCAACTGAAGTGTTGAAACATCAGCAAGACGTTCAGCCTCTTCAGTATCAAGGTTAGACTGTAAAATTGTATCTGCAGCTAATCTAGATGATGCTTCCGCAAGGTCAGCAGCTTCTCTAGCTGAAATCTCAGACGACATTTCACTGTCATGTCTTGACTCAAAAGTGTCGATGTTTGATTGTAATAGAGTGTCACCCGCTACTCTAGCAGATGCTTCAGCTGTAACAGCTGCTTCTCTTTCTGATTTTTCACTAGATACATCAGCATCAACTTTTGTAGTTAATGATAAGTCTCCAGCTTCTCTCGCAGCAACCTCATTAGACATCTCAGTTTCAACCAAAGTTGTTAATGATAAGTCCGCAGCTTCTCTAGCAGCTTTCTCAGTGGATACATCAGCATCAACTTTTGTAGTTAATGATAAGTCTCCAGCTTCTCTAGCAGCTTTCTCATTGGATACATCAGTTTCTCTAGCTAATTTCTCAGTAGAGATATCAACATTTACTTTAGTTTCTAATGATAAGTCTGCAGATTTTCTCGCAGATTTCTCAGCGTCTACATCAGCATCAACTTTTGTAGTTAATGATAAGTCTCCAGCTTCTCTCGCAGCTTTCTCAGTGGATACATCAGCATTAATCTTAGCCTCTAATGAATTGTCTCCAGCTTCTCTAGCTGAATTCAGTTGTTGCCTAGCAGAAGATACATCAGAATCAATCTTCGCCTCTAAAGAGTTATCTTTAGCTACTCTAAAAGATGCTTCAGTAAGGTCTGCTGCGTTTAAGTTTGCTAAATCATCTACTAATCCAGGTAAATCTCCTTTTACGATTCCTGAAGGATCAACGATTTTAGCGTTGTTTAAAATTAAATCTGACTGTCTATTTAATACTATTTTAGTATTTGCCATAATTATTTTTTTTTTAACAAATTATTAAACACTCTTTTGTGTTAAAAATCTAATATAGATTTTTATTTGTTATTCAAATCTTAATTTTGTTGATTAATAAAAATATTTGATGTTGGGTATTTCTGAAGTTAAAACAAAACTACCCACTAGATTTTAATATAAATTTAAATTGGAAATATTATATATTTGATATTAATATTCGAATGGTTTAACTCCATTCTTTTTATATAAATAGGTAGGTTTTTAGTAAAAGACTAAAAAATATGAAAAAAATTATAAATTATATAATAAATTTTTTAAATTCTTAATAGAATTAGCATATAAAAGAGGTTCACAAGAACCTGACTCATTTAAATAATTAGTAACTTCTTTCATTATTTCTTCCGTTCTTTCAAATACGAAAGTCGCTTTTTTATTATTTTTTTCAACTTCCATTTTAAAACCTTTAAATTTTAAATAAGCTGTTAAATATAAGTCTGATGTTCTGTATTTATTATCTTGTTCCATTAATTCTTTCTTTTTACTATTATAAATAGCTAAAATTTATAAAAAAGACTAATAATTTATAAATTTTTATACCTATAACTACATCTAATCTTAGTCTTGGGTGCAGGTGCTTCACTAAAAACAATTTCATTACCTTCTAATGTATAGTCTTCATCTTCACCTATGTCCTGTAACAAACCATTTAAATATATATGTTCACTATTTTGTTCTGGTACGTTAGTTATATGAAAAATAGTATTTTTACCGTCTACCACACCTATTGGTGTTTCTTTATCCGAATAATCTTGTTTGAAGGTTAACTCATCCCAATCAGTTATATCAAAAACCCAATTATTAATATTTTTTAATTTATAGTAAGTCTCACCACCATTAACACCCACTATCATACCAGCTCTTCTTCTTTCAGCTGTAATTAAATTTAATTCTCCAACGGTACCGACATTTCTTAAACCGTCTATTCCATAAACAGGGTCAATAACGGCGTAACTATCTCTAGTGTCCATTGGGCTTAGATACCCTAATAAACCAACACCACCTATTAAATTAAAATCACTCATATTTCGTAAAGATTAATCACACAACCACACATCAATGTTTGAATGGGTAGAGACAAATGTTCTGTATATTTTATAAATAGTTTCTTCCTTATCAATGGTTAGAGAAATATCTCCCATATCTATCATTGGTATAGCAAAACCTACACACCCTTCATTACTATTCCTAAACAACGATGGTTGTTGCATTGATTGTGGTATTAGAATATAACCATACCCATTACCTTCACCAATACCTATATAAGTACTAACCGCGTTTAAACTGTTTTTAATTGTTAAATCACCTAAAGAAGATGTGTCAAATGTTGCGTCTAATAGTTTACCATAATAAATGTTACTTACCACTGGTGGTGTAGGGGTGAAAGTACAAGAACCATCATCTACGGTAGCATTAGGGTTATAATTGTTGGCGTCTGGATTAGTACAACCTCTAACTACCACATAATTACAAGAACCATCATCTACTACTGCTAATGGATTGTAATTAGTAGCCTCAGAATCAGTACAACCAAAGATAGTTCTTGGTTTAGGTGTTTTTAAGTGTTCAACAATATCCTTTCTATTTACTTTTATTTTTTGTAAAGACGTGTGTTGTGCTCTAGTAATACTGTACTCATCAGTTATTCTTTCATAATCCTCTTCTATAGAAGTCTGTGTGGTAGCGGAAATACTACCTTTAGGTATTACTATTTCAATACCTTCAACATTTATGGGGGAACCACTTACCACCCCTAAATTAAAATCAAAATTGTATGTAAGGTCTTCTTTAAGTTCTTTATTTAATTTAGCAATATATTGTACATTAATCGAACCAGGACTTAAAATAGCTGTTAAGTCAACAGAAACACCCAATGTATCACTAGTTATTAATTCACCATCCACACAAACACCACCGTAAGTCACCAAGGCTGGTTGTACAATTAAACTACCACCAAAAGTTTCTCTCACACAATATCTATTAGAATCTACATACATGTTGTTTCTTATTTCTAATAAATCTAAAGGCCTTTGATAAAATCTTAGTTGAGATAATTCCCCATCGAAAGTACCAGCAAAATATTTTGCTATATCTAAATTTTGGTCTTTAGGGTCTGGGCCACCAAAAGTTTGTGACTCTAATAATCCCTGAGAACCACCACCCCATGAAATATTATAAGGTACCCCTAACTGTTTAGAACTATACTCATTTAAAGCCCTTAATTGTAAACCAATGAAATTATCTACTCTATAAACCATCCTACCATTAACCCAAAACCTTAAAGTTCCAGCTGGTAAATTATTTTTAACGCTATTCTGATTCCAAGTAACAGTAATGTGTGTCCAATTATCACCACTTAAAACAACAGGGTATTTAGAATAACCCTCTTCCATTGTGGTGCCAGTCATAAAAAAACTTTTATTACCATTACTACTATAAGAACAATCACCATTTGTCGAACCAGTTATATTACCATTTACGTCTAGTAAACAACCATCTATTTCATTTCCATCATCATCACACCAATACTCATAACCAGATACAGTCATTTTTCTATAACCTATACGACCATCTGGTTTTATCCTAAGACCTAAAGCATTTTCGGATAATTCATCACAGTAAGTTGTTGCGGTTGTTGTAACAGTATCCGCACTACAAGGATTACAACAATCATTATTAATAAAATTAAAATTACTTAAACTAAACCAATCCTGACCCTCATTAGATATAATAGGTTCTTTCCCATCTGGAGAAAGTGGGATGATACCATCACAAGTGTATAAACCTGTTTCACCAGAAAAAACATTTCTAAATTTATTTTCAGCTCTAGTACCTATGTAAAAGAAAAATCCAGTATTACCACTAAAATTATTATTTAAATTATTTGTTGTTAAACCAGAACAAGAACTATTATCCCACTTCACCCAAGTCTCCATTGTCCAACCACCTGTACCAGTACTACAATCATTGTTAGATATATTAAAGTTAGTTGGTATTAAATCGTATTTTGTGGCGTCTGGGTCTACTTCCACATATTCATTAATGATAACTTCTTTATCACATTCAGTAGTGGTAGCGGTAACTTCTATAGGGTTAGGGTCTTCAAAGTCTAGTTTAAAAAATCCTTGATAAAAACCACCATCTAAACAAATAACGTTACCTACATTACAAGTTTTACCAGAATCATCTTTTTCAGTACAATAAGTACCAGAATTTTGGTTAGTAGTTGTATTAGTTATATAAGTCCATGGATAATCATACTTTCCTTTGGTACCTACAGAAGTAGTATCATTTACTGTATAACCAGTAACAGGGTATAGAATAACTTTAGTATCGGCTGTGGTAAAACTAACAGTAATACCAGATAGTTTATCATACCTACCATTATCAACACCAGTTAAGCCAAAGTCACAGGTGGTAAAACCAGAACAAGGTTTGATTATCGCCTCATCCCATGTAACTAAAGATGTAAGTGAATCTCCATTGGTGGTAGTATTTGTGTTATTAACGTCTAACCAAAGAACCAAGTCATTTGATACAACCTCTTTATTAGAAATATTTTTTTTACTAGTAGCGTAATTTAAACACCTACCTTCATTATCAGACGTAATGTGAGCATCCCAATAATTATTATGTATTATCCTACCTTCTAAATTTTTGAAATAGTAACTACTTATTCCCATATCATTATTTTATCTAACAAGATAAATAGCTATATCATTGTTAATATCTTTAATTTTTATCCACCTAGATGGTATTTGTTGATTCTTTAAAATTCTTATTTGACCTAATAACCCAACTACATTCCACTCATCCCTTTCCTTTCTAGTTTGGTAAGGTGTCGATGGGTTAAAATCTTTATTTAAAACTCTTCTTTTACCCTCTTTTGTTACGAATACCTCTTCTCCGTTTTCACCAACATACACATCAACATCGTACTCGTAATCTTCATATATGTAATTGCCCCAAACATCTTTTATATATTTACCAACCCACTCATCAGAAGTACCATCTTCACAGTTACCAACGATTGAAGGTTTAGAAGAAACAACACCAATAGCGTTATTTGGGTCAACACATTCTTTAATTTTACCATTGTCTAATTCAACAACTGTCCCAAAAGGAATGGAAGAACCATCTACAGATTCAAAATATTCAGCGTAATCAGCCCCAGAATTGTAAGTAGCTCCAGCACCATATATTTCACCAGCTGAGTCAATCCTAAAAGCGTTAGCTCTAGCCGCTGAAGAAGTACCTCTACCCACAACTAAGTACTGATTTGTATTACCAGTCGTATTATATCTACCCATAACGGTTTGATAATCCTCATAAGCTATGGTTCCTAGGCCACTAGCGTGTGAAGCTATACCAACAGTAGTACTTATACCTGCTCTAGTACCACTCCCTTCTGCGTGTGCATAATTACCATAGGTTACGGTAGAAAGTCCTTCTGTGTGAGAACCTAAACCATTAGTTTCAGTACCATCACCTTCTGAGTGGGAATAATTTGAATTGGTTTGAGTATCCACACCTTCAGCGTGTGATGCTTGACCAGATGATACAGTACCATCCCCTTCCGCATGAGAAGATTCACCAGTAGCTAAAGTGGTGAAACCTTCTGAATGTGAGTATTGGGTCGCTGCAGTTGTGGACATACCTTCTGCGTGAGAATAACTACCTTTGGAGAAAGTCAATGTACCTTCAGCATGTGATCCTGGACCACTAGCTGTTGAACCACTACCTTCTGCGTGTGATGCCTCACCATCTGCGATTGAACCATTACCTTCAGCATGTGATGCTTGACCACTAGCTAAAGTATTATCACCTTCCGCGTGAGAACTACCACCACTAGCTAAAGTATTATCACCTTCCGCGTGAGAACTATCACCACTAGCCTTAGTTAGAGAACCTTGTGAATGTGAATAAAAACCAGAAGCTATAGTATCCCTACCTTGAGCTAAAGAAGTAGGTCCAGAAGCTAAATTATCTTGACCCATGGAGGTAGAAAGAAATCCACTAGACAAATTACCCTTACCCCAAGAGACCGCAAACTGACCTGTAGCATCCGTACCAGTACCATTGTCAGCAATTATATTACTTAAGTTAGTTGAACCAGAAGTCCAAAAAATACCTGGTGTTACCGATGATAATGGTGACCAACCAACATTACCATTAGTGTCTATAGCTGTTAAAACATAACCAATAGTAGCGCCATTATTATACGCTAAATTACCTGTGATTATGGTGTCACCAGAAAGTGTCATAGTGTCACCACTCATTTGTTTCATATCTCTATCTTGAAACCTAGGTCTTGTATTAAAAATTCCTGACATAATTAAATAACGTTCCAATGATGACCCAACGGTCTAAATTGTAATGACTTGTTTAAATTTTCTGCCTCTAAAGCCTTTCTTTCTAACATCTTGTCTGGTCTTAGTCTTTCTAATCTTTCTTTCAGTCTTTCCCAAAGTTTATCTTTATCTTCTTTAGACTCATTTAATAATGAATCATAATCCATAGTAACATCTGCGTCAGTTATACCTAAAGAACCACTAAATTTACCTCTAACTCTACCTAGGGTTTCTTTACACATAGCCGTAAAATAATCTCTAACCCATTGTTTGGAGGGTGTATTTAATTCATCAAAGTCAACAACATCAATAGGAACGTCTGAAGGTAATTTAACTATATCCTTATTATCATTAAGACATCTTTTTCTGTCATCGTCATCTTTAGTTTCATAATAATGGTACCAAACCTTACTACCTGTGACATCAATACCATTTCTTCCTCCACCGATTGTACCAAAGATTATTCTTGAACCTGGGGGTGGTATTAGATGTAGTAATTTAGTACCATTTGCTCCAGCCGTTATTTTATAAATTAAATCACCAGAAATAATTCTTTGTTTTAGACTATAATCGGCGTCTCTACTTAAAATATCGTAAGAAGAACCTAAAAAGAATCCTCCATATCCCAAACCTCCACCCCCACCAGCGAAGGGTAGTTGACCAAAACCACCACCAAAACCTGCATCCCCAAAACCATATGAAGCATAAAGTGCGTGATCTATTGTAGGTGGTGTAATCCATAAAACTTCATTTATTTCTCTACCTGCTGGTATTTCATAAACTTGTTGCCCAGCTTTAACTGTGACATAATCTTTTTTAAGTTCCCAAGGACCTCTAGCCTGTAACCCAACAATCTTAGAATAGGCATAAGTAAAAGAATCTTCATAGGCCATTTCTCTAACTGTTAAAGCTTTGGTTAAATCTGTTGTGGTCAAATCTTTACCATATAAAGAAGTCCACTGTGATTCTATTAACCACTCATTTATGTAAGACGAATGATCTTCTATTGAAATCTCTAATAAGGTTTCCAACATTTCATCCTCTAACTCGATTTTTCTTATTGGTGCACCTAATCGGTGTTTTACTTGTCTAAACAATTTTTCTCTTTCAGAATCAGATATAATTAAACTCATTATTGTTTTTTCTTATAAATATGCACCACATTTATTAATCTTTCTAAATATGTGTCTTTACTATGAATCTTATTTTATCTATAATTAAAATCAAACAATACGAGTGGTTAAGATTTAACCCGTCCAAAAAAATCAAAAATTATGAATGAAGGAGAAATAAAACAGGCAACACCCGAAGACATTAAAAAATTTCTAGAGGGTCATGACGATGAAAAGTACATCGTATCCATAGAGTTAGACCAAACAGGTGATTGGTCAATTGACGAAACAAACAGAGTTTATATTGTTATTGACGACCCTAAAAAGGGTAAAAAAATAAAAACACAAAAATTTACACCATTTTGTTGGACTAAATCATTAAGAGGTAGTGGATTTTATGATGATGATTTAGATAAAATAACAGAAAATGCTAAGAAGTTTGGTATCTATACCGAAAAATTACAGACAGGTGATAATAAGAGGTTAGAAGATGGTTACAAATATATTGTAAAAACTACTGGTACTTATAGAAATTTAGTTGATTTCCTCAAAAGGGGTGGGATCAACCCTTGGGATAGAGATAAAAATTTGGTACAAATACTATCACCAGTTGAACAATTTATGATTCAAACGGGTAAAAGACTTTTTAAAGGTTATGAGGATTATACGGAAGTACATAAACTAACTTTTGATATCGAAACCACTAGTTTAACACCAGAAACTGGACATTCTTTTATGATTGGTATTAAAGACAATAGAGGTTTTAAAAAAATACTCACCGCATATGACGCTAATGGTGATTACAATCAGGAGTATGAAAAAATGATGTATGAAGAATTTTTTGAGATTATACACGAAATACAACCTACCATAATTATCGGTTACAATTCTGAGAATTTTGACTGGAATTACATTTTTCGTAGAATGGAGTTATTGGGTATTTCTGAAAGTAAAATAAAAAAATCTAAGAAAACTGGTAGAGTAACAGCTATCAACATAGAGAATGAGATAATAAAAACAAAACACCCATTAGTGGGTTGTTATAGAAAACCTTCTACATTAAAATTGGGTGCAGAGATAGAGGAGTATAATCAAACCACCATGTGGGGTTATAATATTATGGATACTTACCATAGGGTTAGACAAGCTATGGCATTAAATTCTAGTTTACAAAGTGGTAGTTTGAAATATATAGCTAAAGAAGCTGGTATAGAAAGAGATAATAGGGTCTACATAGATGGTGGTCAGTTAGGTAAAATATGGAAAGAAAATAGGGATTATAACTATAACCCAACATCTGGTCAGTGGTACTCACTTGATGGTACTAAACCCTCCCCTAAAATGGTAGATGGTGAAGTAATGTATGGTTATAAAGATGAGTGGAAAATAGTGGATGGTAGGTTTTTATTAACTGAATACTTAAATGATGATCTTTTAGAGACAGAACAAGTAGATGACACCTACACACAAGCTGGGTTTTTAACCGCAGCTTTAGTACCAACTAATTTTACAAGGTCTATTACTATGGGTACGGCCACAATGTGGAAAACACTTATGATGGCTTGGTCATACGAAAACGGTTTAGCATTACCCGATACACAACCGAAGAGAGATTTTGTTGGGGGGTTATCTAGACTTTTAAAATTAGGATTTAGTCAAAATATAGCTAAGTTTGATTATGCTTCTCTTTACCCATCGATACAGTTAACACACGAAGTTTTTCCAAAAGTAGATATATCAGGAGCTTTAAGAGCCATGTTACGTTATCTTTTGGATACTCGTAATGAGTACAAATATTTGGCTGGTAAATATTATAAAGATGGTAACAATAAATTAGGTAGTAAGTTCGACAAAAAACAGTTACCTATAAAAATATTTAATAATTCAGCTTTTGGTTCTATTTCAGCTCCGTACATATTTCCTTGGGGTGATATTAATATTGGGGAAATGATTACATGTACGGGTAGGCAATACCTTAGACATATGATACAATTCTTTATTGATAGGGGTTATGACCCACTAGTTTTAGACACTGACGGTGTTAACTTTTCCTATGGACAAAAAGTTAGAGAACATAAGTATGTTGGTATGGGGTTACATAGATTTGTAGAAAAAGGTAAAACTTATGAAGGTATTGAGGCTGACGTTGCTGAATACAATGACAGATTCATGCACGAAGCGATGGGGTTAGACATTGATGAACTTTGGCCAGCAACAATTAATTTATCTAGGAAAAATTATGCAACACTAAAACCAAATGGTAAAATTAAATTGACTGGTAATACCATCAAAGGTAAGACTATACAAAAATACATAAAAACCTTTTTAAATAAGGGTATTAAAATGTTATTAGATGGCCAAGGTAAGGAATTTGTGGATTATTATAATGAATATTTAGAAAGGATATATAATATGGACATACCACTATCTGAGATAGCTAACAATTCTAAGGTCAAAAAAACTATTAAACAATATAAGCGTAGGGGTAACAACAAAAATGGACAACCGTTACCTAGACAAGCCCACATGGAGTTATTGATTAAAGAAGGTATTGAACCACAATTAGGTGATAGTGTGTATTATGTTAATAATGGTACTAGAAAATCACATGGTGATATACAGGTTAGAAAAAGAAAAACTGACCCAGTAGAAGGAACTTTAATCTTTAACTCTTATCTAATTACTTCAGAACAGATGGATAAAAACCCAAATCTAAAAGGGGAGTATAATGTACCTAAATATGTTGAAGCTTTTAATAAAAAAGTAGAACCTTTGTTAGTTGTTTTTAGAACACATATTAGAGAATCTTTACTAATAACCGACCCATCCGAAAAACAATTTTTTACTAGAAGTGAGTTAGAGTTGGTTAATGGTATATCTAGTAAACCAGGGGACCAAGACGATTTAAATGAACTACTAACACCTAGCGAGGAAGAATTGGTGTTTTGGTCTAATCAATCAGTAGATTCTAACTACATGATTAATGATAGACTTAGTGGTAAGATACAATCTAAGGAAGAAAAAGAGTATTTTTAAATAAAAAAGTTAATTTATTAATAAATAAAAGATATTTATAGATAAAAATATTATGAATATCATTTTATTATCTGAATTAGTGAATAAAAATGGCTCTAAAATAGGGGGTGACTATAAGATAGACCAAATAAATTCCATGACTACCTCACCTTCAGAACCACCAGTTACAACTGATGATTACATGAAAGCCACTAAACAGGGAAAAAGTTTATATATGTTTAGGTCCTTTTATACTGAAGATGATGAGACAAATGCTGATGTTAAAGAACCAAAAGAGGACACTAAAAAGAAAAAGGGTAAAAAGAAATCTAAAAAGAAAAAAATAAAAGAATCTAAATCTGTATTAGAGGGTATCTTCACAAAAAAAGATTTCGATAAAGAATTTGTTGAAAAAAAGGATTCTAGTATTAAATTAGATAAAATACCTAATCTTGAATTTATCAGAGAAACCAATCCAATCTTAATAAGAAAAGTTAGTGCCTTAAAAGATATTATAGAAAAGAATATTTCTTCTGGTGAGGAAATAGCGGTAGTTATAAACTACTTACTAGACTTAGATTTGAGTGATGTTCCTTCTGAATATAAAAATATTTTAAAAAATAAAATAAAATAATGGCTAATAGTTCACTTAAGGGTAAATGCATAAAGATAGATAGTGAATTAAAAAAACACTTACTTAAAATATATAACGCCTATAGAGGTGACCAAAAAAAAGAAGGTTTTAGTAGATTAAAAAATTTATGTGATTCGGATGAAATAAGTTATGAACAACTTAAAAGAATAAAAAACTTCTTTGACAACTTTGAGGGTAACAGAAACGATACTCCCTACTTACTAAATGGTGGTAGTAAAATGAAGGATTGGGTTAATATAAGTCTGAATGACTTAAGGATGGATATAGAAGGTAAGAAAAAAGCGATGAGTTCCATAGGAATGCCCAACCAATACATAAAAACACATACTAAAGACGGTATTAAAATAGACCAACATGACTCAGACGTTAATAAAATTTTGAGACAAGAGGGTATTTATAATATAGGAATCGTAGATTCATTAATAAATGAGATATATAAAAATAAAAAATCATGGCACAAGGACAAAAAATATCCCCAATCCTAACTGACAACTCATCAGTAGAGGATTTTGGACCAGGTGGATTGTTAAACCAACTACCATCACTTAAAGAAACTGCTGAAACCATTAGAAAAGATAACATAAAGTTCAATCAGTACACAGACGTTGATAGTGATAGGTACGATAGTACTCACCCAAACGCGGTTAGTGATGGTGATGAATATGGTAGAGGTGATTCTGGAAAAGGTGTTGGTACAAAAACGGATAAACAAAAAGTAAAAACTTTACTTTATTCTTCTGGTAATAAGTACAAACCAGGTAGTGGTTACAACAATATTGATTACAACCAACAATATTGGTAAAATGAAACTTTACTCTTTATTTAAAGACCTTATATTAGAGGTTGCTAATAAGAATGAAATAGAGGAAGCGATGAACAAACGTAGAATCGTTACTTTACGTTATGACGATGAAGAAGATCCTGGTGGAAAAGGACAAAGATGGGTAGAAGTTTATTGTTACGGCTCTTCATTAGTAGATAACGACATTATAAGAGTATATCAATTAGGCGGTGATACAAAAACAATACAACCTGGTTGGAAAACATTTAGAACTGATAGGATAAATGGGTTCAGAATTCTTGGTGGTACTTTTAACCAACCTAGAGAACTTTTTAATCCAGAAGGTGATAAAAGTATGAGTAGAGTTTATAAAATAACACAATTTTAAATTATGAATCCAAAGTTAACAGAAATATTAAAAAAAGCTAAAGCTGTAGATAAAAGAGCTAGTCAAATAGATAGGGGTAAAATCACTGGTGATAACACCATGACACCAACATTAACAGAGTCAATGACAATGCAACCAAACACAACATCACAAATGGGGTTACCAAGTAGTAGACCACAACCAAAGATTGATGTAAATAGTGAGGCCTATAGACAAAGGGTTGAAGAATCTAATTTACCACCAGAAATACGTAAAGCCATGTTAGATAACCCAATTCAACAAGCGGACTCACCTGGTACTTTTTCTATGAGTGAGGAAATGATAAAAGAAGTTAACCCTAACTATGGTGAGACAATAACAGAAGCTTCAATTCCTTCAACAACCACTAAGAGTAGTGTTACTGTGAATAACAGTGAAATTAGAAAAATGATAGCTGAAGAAATAGCTAAAGCTTTACCTAGTATTGTAGAAAAGTACTTTGACAAAAAAATGATACAAGAAAATATTAGAACATTAAAATCATTAAAAATAAAACCGATTAAAAAATAAAAAAAAATGAGAACAAAGGGATGTGGCTGTAAAGGCAATAAAGGTAAAACCAAAAAATAATAACTTTAAGTTTATTATTTACTAAAACTCATATTTAACTATATTTTTAAAAAATATATAGTATGAGTAAAATCAAAGTTTTAGTCCTACCATCAGATAGGACTGGTGTCTCTAAATTTCGTTCAGTAGAGCCACACACAAAATTACAAGAATTATATGGTGAGGATTTCCATGTAGATATAATAACTGCTGGTACGATAGAATTTGATTGGGAAGATGAGTCAGTTTATAAAAACTATGATATTGTACATTTTCATAGGACGATTCCAAAAAGAGAAAATAATCAAGTAAAACAAACCTATTTAGAGGATTCTTTTAAAATTTTAGATAAATTAAAATCATTAAACATCTTAACCGTAATGGATTTAGATGATTATTGGTCACCAACTAAGGAACACCCAGCCTATCAGTTAATGGTTAGGGAAAATTTACCACATAAAATAAAAGAAAATTTAAAAAGAGCTGATTTTGTAACAACAACTACACCTATTTTCGCCAAAGAAATAGGTAAGTACAATAAAAATGTTGTAGTCTTACCAAATGCTATTGACCCTTCTGAGAAACAATTTACACCAAACCCTGAAAAAACTAACAAAGAACTTAGATTTGGCTGGTTAGGTGGTTCTTCACATGAACATGATTTAAAATTAATGAGTTCTGGTGTTTCACAATTTTTAAAAACCTATAAAGATAAAACTCAGTTTGTTTTATGTGGTTTTGATACTAGAGGTAATATAACAGAAATAGATAGAAATACTGGACAACAAAAAACCAGACCGATTACACCAAGAGAAAGTGTGTGGTCTAGATATGAAGATATGTTCACAAATAACTTAAAATTAGTTAATTCTGAATACTCTAATGTTTTAGTTAAATATGATAGAGAAAATGAAGAGAAAATGGGTATTAAAGATGATTTGTACAGAAGAGTTTGGACACAACCAATAACCACTTTTGCTTCAAACTATAATTTATTTGATGTATCGATGGCACCACTTAAAGATCATACTTTTAATTTAATGAAGTCACAGTTAAAAGTAATTGAAGCTGGATTCCATAAAAAAGCTTTAATAGCACAAGACTTTGGGCCATATCAAATAGATTGTATTAATCTAATAGAACGAGGTGGTACTATAAATGAAAATGGTAACGCTATTTTAATAGAAAAACACAAAAACCATAAAGATTGGTTTAAATCAATGAAAAAATTGATAGAAAATCCAGAATTAGTTGATTTATTACAAAATAATTTGTATAATACCGTGAAAGACAAGTATCATATAGACACAGTAACTAAAAAAAGAGCTGAATTCTATAAGAAAATACTAGAAAACAATAAAAAAGAAGTAAAACAATTAATAGAAGAAACAAATGCAGTTTAAAGTAGATAAATTATTATTTTTTGATATAGAAACGGTGAGTCAGTATAAAGATTTGTACGATTTACCAGAAAGAGACTTTCAAATGTGGATGAGATATTATAACTCATTTCGGAAGAGGGTTACAGAAGAGTCTAAAATAAAATTAGATATGGGGGATAAAGAGATATTCCAAGAAGTGTATAGACAAACAGCAGCTTTTTTCCCAGAATTTGGTAAGGTAGCTTGTGTTTCTATGGCCTTTGTTACTAAAGAAGGTGAAGTTAGATATGAATCATTTTATGGGGAAGATGAAATGGAGATATTGTTAAATACTAGAAAAGTTTTTGATAAAGTAGAGTCACTTGGTTTCGACCTATGTGGCCAAAGTATAAAAATGTTTGACATACCATTTTTAGGTAAAAGGTTTTTCATAAACGGTCTTAAAACACCAAAAATATTTCCCACACATGAGACAAAACCTTGGGAAATTAAAGTTGTGGACACCAAAGAAGTTTGGCAATTTGGTAATAATTGGTCACTAAGTTCTTTAGATTTAGTATGTTCAGCTTTAGACATAGACTCACCTAAAAACGGTGATGTTAAAGGTGATAGTGTAACCACTGGTTATTGGGAAGGTAAACACGAAGAAATTAAAGAATATTGTGAACGTGATGTTAAGGCTTTAGTTGATATAATTACTAAAATTAATGATTTAAAATAATGGCTGAAATTAAAGAACAAATAGAAGAGTTAGAGAGGTTACTAACTTTAGACTTATTACATGATGAACAAAAAGCGGAAATAGAACAAGCTTTGTCTTTAATGAGAGAAGTTAGTCACTATAAACAAGAGTCTAACAAAATAAAAACTAAATTTATTAATAAATCAGAAAACAAAAACCCAACTTATGCCAAAGAAGGTGATTCTGGTTTTGACTTAAGAGCTAATGAAGGTGGTACACTAAAGTCTTTAGAAAGGAAATTAGTTCCTACAGGACTTTATTTTGAGTTACAAGAGGGTTACGAATTACAAATTAGACCTCGAAGTGGTTTAGCCTATAAAAATGGTATAACAGTATTAAATTCACCAGGTACAGTAGACACTGGTTATAGAGGTGAAATAAAAGTACTTTTAGTTAATTTGAGTGATGAAGATTTTACTTGGGATATAGGTGAGAGAATAGCTCAAGGAGTAATAACATCTAGAGTTAGTACGGATTTTGGTGAGTTAGAGGAAGTTAAAGAGTTAACTGAGTCTGAAAGAGGTTTAGGTGGTTTTGGTTCAACTGGTAGAATGTAATGAGTGTTGTAGCAATTAAAGTAACGGATAAAAAAATAACCATTGGAGCTGATAGTATATTAGTATCCCATGGTACCACACAAGAAAAAGATAAATTTGCTAAATTAAATAAGGTAAATGATATTATAATCGGTGATGTGGGTGATGCACAAGAAGGTGGTTTATTTCTTATGTTTTGTAAAACACGTAAACCTAGAGAGGCTTCTGTTGAGGCTTTAATAGAATTTATGTCCGAGTTCCAAGAATGGATGAAGAACAAAACAGATGAAAGTAAATTAAGGAATGAGTATGTTTTAGTTTTAGAAAAGAAAGCCTTCTTAGTTGAGGGATTTTTTGTTAAAGAAATAACAGATTATACCGCCATTGGAGCAGGAATGGATTTTTCATTAGCAGCACTTTATTTAGGTAACTCCGTTAAAGAGTCAATAAAAGCCGCTTGTCATCTATCTGTTTATTGTGAAGAACCTATCAATATAATGGAAGTTAAAAAATGATTTTTTCAGAGACAGAAAAAAATAGGTTAGAGACTTATTTAAAAAAAATTAAAATAGAGTTTTCAATGAGGGATAGGTTAGATGGATGGACCATAGAATGGTTAAAACAAAAAATAATTGACATCGAAACCAAGTTAGGTAAAATTAAAAAACATAAATTTAAAAATGATTAGTGTAGTATATTCAACAAAAAGAGATAAACCCAATTTTATTGAAGATATTAAAAAAACCTCTGGTGTTCATAAAATAGAGGTGATACAAATCATTAATGATGGCGAGATGTCATTAACACAAGCCTATAACAAAGGTTTAGAACAAACCACAAATGATATTGTGGTTTTTTGTCATGATGACATTATTTTCGATACTAAAAACTGGGGTAGGAAATTAAAATCCTTATTTGAAAAAAACCCTAAATATGGTATTATCGGTATAGCGGGTACAACAGATTTAGTCGATGGTAGATGGTGGACAATCAAAGAATCCATGAATGGGATAGTGTCTCACCAAAACGAAGGTAAAAAATGGACTAATTATTACTCAAAAGACCAAGGTAAAAAAATAACCGATATGGTTGTTTTAGATGGTTTATTCTTTGGGGTTGATAAAACTAAAATAAAACATAATTTCGATGAGGAGTTTCATGGTTTCCATTTCTATGATATTTCTTTTTGTTTCCCAAACTACTTAGATGGTGTTAAAATAGGTTTAACAACACAGATAAGAATTACACATTTATCTATTGGTCAGACAAACCAACAATGGGAAGGTCATAAAGTAAGGTTTGAAGAAAAGTATAAAGACAAATTACCGATTAGGTTAACAAAAAATAAAACCTTTGAGGAGAAGTTAGAATTCGACCCAAAATCTGTTGGTTTTGGTATGGTAACTTACAATGCGGAACATAGAATAAAACAAAGTGCCTTTACTATTCCAGATTGGATAGAAAATTTTGTAATTGTGAACGATGGTACACCATACAATGAAGACTCTTACCCTAAACACGCAAAGATAATACAACACGAAGTAAATAAATCAGTAGGAGCGGCTAAAACTACAGCCATTAATTACTTATTGGAAAATACTGATTGTGAACATATATTCATCATGGAAGATGATATTCTAATAAAAGATGAGAAGGTATTTGAAGAGTATATAAAACACTCTCTTGTTTCTGGTATTAAACATTTAAATTTTGCCTTACATGGACCAGCCAATAAAAAAGGTAGTAAAGGTTTTACAAGTTTAGAAGATAGGGAAGATAGTGAGGGGGAACCTAATCCTAGGATGTTAGTACCTTATAAGGATAGTGAAGGTGACCAAACAAGGTTAAGTATCGCTTTATACCCAAATTGTGTTGGTGCCTTTTCTTATTATTACAGACCAGTTCTAGAAGATATAGGTGGTTTTGACCCTAACTTTAAAAACGCATGGGAACATGTAGAACATACCTATCAAACGATTAAAAAGGGTTATCACCCAGCTTTTTGGTACTTCGCTGATATTGATAAAAGTTGGGAGTATTTGACAGATATACCCAATTCAATAGAAGAGAGCACAATAGCTAGAACACCAACATGGAATGACAACTTTAGGAAAGGTACTATGTGGTATAAAAAGAAACATGGTGTTACCCCAACAGAAACACCTTTAACACCACAAGAGATGGTACAAAAACAATTACAAGCAATATATCAAAACAGAGGATAATGAAAATAGATGTTATTTTATTGACTTACACAAAAGATGATAGAATTTACAATATGACTAAACAGTGTGTTGAGAGTATCTTAAACTCTGAAAAAAATCATAATTTTAGTATAAAACTTATAGAAACAGAAAAAACAGGTAAATATAAGTACGACTATGATGAGGTCGAAACCATCGTACCTAAAGGAGAATTTAATTATAATAAATTCTTAAATATAGGTTTAAATTATTGTACAAACGAATGGATATTGATATCTAATAATGACACTGAGTACGTTGGTGGTTGGTTTTCAGAAATGTTAAAACAGTTTGAAAAGGACAACGAATTATTATCAATGTCCCCCTATTGTCCAATATGGAATGTCCATAAAAGTAATTTTAAAGAGAAGAAAGAAGTTTTTTATGGTTATAGAACTTCATACGAATTGACTGGCTGGTCTATTTTACTAAATAGAAAAGTTATTGATATTATAGGTAATTTTGATGAACAATTTTCTTTTTGGTATCAAGACAATGACTACTCTATGAATCTACAAAAGTATAAAATTAAACATGGGTTAATAAAAAACTCTATAGTTTTACATCATTTAAGTAAAAGTCATGGATTAGTTGACCCTAAAAAACAAAATGAAATGACACATGGTTTAAGTAAAAATTTTAATAAAAAATGGGGGTAAAACTAAATTAGAACTATAAATGGAGGATATAAATAAATTTAAAAACATACATAAGGGGGAGGATATATATGTTATTGGTTCTGGTCCATCTTGTGATTTTATAGACCCCTCATTCTTAGAAAATAAAATTTCTGTAGGAACTAATCAAACTTACAGAAAATTTGATACTAGTTATATTGTTAGGAAGGAACATTCTCTAATACGAGATACTTTAAAAAATTCTAATTCTGATATAATAGTGGCTAGACTTAATTGTGGCTCTGGGGTACCCTTAGATGTAAATAATAATATAAATAAACTATATTATTTTGACCACTTAGTTAACGTTAGTAGAATAAATTTGAAAGCTTTCGATAAACCCAACCATTTAGTTGTTAGTGATTCCACTATAACATCTTCTATACATTTCGCATATCATTTAGGTGCTAAAAACATTATTTTGATAGGAGTTGACCACGGTATTTTAGATGGGCAACACACATTCAAAAACTATTATAAAAATATTAGTGAAACCCCTTGGAGTGATTGGTCACAATATAAGGAATGGTTGAATAAATTAGATAGGGATACTGTTATATTAAAAGAAAAATTAAAGTCTTTGGGTGTTAATGTTTATAGTATAAACCCATTTATTAATTTCAAACTAGAGGGTCATGTTTACAAAGGATGATATTATAGTTATTCCCGCTAGAAAGGGGTCCAAGGGGGTACCCTTCAAAAATAGGTTACTAATAGAACAAACATTAAGAACTATACCATCGAAATATAAAGATAATGTTTACATTTACAGTGACGATGAATTTATCATAGATAAATACAAAAATTACAAACACGTACCAAGACCCCCCAAATATTCTGGTGATAAGACATCAACTAAAGACACTATGTTATCATTTTTTAATAGTTTAGGTGTAACTAAGGGTAATTGTATTATGTTATACGTTGTATACCCAACTAGAAAATGGGGTGATGTTGTTGACAGTTATGAATACTTTATTGATAATGAAGCTAAATCATTATTATGTAAAAAACCTTATGATGGTATCCACCCATATCTTTTAATGGTAGAGGATGGTATTAATGGTAAACAAATAACACCACATAATTTATATAGAAGACAGGATTACCCTAAAGTATTCGAATTAACACATTACGTAACTATTTTTAATATCGAAGAACTACCTAGACTAAATAATAACTTATATAATGAAGATACTATTTATTTTACCATAAATAATGACGATATTATAGACATTGATACAAAAAAAGACGTTTTAAAATGGAAAGGACAAAAATAATAGGTGAGATTGGTATTAATTTTGCTTACGGTAAAGATAAGAGTGGTTTTTTAGATAACATTAAAAAATTAATTGATGTAGCTTACATTTCTGGTTGTGATTACGTTAAGTTTCAAAAAAGAAACCCCATTGTGTGCGTACCAGAAGAACAAAAAAATAAACCTAAAAATGTTCCATGGAGGGATGAAGAAATAACTTACTTAGATTATAAAAAAGATATAGAGTTAACACATAGTGATTATGTTAACATTGATAATTATTGTAAGTTAAAAGGTATTAAATGGTTTGCTTCAGTTTGGGATAAAGATTCTGTTGACTTTATGTCTAAATTTACTGACATAATGAAAATACCCTCAGCTCTAATTACTGATTTAGATTTATGTTCTTATGCTAGAGAAAAATGTAGATACCTAATTATTAGTACTGGTATGAGTACTGAAGAAGAGATTGTTAAGTGTGTAGATACATGTAACCCAAACTTAATAATGCATACAAACTCTACATACCCATCCCAAGTAGATGAATTAAATTTAGAGTATATAAAGTGGATAAAAGATGTTATAGCTAAACCCAATGTCGATGTAGGTTATTCAGGACATGAGTTTGGTCTAATGACAACTGTTTCCACAATATTATTGGGCTCTACGTGGGTTGAACGTCATATAACAACAGATAGAACTTTATGGGGGTCAGACCAAATGGCTTCAGTAGAACCACAAGGTTTAATAAAATTAGTTAAATCAATTAGGGATATTGAAAAAGCTATGGGAGGTTATGGACCAAGAAAAGTAATGGGTGGTGAATTATTAAAACAAAAATCACTTAGAAAATGATAAAAATAGCACATATATATGCCTCACAAGCCAAATTCAACAGTGGTGACCTAATACTAGGGAAGTCAACTAAGAAATATTTTCAAGAAAAATACTTAGACGGTGTTGATTGTGAGTTTACTGATTTCGATTGTAGAGTCACATTTAATGAAACTAAAATAAATTCACTAAATAAGTTTGACTACATATTAGTTGGAGGGGGTGGTTTAATATTACCTGATTCAGCACCAAACAATGTTTCGGGTTGGCAGTGGGTAATACCTAAAGATATGTACGATAAGATTGATAAACCAATTTACGTTATATCGATTGGTTATAACCTATTTTATGGGCAAGATATGACTATGTCTTCTAGAGAGAATTCAATTAAAACAGAGAGTAAATTACCATTGTTTAAAGAAAACATTAAGAAATTGATAAATAAAGCCGAACATTTCTCCATGAGACATAATGGTGATAGAAATAGTTTATTAGGTATTATTGGTTCTGATTTTTCTGATAAAGTAAAATTTGAATTTTGCCCAAGTATATGGTATGTAAAAGAGTTTTGGTCGTCAAGTATGGATGAAGAAAATAAAAAATTTATTACTATAGAGATTAAAGATGACCGTGAATGGAGGAGATATGGTAAAATAGGTAAGTCAAAATTTTACAGTGAATTAACAAAATTAGTTAAATATTGTATCACTAAAAATATACCTGTGGCTTATATGTCCCACGATGGTAGTAAAAATTTCTATAACCACTTAAGGTCGTCAAATATTAACATACCATTATTAGACAATTCTAGTGGTAATGAGACTAAAATAAAAGAAAACTATTCCAAAGTGAAAACAATACTGTGTAGTGCTGGACATAGTCAAATGATGTCTCATGGTTTAGGTATTAAAACGATTAGTTTAGTCTCTCACCCCAAATTAAGGTATTTCTGTGATGATACAAATAATAATAATTTTATTGAAATAAATGAGACACATAATGTATTTGATAAGTTGATGGAATTGATATGAAATGCCCAATATGTGAATCAGTAACAAATAATATTTTAAAACATAAACTAATTGATTGTGATATTTTAAAATGTTCTAATTGTTATTTTACTTTTGTTGATTGCGAAGGTTATTCACACGAAGAAATTAGCCAACATCAAAAAAGTCATGTCAGTGGTTTTGGTAATAATTTAATTAGGAACGATTCATATATTAAATATTTATCTAAAATAAACATAAGTATTAATAACTTATTGGAGATAGGTACCCCACCTAATTATGATTTCCTCAAGAAGGTAAATAAAAATTTTCCAAAAATATCATTGTATTCACATGATATAATCAAAAACGAATTACCTAATTATATAGAATTTCACGAAAATAAAGAAACACTATTAACTAAAGATATTGATATTTTATTTTGTATACACACTTTAGAACACATACCAACAAACCAATTAAAAGACTTCGTACAATTTGTTAAAAATGTTAGTAAATACTTCGTGTTTGAAGTTCCTTATTGTAAAACTAAAGATCGTATTGTGGAAAGTTCAACTAACCCTCATTATAGTTTTTTCACCGAAGATTCCATAACTAATCTATTTGGTGATGTGAACATTACTATCAATAATAAAATAATGAAATTCACAAATATAAAGAAATGAAAATATTCGTAGATATAGATGAAACCATTTTCAACACTAAAAAAACGGATTACAACTCATCTAAACCGATAAAAAAAAATATAGATATAGTGAATAAATTATATGATGAGGGCCATCATATAACAATGTGGACTGCTAGAGGAGCAGTTAGTGGTATTGATTGGAGGGTACTAACTGAACAACAATTAAAAGACTTTGGTGTGAAATACCATGAATTAAGGTTAGATAAACCATTTTTTGATATTTTTGTCGATGACAAAACATTTAACAGTCTAGATTTCTTTGACGATCCAAAATCCTTTATTAAATAACTGTGTACATTGTACATAATGTTAGTATATTTTCATTATTAAATTAATTTAATAATAAAATTTTATGGCAAGAAGAAGAAATAAAAATCTATCAGACGAAGACTTACAACAAATAGAAGAATTCGTATATAGAAAAAACCAAGAAGAGGATAAGTTCTTAACCTCAATGTCAGTACACTATAAGTGTAAAAATGAAAATCAAGGAAAAGTTAGGGATTCAATAAGAAACAATGAGATAACCATTGTTTCTGGTTTACCAGGTACTGGAAAAACTTACATCGCTTGTGCTGAAGCACTTAAGCTAATAAAATCAAAACCTAAATATAAAAAAGTACTTTTAGTTAAATCAATTACTCAGTTAAGACATGAAGAGTTAGGTTCTTTACCAGGTGATTTAAACGAAAAATTTGATCCTTTTTTAGGTTCTTTTATAGATAACTTTGAGAAGATAATTGGTGAGTCATTAACTCGTAAATTCAGAGAACTAGGTTTAATAAATGTTCAACCCCTAGCATTCATTAGAGGTAGGAGTATTGACAATACTATTATAATTGTTGATGAGGCACAAAATATCACATTAGACAATATGAGGACTTTAATGACACGTATAGGTGATGACTCGAAGATGGTTATTTTAGGTGATGTTAAACAAAAAGACATAAGAAATAAAAAGGATAGTTCTTTGGAGGTGATTATAGATAAGTTTAATAACATAGACAACTTTGGTTGTGTAGAACTTAGAGACCCAAATGACGTGGTTAGAAACCCTATCATCAAAACCATTGAGGCTGTGTTTGATGATTTGGACGAATCTACTGATAATAATAAAGTATTGTTAAAAAGTTAATTATGAAAATAGGTGTATCAATAGATGGTGTATTAAGAGACTTATTAGGTAAAATAGAGGAGACCCACACTAAATACTTCCCACCTTTGGAAGGGGAGGATACTGTAGAAGTTTTAGATTACGATTTAGAGAAATGGTTAACTTTCCCAGAAGAAGAGGTTAAACAAAACGAAATTGAGTTTGATTTAGACTTCGAGGAGGAGTTGGTTAAAGAAAAAGAAGATATTAAATTAGAAACAAAAAAAACAAGAGTAACTATAGAAGAGTTTTTATATGAAAAATGTACCGTAGAAGTTTTTGGTTATGCGGAAGAATCTGTTAGTTCTGCTGTGGAATCTTTAAACAGATTAATTATAGATAATCCACAACATGAATTTATTATAATCAGTAGAGAAGGTGGTATGGCAATACCTTCTACCCACTTCTTTTTAGCTAAAACAAAATCTAGTTGTCCTAACATAAAATTTGTGACCGAATATAAAAAGGTTTGGGACTATGTAGACATTATGATTACTGACCACCCAAAAATTATAAACACTAAACCACTAGATAAATTCAATATCGTTATCGATAAAGATTATAATAAAAAAATAGTACAATCAGGTTATAGGGTAAAAACAATTAAAGAAATAAATGGAGAACTTTTAGATAATTTTGAGTTAGTACTCGGCGGAGCTGATCCCAACCTTTATTTACGATAAAAACTGTTTACATATGATAAAAATTAATTAAATATAAAATATGGGTAAATTATTTAATATAGCTGACGAAGAGTATTATCTAGATTTAGATAAAATATCTAATTTCATAAAAATGGAACCGACAATAGATGAGATATTGGAGAGGAGAGAAATAAATGTATTGTCTGGTAATACTGAAATTGAATATATGATCCCAAACCCAGATAGTGGTGGTCAAATGATTGATGTTGTAAAATGGGAAACAGTTAGAGCGTTAATAGAATCACTTTTACAAGAAAATGGTATTATAGACGAGTCAATGGGTTTTAGAAAGTTGGAAAGCCAACTATCAATACCTTTTAGGTTAGCCTTTAATACATTACTAAAAAACAAATTAATAAAGAAAAATGGATAAATTAAACACACAAGAAATTGTAGAAACATTAAAAACAAATTTAAAGAAAATGGAAGAAAAAGATTTTTCAATCTACTTCTTCGTAATTGACACAAATGGTGCACCGACTGGTGCTGTGGCTAACATATATGAACATGTCAAAATGTTAACAGAACTAGGTTACCAAGCACATATATTACATGAAAAAAATGAATACTCAACTAAACAACTAGAGTATGTTAAATCTTGGTTAGGTGAAGAATACTCTTCTTTGTCACACGTATCGATAGAAGATAAAGAAGTTAAAATAAATATGACGGATATTATTATGGTACCAGAATTATTTGCTAATGTTATGGAACAGACAGTTAATTTACCAGGTAAAAGAGTTGTGTTTTGCCAATCATATGATTATATAACAGAAACATTACAACCAGGTAAGACTTGGTTAGATTACGGTATTACTGATTGTGTGACTACAACAGAAAAACAAAAAGAGTATATAGACAATCTTTTTAATGGTAAAGTAACCACTAATGTAGTACCAGTGGGTATCGACAAAAGGTTTGTTAAAAATACCGAACCAAAAAAACCAATAGTAGCTATAATGACTAGAGACCAAAGAGATACTGTTAAGATATTTAAAAACTTTTATATTAAGTATCCACATTTAAAGTGGATTACATTTAGAGATATGCGTGGAATGACAAAAGATGTTTTTTCAGAAGCTTTAAAAGAGTCGTGTGTTTCTATATGGGTTGATGATATAGCTGGATTCGGAACATTTCCAATCGAATCAATGGCTTGTGGAACTCCTGTCATTGGTAAGTTACCTAACCTATCAAATGGGTGGATTACCGAAAAAAATGGTATATGGGTAGATAATACAGTCATTATCCCAGAATTACTATCACAATATCTACAATCTTGGTTGGAGGACGCAGTTCCTTCTGATATATTCTCGGAGATGGATACAACTGTAGATGATTACTCTGAAACAATTATGAAAAGTTCTGTAGAATCTGTTTATGGTGAACTTTTTAGTAATAGAGAAAAAGAAATAAAAGAAACTTTAGCCAAATATGAGGTTAATAATTTAGAAGAAAAAAATAATTAAAAAATGGAAACTAATTTAACAGTAATAATGCCAATATTAACATTGGATGAAAAAGAAAAAGATTTATTTGCTAACGCCGTAAAAAGTATTGAGGACCAAAAGGTTGGTGTAGAAAAATTATTAATCGTTGTACCTAAAAATAGTGACGCTAAAAAAACTTTAGACTCTTATGATTTTTCAGATGAAATTAAATCTATAACAACAGTATTAGAAAATGAAGGTGATACAGATTTTTCTAGCCAAGTAAATTTAGGTGTAGAAAATTGTAAAACCGAATGGTTCTCAATTCTAGAAGTGGATGATATTTACTCTTCTATATGGTTCGATAATTTCATCGAGTACAGAGAACACTATCAAAATGTTGATTTATTCTTACCTATAGTGTTAGATGTGAATGAAGAAAATCAATTCTTACACTTTAGTAATGAACCTGTCTGGGCAAGAGATTTTAGTGAAAAAATGGGTTACGTAGACTATGACTCATTATTAAATTTCCCCAACTTTCAAGTTTGTGGTTCTATAATCAAAACAGAAGCATTTAATTCGGTGGGTGGTTTAAAGTCTAGTGTAAAAATGTTCTTTAATTATGAATTCCTACTAAGGATGTCTTATTATGATAAAACAATGATGACTATACCCAAAATAGGGTATAAAAAATATAATATGAGAGAGAATTCTTTATTTTGGAAATATAAAAACGATAAAGAGTACTTCATGGACCCACTAGAATCCAAGTTTTGGTACAATACCTCAAAGAAAGAATGTTATTTTAAAAACGATAGAGGAATAAAATACGCAGGGGAAAACGTGGAGTAAAGAGATGTCCGAGAAAAAAACTAGGGGTAGAAAACCCAAGACGAAACCTTACTTTGGTCAAGAACAAGAAGAGGCTGTAAGAGAATTTTTATCCCTAGGTGGTTTAGTAGAAGATGAAAATACACAAGACGGATATAGATGGACTGGTTCAACAGAAGACGTTGTAAAAAGAGAAAGAATTTATAGAGAATATTTAAGAGCACCATTAAATAAAATGGTTGAAAGTATTATTAGAAAGTACAAGTTATACCCAAAGTCATTAACCTATGAGGACGCTCATTCAGACGCACTATCATTTTTAATGATAAAATTCCATAAATTTAAACCAGATAAAAACAAAAAATCTTATTCATATTACGGTACCGTTTGTAAACATTACTTATTAGGTAAATTAATAAAAGAAGATAAAAAAATGAAATCCATATTACCCTATGAAGATTATTCTACATCAATAGAAAATGACGAAGATAAAAGTTATACAATAGATGAGGATGATTTGGATTTAACTGTTTTTATAAAAAAAATATCAGATACTATAAAGGAAGAGATGGAAACTAAGATATTAACGGAAAACGAATTTAAAGTGGGTTCTTCTTTAGTTAGAATACTGGATGAGTGGGATAATATATTCAGTGATGAATCTGGTAAAAATAAAAAATATAATAAAAACCTAATTCTTTTGTACATGAGAAATATGACATCACTAACCACAAAAGATATTAGAAACGCCATGAAAAGGTATAAAGTAATATATCAAGTTCTTAAAGACGACATATAAAATACAACACCACAATATTTATTAAATAAAAGATATAATGGCTAGACCAAAGAAAAAAGAGGTTAAACTAAATACAGATAGTTTTTTATCAATAGCACAAGAAGCTTATAATGAACTTGTTGAACAAAGAACAACAGCTATTAGACAAATCAATGAGAACAAAAAAAAGGTTGAGATAGATGATGTTCATGATTTAGTTAACATTAATAAAGCCAACACTGACTTATTAAAGTTAGTGGATGTTACAATAGATAAAAAACTATCTTTGGTTAAATTAATTAGTCAATTAGTATTCAAAGGTGAAGGTGTTAGTAATGGTAAATCTGATGAAAAATTATTACCAGAGGATATAGAATTATTAAAAACCATGTTTAACGATAAAGATGACGAAAAATAAATACTAAAATGGGTTTTATTAGTGATAAACAAGATCTTTTTAATGAAGTTAATATTACAAAAACAATGGAAGAATTATTTCCTGGTTTTGGTGATATACAAAAAGATTTAACTAGTGGTGCTGATTCCGTAAAATCTAAATCTGGTAATATAGTCCCCCTGTTATTAGATTTACTGAAACAATTAATAGGTAGTAATTTAAAAGGTACTTTTGACGACTTGTTACTGAAAACCGATAAAATAGAAACCAAAGTAAAAAAAGGCATCGTATCAACCGTAATGAAAAATACTTCTAAGAAAAAAGATTTTAATTTACAATCAATACAAAATCCCATACTAGAGACGAAAGTTAAAAACATAGACATTGAAGGTACATTAAAAATAGACCCAGATACTGACGTAGGTAAATTTTATTATGGTAAAGCGGCTAAAACAGTACCCTCCTTACCAAACGAACCCTCAGTTAACGTATCTACAGAACCTGGTGGAGATTTTACAAGATTTTTATCAGATGTCAAAAAAAATGGTTCTGGTAATTGGAAAAATATTTTAAATATAGAGTGGCCTTCTGGTAGTGAAGAAATTAAAGTAAATTTAGATCAAAGTTACCAAGATGGGTCCAAAAGTTTTGAAAACTTTTTAACAGAGTTTTTAGATAGTGTTAAAATATTGGACCTTGGGTTACTACTAAGTACTATATTAGATTCTTTATTTGGTGCTATATCATCTTTAACGGATGCTGGTGCTGAATGGTTGGAAAATAAAATGAAACTGAAGGAATTGGTAGATAAAGTGGTAGATAAAGAGGGTTTATCTAAAAGGGGTGAACCAGTTGTTTATGACAATGAGTTTTTTAATTTCAATGAAGAAGAGAAAAAAAGAATAAATGCTGCTACTAATGCTTTAGCTAGGGGTAATAATTTAGCTGATTTAGGTTGTGGTATTGTTGAAAATTCAATAGATTTAGCTGAGTTTGACAATGCTTTTAAATTATTAGAAGATTCTTCACCTTCTTCTGTTAAAAGGGGTTTGACTGAATCTACCGATAAAATATTAAAAAACTCCACCAATGGGTTAGATGAAGATAACAAAAAGACTGTTGAATTAAATATAATATCTGAAATATTCGATAACTTAACCACTATAATATTTAGTCAAACAATGAAACCATTTAATGTTATATTACAACAGATAGGTGAAGGTTTGATGAATAATGGAAGTGTTAACCCAACAACCAATATTGGTGCACCAGGTGTTGAAATTAAAACCAGTGATTTAAATAAAAGTCCAGTAGAAGATTATTTTCAAAAATTTAAATCCTTAAATACTTGTATAATAAAAGATATTTACTCCACGATAATAGAGTTTTTATTCGATATAATTAAAAAAGAGGTATTAATTTTACTTAAAGTTAGGGTCCAAATTCTTTTGAGTACACAATTTCAAAATTATAGATTACATATAGAAAAAGCTAAAGAGTTATTAAAGAATGTTAAAAATTTACTCTCTTTTATAAATAATTTAGGTAGTTAAAAAAATAAAAATGGCAAAAGTAGAATCAAACACATCAGAATCTAATATAGATTTCAGTAAAGCAAAGGAGGTTATTAGAGCTTTAATAAATTTATTTAAAGTACCCTCAACACCAGCACCACCAGTTTCCAAACAAGTAGCACTTAGTGCTGTTCTTAGACCTGGTTTAGATTATAATAAAATAGCCGCAAATATAATTTCAGAATCCAGTAAAGTGGGGGTAATTATTGGTGAAAATGACGATGGTTCTGATAATATTAGTGAAAAAATGGAGTTTATAAGAGTTAAGGCGATTTGTGAGGCTATAATATCTGACGCTAGAATAACAATTATTAATTTACCTGGACAACAAATAACGGCCACAGGTGGTAATGCTGGTGGACCCGTTCAAGTATATGGTACCTCACTAACAACCAGTACTGGTTATGGTGTAATGTCTTAGAATTATGGGTGATATAAGAAAAGTAAATAATTTAACTAATTCAGAATTAGAATTGTTAAAAAAACAGAAAAAAGACGAGTTCGAGTCAGTAAGATTTAAAATAGTTAAAATGTTTGACCATTGGCGTTCAATAGAAAGTGACTATCTAGATATACAGGAAGAACTTAATAAAAGAAATATAAATGGCTAATTTTAGAGATAGGTCTACTGGTAGAGTTAAAACAGGTGACAAACCTGGAAAAAATAAAAATAATAATACTAATAAGTTTAATATATTTATTGGTAAAGTTGTTGATATTGAAGATCCATTAGACGAGGGTCGTATAAAAGTAGATATACCAGCTTTAGACCGACAAAGTGATACAAAAGAAACCAAAGAAAAGAAGGGTAATAAAAAAAAGGGTAAAAGAGTTCAAGGAGTCCCTAACAACCCTAAAAATAGTATCATCTCTAATGAATCTGGTACTTTTGGTAATACACCGATAAGTATTGATAGAAACAAAAAAACAATTAACAACGAAGAAGTCAACAACCAAGGGGGGTCTAATATACCATGGTGTGTACCATTGTTACCTAAACATTTTCAAGTAATGCCAAAAGTTGGTGAGATGTGTACTGTCTTGATTTTTCAGGACGGTAAAGAACAGGGTAATAGGGGTTGGTTAGCTCCTATGATATCTAGTAAAAAAGATCTTTCTTACAATGATTATACGACAGGTGCTGACAATTTAAATACTGCTGTAGTACCGTCTAGTTCAAAAAATATCACAAAATCCGAAAAGTTAATTAAGAGGGGTGAATTCACTGGAGGTTTTCCAGAAAAACTAGATGTTTCTTTAATGTCTAGAAATAATGCCGACATTGTCATGCCTACCCTATCTACCGATGGGGGTTCTGTAAATAGTGGTGGTGAGGTTTTAATAAGAGCTGGTAAATTTTCGTTTGACAGTAGTGTTAATGACCTATCTTTAAATAAAAAAAATCCAGGTTATTTAAGATTAAAGGTGGTTAATAAAAACGAAACACACACCATGATGTATTCTGATTTTATAAGTTTAGTTTCTTACAAAAACAGTGATGGTTCTAGTGATTACGCCAAAGTGTTTAATGTAAACCCAATTATTGAACAAGATAAGGACATAGTAAACTTTCATAATTCATTATCCCCATTAGTTAGGGGTGACCGTTTAATATCATTCTTAAATCTAATTAAAGATTATGTTAAAAAACACAACCACCCGTACCACCAAAAACCATCCACTAACGCAAATTCTAAGGTTGAGATAGAGAAGTTTGATTTAAATTCTATAGTATCACCAAACATTAGAATTAATTAAGATATTTATAGTAAAAGAAACAGATGAGTGTTTATAGAACATATTTTAATAAAGATACTGTAATAGTCAAAAACTCTTGTGCTAATACAGGTAGAAACCCAATAGCTGAGATATTTCACGGTGGTTCTTTGGATGGTAATAGATTAACATATTCTAGATACCTTTTTAACATAGACCTAACTGATTTAATACAAAAAAAAGATAATAAAGAGTTGTTTACAGACAAAATGACTCATGAAATTAAAATTACTAACACTTCTTGTTTCGATAAAGAAACTTATTGTAAAACTGTGTCTAGTTCTTGTGGTCACGTTAAAAGAGCAACCTCATTTAATTTAATATTATTTGAAATACCTGAGTCGTGGGATGAAGGTAATGGTTATGACTATATCGAATCTAGTGTCGTTACTTGTGATGATGGTGACAAACCATATTGTGAGGGAGCTGCCAATTGGGAAGATAGGGAATTTAATACCCCATGGTCTCAACTAGGTGTATACACCATTCCATCAGCTTGGTATTCTGGTTCTACATCTGGTTATACTGGAACCACTGTGAACCTAATTAAAGGAACACAACATTTTGATAGGGGTAGTGAAAATTTATGTATAGACGTATCTGATTACATCAATGGATTAATTAGTAGTGGTGTAACCGAAGCTAATTTAGGTGTAGCTTTTGAATATATTGAAGAAAATGTGTTATCTGAAGATACATTTTATGTAGGATTCTTCACAAAAGACACTCAGACCGTATACGAACCGTTTATGGAGACTTTATACGATGATACTATAAAAGATGACAGAGACAACTTTATAATCAATAAGAGCAACAATTTATGTCTATATGTAAATGCTGGTGGTGAGAGAGTAAATGCTGATATCTCAGGTGTTACCATATATGACCATGAAGATGAAATTTATGAGGTGATATCACCATCTGGTATCACACAAGTCAGTACTGGTGTTTATTGTGTTTCAGTAAATGTGCCAAAGACATCTAATTATTGTGGTAATATACAATTCTATGATACTTGGAGTGGTGTTACAATAGATGGTAATAATTTGGGTGATATAGAATTAGACTTTATTGTTAAAGAACAAGATTCTTATTATAACATAGGTTCTAACAATAGTGCTGGAGCTTCTGGACTAGGTGTGGGTGATTCCAACAACCTATCTATATTTGATTATGAATTCGCCTTTAATGGAATCCAAAGAAGGGAAAAAATTAAAAGAGGTGATACTAGAAGAGTTAATGTGATTGCTAGAATACCTTTCACATACGACCAATCACAAGCTTTAGACGGTATATTTTACAGAATATACATTAAAGAGGGTGAAATAGAAATACCTTACGTTGAATGGAATGAAGTTAGTAGAACCCCAGACGGTAATTTCTTCTTTATTGATACATCTTGGTTAATTCCCAACGACTATTACATGGAGTTTAAAATAACCTCTGGTAATGAGGTAAGAACCTACCAAGACATTATACCATTTGAAATAGTTTCTGAAAAAGATTGGTGTTAAAAAAAATAAAAAGGTCTGATTTCTCAGACCTTCCTAACTATCGATATAGTTTGTTCGCAATTTTATTTTTGTAACCAATACTTTTACTAAAGAAGGTTCTTTAGACCCCATTTCATAATACGTGATATCTTTAATTTCATATCCCGCCCCATTTTTTATTTTATTATAATTTTTTCTTAAAAAAATTAATGATGAGCTAATTCTAAACTTTTATTTAAACAAGCTAGAACCTCCTGACTATAACTATCATCCTTTTTCATCTTTTTTACCTGTTTAAATATTTTACCTATTTTACCACCACCCTCTAAACACTCACCCAATGTATGAGCAACACCAGAAGTGTCTGAAGACTTAACTAAACCTCTTTTTATTACTACTGTTGCTATAACTAGTAATATTAATTCATAACCTTTAGTTACCGAAGTAACAATCTCTACTACACCAGTAAAAGTGGCAATACCATCCTTTCCAAGAGCATATAGTTCTTTTAAGCCAAAATAACCAACAATAGTAATTGTTGCATAAAATAAAGTATTTGCAACCATATCGACTAATTTATCATCATCAACCCACTTACCACCCTCAATAAAGGTACCTTTCGGCCCACCGTAATAGTCTTGTTGTACTTCATCAGATTTTTTACCAGAACTAAAAATCCCTTGTGCGGTATCTAACAAAACAATAGCGACAACCCTAAATAAAGTCATTATTATATTTTCATGTATCCACTCACCAGCCTTTTCAAACCAAGTCTTACCTAAAATTTTAGGGCCTTTACCTGAAGCTAACAAAGCTTCAGCACACTTACCTCTTTCATCCTTTGATACCTCTTTGCATGTTTTACTTTTTTTAGCTATTTGTTTACTAATAAAATTCCAAGCTTTTCTAAAAAATGAACCAATTAAATCGAACAATTTACCAGACGCTAACGCCGCACTTATTGCCATTAAAGTAAAGCCTTCTTCAGTTATTAAACCCCTTTCTTCATTAAGTTGATTATCGTATTCTATCCCTAGCTCATCACATGATTCTTTTAACATAGAAATATATTGACTTTCGGATATATTTTCTAAAATAAAATCATTTACTGTTATAGATTTACTGGCAATAAATTCCCTCTCTAACCTTAAGTTAGATTCCATAATATTCCTTCGCTTATCATACCTTCTCATGTCAATTACTTTTGTAACCAATAGATAGTACCGTCAGTACCAATACCAAATTCATGTGGGTGTTGTTTCATGTAAGACTCAGCGTAAGACTTAAACAATCCATCAGCATCTTCGGATGAAGTACCGTAAGCTAATTTAACTTTATTAGTTTCTTTATTTATCTCTAAACCTAACTTAGCTAAGTCCCTAGTCTCTGTTTTAGTCACTTGGTCTTTTAAAGCTTTTTCATAATACTCAGTCCTATCATGTTTATCTTGTGCTGCTTGTTGGTCCATGTGGTATAATTTCATACCCCCACCCAATAATGTAATGGCTATTAAACCTTTAGCTATCCAATCTTTGATACCCTCATCTAAATTTTGTATTTCTTCTTCTGTTAAGAAATGTTTTGTTTTTAAAACATGGTTTAATTCTAATCTTTGATTAGCTTCCTTAATAACCATTCTTTTATCCTGTCTTCTCATTTTTATTTTTTATTTACACAGTAAATTAGCTATCTTATGTTGATAGGTGTTTAAGTTATCCAAATCATTACCCAATCGGTCATTATCCTTCTTCAACTGAATTAGTAATTTTTCTATTTTTGGGTCATCTTCTTTTGAGACGTGTGCTTTATTAATCAAATCAATCAATTCCTCGTAAGTATCAACACTAAAATCATCACATATATTACGTTCAGTACTATTAGAGTTGGCTAAATCAGTTTGCTTATCTGATTCTTCTTTTAATATTTTACGGATTAAGTTTCTCACTTTATTTTATATCACCACCCTTTTTATTTCTACCGTAACCAAATCTCATAAAATAAAACATTCTAGAATCATCTTTATCAAAACCATGTCTCATAGTTGGGTATTTAGATTTTAACTGTGAAACTAATTCATCACCTAATTTATCAACGTAGTTAGTCACCTCTTTATTTACATACCAATCTTGAAAATCTTTACCGTATTTATCAGCTTCCGTACTTGAATTAAGGTCCTTATCACCGGTTAACTTCTTAACGACAGCACGAACTGGTAAAGCTATCATGACTACTTCAGTTCCTTCTTGTATCACTAACTGAATAGTATCATTTAAATCTAAATTAGTATCAAAAGACTTTCTAGACTCACCTTTTTCAGTTTTCATTTTAACCTCGTAACCTTTCTTTTTTAGGTAAGAATAGATTTGTTTAGACATTTGTTTTAATTCTAAAATATCTTCTTTTATAAGTGTTTTACTTTTTATGTATTCTCTTTCTAATCTTTGATTAGCTTCTGTAATAATATTTCTTTTGTCAAATCTTCTCATAACAATTTATTTTAATAATAGTTACGACCTTCATTTCTAGCCTTTTCTCTCATATAATTTTGGTACTGACGCTGTTTTTCTTTCCGTTTCTTAGCTTCAGCCACCTCCTTATCTTTATTCGCTATTTGATAATCATTGATTTTACTTTTCATTTTAGAAACCTTAGTAATAAATTTACCAAAATCTTCAGAAAACTTATCTATTTCACTGTGATAACCATCAGAACCAGATACTGCATTAGCAATACTATCTTTAAACTCCATCTTTAAATCTTCTAAAGCTCTTTCTAATTTATCCACGGCTGGATAAGCTGGATGTTTAGTTACTGTAGTTTTTTTAGTTTCTTTTTCTTCTTCTTTTATAACTTTCTTAACTAGGTACTCTAATTGAGACTCGTTTATTTTTATTACTTTTTTCATTACAAATTTGTTTTTTATATAAATATCTAAGTTTTTATAAAAATTTTTAATAAAATGTTTGTTAGTTTATAAAAAATAACTATATTTGTATTGTTAATAATCAAAAAAGATAAAAAAATGGCAAAAATTAAGGAACTAAAAGAAAAAAACCCAACCTACCTTATTGATGTTATTGGTGTTCTAGCGGAGATGGACCCAACTAAAACAAATAAGTACCTACCCTTTATGATAAAGTGTACCTCAGATTGGGTCAAGTGGATTAATACTGAACTTAAAAACGAAACTTTTAAAGAAATGTTTGAGGTAATCAAAGACTTCGAAGATTTATCTGAAAGAAATTTGTTAGATAATAAAGATATTTACTCCTACGAATCCAATCAAGATATTATCAACGCTGTTAAAGTAGCTAAAGAAAAAATTACACGTTCTGAAGTTAAAAAGAAAGAAACAGAAGTACTATATGAAGATGATAGATGGTTGGTTTTATTCCCATTAAGTGTTAGAAGTTCTAACTTATATGGTAAAGGGACTAAATGGTGTGTTTCTAGTGAAGACCATAACTACGGTAAATACTATAAACAATACACTGATAATGGTATTTTAGTTTTTGTAATTGATAAAAAAGTCACTGACGCCGAATCTCGAACCAACGACTTCGCTAAAATAGCCTTTCATAATGACCTAAAGAAATCAGATGGGATTACCCTTTGGGATGTGAAAGATTCACAAATGGGAGTTAGTAACGCCATGAAAGTCTACTCCATGTTACCTAGTGAAGCTATGGATATTATTAACAAAAGGTTAGAGAGTGGTTTAACAAATAAAGAACAGGCTCAAAAAAGGGGTGTTAGGGAATAACCTAAGTTCTTTATTATTCAAAAAGGGAATCTAAATGATTCCCTTTTTTTTATATATTCAAGTTATCAACTACTAACTGAAAACTTCAAAAGAAATCGATGTGTTAGGGTCTAACTTAGTTCATCAGTAATTTTATACACCGAATCGGTAATTATTATACCGTTTTGTATTTTTTTAATTTTATTATTATCTCATTAAATAAATATCTAGTAATTTAGTTAAAATAAAAAAGGGGGAACTAATTTAGTTCCCCCTTCAGTTATTATTTAAGATTTATATTATCTTAATTCTCTAACATCAAATGTACGAATACCATCAACGTTGATTGTTCCGTAGAAACGGTTATTAACCATTTTCTTAGCGTAACGAGTCATGATACCTTTAACAGGTACGAAGTTGAATGGGTTATACATTGTAGGTGTCAATTGTAATGGAACGTAAGGTGCGTAAATGTACCCAGTATCCAATAATGATTGACCTTTATGTCCAAGTAACACGGTGTTAGCTGGAGCGTATGGGTCTCTATATACAGTATATCTACCTGATAAAGAACCTACTCTCTCAATACCCATGTTATAGTTATCTTGTTCTGGAGAAGCGTTAGATACGTGGAAGTACTCTAAGTCATCAAAAATAGCTGATACCTCAGAAGAAACCACGATAAAGTTAGCCCCACCTCTTAAAGTAGACTTATGGATTTGTGCTGAAATTTGGTTGATTGCCGTAATCAAAGTCTGGTTCCAATCTTTTTGAGTGTAAGCAGCTTGACCAGAAGGTAATCTCTTCCATCCGTCATAATCCCATCTTAATGTCCAAGCCGCACCTGTTCTTAAGTCTCTTAAGATTTCACGGTCAATTTCCGCCGCAACTTGTTCAGATAATAATGCTGTTAATTCAGCTTCAGCATCAATGTTATGGAATGCTGATACATCTTGTGCTAACTCAGGAGTCCAAGTAGCTCTTAGTTTTCTTTCTGTTACAGAAACAGTTACAGATTCTAATTCGAAAGAAACTTCTCCCATTTGAGATTCAAGTTCTAAGTTTGCGTACTGTCTGAAAGTAACTACGAAGTTAGTTCCACCTAAGTCAGTTGAAGCAACACCAGGAACGATAGCTGTTGTTCCAGAAGTAGCTCCGATGTAACCATCTAAAGTACCACTTTCACAAGTTGCACATACTGGGTGAGTTAAATCAGCCTCTAAGTATATACATCCATCAGCGTCACAGATATCACCGTAATCAACGATACCTCTTCCGTATTTTTGAGTAACAACTCTTACTGGTACTTGGTCACCAGATTCAAAAATAACTTGGTTATCTTTATCAACGATAGGACCATCAACAGTAACCATTAAAGATGCTAAGAATTCCTCAGTATCCATTTCGTTTCCGTTAGGACCAGTTAATCTACCAGCTCCAGCGTCATTGAATTCACACATTTTAAGGATTTGAGTTCTAACCGAACCGTCACCAGCAAATGCAGAAACACCACCAGTAAATTCATTACCAGCTTGACCGTCAGTACAAGCCGTCCAAACAACTGGGTCAGCGTTAGTCGCAACAACAGTAATTTTACCTTTTGATTGGTCAAACATTCCGTCATTGTAGAATCTATCATATAGATTTTTAGCACATTCAGAGTAAGTAGTTGGGTCACAGTCACCACCTGTTAAACAAGTAGTAACGATTGGTTCACCATGTTTTGCTGTACCACCTGATGCTGGCCATCCATTTTCGAAAATTCTGTCAGATGTTTTAGGTACGAAGTAGAACAATTTACCGATTGGTAAGTTCATAGCTTGTACAGATACGATATCGTTAGCTAATAATTTAGAAAATACTCTTCTAACGATTGGGAAAACTACAGTTTCGAAAGAACCAGAGTTCCCCGCGTCAGTAGTTTCGCTAATTAGAGAAGATGCAGTGTTTTCATATAACAAAGCAATGTTTTCTCTTGTGTGACCATTAAGTCCTTCTAAGAACCCTAAGTCATTCCATTTAGAGACAGTCGCTTCACGAACAGCTTTTTGGTGCTTAAGTCCGATGTTACCAACTTCTCCTGATTTTAATAAATATCCCATTTTTTTAGGTTTTTTAATTTTTTGTTATTAGTGCTTATATTGGTAATCCCAAAGTTTCTTCATTTTTTCTAACTCTGGATTAACATACACTTGTGATTCATTAATTTCTGTTGATGAACCACTTGTTTTAGTTTCATTTAATTTTTCCTCAACAGATTCTTTGATAGGTTCTTTTTTAGAAATCTCTTTTACTAAACCTTTATAGGTAGCTTTAGATTCCTTCAAAGTTTTAACGTCATCAAATCTCTTGATTATTTCTAATTTTTCTTCTTTTGTAGTTGTGTTCTCTGTGAACAATCTAACTGAATAAGTTAAATTACTATTGAAAACGGCTACTTCATTAAGTTTATCTCTAAATTGTTTTAAAGCATCAACCATTTTGTTGTAGTCTTCTTTTAATGTTTCATTTTCACTAGTGATAGAACCTACTTTATTTTTAAGATCTTTGTTTTCGTTAATTAATTTTAAGAACTTTGGTTTTTTAGACTCACCCATTTTCATACGATTACTATTGATATCAGCAGATTTTCTATTAGGTTGCTTACTTGCCTTAGAAAGTGTTCTTGGGGATTTACCCTCTTCCATGTCATCCATGTAATCACCTCCAGACATTTCGTCTTCCATTCCATCTTCATCATCTTCATCTTCATCATCTAGTACCACTTGGTATTCGACTTCTTCTTCTTCAGACTCATCTTCGTTATCAAGTTCCATAGGGTCCATATCTCCCATTTCTGGTTCCATGTCAACCATATCTGCTTCCATGTCCTCCATTTCACTTTCTTCACCACCAAGTTCTATTCTGTACTCAGCACCAGTTTCTGTGTCTTTAATCTCAACATTACCACCATCAGTTACAACCTCTATTTCATCATCGTCACTCATTTTCTTGAATACGTTAATTACTTCAGGCATTTCTGTTGTTGTTAAGTCAATACTTTCAACATCATCCATTTCGATTTCACCATCCATTGGTTCATCATCCATTTCTAGTTCACCCATTTCTAGGTCAACTTCTTCACCAGCACCGCTGGCATCCATTTCATCAGAGTCACCTAATTCTAGATCTAACTCTAACTCATCTTTCTCTTCATCTTCATCCTCCGTTAAACCAATCGAACCTTCTAAAGATTCCTTTACCATTTCTTCAATTTCTGAACTCATTGTACGAGTCAGTATTTCTTTTGCGTTGGCTTCAAAAGCTTTCTCAATTTGAGCGCTTTCTAAAAGGGCTTCATCGATGATAGACTTTCTTTCATTTGCCATTTTTTATTTTTTTTTAAAAAAATTATTATTTAAAACAGCGCAACTCGTTGCGTGTTTCTCAATAAATATGTTAAAAGTGTGGAAAAGTTTTATTTTTTTATTTCTCTTGTTAAAAAAGAGTGATATTTATTTTTTGTATGAGAAGTTTAATTAAAAAAGTACTGAGAGAAGCTGATGTACCAAGTGTTGAAAACCCAAATTATTTGATATCTAAAATAAAAAATAATGTTGTGGACGATTTGGGAAGGGTTTACCTAGATGTCACAGGTGATAAACTAGTACTACCACCAATAGATATTAAAATAGATGATACTATAAAAGATGGTAAGATAGCGGGATTTAACCACCCAAAAAATGGTGAGAATGGTAAAATGGGTATTAAATCCAAAGCTTTAGAGGATGTAGAATACTTAAAATGGGTTATAACCCATGAACTTATACATGCTGCAGTTGGTAAGGACTTACCCAAATCAGAAGAACATGAAGGTTTATTTAAGAAATTAGCTGAGAAGATTGGTTTACCTAAAGAATATTGGGATTAAAAAAAAAAGACCCATTTCTGAGTCTTTTAATAGTTTAAAGATTTTTATTTGTTATGCTGGAACAGCAACTTTAATAACATCCTCGATTGGTGATTTAACTGCTGATACAATTTCATAATCTAAAACAGTACCTTCTAAGTATTGGTGTGTCCTAGTTTCTGCTTCAGTACAACTCATCGAATCTACCAAGTACTGTGTTTTTATTTTTTTTGTTTTTCCGTTTGATTCGTTAATAGTCTCAAACTGTACTTTTACTAAAAAGTAATTTGTAATTTGGTCATCCATTTTTTTAAACTTTTTTAAAATTAATAATTATTAGTTCAATAATATGGAAAATAAATTTAGTTGTGAATAGTTTTAATTGAAAAAAGTATTTCCTCCAGTTGCTCTAGAAAATCTACCTTTAAACATGTTATTACTTTTTATCAAAGTATCACCATATTTTTTAGCTTTAGGTAAAAACTCCATCACTAATTTTCTTAGTTCTTCTTCGTATTCAGATTTTGTGTAAGTAGAAACCATGTTAGATATTAACCTAATTCTTTTTACTAATGATTTAAGGTGGGCAATAAATCTTTTACCTTCTTTTATAACATCGTCTTCCGTAAAATCCTGTAAAATTTTTTCAGTATCACTAATCACTACAGATGTAACTTTGTCTAAATCACCTATAACTGAATTAGATAAAGAGAATTTACTATAACCTTTTTCACTATCTAAAAGTGAGTTTGCTATATCTGTTAATAGATCTATTAAAATTTGGTAACTACTAGTTAATACTCCCATACTAGCTCCAGCATGTTGACCCATAACACTTAAATCATCATAACCACCAACCTCTTTAAGGAGTTCTTCTTTTATGATTTTACGGATATTCATATTACTTGCCTAAACCAGCTTTCTTCAATTCTCCTTTAGCCATATTAATCAAATTAGTATCTACACCCAATTCTTCAGCTAAGGCAGCTAACAACATCGCTTTTTCTTTTCTAGTATTTATTTTATTAGCGAACCTTGGGTATTTGTCCATAAAATACTTTTTCATAGCGTCTAAGAACATCTCAACATCTTTTGGGTTATCCGTCTCTTCTTCACCACCTTCATCAGATGAGTTAGGATCCATTTCTTCTTCTCTAATAATTTTTTTGACTAATAACTCTAAGTCAGATTCGTTTAATTTTACAATTCTTTTTTTCATTTTCATTTTTTTTTAATTTGCTTAAGCTGCTTACTGCTTAAGCTGCTTGCTGCGCAACTTATATATTTAAATATTATATTAATATTAAAAGATCTAAATTAGATCTGATTTTTTTTTAATTACAATAAAAATTTATCTAAACTATCTAATAAGTCAGAGTCATCTTCTATTATTAATTTTGTTTTATCCCCTTTGGTAGACTCCATGAAAGGTTTTAAATCTTTTTCCGAGGTAGATATCCAAGAACCTGGTGTTGATGGAGAAGTAACTATATCCCAACAAATTAATTCGAAATCCTCCTGTACAATATTTTTACCATTTTCATTCTTTAAAGAACCTACTCCTCTAGATGAAATACCAACGGTCCAACCCTTCCTAATCATATTTAATACTTTATCACCTACAGATGAGATAATACCTGATTTAAGGTAACCTGGTGTTGTATCTAACTCCATTTTTCCCATAAGTGTTCTACCGTTCCACCAAATCTCTGAAATCATATGTGAAACTCTGTCAGCATCAATAATTGAAGACTCTGGGTGGTTTAATTCCCCCAAAGACGTACCCATATCTATAAACTCTTGATATCTCTTAGATTCTCTTTTCAAAATCTCTTCTGGGTATACCCTCCCATTCTTGTTCTCTACACCCCACTTTTGTAGTACGGCATAAATTTCTATTTTATCTGGTAATGTACCATCTTGACCTAAACTTAATCCCGATTTAAACTCTTTTATTAGGTTATGGTTAGAACAAACTCCATCTTGACAAGTTAGTTCAGAAGATATGAACCCTGAATCATATTCTACAAGATATCCATATCCTTCTTCTCCTGGTTTTAATATTTTCATATTTATACTTTCTCTATAAATATGCTGTTATGGTTTAAAGCAAAAAAAAAGAGACCTAAGTCTCTTTTTTATTAACCTTTAGTTTTGAAAAATTTAAAATCTTTATCCCTTTCAAAAAAGTCGGTAATTAACTTTTCAGATATATCCCCCACCTCATGTATTAAATTTTTAGATGTTAAAGGTAATAATGGTTCTTTTTTAAATAAAGTTAACTCTACTGACATATAACTACGTTTATCTTTTTTTATACCAGAAGAAGCCATATTAAAATCTACTATACTCTTTTTTTTATAGAAAAAATCATCTCTAACTATACTATATAACTTTTTCTTAATGCCTTTAGCTTTTTGTTTCATTATTTGTTCGTAACCAGATTCTACGTAATCAGTGGGTTTACCCCAAGCTGATATTTGAATGTATATTGATTTTGGATTCTTATTATCAACAGTACCCGAAACCACATTATATCCAAAAGGTAGATCTAATTTTATTTCTTTCCCTCTTCCCATTTTTTGTCATTTTATTGTAATTCATTGTTATTTTTAGTTAATTATAAACATTTTAAAGCACAAAAAAAAGCCCCCTAAAATTTAGGTGACTTTTAATATTTTTATTTCTTTGGTTAAGACTTAGTTTCCGACTTATTAGTACCCACTACTTTAACCATGTCTAAAAACTTACCACCAAACACATAACCACCGAATAATACCATAGCATATTCTAAAGCTTCAGTAATTAATTTAAATTTATCTACATCTACATTACTGTGTTTATTCATTCCCGCAAACAACAAGATACCTAGTGTTATGTAGTAAGCCAAAACTGACCAAAATAGGTAAACTCTACCCTGAGAATATTTACCCCTTTCTGTTAACATATCTTTAAAAATTTTCATAATCTTTCTCACTAAAATCATAATTAAAAAAACATTAAAATTGTTATCACACCCTAAGATGATTCATTAGTACACCACCCAGAGTAGAGGTTTGTACCAAAACATTGTTTACAACATCGTCATCCAATACAATTTTTTTCTTGGTGTAATCTATACCTAAAACACCAATAAACCTATCATCAATGGTTTTAATAGCGAATAAATAAGTAGATTTACACCCATTATCTTCCGCAACATATTTCAACCCATAAGTTAATATATTTTCATCTTTGAAATTAGGTATTTCAATAGTATCAGCAACCACTAAACGGTTCATAGATTTAGAGAACAAATTTACTGGTATGTTTTGAAAACTGTGTTGTATTGAAGAAACTCCTGTGTTGACAGTTTCATACATTACAGAAAATTTAGCTATTGATTTACCTGTTGGGTAGAAGTGGCCTCCATTATGAAATTGAGTAACCCAAACTCTATCAGCTTTAACGCCTTCTCTTATCTCTTCTATTTTATGTTGGACTAGTTCACTAACCATTAAAGCTTCGGTAACCATGTCTGGTTTATTCTTTTTTTCTAGTCTACTTTTCAATATTAATAGTATTACTGGACCCATTACACCAGTAATAAACGCAATTACTACATTAAATATATTTTCCATTTTTAACTCTGTTGTTTAAATAAATATTATTCATCTTTTAGATTATTTTTCAAATCATACAACTTTAATATATTTTTATTTAAACTCTCAGTATCTTCCAACATGGAGTAAATCAAATCTTTGGTTTCAAGTAACTTTTCTTTTATATTAATGTTGTCTTTGTGAGAGTTTATTTTAGTATTTATAATACTTATAGTCTCTTTAACTAAAGTATTTATTACCTCTTTTCCCTCTTGGGTGTTATTCTCACGTAAAACTTTTAAAATACTCTTCTCTTGTTTTGTTAGGTCAGAATATTTTTCATTAAACTTATTAGTAACTATTTCCAAAAACTTTTGGGTATCGATACCTTCTTTTACATAATCCTTACTATCATCCACTATAGTAGGTTTTTTTTCAGACATCAACCACTCAATTAGCTTAGATTTACTTTCTTCTATTTTATTTAACGTAGATGCTTTTAAATCTGTTGATAAAACTATTTCTAAATTACTGTGTAAATCTTTTTTAGTTAAAGTATCTAAATTAACACCATGTTCATTTAAAATAGAAATTAATTTCTTATTTTCAGAAACTAAAGATTTATCATTAGTAAATTTATTAAACAGAGATATGGATTCTTTTAGGTAATCATTTGCCCTAATTTCACTTTTTATTGTATTAGTCTCAATGTTTTTATAAACAATAAAGGCTGTTCTCAAAGTCTCACTTTCCTTTAAAGTTTTCATAAATTTTTTAAATAATACTTTCCCCTCTTCATTCTTATTGGAGTAAGACTCTATTAACTTATCAGTAAATAAATCTTTTAACGTACCAAAATCCATATTAATTGTTTATTATATAAATATATAGAATTATGTTAATATATCACTTTCGTCAAAATTTTCTTCTTTCAATAACCTATCTATACCATCAGTCATCATGATAATATCCTCATTTTTCTTTTTACCTTCTAATAAAAGATTATCGATCACTCCTTCGTCACCTCTAAACCCTTCACCAAATCCTTCTGTGTCACCACCTCCAGTATCATCTCCGAATCCACCTCCAGTATCATCTCCGAATCCACCTCCAGTATCATCTCCGAATCCACCTCCAGTGTCACCTCCGAATCCACCTCCAGCATCATCTCCAGTATCACCACTTTCATCACCACCCATTTTTTGAGTCATTATATCTCCATACAATTTATCTACTTTATCGAAATATCCAGTCTTAGTTATAACTTCAGGTGTTTTTTCTAATTCAGCTGCTGCAGCTTTCTCTAATCTTTGTTGTTCTAAATCTAATTTAATTTCATCTTCAGACCAATTAAATATATTCTTTTTAGCCCATGTATGTGACGTTGGTGCTATACCATCAGTGGCAGCAACTAGGTCTTTATATAACAATACTTTTTCTTTCCATTGTTCCACTTTTAACATTTCACCTTGTGTAGATGGGTTGTTTAATGATAATTTGAAATTACTAAGTTCTTCATGGAAACCTAACATATATAGATGTACTATAGCTATCTTATTTAATTCTTGTATCATAGCTTGTTGTATCCTATTGATAGTTCTCGCAAATCTAATATCCATTAAAGCCAAATTCTTACCCTCACCAATAGGTTCCTCAAAACCTAAAAACGTTTTAGGTACTCTAAGTGCTGTTACCATTTTTCTTTGTATGAATTGTATGTCGGCTATTTGGTCTAGATTTGTCGCTCCAGGTAAGGTTTCTATAGGGCTCTGTGCGTTAGGGTCTCTAACGGGTACAAAATAATCTTGGTCTACAGCCAAAGTATTATACCTAACGTCTAGTTGACCTGTTTTATTATCTGCTGTCTGAGTTCTTTTAAATTTATTAGCAACCTTCTGAACATAAGATTCCACGTCTTCATCGTCTATGTTACCTACATATACCTTAAACACCCTTCTTTCTGGTGCTCTAGTTACACGATACACTAACATAGCATCTTCAGCTAATAATAATTGTCTCCATGTTCTTCTAACTTTATCTAAAACAGATGTACCATAAGGTAATTTTCTATCATCACCTAATAATCTAAAATGAGCTACTTCCCAAGCGTTAAAACTCATATTTTTTGACTTCCATTCGAACTTAACCTCTTTTTTGGAATCTTCGTTTGTCGTAGAATTTGTTTCATTATAGTCGAAATTATTAGAATCGCTTCTACTTATTTCAATATTGGTCAACTGTGTAGCACCAATCACACCATACTTATAGTTCAATTTTAAGTGTACGAAATTATCACCATATTTACATGTGTTTCTAGTCCACATGGGTAGGTTAGAGTGAATGTCTAAAACATTGAAAAATAAATCTTCTAATACCTTTTTAATTCTAGAAGAATCTGAATATATGGACATTATTTGTCCTTGTTCATTTAAAGTACAACTTTCCTCAGCCATTGTTTCAAGAGAAACAGCTATCTCTGGTGTAAATTCCATAGCTTCATAATCCATATAGGAAGCTAATCTAGTAGTTTCATAATATGTAGCTTTTTGGTACATATCGTTCTCAATTTTTTGCCATTGAGAATCTAAGTAACTCTGTTGTTGTAGTTGTAATTTAGTTTTTTCAAAATCCTCTCTGGACTTAGTAACAATTAAATCTTTATCGGTTAAATTATACTTTGGGTTAAGGTTAGTATCACTCCTCATTGTACCACCACCTTGACCAAAAACTGTGAACAACTTTTGATATATAGTTAGATTATCTTTTTTATCTGCCATTATAATGGTATTTTAAAAATTTTATTTATTACATATAAATATGCTAATCAAATATAAACACATCCTAAGTTAATGTGAATAGTGTGGTTAACTTACGTAGTCACAATCAACATACGCAAAATTGTTTCCGTTGGTTGTATCCACCTCAAATGCGTAACCAACAGTATTATCATAAGGACCATAACAATCACGAAACTCTGATTTTTTAGTACTATTAATACCATTAGTCGCATTCTCCCTTGCTGGTACCTTCCATGTGTATCTTAAAGTACCCGCACCAGGTCTATTATTTGCTCTACCCTTAAATGGGTTATTTGAAGAATATCGTTTACTCATTTCCTATTTTTTTTAAATCCAGCCATACCACTAAATAACCACATATGTTCTTGTGTTTGTGTTAGTGTTTGTTTATTTTTTTTCAAACTTTCATTGTCAGTATAAAAACCAGTATTTATAACCTCACTCAAGATATCATCATCTTCAGCATTACCTACATGAACAGACCAACTACTAACCATAGCTTTAGCCTGACCCTTAGATTTTTCTAGGTCTTTAAAAGAAGTTGCTGCAACAAAACAACACATAGCTATTGACATTAATAAATCATCATGATAACCTTTCATATGGTCGGCTCTACCCCCAATGAAGACAAAAGTTTCTATTTCCATTAAAGCTCTTTTAGAACGAATCTTAAATGAGTCCATCCTAATAGCTTCTTCTAATTTAGAGACTATTGTGTTTCTGTTTTTTTGAAAATTTAAACCAGGTAATTTACCCCTATCCATGTGTTTTTGTAACGCTTTGTTGTTTTCAACAGAGTCTATACCAACAGTAACATCATAGTAAAGATTCTTTTTGGGGTAACCTAGTTCTATTAATTTTAAAACAACAGAAGCTCCCCAACCACCAGTAATATCAACCACAATAAATGCGTTATAAGATTCACCGTAGTATTTACATATTTCACCTAGTACATCTGGAGCGACTTTACCGTGATACTCAGCAACTTGATTGCCAGTAGTGAAATCCCAAATAACGAGGCCAGCAAAATCATCTGAAGAACCAGAAGAAGGGTCAGCAGCCAGTATATATTGATGACCTTCTATAGGGTCTTCCCAAATCCACATATTACCGTCTACCCACTCTTTTCTAATTGGTTCTCTAACATTATCCCTCTCTTGTCTGGTTTTATATTTATCATCAATAACGTTATCACCAGAACCAACAAAGGAACATAACAATTCTTGTGCTATAGATCTTGTATTATGATTTAATTGAGCACACATATCATCAAACCACTTAGACCTAGGTGTATAACCATTTTTAATCATCTCATCCCACCTGCTTTCAGGTACAGTGGAATCTTCCCCAAAACCACTTTTAGGATCCACTATTTCTTCAACGACATCACCACTTTTTTCGTCACGTAAAATCCAAGACATACCCGAACCATCGTTTTTACCATTATAACGTGGATCTTCATACCATTTCATCGAAACAATATTAAAATTATTTTTACCTCTTTCAGCTGTTGTATAGGCTTTATGGTAAAGTGGATCATGACCGTTTGGTGTTGAAATTAATATTGACCTACCACCTGTCGATAAGGATGGTTGTGCTGCCGTATAAAACTCTTCACCCTTGTTACCCTCAATAAAGGCCGCTTCATCAACAACAATACAAGAAGGTGTATATCCCCTAAGAGCATCTTTTGAAGATGCTACCGCCTTTACCTCTGAACCATTCCACAACTTATAGTGTGAACTAGAATTTTTCTCTGGGTCAAACCAAGTCTCAGAACCAGCAGGTCTGTAAACATCCATCCAACTAGGTAACTGTGTTGTAAAGTCCCTTATTTTTTTTAAAAATTCCTTAGCTGTTTCTTGTTTATTAGCCGCGACCAATATCTTTTGTGTACTTTTGTCGGAAGCCAAAGCAGTTAATATAGCCAAATACGCCGCAGTCGTTGTGGATATACCAGCTTGTCTAGGTTTCATAACTATATTATGGTCATTCACACGGTAAGCTTCCACTAATTCTTTTTGTCTTGGAAATAATTTGAATGGTACGAATCCTCCTTGAGTCCTATCTTCAGTTTCTAGGTAAGATTCTATAGCATAGATAGGGTCTTTGATTGACTTACCTATCTCGTATAACATTTGTGTTTTAGTTAGACTCATAACTATAAATATCTATCAAAACCAAATGGCCAGTTATTTATAATTGACTCATGATAACTATTCTTAGGGTTGTAGGGTTCTTTATTGATAAAGTATGAGGTTACACCCTCGATCGACTTGATTTCGAAGAGTACTATATCCTCATCTACTGATAAAACATATTTTTTTTCTACTGATTGTGATAATACGTATACATTTTTTTTCATACATATAAATATTCTACTAGAAATTAAAAACCCACTATAGTAGCGAACTTTAGTGGGTTTAGTAGTCCGTAGACCATAACAGCCCTAATCTGTTATTTCTTATTTAGTATTGATCCTAATTGTCTAACTAAGTCCATATCACCAGAATCTAAAGCTAAATCTATTTCACGTTCTAACTCTCTTTTAGACATTGTTTCATAGTTAGTTTCCTCATCATCATCATCACTAGACATAACATCACTTATATCAACATCAGACGTATCATCCTCTGGTGGTGTTAGTGTATCACCATCCTCTTCATCATCCTCTTCATCATAACCACCAAGAACCTCATCCGAAGATTCTTGTCTCAACTCTTCTAAAGCTTCATCAGCTAATCTTCTAACTTTATTTTGTGCATCACCACTTCCAGATATTAAACCTTCTATGGTTGAGTTAAACTCATCATCCCCCAAACCTTGTAACATATTCCAAGTTAACGAAAGAACCTCTTGGTTATCTACTGGTATTTGTTGTACAAACTTCTCCCATATTTTAGCACCTAACCTAATATCATTAGTTTCTGATTCTAAATTATCTGTTTTATCTAAGACATACTTTCTTTCTTCTGAATTTTTTGGTAAACCCCATAAAGACATTAATTCTAATACACCCTTACTTAATTCATGTAATAGAAATGGGAACACCATTCCTTGTGCTATTATTTTAGGTTTCTGTGGGTTAGATAAATCTAATTTAACGTTACCAGCGTGAATACCACTCTCGCCTTCAGATTTTATAGATTGATTATCCAATAAAAAGTAGTTTGCATCATTGGCTGCCATAACATTAGAGTAGTGTTGACCCAGCTGTGGGTTTTCTTGTCTGAGAACGTCATCCATGTGATGTAGATTTTGTGATTTTCTAGCCGCTCCATGAATCATCGCGTTAGTTAATCTACGTCTCTTCACTTTTGGTTTTAATTCGTCAGAAGTTTTATCTTGTGGTGGGGGTGTATTACCCTTTTCCATTTTTAAGTTTTGTCTATTAATCGTACCAATCTTAACACCCACTTGATTAGACAGCTGTTCTATTTGTTCTGGGGATGCGTCAGAACCAATCAACATTTGTGGGGGTAAACCAACTATTTTAGCATCAAACTCAACGGCGTCAACAGGGATGTTAAATTCTTTTCTAATCATATCAACAGCCTTTCTTTCTAAATTTTCAATACCTAAACGATACTCTTCTCTAGCTGATTCAACTAATGAACTCATCAGTAATCTTTGAACATCCATTAAACTAACGTTTGTTTTACCAGTTTTTCTTCTTATAGAATCAGCAATATCCCTAAAAGATTCTTGAGCCAATTGATTAGTCATTTCTCTACTTAAAATATCTCGGTAGTCGTTATTACCACTCTCAAAACCATCTCTTACACTATCTTCCATATTTGCTTCAGTAATTATTTGATTTCTTAAATCAGATTTTTTTATAATACGTTTACTTTCAGCAATAATACTCATAATTTCTGACTCAGACAAATTTATTTCTGTTTTTTTAATAGATTCTGAAGTTTCATCTTTATCTATTGTAGCAGTTTGGTTATCTTTAGATACTCTAAGTTTACTAGAATCCCTAGGTTCCATTTTCTCTATTTTTTCTTTGTACTTATTGAAGTCTTCTGGATTATTAAATTCACCCTTATCATTAACACCTATATCATATTTGTTAGCTGGTACCTCTCTAGTAACTTCCTCTACTTCAGATAATTCCTCATCATTTAATAGATATGCTTGTTTTTCACTCTTTGTACTCTCACCTAAGTCATTATATTGATTGGGTTTTAAGTTTAAGACTTCAATAGATTCATTACACACATACTTGGTTACTACTACATTATATGTCTTATTAAATTTTTCTACTTGTTTTAAACCTCTTTTTTCGTACTGCTCTTCTGTGGTGTATACCCTACGGTGTTCTAAATGTCTAGTTTCAGAATCTCTTGCTTCAAGAATGTGGAAAATTTTCATGTCTTATTTTTTTTATTAAAAATCGTTTGTTATTTTATTTTCTTTGTATTTTAATACTAGGTCATACTCATAAAGTTGTTCATCTACAGACTCTTTAGTATCCCCAAAATTAAAAACCCTACGCTTCTTAGGTATTTCGTCATACTCCTCCTCTAATTGCTCCCAACCCAAGGCAATAATACCCTCAACCGCATTATAAATATCACGAACACCATCTTCCTGAACTAATTCCATGTTGAATAGATTTGTTTTAAGTGTACCAACAGTTTTAATGATGGTTTCATCGGGTGATAACTCCCTAGTCTCAGTCATAACAGAAGACTCATACCAAGCATCATCCCACTCCCAATCTATTGAATCCGAAAAGAGGAACTCAAAAATGTGTTCCCCTTTAAATGTTGTCCCTATTCTATTGATATAAATTAAATACATTATTCAAACTCTACTTCATCTCCTTTTTCCCAACTCCACTTTTCATTATCCTTATCGTACCTTGTATTTTTATCTACCTTATCTTGCCCGTCAGCCGCTTTTGGATTTGGTAATGCGTCTGGGTCATTAGGGTCTATTGAAGGTGGTGGTGTAAATGGTCTTCTTGAAGGTCTCTCACTTGGAGACTTTCTTTCTGGTTTACCAGGTTTTGTATCTGGTTGACTAGGTCTTTTATCTGGAGTTCTCTGTGGTGCTGGACTCATTTCTATATCTTCTACCATATCTATCTCTAATTCTTGTTTTTCTTTTTTAGTTAAATCTTCTCCAAAAATTTCGATAAAATCTTCGACACTGTCAACAGGTTCACCCGAAAAGTTATTACCTTTCATTTCACCAACTTCAATATCACCCACAGAGTTAACCCTAGAAACAAGAACTTTTTTACCATCACCATTGATGATATCTAAATAAATTACACTTTCTTCTGGGTCTTCCGATGTTTCTTTTTTTCTTAATTCAACACCCATCCCATATCTTCTCATAACCTTCTCAATATCTTCGTAAGCTTTCTCTTGTTCGTAGGTTTCCATTTGGTCGTTCAAGTGGTCTTCAGTCATATAATCACCTTCTTCCATAAATTTTGTATCATAAGGTAATTTATGTTTTGACCATTTTTCAACAGGGTCTAAATCATAACCTGGTGCTGATTGTTTGTGGTAATGTTTAGATATATCTTTTTCAGCTTGTTTATAGGCTGTTTTATATGGTGATCTTTTATATTTAGCAACCATACTAGGTTTAGGACCGTAAAGAGCTTCCATTTCCTCTGGACCCATTTCGTCTTCCTCAATATCCAATAGTAATTTGTCCTCAACATTCTTATCTTCAGGTTTAGCAACTTTATCTTCTTCATCACCACCCATCTCAGTATCTTCTTCTTTATCTTCTGATTCATAAGCTCTGGTTAACCCACCGTTGTACCTATTAGCTCCACTAACATCTATATTAGTATCCTCATCCATATAAGAATCATATTCATCATTTGATTCAATTGGTTCCCAGTTATATTGACTCATACCATCAAATTCGTCATCCATATAGTTGTCATAACTTTCCTCCATTTCCATTTCTTCAGATGGGACTTCTTCTTCAGTTTCATCACCATTGTCTTCGGAACTTTTAACAGTTTTAATAATATCTTTTTTATCTTCAGAATCCATAGTATCTAAATCTAAAGCTGATAATACGGATTTAGCAACCCATTTCTGCATATCAGAAGAAATATCCTCAATGTCCCTAAGTTGTTGACCTAATTTACCAGTGGTGCTTTGTATGTCTTTTATCTCATCTTCGGTATCATCAAAAGACTCTTCTCCAGACTCATCACCTTCTTCAGACTCAAAGTCAAAAGACTCTTCCCCAGACTCATCACCTTCTCCAGACTCATCACCTTCTTCAGACTCAAAGTCAAAAGATTCCTCTCCAGACTCATCACCTTCTTCAGACTCAAAGTCAAAAGATTCCTCTCCAGACTCATCACCTTCTTCAGATTCAAAGTCAAAAGATTCTTCACCACCTTCTTTCTCTTCTTCATCACCAAAACTGAAGTCATCTTCTACAGAAGACTCAACTTCTTTAGGTTCTTCTTTTTTAGATTTTTTTTTGTTTAGTTTTAAGACATATTTTTTTTCATTTAAAGAATCGGATTCTAAAATGTTAACATTACCAACATCAAAATGATTATTAATTTCTTCAAACATTAAATTTAAATGTTTTGCCGCCTCACTAAAAGATTTAAAATTGTTTTTACCTTTATTAGCAACACCACCTACATATTCAAAATCGGACTCTTTTAGTTTTTCTTTAGTCTTACTTTCTTTTATATAATATTTTTTATTCTCTCTACTAATAGCGTATGTATTACCATTAATACATTCTTTAACCAAGTCAAAAGATGGTAAACCATCACTTTCTTTTGTTGGATTAATATTAGATAAATCTAACATTTTATTTAAAGTACTTTTTTTCATTTTCATATATTTTTATGTTAACCTTTTATGTTGTTAAAACCATCGGTAGTAACACCACCTTGTCCTGGAGGTCCTGGTCTGAAAAACTCAGGTTTAGGGTTACCCAAAAACATTAATTGAGCGTTACTAGGCGTACCACTAGGGTCTATTGTCAGTGGTATGACTTTACCATCCCAATTGTTGGGTGGGGAGAAGGTTGTTCCATTAATTGTAAATGGTGAACCAGTTGCGTTATCTATAATTATAAAAGCGGTATAAGTATATGCTGAATAATTAGCCTCTGTACTTAAATGCATAACTGAATGTAGTGTCATAATTTTGTCTTTTTATATAAATATGTTTATTATTGTTTAAATTTATGTGTTAGGTTCGAATTTATTAAGTTCTTCATTGTATACGTAAGAATCGGAAGGCATAACACCCAACTTTAAATGATGGTAACACTCATCCAAAAGGTTTGAGACAGCTGAACCACTAAAATTATTAGGTGGGTATAAAACGTGAAATTCATCAACTATTTCATAATCATCTTCAACCCAAATACTATTACCAATTTTTTTCTCCCTTTCAAAAAAATCTTGTCTTAGAATAGTGGGGGTACCAATATAACCCCCATCCTTAAACACCACAAAATCAATTCTTTTCCATGAATCAGTTTCTTTAACGTCCTTTACCCAATCAAAATCTTTTGTTTCTTCAAGAAAAGAAGATGGTAATAAATGCTTTTTAAATTTATCAACTTTAGATAACATTAAATATAAGATACCACCTGGTAATATAGAAGCTACAGTAAACCCAGCCAACTTAAGTATATCTTTGAGTTGTTCGGTTACCTTGTCTCTTTCTTCTTTAGATAAGTTTTGACCACTTTTTATTGAGTTTACTAAAATTTTATACGCTTCTTTAGTTTCACCACCTTCTTGTTTTACTTTAGAAAGAAAATTATTGAATTTTTTTTTTAATTCGCCCTTACTCATATTTTTTTTACTAAATAATTCTAGTAACTTACCCTTTTTTATCCTGTGTTCAACATTATATGTTGAAAAATTGGTTACATGGTGGTTCAACTTATTAGAAACCAACTTTGGGTATTCAGAGTTTAACCAATTAATTAAATCCTCCTCATAATTGAACTTTGGTAATTCTACATCTTCTAAAGTATCGTAGTCTCCCATATCTCCCGAATAATCAATAGGTAATTCATTGGAAACACCCTCCCAATAAGGTGTTGCGTAAAAAACATAGTCAGGTATGGTAGGTGATTCCCAAAGAACCGATCCACTGTGACCATCTATTGAATACTGCCAATCACCATATTTTAATTTGCTTGTTATAGCATTGAAATAATCCATAACAATGTTAAAATGACCCTGATACGCAGTACAACATTCTTTTTTTATAGGAGTTTTAGGTGTGACATCCCTTATCCAATCCAAAGAATCATCTAACATTGACTCTATCAAGGTATTTAATTTAGTCGATTCTAGTGTTACTGAATTATCATAGGCCACAGTTTTAATATCATACAACCTATCTAACATACCATTACGCCTTAAAACTTTAAAAACAATATTTTCAACAGAAAACTCACCACCAGACTCTAGACCAGACTGACGCATTTTTTTTATTTTTTCAGTTAATTTATCAACACGTTTAATTGTGACCTCATTATCTACCTCATCCATTTCATCATAAATCTCTTCCACCCTATCCATTAAACGGTTAGATTTTTCTTTCACAGATTTGTCATTAAATGATATTTTTTGTTTTTTGGGTTTAGTCACCCACTCATCTTTTAATATGGAATAAACACCAGTAGAGTGATGTGGTTCGTTTATATCTTGTACATACAATTCCACATCATAACCATAAATGGTAACGTCATGTTCTTTATTCCAATTAGAACTTTTAGATTTAAGAAAGTCCTGTACCAACTCCTCATCTACTGGAATATCATCATAATCCACCACAATATGTAAATCAACATCGGAGTACTTAGACCAATTATAATTAGCCAAAGAACCAGTCATGGTTACGTCCTCAATATCAACTTTAGGTAATTCCAAAGACTCAAAATAATCGTCAGCAATCTTTAACAAAGTTTTTCTAACGTCAGATTTCATTTTTTGATCTTCATCCCATATTTTAGGATTAAGTTCATCCTGCACTTTAAAACCAGATAAATCTATAGATCTATCAGATTTTTCAATTTCTTTCTCATTTACCTCCATATTCATAAATATCACAATATTTATTAAATGTAATGAGAAATACTATTAAGAAAATATTAAAAGAAAATGATTTTGATTGGACTAAAGATGTTGAACCTATTAGTGTAGAACAAATAGAGGATAAGATTGATGTTATAACTGACTATGGGGCCAGCAATTGGTTTTTAAATCATATCGCCAAAAAAGTACATGGATTAGGTTTATTAAATAAAGAACTGAATCTATTGACCGATATAATAAAACAAGTGGCAGAAACCTCACAAGAAGATGGTAAACAGTTGGCTTGGGGAGAAGGTCATAGAGAGGGTTACAATGAAGGTTTTAGAGAAGGAAAGGATGACTGTGAAGATGATATGCTTGATGCGAAACTCAACGCTCACGATGAAGGATACGATGAAGGTTACGCTGATGGACTTAAAGAAGGAGAAGAAGAAGGTAAAGACCAAGCCGAAAAAGAATTTAATGAAATAAAGGAAATTGTATATAATAAAGGTTTCGAAGAAGGTAGGATGTATGAGGCTGGTTTAGATTCCGAAGAATATGAAAAAAGACAAAGTGGATTAGACTTTGAATACGAAAATTAATTAAAAATGAAAAAAATTATAAGATTAACTGAGTCACAAATGGCTAAATTAACTGAAGTTAGAATAAATGAGGTAACCGCAGCCGAAGTAGCTAAAGTATTAGAAACTATACCTTGTACGGGTCAGAGTGTTAAAAGTTTAATATCTAAAAAATTGTTAGAGTATGGGTTCAAAGACGTTACTGTCAAATTCCTAAATTATGGTGAAAGTAATAAATTATTAAATTACATAGTCCATACAGAAGGGCCTATTTTTGTGGTAGAAACTATTAGTAACTCCAAAGTATCACCACCTTGTATGGAAGTTCTTAGTGTTATACCATACTTAAGAACTTAATTAATCTTTATGGTTAATAATCTCTTCTTTTAAAACCAATAAATCCTCTTCAGTTAAAGAGATTAACTTATTATAATCGTATTTAGTCATTGTTTTATTAAAAACTGAACCTTGGCTTTCAGATACCTCAAATCTAACGTAATCTCTATTAATAATATTTTTATAGACGTACCTAGTTCCAGACTTAAAAGTTAACTTTAAAGTATTTTTAGATTTATCATACTCGGAATGTAATATATTACTAGAATCTATTAAACACTCAACAATACCGTCTTTTTCTGTTTTTTTTATTACTGCCATATCTTATAGGATTCAACGCTCCTTAAATTAAATACCTTCCCAATTATACTATCTTCATTTTTTGTCTCTATAATCATACTATTACCATTAATAGACATAAAAGAGTTTTTAAAGTCAACAGTATATGTACCACTATCAAAACCATCTTCATCGTTTGGATCGTTTTTAATAACTAGTGTTATATTAAAAAGTTTTTTATCTTGGATGTTTATCATTTATTTATTATTAAAATTTTATTATTTTTAAACACAACAAATATAGTTATAATAAACAAAAAATCAAACAGCTTGTTAATTTTAAATATTTAACCTATTATTGTAATAATGAAAAACATGAATAAAGAAATAAAATCTATAATTAAAAGGTCTTATACCGAGTCACTTAATTCTGGTTCTAACATGATAGAACCAGTACACATATTAATTTCTATAATCAGTGATGAGGGTAATATTGTCATAGAAACCCTTGAGGCCATGGGTTTTGATATCGAAGATTTAATATCTAGATTAGAAGGATACCAAAGATTACAAGTAAAAAACCCTAGTTTAAAGAAAAAATTACTATATTTGAGCAGTGAATCTAATTTAATAATAAACAGTTGTGAGTTAGAATCAGATAAATTAGGTGACCCCTATGTGGGTGTTGAACACTTAATGTTATCTATATTAAGAATAAAAGAACTTGGATGTACCCAAGTTTTAACAAATAGGAACATAACCTATAAGACATTTAAAGAAAAATTAAAACAAATAAAAAAAGAAGTAAATATGAGTGGAATAGCTGATGATTTTAATGATGGTAAAAGTAGTTACTACAAAAAACCAAAAGGGGAAAAAACAGACACACCTATTTTAGATAATTTTGGCAGAGATATAACAAAGTTGGCTGAACAAGGTAAAATAGACCCAATAATAGGTCGTAATGATGAAATAGAGAGGGTCACACAAGTTTTATCTAGGAGGAAAAAAAATAACCCCCTTTTAATTGGTGAACCTGGGGTGGGTAAAACCGCAATAGTAGAAGGTTTAGCTTTGAAAATAATTGAGAAAAAATGCCCAAGAGTACTTTTTGATAAAAGAGTGGTCTCATTAGACTTAGCTTTACTAGTGGCTGGAACCAAATACAGAGGCCAATTTGAAGAAAGACTTAAAGGTATTATGGATGAATTGGAGAAAACTTTTGATGTTATATTATTCATTGATGAAATACATACAATGGTTGGTGCTGGTAATTCGTCTGGCTCCTTAGACGCTTCCAATATATTAAAACCTGCTTTGGCTAGAGGTGAAATTCAATGTATAGGAGCCACAACTTTAGATGAGTTTAGGGAAAACTTTGAAAAGGATGGAGCATTGACTAGAAGGTTTCAAACAGTACTTATAGACCCACCATCGAATGAAGACACTTTAACTATATTAAATAACATAAAAGACCGTTATGAAGACCATCATAAAGTATCATACACAGAGGATTCTATAAAATCTTGTGTTAAACTAGCTGGTAGATACATTACGGATAGAGAACAACCAGATAAATCTATAGATATTTTAGATGAGGTTGGAGCTAGAAGTCAAACTAAAATAGAAGCACCTAAAGAGATAATCACTTTAGAAGAAAATATCTTAAAAATAGATGAGAAAAAGAAAAAGGTGATAAAAGCTCAAAAATATGAAGATGCTGCTAATTTGAGAGATGAGGAAAGAAAGTTAAAACAAGAGTTAGAGAACAAAACGGCCGAGTGGTTAGAATCTATAAACACCGAAAGAAGGGTAGTAACATCAGAGAATGTTGCCGAAGTAGTGTCAAAAATAACTGGTATACCCGTCAACAAAATAAATCAATCAGATTTAGAAAAACTGAAAAGTATGTCTAAAGATTTGAAAGGTTTAGTTATTGGTCAGGATGATGCTGTTGAACAAGTAACCAAAGCTATCAGAAGAAATAGAATGGGTATAAAATCAGAAGATAAACCAATTGGGTCTTTTATGTTTCTAGGCCCAACTGGTGTTGGTAAAACTCATTTAGCTAAAACTTTAGCCAAAAATATATTTGGTTCGGAAGATTCTATAATTAGGGTTGACATGTCTGAGTATATGGAGAAACATAGTACTTCTAAGTTAATTGGTGCTCCTCCAGGATACGTTGGGTATGAAGAGGGTGGACAACTCACTGAAAAGGTACGTAGAAAACCTTATTCTGTTATACTATTAGATGAAATTGAGAAAGCTCACACAGATGTATTTAATATTTTACTACAAGTATTAGATGAAGGGTTTCTAACAGATAGTTTAGGTAGGAAGATAAATTTTAAAAACACCCTAATAATAATGACATCAAACGTAGGGGCTAGAAAACTACAAGACTTTGGTACAGGTGTAGGTTTTGGTACCAAGGCTAAAATAGATAATCTTGAAGATATAAGAGATGGTGTTATTAATGATTCTGTTAAAAAAGCCTTCTCACCAGAATTCTTAAACAGATTAGATGATATCATAGTTTTTAAGTCTTTAGATAAATCAGATATTAAGAAAATAATAGACTTACCATTAAATGAACTAATTGATAGGATGTCTGAAATGGGTTATAAATTAAACGTATCATCAAAACTAAAAGATTTCTTAGTGGAGAAAGGTTATGATGAAAAGTATGGGGCTAGACCTTTGAATAGGGCTATACAAAAATATGTAGAAGATCCAATAGCTGAAAAAATGTTAGAAGGCACATTGAAACAGGGTTCTACCATAAAAGTTGGTGTCTCTAAAGATGATATTGTAGTCACCGTTAAGTAGTTAGTTATTTAAATAACCCCCCTTTATGGGGGTTATCTTTTAATTATTTTTTTTATGTCTTATATACCAAACCAAAGAACCTAAAAAACCACCATAGGCAGCAACACCTACAGCTATTTTCAGATAAAGAGTATCTAAGTAACCATTATACCACCAAAAAGGGTATAGTACACACATAACCAACCCAAACAATATTTGTAATATGTGTATAGAGTCTTTTCTTAAATTTTTCCAATTCATAATCGTTTTTTTTTTATATCTCATTAGAGATTATTTTTCACTAAATAAATTTTAGTGTTATTATCCTAGTTTTCTTCTTACAAAGATTCTAGGTATGTATTCCCTCTTTTAATTTACTATTTCTAATCCTACTTTTAAGTTCATCAACAAACTCTGATTGAAATTTTTTCAAAAACTCCTTACCATCCTTACCAAAGTAAGTTAATCCAGATATGTTGGTAATACATTTATGACCACCGCTGTTGGCTTTAATCATATCCCAACCCGTAACAGATAACATTTTTAAAGCTTTTAATTCTCTTTTTGATAAGGAGTCATATGGTTTAGACATAACCTTTTTTATCGCTTCTACCCACCTTTCTGTTGTGTAATCTTCTGAAGTACCTTCAGGTGGTTGACCTAAACCAATAATACCATCATCAGAACCATCAAACATAGATATCATATCTTTAAAATTAAAACCCACTGAATCCTCATTGAAGTACTTACTTTTTTCAGCAAAATATTTTATACTATCTATTGTTATTTTCTTTTCTTTTAACTCTCCTTTAAATTTTTCTAAAACTATATCAGCTATTTCCCCTAAATTAACACCTTTAAGTTCTCTATCTTTTTTAAATGGGTTACAAGAAGCTTGTAATAATCCTAGAGGCCAAGCTATAACTAAAAAATTGGCTTTTGGGTACAATTTAAAGGGTACATACCTATCATAAGAACCTGGTTTGAATAAAGCTCCACCACCGTATTGAGATATTATACCGAATTCCTCATCATAGTTTACCTTATCACTTTTACTTTGAGACTCAATATAATTTTGTAAATTCAACTTCATTACTTCTGGAGATACATAACCATCTTCTTTAGCCATTTTAACTATATTTAGATAAATATTTTTAATACTTGGGGTTGAGTTCATAACTAAATACTCTAAAAACTTAGGTTTGTTTTTGTAAGCTAAAAGTAATTTATTTGTTACTAATGCCATAGCTATTTTATTTTTAAGTAGGTCTTTTTCATTGTTATACTTAAAAATATAATTCATTAGTTGTTCTGGTTTTATTCCTAGTTTAGCGAAATCAGCGCTATCTACAGTAGAAATCATTTTAATATCATCTGAGGGGAATATCTCTTTATCGGAAACAATTTGTGATATAGTTTCAACGTTTGAACGAGCTTGTCTAAAAGATTTAGATGTATTATCTTCTGCCCCAATTTGTCTATCGTGGTGGTCTGTATGTATTATGAACATCGGTTTACCGTGAGAAAAATCAACCAAAACAGGCATCACATCACCAGTGGCGGAAGGTTTTTTAACGGCAAACTCCCTATCACCATATTGTATCACTTCAGAGTCAACGACATCTATGCCATTATTTTTTAAATAATCTTTCATAGCTAGAGCGGTGGTAACACCATCTAAATCTTGGTGAAAATATATTTTGGCTTTCTTGTACCTTTTAGCTAAATTTTTTATATTTCTAATACCACCCATTTAATTATCAATTTTTAGTCATCAAACTCTACTATAAATATGTCGTCATTTAATAACAATTGGTTATATGTTATTCTCCACTCTCTAAGGATATGAGTTTGTCTAAATATTGTTTGGCTTTTTTTAAATCTTCTAAACCATTTTTATCTTTCCACCTAGTAACATATTTCACAATGTTACCTTCGAAAAAGTCTAGTTTGTGTGAATGAGCATAATCCCACATTTCTATACCTCTATTATAATGATTAGGGTGTATAACCCTTTCTTTATCTTTTTTTGCCATATTTTTCTTTATTTTAAATAAATTTACTATATTTGTGTTAAATAGTAAATTTTAAAACATGGTAAAAATAAAATCAACTTCTATCCCACCAAAAAGAAACGACAGACCTTATACTAGGGTTAATATGATAGATATTATTGATTATTGGAGTAGAGAAAACTCCTTTATAAATATGGAACTTTATTTAAGGGTATTAGAGGTTAAGACCACTCGGGAGTAGACAATATTTTAATCATATCATCATAAGAATAAGGACCAACTTTTGTTTTTAAGTTATTCACTGAGTTCGGTATTTTTTCACCTTTCCATTTAACAAATGTTTTTGTTTCATTAACAGATTTTCTAAGACTTTCTGGTGAGGTCTCCATTATATCACCAAAATTTAGAGAACCAATTTCCGACACATCTAAAATCATAAAATTTCTTTTAGTAAAATCAACTGAATTTTTAGTAACAGCATCCAACATAATTAATTTAATTTAAATCTTTTTTTAAGTACCCTATAATTTTGTAAACACTCATCTAATGTCAATCCTTTCCTGTAAACTCTAATAATTGCTTTATCATGGGAAAAATAGTTTGTGTTAGGCATAGATTCTATTTGATTACCTAATTCATTTATGTTAAGTTCACTATAATTACCCCAAAAATCGATATCATTCAAAGTACTATGTTCTATTACATTACCATTTATTAATAGTAACCACTCACCCGTTGTGGGAGATGTCTTCCTCATAGACATAGTCACATGGTACCACTTATTTATTTCATATTCATTTATTGAAAATAGGGTTTGTTTAGTCCCACCAACATTCTTATATCCAGCAGATGAAATAAAATTATTATCAGCTGGTGCTGTTGTTCTATATAATGGTAGCATTTGTACACCACTCGATGAGGCTGTGGTCCTAAAAAGATTAGTTGGGGTACCACTAGGTACAGTCTCTAGTAATCTAAAAACCATTTCAAAAGTTAACTCAAAGTCTTTGATAACGGTCTCACCCACCTCATCACCATTTCTTATTGAGGGGTAGAAAAATCTACTCCGGCTAGTGGTACCATCTACCCCATCAAAATTTATTACTCCAGCAAAATCATTATTAAAACTATTACCACCTTCTAAGTTAACTTGATTTGTGGTACCTATACTATTCCACAAAGGTAGACCACCGAAAGACGTGTTACCAGGGACGAAAGATTTAGGGTTTGCCGAATCTAAGTATAATTCCAGCCCCCTAGTCACTAATTTGTTTGAAATTGAAACACTCATGATAAATCGAATCTACTTTTTATTGTATTATAATTCCTCAATATTTCTTCACCAGTTAAAGCTCTATCATATACCATACAAGCACCTAAACTACCCTTCAAGAAACTACTAAAAAGAGAAGCAGCACCCTTACCAATATGTAGTTGTCCTGAATTAATAGTTCCAGGTCTCATTTGTGAACCATTTAAGAATGTAGAGGCAGCTTGATTAACCAATTCCCCATTAACATAACATTTTAAATTATTTGGTTCTAATATTCCCGTATCTGTAATAGTAATTAAATTCCATTCATTCGGTTCATTACTCACTCTATTTGTAGTAAAAGTAACTCTATTAATTGAGTCTGTTATCGTCATAGCATAATTAACCCCTATAGAAAACCCCCATCTCATACGACTAGATGTACCTGACCTATAAAGTAAGTATGCGTCATCTGCTGGTGTAGTGCCACCTATAGTGTCACCAGATAATTTAACAATAACCCCTAGGTTATCTGGCGTACCACCACCATCTATACTTCTAATACTTTCAGCAACAACTTTACTTATTGAGCCACTACCATCTATCGTAACCTCAAACGAGGGGAGATCTCTATTAGACTGTGTAACCGTTTTTCCACTCCAATTCTCACCAACAACACCCGTGTAAGTTCCTGGTGTATATGTCGTACTAGCGGTTAATGCTGGTGTTTTTAGGAAATAATCATTACCACCACCCCAAAACATAACACCACCAGGACCTGTTGTACCCGATTTAATCCAAGCTGACATAGTATATGTTTTTGGTTTGTATCTATAAAATGGTTGTTGTAACTGAAGGTATTCGAGAGAATTAGAAGTAAATAGAATAAAATCATCAGTGCCATCGAAAGTTATATATTTAAAATCACTAGATATTGTAGGTTCATTCTCAAATGTACCAGTCATGGGGTAAGAACTTGTTAAGTCAAAAATAGTACCACCAGTTAAACCTAAATCTCTATCTCTAGATTTAAAGTTAAATGGGTCCACATAAAAAACTAAACCATCTGTTATAACTTTAGGTGATATTTGTACGTTTTTACCTTCTACTATAATAGCCATAATTATATACTTCTTACAATTGTCTTAACCACCCAACCTGCAGTAGTACCAGTTAATGTTCCTATTAATGAAGCTTCTGAACCATCAGAGGTGACACTAAGTGTTAATGGTGTTGTGGAACCTATATCGTTTGTAACGTTTTCCCTATACTCAACAGTAGAACCACTCCAAATAGACATTATAGTACCAGCTCTAACACCCAATGGGTGAGAAACTGTGTAATCAAAGAAAGCTCCAGTGTAAGCACTTATAGGAACGGAATAAATAGTTTTTACTGCGGGTCCACTACTATAACTAGTTTTTACTGTGGTGTTGAGACAAGGTGCTTGATAGTTACCTATATGGACAGTGTCATCATCGTAAACCTCTAATATCGGTAATCCAGATATATCACTAACTGAAAATAAAGAACCCGTTAAATTATCACTTATACTAAATAGTTCCCCATTGGACCCTTCTACTGTTAACAATGGTTCCGTACCTCCAGAACCTATTATACTTAATAAATTTTGATTATCCCCTGACATAGTTGTTTGACCATTAACAGTTAAACCTGTCATAACACTAATGTTTGATACTAAATCTGGTAAACCACTATTTTGACTTATTGTAAAATTATTATTTAAATATGTAAATCCTGTAACATTAGACACAACCCCCAAATCAACCTCATAAGTAGAACTATCTGATTTAGTAAAGGTGATTTCACCAGTAGTGTTATCGTAAGTACCACCTGTAGTAAATGTATCTGTAAAACCACTTATGAAACCACAGACATCAAAAGTGGTTCCACTGTTTGTACCAAATGTAACACACCCAGTAGTTAAATCATAAGTACCACCTGTTACATTAATATCGTTATCACTGTAAAGTGCTGCTGCGTTAGTAACGTTAAAAGTACCTCCTGTAGTGTTTGTGAATGTTAATTGTTGGGTGGCAAAATCTGCGTTTCCACTATTAACAAAAACGTTATTATCTGAAGCTAATGAACTTAAGTCTACTGTGATTTGAGATTGTCCGTTGTTCCTATCTATCTCTAAATCCGTACCATTTAGGGTGGCTCCTGTAACGAAAGTATCTGTTCCACCACTACTACTACCCGTAGTTCCAGTAACAACAAATCCATTAGTATCTAATCCTAAATTTATCAATGGAGTACCACTACCAATAGTTCCAATGTTTAAATTAGGGACATAAACCGTATCGTTAGTAGTACCAGTAATATTATTACCACCTAAAATTACTGACCTACTAATACCATCTAGTTTATTCATAACACCACCAACTATAACCGAACTACTAGATGAATCTATGACATTTTGAAAACCACCGATTAGACTAGACGTAAAAGACTCATCTATTAACCCCCCACCCAAACCAATAATAGCAGCACCATTAGTGTTTATTATTTCACTATTACTAGAACCTAAGATAACTTCGGAAGTAGAATTCGCACCAGGGTTAGTACGACTCACACTATTCATAGTACCACCAACTATTACTGCGTATGATTCGTTTATTATTTCTGAACCAAATGAAGACATAATAGTAGAAGAAGAACCAGAAATTATTTCATTAGAACCCACAGAACCAAGAATCACTGAGTTATTACTGTCATCTATGAAGTTACTATTAAGTGTACCACCCATTATTACAGAACCTGGAGATGAACTCAAGAAAGCACCTTCATTAGCAAAGTCACTTATCAAACCATCATTTTCTTTAACCCAATATACTGTACTTGCACTTAACGGTGATAAATCTACTATAATTTGTGGTTCTCCATGATTTCTATCTATCTCTAGATCTGTACCATTTAGGGTTGCTCCTGTAACGAAAGTATCTGCTCCACCACCAGTACCTGTATATGTTTTTTCATATTCGATGGAAACCATTACCTCTTCGTTAGATCCCCCTGTATTATTACCAGCAGTCTTATCACCTTTAACCACAAGTACATCTCCTGCACTTACATCAATACTTAAACCACCTGTATCACTATAAAAATGTGTCCCATTTATATTTGCATTTGTTAAGGTTACAACATTTGAACCTCCCACATAATCTACATAATTAACATCTTCAGATGAATCCGTATTAGAAGACAACCTCCCAATACTTACTTCATAATTAAAAGTGGCGTCCACACTTGCTGATGTAGTATCTAAATATTTTAACATTATCCGCTTTATTGTTAAATCAAACGGAATGGGTAATGACGAATTATGAGTCCCACTCGGACTCAAAGTACCTGACCAATCTACAAATTCGGGGTTAGAACCACTCGCAAAATTTGTGATTAAACCATGTAAAATATTTTTAGTAGTTATAACACCACCCGAACCCCCACCAGAAGTAAAACCAGTGACATTAAAAGTATCACCATTATTATTAAATAATGATAGTGTTCCAGAACCAGAATTAAATGTACCTCCAGTTACAAAGTTATTTTCACTTATCCCACTTAACGGTGATAAATCTACGGTAACATCTGACAAACCATTATTTCTTTCTAATTCTAATACAGTTCCCACTAAAGTAGCACCTGTAATAAATGTATCGGTTAACCCAGTTACAAAACCACAAATATCAAAAGTTGACCCACTATTTGTACTAAATGTGACACAACCATTGGTTGGGTTATATGTCCCACCAGTTACATTAATATCGTTATCACTGTAAAGTGCTGCAGCATTGGTAACATTAAATGTACCTCCCGTGGTATTTGTGAATGTTAATTGTTGTGTGGCAACGTTTGCGTTTCCACTATTAACAAAAACATTATTATCTGAATCTAATGAAGATACATCCACAGAGAAAGGTGTAAATCCAACGGTACCATCAAAATCTAAGGATGCTGTGGTTGAATTATAAGTACCTCCTGTTACAAAATTATCTTGTGTTGTTATTTGACTTTCTAATTGGTATAAACAACTTCTAAGATTTAAAAAATTTCCGTCTAATTCGTTAAAAGTTAATTTACTACCTTTAATTGTTCTTAATACTAATGGGCAATTTATTGGCATTTTCTTTTTTTTATTTATAAATATCTAATCAATCAGAAAGATTATTGGTAACTTATTTTACCTAGGTAATGTTCGCCACCTTCGTCATCATCTTCAGTGGTAAAGTCGTCCTCAAAAATAGTATAAGCCATATCACCTGTTGTATATACTAAAATCTCATTAGAAATCCAATCATCCCGATCAAACGAAAAACCACCTACCCCCATCATTTGAGCTATACCCTTAAAATGACCTAGTTCATTGATGAAATAATCTACAGGACCATAAGTGTCTATTTGATACTCTATTTCATCTGCTTTATCATCCACATAGTCTGTTTTACAGTCTTCAATTAACTGTTCGAATTCACCTTCTTTATCATCTCTCTGCATCTCCAAATCAGTTATTTGTTCATCTATTTCTTCTATCTCTTCTTCGGTTTCTGCGTATTGTCTTTGGTCTGACTCAAGGCTATCTATATCACTATCTAAATCTTCGATTTCAGATTGTAGATTATCATAGTCTAAACCTCTACCCTTTTCTACACATATTTCACGGTCATCAAAGCCATCTAACATATATGTAGCTTCTTCCTCCGCGTAACCTCTTGAATCGTCCATTGATATATGACTTTCTAAACTACTTGGATCCATTATTTGAAATATCTCACTTTCATCCATCATTTCGTAATATTCTTGTATAGATTCTTCTATATCATCTTCATCACCAACAGCATAGTACTGATTATCATTTTCATCTAAATAAATTCTTAATTTGTACCATAAATCATTTTCGACTGGAGTGATATTACTGTGTCCAAGTAAATTTTCTAAAGCCTGTGCTCGATTATCATCATCGATCCATTCAGTATCAGTGGGACGTGTTGGATAATTATCCATGTGATATTGATTAAGATTATCTATCATTCTTTTGGGTAATCTTTCGAACCATGTCTCACCCCTTTCTTGTTTACTAAACTCTAAATCCTCAGCATCCCAAAACTCCCTTCTATTATCCTTTAACATTCTGTAAGCGACTTTATAAAGTGGGTCTTTTTGATTTTTATTTTTATCTATCACATAAAAAAAGGTAGATCTTTTATTGTAACCTTTCCAATGGGTGTCAGTTTGTTTTGAGGCCACACACCACTTTGTTCCAGCACCGTAGTAACAAGAAGCTTCCCACGATAATGGGGACACGACCAACCAATCATCGTCATTATAAATTACAACTTTTTGATTTTTAACCGCTTTCTTTTCTTCAGCCTCTTTTTTCTTTTCTTCAGCCTCATCGGTTACTTTTTTTAATTCACCAAAAGTTTTGTAACTATTAATATCTTTATTATTTATTCTTTGTAGATTTTCGTGGAAAGATTTAACAACTAAAACTATATCCCCTTTATTATTGGCTCCACCAGTTGGTACTGGTTTTAACCATTGGTTCGCCATCCATTTTAAATATTTATTATTACCAGATGGATCGTTTTTTGAAAAATAGAGTATGTCATCAACATCATCTTGATTATCGGCATATTTGTTAACAACGTCTTCTAATCTACCCTCTAATAAGACTTTAACTAATAACTCTTCTTTTATTATATTTTTCATAACTTATAAATAAATATCTATAAATTACATATAATTTAATTACATTTACAATAAACTTTTTGTTTGTTTATGTTGGGAATATTTAACTTTACTTTCTGTAATGGTTCACCTTCTTTGTAGACATAACCATATATTGGTTTATTACCTTTTTTAACAACCCTATACCTAATAGATAATCTGTGGTCTGACTCACAACTAGACCTGCCTTTGTTACTCCAGTATAACTCTAAATTTTCTTTTTTTATAAAGATATTTTCATCGTAAATAATACCCACGAAACTATCTTTCACCGAATTTATTATACCACCATCGTTTTTTAAAAGTAAATTATAGACACTATCAATTAAATCATTATAATTATCCTTAAAACCTCTTTTTTTCGCGTAACTTGGCAATTTATCCACACTACTCTTATAAACACTAAAAAATTCTGACAAATAACTATCGGCTTCATAATCTATTTTCTTAACCTCGACTAAGTCACCCTTTTCTATCACAAGGTTACCTTCAGTGTCTAAAATATTTTTAACACATTTAAGGTCAGACTTTACTAAATCACCCACAAAATTATCTATAATATTTTTATATAAGTCTTTCGCTATTTTAGGTGTATTATTTTTATCTTCTTTTAATATTTTTTTAATAGTCTCTACGTTGTTAATTCCTTCCTCTTTTTTGAAATTTAAAATTAATCTAGTTCTATGTGATTCAAAATTATCACCATTAAAAGAATTTTCATACTCATTGTAGGTTTGGTGTTTTGTTCTTTTAATAAAATCATCCAAACTAGTGGGTGACCAATCACCTTCTTTAAATTTCCTTAACTTTGATTTTATATCTTCACTATTGTCAGCTCTTTTAACGTATTCAGATATTATTTTTATGGTGTTTATTGGTGTATCTAGGTTTATTATATTCTCTATTAAACCCCTAAAAATAACCATATTGTTATTACCATATGGTTTAAGTTCTTTGTATATGATTTTTATGTCTTTTATAAAATTATTTAGTGGGTAGTTTCTGGGTAAGTTTTCAGATAAGAATATTAAACCCTTATTTGGTTTACAAAAAACACTATCGTTGGGTTCGCACAAAGAGTTTAACCACAATAGTAGTTCTTGGTTATTATTTTTATTTAATTTATGTATTTTACTCAATATAAGTAATGTTAAACATCTTCAGTATCTTCACCCTCTACTAAGAAACTTAATTCATTGATAACATCTTCTAATTTGTTAATTAAAGTATTTAAATGATTATCGGCATATAGATGTTTATTATATTTTTTATAGATTTTTACATCACCTTCTTTATTTTTTATAAAGTCTAAATCTACCAAAACTTCTCCCAAACCTTCTATCATACCACTAAAAACTTCTTTAGTATCTTCACTAAAATCTTCTAACTCTTCACTATAGTCATCATTTACTTCTTCCCTCTCTAATAGATACTTCTTTATAATTTTATCTATTTTTTTCTCAGATAGTAAAGGTTCTTTGTTTATTTTTTTATTCATTCTACTCATCACTCAATTAAATTTTAAATCTTAAAACGTCCTCTGTTTCTAAAGAGTTAAATTCTTCCTTACTAATCTTAACAACTTTAAAACCAGAATCGAAAAAAGTGTCTAAAAGGTCCATAAAGCGTTCACTATTTAACTTAACCTTCAAACTCATTAATTTTTCCCCATTTTTAGGATTAACAACAGCTATATAGTCATACCTAGACTCCTTCAATGAGTCAAGTATTAAATAAATTTTACTAGGATCTTCCAAAATATCTTTTTTAAATAAATATCTAACACACTTGTTTAGTTGTAAAAAATTTATTATATTTGTAGTATGAATATTGGATATGCTTGTATTAACATGACTTTGGGGTCACAAAAACCCAAAATAACCACTAACAGAGGAATGATTCGTAAAACTTTTGATGAGAAAGGTATTTCTTATGTATCAGAATTAGCTTTACAAAACATTAGAGACTTAATCGAGGTGATTAAATGGAATGAAAAAAACGGTATCAACTTTTATCGTATGTCTTCGGATATGTTTCCATGGATGTCAGAATATGAATTTGTTGATTTACCAGATTATAAAAAAATAAGTGTGTTATTATCAGGTATTGGTAATTTGGCTAACAAGTACGGCCAACGTTTGAGTTTTCATCCAGGACCATTTAATGTTTTAGCATCCCCCAGTGATAATGTTGTTAAAAAAACAATAGTAGAATTGAATAAACACTCACAGATAATGGACCTAATGGGTCTATCTAGAACACCCTACAATAAAATAAACATACATGTTGGTGGTGTATATGGTGATAAAACTTCAGCCTTACAAAGATGGGTAGATAACTTCAAGTCACTAGATGAAGGTACAAAGTCTCGTTTAACCATTGAAAACGATGATAAACAATCAGCGTACACAGTACGTGACCTTATGTTTATTCATGAGAACACTGGAATCCCAATAGTATTTGATTACCATCACCATACTTGTCACAATGGTGGTATGACACACCAAGAAGCTTTAGAAATAGCTATCTCTACTTGGCCTAAAAATATTGTACCAGCCGTACATGTATCAGAACCAAGAGATGAAAAAATGTTCAGAGCTCATCACGACTATGTTAGAAGTAGAGTTAACAATTATGGACACAACATAGATATCATGATGGAAGCTAAAGCCAAAGAGTTATCCGTTTTGGAGTATAATAAAAAATATGGTGGGCTATTGATAAGTTAGTTTTATTTAACTTTATTTAAAATAAAAAAGTATGGAAGAATTTAATCCTGAATCACCTATAACCGATTTAGCGGGTGATTATGACAAGGTTATTAGAGTAATTGAGAGTTGTAATAACTTAGAACAACTGAAGATAGCTGAAAGTTATGTAGAATTGTTCAAACAAAAGTATGGGCAAGAAGAAAACTTTTTAGACGTACTATCCAATGCGATACTGGGTAAAAAGATGGAACTTAATAACGGTTGGGGGGATAAAGAATAAAAAAAATAAAAAGTAATTATGATATATTTTGAAAAACTAAAAAACTTAACAAAACAATTTTTAATTGTATTCACTATTTTTATAATCATGTATACCTTGTTATCTTACTTAACAAGTCAGGAAGTTAGATACGACAGTATTATTATGGTTATTACATGTTCTTTTTTAATCTCATTAACTAGAGTTATGGTTAAAGAAGAAAATGAAAAAAACCAAGAATTTATAAGAAGTAATTATTGGAAACTTAAAAATGAGTTAAAAAAGAGAAATAATAGGAGGGGTAAAAAATAATTAATGAATATAGAACACGATTACCTAAGATTATTAAAAGATATTTTAAACAACGGAAAAGAAAAACAAGACCGTACTGGTACGGGTACAATCTCTGTGTTTGGTAGACAAATCAGACACAAAATGAATCAAGGGTTCCCTCTACTAACAACAAAGAAAATGTATTGGAAAGGAATTGTAACAGAATTGTTATGGTTCTTACGTGGTGACACAAACATCAAATACCTTGTTGATAATGATTGTCATATTTGGGATGGGGACGCTTACCAATCATATCTCAAAAACAGGGACTCACAATACTTTGGACCCTATTACACAAAAGAAGAATTTATTCGTCTAATCAAAACAGATGATGAGTTCGCAAAGAAGTGGGGTGAATTAGGTCCCATCTATGGTAAACAATGGAGAAGTTGGAAAATAATTTATGATAACAATGTGAGTGAGTGGGTAGGAGAGGGTGAAGATGCTATACCTATTTACAAAGTACTCAATAGAGATGACCAAATCTCAAACCTAATAGAACAACTCAAAACAAATCCAGATTCTAGAAGATTAATGGTTAACGCTTGGAATGTAGGTGAGTTAGACCAAATGACACTTCCACCTTGTCATTATGGATTTCAGGTTTACACAAGAGAGTTGAGTGAGGATGAAAGATATAAAATCTTTGAGGAAAAGGGTTATGAATTTAGAATGAATCAATGGTCTAGAGAAGAACAATATGATAAAGCAGGAATACCTAAACGAGCAATCTCTCTAATGTGGAATCAACGTTCAGTAGATACATTCTTAGGTTTACCATTCAACATAGCATCATATGGTTTACTACTTGAAATCATCGCTAAAGAAGTTAATATGGTTCCTGATGAATTGGTTGGTAATTTAGGTGATGTTCATTTGTATAAGAATCACATTGAACAGGCGAAAGAACAACTAACCAGAGAACCTAAAAGATTACCGAAGGTATTAATTAATAATGGTGTATTGGATGGGTATGATATAACTGATTTTGAATTAGTTGATTATCAATCGGACACCCCAATTAAAGCACCTATATCCAATTGACAAAAGAAGACATAGATAGAATCATAGAGATGGCATGGGAGGACAGAACTCCTTTCGAAGCCATAGAATATCAGTTTGGGATAAAAGAAAATGATGTTAGAAAGCTGATGAGAAAGTATATGAAGAAAAGTTCTTTTATAATGTGGAGAAAAAGAGTTAAGAGTAGAAAAACTAAACACAAAACAAACAGTTTAAGTACTAGATTTAAATCTAAAAATCAAAAATAAATCAATCTGAAAACATATTTATATTTACCTTAAAAGAGTTAACCAAATAGTAGTGAATTTAATTTTAAAAGTTTGGCGTCAAAAAAACTATAAATCTAAAGGAAAGATAGTTACCTATGAAATAAATAATATTTCTGGTGATATGTCTTTTCTAGAAATGATGGATGTTTTAAATGGTAACCTAGTCAGTGAGGGGTTAGAACCAGTAGCTTTCGACCATGATTGTAGAGAAGGTATATGTGGTATGTGTTCAATGTATATAAACGGTGAACCTCACGGTCCAGATAAAGGCGTTACAACTTGCCAACTACACATGAGAAGTTTCAATGACGGTGATACCATCTACGTTGAGCCATTTAGGGCAAAAGCTTTCCCAATAATCAAAGATTTAATGGTAGATAGAAGTGCTTTCGATAGAATTCAACAATCTGGTGGTTACGTATCAATAAACACGGGTAGTTTAATAGATGCTAATACAATACCCATTAGAAAGGAAGATGCGGATAAGGCTTTTGAGGCAGCAACTTGTATAGGTTGTGGAGCTTGTGTTGCTAGTTGTAAGAATAGTTCGGCTATGTTATTTGTTGGGGCTAAGGTGTCTCAGTTTTCACTGTTACCTCAAGGTAAGGTTGAGTCCAAAGAAAGGGTTATCAACATGGTTAATCAGATGGATAAAGAAGGGTTTGGTAATTGTACTAATACGGGTGCATGTGAGGTAGAATGCCCAAAGGGTATTTCATTAGAAAATATTGCTAGGATGAATAGAGAGTATTTAAAGGCTACAACTAAATAATTGTTTTCTATTTACGATTTTATAATTTTTGATTAGATTTGAATTAAAAAAAAAATGATGAAAAAAATACTATTACTAATTTTATTAATACCTAAGTTATTATACTCACAGAACAAGTTATTTTATGTAGAAGCCAATGCTGGTGTAAGTACCACAGTAAATTACGAAGATGAAGTTGTAGATATTGTAGACATGAGTGTAACCTATGAAAATAACGATAGATTTATGGGTTCATTATCGATAGGTACTAACATACCTATGGGGGATTATAGTTTGATAGATATACAAATTGGTTTATCTTACCCATATATATTAACTGGTAAGGTGGGTGTGGGTTCTTATTATGGTAAAAGGGAACAAATAGCTATTGTATTAGGTGTTAGACCTTATCCATTAATGGGATACGCTCAATTAAATATTAGACCTAACACTGGTTTACACTTTGTAGTTTGTGGTGAAATAGGTACGGGGGGAGATATTTCTTTAGGTACTAGGAGTATGTTTAATTTCGGTCTTAGATACCCAATCAAGGGTGGTATGTAACTATGGAAATTGTTAAAGAAATATTAAGAACCCTACTATTTTGTTTAATAGCTTTATCTGTAGCTGCTACACTACATTTTATAGTAAAATAAGTGGGGTTATTTTATTTATTATGAATATATTTCATTTTGTTGATTTTCTTAATCATATCAACCGCTTTTGACCTTAATTCCTCAGAACTATAATCAATAAATTCTATTGGGGATTTAAATTTCTTCAAGAATGGTATATCGTAAGCCGTATTCATTAAATGCCAATTAATATCCAAATCAAATCTTTCTTTAAAAGGTTCGAAGTCTTTACTAGATATATCCCTTATTATTTTTTCGTAATTTAAATTACCATCATAAACATTTTCTAGGTAAGCCGTCTTCTCTAGTTCAGATAAATAATAATAATATTTTAAGATTTCTTTTATGGGTCCACGAACATTTTTATCTGATAACATTAATATAAAATCTTTGTTATACAACTCCCTGTTTTCCTTATTCTTATCAATACTAGGTTGGCCTTTAGAAAGCCTGTTATAATCGTCCCATGCGTGTTTCATTTCATGATTAAGTACTGTTCTTAGGTTAAACCCACCAGTACCACTAATTACTTTAGGTTGTATATATAATAGTACAACATAGTTACCATCTTTATCATAACCAGAGTGTTCTTGAGCATAACCAGTTAACTTATCGTAAAAATCAATCACAATATAGTCTATTGGGAAACTCTTAAAGGCTTCTGGATAATCGTAACCATCAATAATCAACCTCTCTTTTTCATTTGGGTTTTTTAATATTTTGTCATTTATTATTTTAGCCCATTCCCTTGATTCAAATGAAATACCCGCTACTTCAGTTATTGATTTAGATTCACTAATAAATTTATTATCAAGTAAAAACATAAGGTCATTAACATCTATCATTTCGTACTTGCCATTATAAGTTGGGTCGGGTGTGTTGTGTTCCATATCATAGTCTACCCAATGAGTTTGCTTAACCCAAACAGTATCATCCCAATAACCAGCTTCATCGTTAGGTTCAATATATAGATAATCAGCGTCAGCAACAGAAATATCATCAACATTATAACCTAACGCTTTAAATTTGTCTAGAACATCTGCTCTTGTTAATTTAGTGTATTCCTCAGAAGTAGGGGAAACAGACATTGGTGTATCTACCATTAAGTTACTAACATCAACAACATAACTTTTACTTTTTTCAAAACCTTGTGATTTAATATCCCTAATCCAATCCAAATTATCGGACTCTTTAATAACTTCATTAGTAATTAAAAAATAAAAGTCTTTAAAATTATCAATAATCTCATATTGACCATCATAGGTTGGGTCTCCAGGGGGTATGTCATCAAACTCTAACGACATTGGTTTTCCAGATTTACTTTCTTTACCGTTTATGTATATCCAAGAAACTCTTTGGTTTGAGGGGATGGCAATCTCTCTATCTAACTCCCTTATATCATAACCCATATCTTCAAACTGATGTATTAAACTAAGAATAAACTTCACCTGTTTATTTAATTTATGAATGTATATTGATTTGTTATTCGGATTTTCCCTTGGCGGTAAAGTCATGTCATCAATATTAATTTTACCCACGTATAGAGCGTAGTTTTTGTTTTTATCAAAAACATCTTTGTAATCTCTAACCCATTCGAAATCATCAGATTCTTTTAAATAATCTGCTAAATCACCAACCTTATCTTTTTTTGGAAAAGCATCCATTTGATTTAGAACCGTCCAACACACATGACGCCAAGTTTCATCTGATTCCCTAGGTATACCAAGGGAATTATAATTAGCGTTTACATAATAAGTGTCATATTGTTCATTATATTCATAAACATAAAAACCATATAAATCATTTTCCGATTCTATAAGTTCAATAAAAAACTGTCTATCACCAGCATCATAGAAAAATTTAGCAAAAACCTCACCCCTAGTACCATCTGTGTCTTCTTGGTTATAAGCCAAGTGGTCCCTTTCCCATTCTACCTCAACACCATGATTAGATAACGTCTCTTTTATTTTTTTAACCAAATCGATTCTATTGGTACCCACATCTTTTATCCACTGTAAATCTTTGGTTTCGGTTAAAGTATCACCACTATATTGCCGAGTGTCTTCAAAATGTTTTATTTCTTCGTAAACTATTTTTGGGTACTCTGACGTTAACCATTCTTTTAGTTGTTCTTCGTATTTAAATTTAGGTAATGGTATTGTGTGTAACTCTATTTCGTGGCCTTGTTCATCCACAGCGGTAACATTCATAACACCATTACCCTCCCAATAAGGGGTTGCGTAAAAATAATAGTCATGAAACGGATATGGAAAATCAACTATTGGTATGTACCACTCTACAACACCTACATCATTTGCACTATAACTGTAACCTTTATATTTCCTACTCCAATCAAAAAAATCCAAAACAACTTTATAATAGTTGTCTATCTCTTTTGGGGTAGTATCTTTTATCCAATCAAAGTCACCATTTTCTGATTCATTAATGTTCTTAGTAGGTTCAAAATAAGGTTCCCAAACCCCTCTTTTAAATAAATCCATTACCCTATCTCTCTTAAAGGTTCTTTTTAAATAACCACCACCGTACCATTTTATTTTAACAAATAAGCCACCGTCATCTATTATATAGTAAATGTTTTTCTCGTCACCTTTTATTGGTGATTTATTCATAGTAAACTTAACACCATCTAAAGGGTTGTTGGTTTTATCGTCAACAAAATCAAATTCCGACTCCTTTAAAAAATTAATATTTTTAGGTAAAGTAACTTTTTTTAACATCCCATGTTTTATATATTCATAAATATCTTGTTTTACATAAAAAATTGTAGTATATTTGTATTATGAAAATTAAAATTTTATCATTTGTCTTAGAAAACGATTGGAATAAACAAGGATGGGGTAATGGGTACGTAATCATTTTTAAAGACCATCCAATGTGGGGTGTGGAATACGATGAAATACCAGTTTACGTCCATGGTGGATTAACCTTTAGTAGAACTTACGAGATATTTTTCGATTTGAGACCCAACATAAATGAAGGTAACTTTACTAATGAAGAGTTAAAAGGGGGGTGGGTAATTGGTTTCGATACTCGTCATTTAATGGATACACGTGAAGTATGGACAAAAAAGGCTGTCTTAGAAGAGACGGAAAATTTAAAGAACCAAATGATAGGATTATCTTTAAATGGTAAATGTCTAAAGAAATTTAATTTTAGTGAGTAAGTGTTGACTAATAGTTTTATTATTATTATTATTATTAAGTAATCTTGGGTGGCGAAAAGTATATGCGACCTACTGACGAGTAGGTTGGTTTCGGGTAATAAGGGTTAATATTGAAGATCTTTTTAGAAGTATTAATCACGAAGAGAAGCTGTGGAGGGTTAGATACCCTCCCCCAAGTAAAAAAAAAACTCATTTTCTTTTGGAGAATGAGTTTTTTTATTTATATTTATATAAAAATATAGGATATGACATTTAAAGAAAAACAATGGTTTTTAGGTTTACCAGAAGATTTTAAACTTAAAGTGATGGGTGATATGTTGAAAGAGGGTAAATTCGGAATGGCTTTTCAGACTATGAAAATTCTTTTAGATACACCTATAACAGATGGGGGTATATCCACTGAAAAAATAAATGAAGTATTCGAAGGTTATCATGATAAAAATATTTAATTTAGATTTGGTGGCTTAATGATAATTCACTATATTTGTATATAGAAAAAAACAAAAAACAATGAAAACTTTATTTAACAAATTATTTCTCTTTCTATTATTAATCTTAAGTTTAATCACTTCTTCTTGTGATAAACACGACAATAATTTTCACAGAGTTAGATTTCATCTAACATTTATGGAAGTTCCACCAGTAGGGTCTTCAGATTTTATTGAGGTTAGTTGTTCACCTAACTACGACAATGATCCACCTAGAATTTACAAAGACTACATAACACCTGGTTATGAGTGGGATTACGAATTTTGGCAACTAAAAAGTGGTGATGAGGTTAAGTTTATTGTTAACCCGCAACTCTACTATTGGTTTATTATGGAGGTATACGTTGACGATGTATTAGTATCTACTAGAGAGGTAGTCACGTCTAGTCAAACATACTACGCAACAGAAACAATATCTCAGAGTGGTTTAAATAACGATGAGGAGAGTAATTTCCCAGCGATATCATTTTTTTTCAACGAATAAAGTAATGGATATATATTGTTTATTGGATAAAACTGGTGAATGTCCTAACTATGTTTCTTTTTTTGAAAAAGAGGTTGAAGCTTCTAAAGAATTAGATAGACAAGTAAAATATTTGATGATGGAATTTGGTTGGGACCTAGTGAAGGATGGTTACAAGGTTTATTTAGATGATAAAGTAGTTTTTTCTTTAGATAAACACATATTAAAATAAATCATGATTTTCAAAATAGGTGACGTTTTAGGTTATAATAATGGTTATCACGCTATTATAACAGATATAAATAATGATGATATTGACTTAGATTTATCTGATGGTAGTAGGTTCATTATTAAAAAATCTAAATTAATAAGTGGTATAGCGGCAGGTAATATCAAATTCAATAGCTTTGCTGGTAACATAAACCCACCAAAATTTATAAAACCTTTCGATTTTTAATTAAATAAATCTGATTCTAATTTTCTTCTTTTTTTAAGACCTGGAAATTTACCAAATAAGTGTGAACTTGTTGTTTTTATTTTTTCCTTAGCTCTACTCAACTCATTACCCTTAACTAATTGGATAAAATCAGAATTTCTAAAGTTACCGATACCCATATTAAAAACCATAGATGTCATCACATTATACATATCTTGTGTAATATCAACCTTGATACCCTTACTTTCCCAATCATCTAAAATTCTGTTTAAAGCATCTGAAGATTCTTTAATATCTTGTCTTAATAATGTTTCGGCTTCTGTTGTGTCAATCTGTTGACCCAATGTATATTTAGAACCATCAATATCCTCAGCATGACCCCAACCAATCGTTATTTTACCATCACCAATCTTATAACCTTTATCAACGTACCCCTCTTCTTTTTTTAGAAAAGTAGTTAACTCTTCACTAGGTTTTCTAATTTTATTTATTTGAGTGTTCATAACTTTGGTTGAATCCTTGTCTGTTGGAAGTTCTTGTTTTATTGGTTTCTTAATTTCTATCTTCTCTGGTGAGGTCTCATCCACAATATCTTGTAATTGGCTTATTGTTAATAAACCAATAAAAGAAGTTAAAACATACTTAATTATTTTAATTTTAGTTTTTCTAGGTAAATTTTTTAATTTATCAAATAAGAGTGAAAGATATTTTTTAACATCTTCTTTTGTTTTAACCCATTTTTTAGATTTATCTAAATTAGTCTTAGTAAAATCCCACTCCATGTCTGGTTTTTTACCATCTTCTTTAATTAAGGATAACCTATTAAGTATTTTATTTAAATAAATTTCAGATTCTTTAATATCTGATAATTCTTTCTGTTGAACAAGTTGTTTTCTTTTGATATAACTGATTATTGTTTTAGCATACATTTCACTACATTGGTGAAGTGTGTGTGGTCCTTGGGGTTCTTTATAACATAAAAAAAACTCTCTATCATCCGCAATAGGGTTCTTAGAAGACTTATTAGTATTTTTTAACTCACTCAACCTCCTATCCACCCAGTAGACTGTTGGTTTACCATTCTTCATATTTGGTCCACTATCTTCTGTACGGTGAAAGTGAAATGGCTTATTATAGATTAATTCTAATGTTTCTGGCGTTAATTCAGGTTCAACATCCCTAACCCAATCGAAATCATTTAATTCTTCCCTTATTATTTTTCTTATCTCCATAACTAACCATTATTTTCTATAGAATCCCAATTAACATCCCACTCATACTCACCCCCACCAATAAGATAAGCTATACCATCAACTATCCAATCATTATCCTCATCATCAACACCCATTAAAATGAAATGCCTATTCATGTATTCTTCACTATCTAAAAACTCATAATCGTCAAACTCTATTGCGGTGGTTTTTATTTCACCATCCACTACCCTTTTAAATACAACCTTTATCCTTGGTAAACTCCCACTACCATATTGATATATATTTGGTGCTATTTTTGTATATTTTGGTTCAATCTTTTTAGCCCAGTCCCAATCAGAGGTGTCACTAGAATCCTCTTTTAATTCTGATCTTAATTCAATAGGTCTATATATAATGTCTAAACCGTGCCATTCAGGGTCCCTAGTTTTTTCTTTAATTTGTTTTATTTTATATCTCTTAGGTAGAAAAATATATTCATTTTTGGTACCTTTTATTTTGACGACAAAATTATCTTGAGCGTTTTGAGTTGGGTAATCATTTTGTACTACACCCTCTATATTACCATCTGTGTTAGTTATTTTACCCATGTTATAATCCATCCAAATAGTGGGGGATAACCAATTTTTAAATAAATGTGGTTTTCCTTGATTAACAATTTCAATGTGGTCACCAGTACGGGGTTCATAGTCGTCACTTGAGATCTTTTTAACCCAATTAAAATGGCTAACATCATCAGACTCCCTAAGATTTTTGGGGGTATTTAGTTGAGACAACAACCCATGGTCGTAATTTTTGGGTAGGTCAGTCAAATCCCCATCATGAGGGTACCAGTAAGGTTTATCCTTTGAACCTAAACCTAATAAATTTTTAAATTCATCGTTTGACATTTTTCCAACTCGATGGGTTGGATTCCAAGTATGAACATTCACCAAATTCCATGCGTAAGGTCTCCAATGAATGCCATACTTGTCATTTTCTAATATTTCTATCATAAACCACTCATCTTTTTGTTTTTCAGGAACCCCAGAGAAACTTCTTCTATCTATTATATAATACTTAGAGTCAGTTCTATCGGTTTCAACATCCCTAACCCAATCAAAATCTTTTGATTCATACATTGTACGTTTACTAACTAACTTTAATTTACCAGATTCAATGTAACTATCGAAATCGTTTGGGTTCATTACCATATCTGTGTTTTGTGGGTCATCAGCTGGTAATCCAGGAATTGGTATGTAACCACTTGGGTCTTTTATTTTCCTAAATCTTAATAAACTACAAGGGGGTTCATAACAAACTTCACCTTCAGAATCATCCCTACCCAAGTACTCTAACACTCTTATAACGCCACCCCATTTGTCATAGAATTTTTGTCCAGGTTTTAATAGGGTAGCGTCCATCCTTGGTGTTACATCTTCTACCCAACCAAAGTCATTAGATTCACCGAGTAGTTCTAATTGTTGAGCCATGCCTTTTATGTAACTAATTATAGTTAGTTTTCTTGAATTGTAATACTCCTGTGGTTCCATTCTGGAAGATACTAAACTATCGGTTTCACCATCAACCAAAGCCATTATTCTACCAAACAGCCACTCGATTTGATCCATAGAATCAATTAACGTCTCACTCACACCATGTTTATCATCTCTGTTTTTTCTAGTTAATATTTGTCTATTAATAGTTTCTATTTTCATCCAAATAGGTAGTAACATTTCACTTGTTACATCTTCTAATTTTTTAGGTAGACCCTCAATGTCCTTCATTATTATACCACCATAATAAGTACCCCAATTGGGTTTTATATCCTTAACCCAGTCAAAGTCATCACTTTTTTCATTGATAAAATATGATTCATTTGTAAGCAAGTCATCTCTATAATCTGTTAGTTTATCATAAGTATTTTTATCCAACTCTCTAACACCCTCAAACATAACAATTTCGTTGATTTCAAAGTGTGATATTAGTCTATTTTGTATTGCGTACATAATAACATCATAAGAATCACCATCAGCAATTCCAGCGAAATAATCAACCGAATGGTCCCATATTTCATCAGCCTCATATTTGGGTATTCTAACATAATGTGAATATTCATCATCACACTCTTCAGATTCATAATCAACACCATAACAAGCCAAAATTTCAAAATATCTATATTTTTGGTCAAATTCTTTTGTTCCTGGTATATCTTCCACCCAATCCCAGTCATTAGACCCTTCTACCAAACCTTTACCACTAATTCTATCCACCAACTGTAAGTTACCATCTTTTTTAGTGAACCTTATATCTCCCGTACCATCATAACCCAAGAAACCCCAATATTTTTTTTGTAATGGTTTGAAGTAAGTAGAGACTAATCGAGGTCTTTCTGAATTTGAGACAGTCTCTATCTTTACTTTAAAATCATCTACCTGTTGTTCTTCCAAACCATTTTCATCTTCCAATGTCCCATAAAGTGTTAAAATATCCCCAACCCCAATCAAATTTTCATCAAAAACGTCTTTTAATGTGGGTCTTATATCATAAATCCATTCTAACTCATTGGACTCATTCACGTCACCACCACCAGAACCCCCAGTATCCCCTTGTTTCCAATAAGACCTTTCGGGGTTTAATGACCAATCTTCATCATTCTTCCAACTAGGGTCTGATTCAAAACTTTTATCTTTTTCATCAAAAGGTGCGTCCTTGTCTGACCACTCCAAAGATTCATCTAATTCTTCATCAACATCATCAGTCACAGTAATATAATCTAATATTTCTTGGCCATCAAGATAAACAGATTTTAGCATATCTGAGTATGGGTTGTCTATTTTATAATCATCTTCGTAACTACTATTTGCACTACATAATAAACCTTCTTCAGGTTCATAATAGGTCCTATCAGAACCACAATGAATAATAATTCCTTTATAATTACCTCTAGATATATGACCGAACAGATCACTTTCAAATTCTTCGTAATTTGGAACAGTTTTTTTAATATAATTTACAATTTTTTTCCTACCTTCTCTATCTATTTGTGAAACGTCAACCCAATGTTCCTTACCATCAAAACTAAAATCTAAATTAGGCGGTTCAACATCTCTAATCCAATCTAAATCACTAGATTCGTTTAAGTCATCATCTATAAATTCATACCTAACATCCAAATCAGGGTAGGAGTCAGCCCAATAATCTACCATGTCTAACCATGGTAAAAAAATTATTTTACCCCTATTTTTCTCCCTTAAGGGGAATAAATATTCATTACCACCATCTATAATCTCACCCTCAATATTAGTTCCAAGTAGACCTTTACGATAATATACACCAGCAGTACCCAAAAAATCGATGAAAGTTTGTACATCACCCACATTAATAACCCTTATTTTATCACCTACACTAAACCTAATCGGACTATCAACCTCATCTCTAACCCAACTAAATTCATCAGACTCATCTAACTTTGGTTTTTGATTAACTATATCCTTATAATTTACTAATTTTGGGTCTCCTTGTTTCAGCTTGTGTTGAGCTGAAACGGATAAATATGGTTTATCCCAAATAAGATAACCCACACTATAACTTTTTACAAGGTGGGTTAAATAATTCCAAGCCTCTTTTTTCCCATCGTCTCCCCATTGGTGTGAATTTTTAGGTGACTTGGAATATAAAGCGTGAGAGATTAAATCATCGAACTCTTCATAACTAATGGCATCATTAAACACTAAAACGTTATGGTAGTCCCAGTAATCACTTGAGATATCATTAACCCAATTAAATTCTTCCTTTTTATCCCCCATTTTATTTTAATCCACGTTTAATAAATTCATATAAATATAAATAGTCCTCATATATAGCAACTGGTTGTTGGTCAGGGAAGTTATCTTTTAAAAATTTTTCTATAAAACCCAACATCTCATCAACGGTCATACTATTAAGTATTACCTCAGGCATGGTATCCCAATCCTGCCTAACTTTTCTTAAGTATGAAATAAGAGATACTCTAGTAAAGTAGTTAAAACCTTTTTCATCCTCAATGGAGGTGAAATATTTATTTTCATCACTATAAATAAAATTAATTCTCTCATCACCCGTACTCGCATCAGCCAAAGCCTTCAACACATTTGGTTTTACATCTTCTATCCAACCAAATTCTGCGGACTCATTCAAATCCTTATTATCTCTGTAAAATGTTATCATACCATCTGTAATATAAAAAGAGTGGAAAGGTATCCAATCATGTCTTGGGTGATGTGAGGTATCCATTTCACTATAAAGTTCTATTCCCGCTACAGGACCCCTCTTTGAAACGGTATTATTAGGTTTCCATGATGTTGTACGCCCATCACAATAAACATAGTAATTTAATATAGCGTTTGGTACCGTTTCACTAATTTTAACGGTAAGTATTTCACCTTTATCATATAAATCTCTAATTAATTCAGACTCATAGTGCCACCCACAATCAACCAACATGGTGAAAAGTTTTGTGTCTATGTCCTTTATTTCATAATACTCACCAATTTGTAGGTCAGTAACCTTATCAATATAAGGGGTAACATCACTCACCCAATCAAAATCAGAATTTTCATTAACAGAATCAACATCTTCCAACTTACCATCACTATATACCAAATCATCTGGATTAACAGGATTACCCTCCAAGTCATATAGACCGTAGTCACCACCTTTGATTCTATAAATCAAAGTATCCACATCCATTTTGTTTTTACGTAACCCCTCATAAGCTCGATACTTATAATAAACGGTGAGTTTTTCATCTTCTGGATCATCACTTAAATACATTTCATCCACCTTAGTTATTGTATATTCTTTTTCAGTGTAAGTAAAATAATAACCGACTAAGTCTTGAGGGTATATGAGTTTAGAACTATTTGTCCAACCAAAGTCATTAGACTCAGTAATAGTTCCATGAATTTTATCCCCCATTAATGCCCTAACTTTATTGTAAATTTCTAACACACCAGTTTGAGGATCAAAAATATTGTAATATTCTTTTACGTATTTTGTAAAACCTTTGTAAAATGTACTTGGGGTGATTAAAGGTATTTTGGAGTCACTTAAGTTTCTTTTTCTTACCGCAAAAACAATGTCAACCCACGGTACTTTCACAAAATCTGTTGTTACATTGGGAACCTTATGCCATTTTAGAGTATCATAAATTTCTTTAGCGATAGTATCATTAGTTTTTACGTCCTTAATCCAGTCAAAACTATCCATCTCTTCTTTTATGTATTTTTTGATACTCATATATTAATAAATATCGATTAAAGGTTAAAAATAAATACTATACTTTGATACATGTTACTATATTTATAAACGAATCTAAAAGACATGGAAGAATTTGAAAGATTCGTTTTCTGCTTCTTGGTGGTACTACTAGTGATAATATTAAGAAAAAGAGATTAATCTAATTCAAAAGTTGTCTAACGTCCTAAATAAACTTCACTACCTATTCTAAATACTGTATATCAATTGTTATATCTGTTACCGCGAATGGTGGTTGTGTACCCGCACCGAAATCGTTTTTCCAAGTTAAACATAGTCTTCTATCTTCACCAGCAGTCCATAAACTATTTGAAATTGGTATTGTTTCTAATTGCCAATCATCTTCGAAAGCACCTCCGTTATACCCTAAATTAAATTTATTTGAGTTAGAATCTGCTCCTATTCTAAAAGTACTAGAAAATTCACTACCAGCACTTGGTGTTGTACTAGTTGGTAATAAACCAACCCTACCGTAATCCCAAGAGGTCGATCCTCCACCGTTTTCACCTTTCGCTGTCCAATAGAAATTAACAGTTAAACTACTTGCTTTTGCTGGAATTGAGAAATCGACATATAAATGTGTTCCGTTATTAGTATTACTAACATTATATTCATATACATTAGTACCTCCACTATCATTAGTTATATATGCTGAGTTGTCTCCCGTTCTAGAGGTACCACTACTAACTACCCATAAGTTGTCCTCCCCAGAATCTTGTTCATATTGCCAACCATTACTAACACCAAAGTCAGACCAATCCTCACTAAATATTGTTTCAGTGGCTATTTTTAACCCTTCTGACTGTTTACCTAAACTCCATTTAGAAACTTCGAAGTCTAAAGATATTAAATTAAAATTAACGTTAGTACCACTCTCTTTTTCTAACCTCATAAGTACTATATCACCTTCATAATAATTTGAGATGTCGAAACTACCTAAAGGAGATTGAAATATTTTATTTTCCCCTATTTCAGTTAAAGGTTTTGTTGTTTGAGCCGCATCTACGTTAAATTCTGTTGTTGCGGAAACAATTCTAGGGATTGGTTCTTTACTACCTTCTCCATCAGCGACTCTAATGTTTGCGACTTCCACTGGTAAAAAGGAAAACTCTAATTGAGCTGCCGTTGTGTCTGCTGCTGTACCGTTTAATGTGTAAGTAGCGTTAACATTAACTTTTTGTGATGTACTAGCACCTTGTGGTATTTTTAGTACAAAAGTTGCTGCTTCATTATTGGCAAACTGAGAATCTAAAAATTCATGTGTCCAAGTTTCTGAGCCTGTACCTGACCCCACAGTAACGTTATAATCAGATAAGGTAGAGACTGGATAACCCCATGTTCCATTATATAAATTTGTTACCTCCTTATAAAGAGATTTACCATTAAAAGAAAGTACACCATCTTTACTTATGGTACTACTATCATAAATTATTTTAGATTGTTCTATTGTAGGTTGAGTCGTACCAGTACTGGTCATTCTACACCTCATCCAATAACCATCTACACCATTTATAGTTTTAACTGACCAAGAATCTTTACTTAAATCAAAAATTAAATTTTCATCACTTTGACTTCTCAAAAACAATTCATTACCATAACTATAACCTAAATCAGCAGAATGAATATGAACCAAATCCTCAACCCATTCCGAACCGTCCCAATATTCAAAGGTATAATCACCACCCACTTTTTTCTGTAAGACATTTAAATCCAACCCATAATATTTTAATGGTGTGGAAAAATCTGGAGAAACTCTTTGTGTGGTAAATAATATTGTGGTATTAGTACCTCCCGTTTGGAAAGTAACCGTACTACCTGCCTTAGATTTTGCTTCATCTGTAACATCAGTTATATTTCCACCATCACTAACACTAGACGCGGTATTATCTGTAGTAAATACTTTCATACCCACAGTAGAGGGTGCTCCCCTACCAGCGTTTAATTCCGTTCCTTTCTCTGCGAAACCTAAACTCATTTGAGATAAACCGAACAAATTTTTACTTGACTTAAATTCATCAGTAGATTCTTGTGTAAAATCTAAACCAAAGTCTGCTGTATAGGCTACTGCTGGTGGGTAAATATAATTTGGTTGGTGGTTAGAGGTTATTCTATAAGAGGCACCTACACCAGTACCAGTTAAATCCACTTTTACTGAATAAGTTACATTCTCTAGTGAACCCCCCAATAAATTAATATCTTCATAATCTCCCGAGGCACTTAATGCGTTAGTCGAACCAAATATGTTAGGTGTAAATATTTTGACCACTGGTATAACACCCGAACTACCACCTTGGGTTCTAATAGCGTTAGATACATTACTGTTTCCAGAATTAAACCCTACCATTTGTGCTATACCCGCGTTAGTACCACCCGAAGTAGTTACCAATAATACATTTTTAATCTCACCATTTGATTGTGGTACATGTACACCCTCTAATGCTAAAGTACCCGAATCAACCTTCAAGCAGTTACCCATACCACCACCTTCTACTCTAATTGAGAAACCGATTAATTTACCACCACCTGTTTTAAATAAACCAGTACCAGTACTTCCTGTTCCTCCATTACCGTAGAATGTAATATTATTTGCGGTAGATGTTCCACCACTATTTGAAGCTATTATACCATTAAAGTTTCCTTCTGGTACATTTACACTAAATCCATCTATAAATGAATTTTCATTTAATTCCAATATATCTCTAGATGCAGTTGCGGAAGATTTACCAATAGTAGTTACTTCCCAACCACCTTCACTAACTAAAGAAACTCCTTTTGAGACAACTAATCCTTCCTCATCATAGATACCTGGTCTTACAACTAATGTATCCCCAACTGTTGAAGCACTTAACGCCTGTTCTATGGTTAAATAAGGTTTGTCTTGTCTATTAGTAACCGCAGTTGAGTCGTCACCAAAAATTGAGTCTACCCATAAAATATTACCAGTATTTATATCACTTAATGGTGATAAATCTACTGTTACATCAGATAATCCATTATTTCTTTCTAACCCTAATGATGTGTCCACTAAAGTCGCTCCAGTCACTACATTATCTGTAGTGTTTGCGGTATAAGAATCAAAAGTGGTGATGTTTAACTTATTATTAATTTCAGTTTGTGTATTAGCGGTATAAGAATTAAATAATGTGGTATCCACCGTACCACTTAAAATAGGGTTTAAATTAGTAGATATATTTACCCCATCATTTCTTTTTATAGTATAAGTACTACCCACTAAGGTAGCACCTGTAACAAAATTATCTGTAGTGTTTGCGGTATAAGAATCAAAAGTGGTTATATCTAATTTACCACTAAGGATAGGGTTAAAGTCTGTCGTTAAATTAACACCATCTGTTCTATTTAAAGTAAAATTTGTACCAACTAAAGTGGTACCTGTGATAAATGTATCAGTCAATCCAGTTACAAAACCACAAACATCAAAAGTAGTTCCACTATTTGTGTTAAATGTAACACAACCATTGGTTGGGTTATATGTTCCGCCAGTTACGTTTACATCGTTATCACTAAATAGTGCTGCTGAATCTGTGACGGTAAAAGTACCCCCAGTTGTGTTGGTAAATGATAATCTTTGAGTCGCAGCATTTGCTTTACCACTATTAACGAAAACATTATTATCTATGGAACTTAAATCTACGGTTACATCACTTAATCCATTATTTCTCCCTAACTCTAAAGTCGTTCCTACTAAAGTTGCTCCAGTCACCACATTATCAGTGGTATTAGCGGTATAAGAATTAAATAAGGTGGTATCTAACTTACCACTTAAAATAGGGTTTAAATTAGTGGTTATTTCAACACCATCATTCCTCTCAATTATCAAATCATTACCATTTAATGTTGTCCCTGTTACAAAAGTATTTGTATCAGTAGAACCAGTCAGTGAGTTTAAATTAACACTAACAGTAACACCATCGTTCCTTTCCAAATTCAAAGTTGTACCCACTAGAGTACTACCTGTGACAAACGTATTTGTATCTACCGACCCAGTTAATGAACTTAAATCTACTGTTACATCAGATAATCCATTATTTCTTTCTAATTCTAATATAGGTCCAACTAAAGTTGCTCCAGTCACCACATTATCTGTAGTGTTTGCGGTATAAGAATCAAAGGTGGTTATATCTAATTTATTATTTACTATGGGATTCAAGTCGGTTGTTATGTCTACCCCATCATTTCTTTTTAAAGTAAAGGATGTACCTATTAGAGTACTACCTGTAACAAAAGTGTCTACACTTGAACCACTCAGGGGACTTAAATCTACTGTTACATCAGATAATCCATTATTTCTTTCTAATTCTAAAGTCGTTCCTACTAAAGTTGCTCCAGTCACCACATTATCAGTGGTATTAGCGGTATAAGAATCAAAAGTGGTTATATCTAATTTGTCATCAACAATACTACTAAAATCAGTTGTTAAATTAACACCATCTGTTCTATTTAAAGTAAAACTTGTCCCCACTAATGTGGTCCCACTAATAAAAGTATCAGTTAGCCCAGTTAAAAATCCACAGACATCGAAAGTTGATGCACTATTTGTACTAAATGTAACACAACCATTGGTTGGGTTATATGTTCCACCCGTAACATTCACATCGTTACCACTAAATAGGGCTGCAGCGTTGGTAACATTAAAAGTACCACCACTAGTGTTTGTAAAAGTTAGTTGTTGTGTAATAGGGTTCGCATTACCACTATCAACAAAAACATTACTATTAATTGAAGATAGGTCTACACTAATATCTACACCATCGTTTCTTTCAATATCTAAAATAGTACTAACCAAAGTCGCACCAGTAACAAAAGTATTGGTATCACCCGAACTTATTTGAGAAGCTAACGTATTAACCTCATTTATGAGCTGGTTAAGTTTATTCCTAACCGAAGCCCCACTTTCTTTATTATTAATATTACCTATTGTCATTTTTTTTTATTTTTTTATATTAACTAATTACCACATTATAACTACCAACGATTGTCCAACCAAAAGGTTGATTAAACATTAAAGTCACGGAATCACCAAGTGCGTTAAAGGCTATCGTATTGAAACCTAAACTAGTAGTAACTGTTACAGTTGAGCTACCAACACTTAAAACATCTGCTACGAAGATGTGTAATAACTGCCCATCAGTACCATCTGCTAATGTTGGTGTGACTATACCATCTATTCTATGGGTTGCTCTACTTACACCCGCTGGGTTCCATGTAGTTTGTCCAAATAAGGTTGTAGAATTAATTAAAATCTCATCAGTAAAGTCAGCGACACCATTAACAGTTACCCCTGTCATAACACTTATGTTAGTTGTTAAATCAGATTGACCATTTTGACTAATTGTTAAGTTATTATTTGAATAAGTAAAACCATTTACAATAGTGTCGTCTGCCAATGAACTTAAATCTACACTAATTTGTGGTTCTCCTTGGTTTCTATCTATTAATAAGGTTGTACCACTTAAAGAGGAACTTGTAACAAATGTGTCATTAACATCCATAGTGGACAAATCTAAAGTATATGAATTACCATCATTTCTATTAAATGTGGCAGTTGATGTCCCATTATCGTATGTAGCACCTGTTGTAAAGATATCAACACCACTAAGTGGTGATAAATCAACAACTATTTGTGGTTCACCATTATTTCTATTTATTTCTAAATCAGTACCAGCTAAAGAAGCTCCTGTTACAAATGTGTCTGTTAATCCAGCGACTGATTGCCAAGTACCATTACCTGAAGCGTCAGAAGTTAATACATATCCTGCTGTCGCTCCATCCGTTACTTGTATAGTCTCAGTTTTTGTGTTACCAAATACTTCTACTTCGTTACCAGCAGCAACCAATAAATTGTTTAGTACGTTATTAGCGACACCATTACCGACAATAAAAGCCCCTTGAGTACCACTCGGAGAATTATATTTACCCACTACGGTTTGGTAGTTAGCGTCTGTAGTAGTCCAATACCCCTGAGAATGAGAATAATCACCATTCGCCGTTGTCCTATAACCCTCAGCGTGAGAACCCTCCCCATTAGATTGGGTGAAAAAACCTTCTGAATGGGAAAAATCACCACTAGCAATTGTACCTTGTCCTTCTGCGTGCGAAGCATTACCAATAGATTCAGAAAATAAACCCTCAGCGTGTGAGTTAATACCAGTAGATGTTGTATGTTTTCCTTCAGCATGTGAGGTATTACCAATAGCATTTGTACTACTACCTTCAGCGTGTGAATATTGCCCATGAGCATTGGTGTAACCACCTTCAGCATGAGCATAATGTCCAGTAACGGAAGTACCACTCACAACCTCGGTTCTATAACCCTCAGCGTGAGAACCCTCAGCGTGAGCTTGTGTTTCATAACCCTCAGAATGAGAATAAGCACCAAAAGCTTCAGTTTTATAACCTTCCGCGTGAGAAGGACTACCATAAGCTTTAGACCTTTCTCCTTCTGCGTGAGAACCACCATGTATAGCATCACACATGAAACCATGGAGTAATGGGGAGTAAAGGATTTTAATTTTACCTGGGAATGGAGGATTTGGCCCTGGAGCACCACCATAAGGGTTTGTATATGAAAAAATATTATTTACGTTAATATAAGACATAATTTATTTTTTTATTTTATTATTATTTAAGTTGTTCCACTTGTTATTATTAAAGTTACCCCATCAGGTACTACAATACCACCATCCTCACCAATAATTAAAGGGCTGGGATAGGTTACCGTTGTTCCGCTAGGATAACTTAGTGTTATGTTTGTATTTATTGTTGTTGCTGTTGTTGCGGATGGTGATATTACTGTAAATCCATAATCAGAAATACTAGTAAAAGGACCTGCTCCACTTATATCAACACTATAAGCATCTTGTTGTAATGTTGTATCAAAAGAAATAATATTATTTTCTAAAGTCGCACCAGTAGTGCCACCTGAGTTTATTTGAGAAGCTAACGTATTAACCTCATTTATGAGCTGGTTAAGTTTATTCCTAACCGAAGCCCCACTTTCTTTATTATTAATATTACCTATCGCCATTTTATTAAATTATTTACAAGGCCAAATTGGACTATCTTCCCATTTAGCGTAACTTAACCAAGTACCCTCATCTTCCCAAATACCACAACGCAGTATCCAAAAAATAGGTTTTACTACTGGTATTGGGTTATTGTTGGTACCACCCCCACCAGCTACTTCTAATATATTGTTACCACTACCATTTTTTCTAAAGCTTAAGTCTTTCTCAGATGTATAAACACCTGGGGACGTATGTTTTTGGTTGGTCATACCTTTTTTTATTTAATAAATATATCTTAATTTTAGTAACAGTGTCCTGATTTAATACTTTTAACCAGATATTTAATAAATATGAGTCTTAGGAATATTATAAGAGAAGAAATTAATGATTTTGATTGGGTAAAAGAAATCAAACTCATCCCAAATGAAATATTAAATATCGATAAATACCCACCAGGTGATTATAAGGTATGGTTAGGTAATATACCAAAAGAACAACAATTAATGATATTAGATCATATAATTGGTGTAATAGAGAGTAATGATGATTTACACACTAGTAGTTCAGTATATAGTATTCGTGATGGGATAAAAGATGATAGTGGATATCCTAACTCACTTTATTTTGATATTTACCCACCTGGAACTGCCTATAATAAAAAATCTATAATTGTATCGATGATGGCTTGGTATCCAGAATCCCAAGAGGATAAAGACGAGGTAATAGAACGTTGTAGAGACTATTTTGACAATCATAGGGATACTGAACTAAGCACCGTCAAACCAAAAGAATAAAATTAAGAATAGTCCAAGGGTCAAAACTTTAGGTCAAAATTTTTCTATTCCACACCAACATATTGTATATGATAATAAATCATTTAACACCAAGAAGCATATTCTTAGAACAAATAAGAAAAACTTTAAATAGGAATATTGAACTAAAGGCAGAAATCACAGAGAAAATCAATACAACATACGGAGGGGAAAAATTATCATGGATAAAGAAATATAACACTCTATTCATTAACAAGTGGAACCAAAAATAAAAAAGGGGGGTAGGGGGGTTTGTGTTTAGCCGCCAATTTTTTACTTATCCACATTTACAAACTTATGCCGAGGCCAAATCTCGGTTCATATATTAAGAAAAAGAATGTTTAGTCATGTTATGTTTAATAAAACTTACAGGCCTAAGTAAACCAAGGTTTATCTTGTTTTCAAGTTCCCACCCAAAGTAAAATGTTTTATCCTCAACCACATTGTAAAAGTGTGGTTCCCATATAATCTGATATAAATTGTTTATACCCAGCAAAGACCTATATCTTACCACTTTAACCATGTGGTCGCTATCATCAAGATAATACATACCATCCATTATACAAAAGAAAGTTTTTTTAATTTTTTATTTTTAAAAGCCCAATCACCTTTAATATATAAATCATCTTGCCTATAATCTAAACTTCTAACATTATAATTAGAATTGCCGATATAACAACTAACACCATCAACAAATTTGTAAACTTTAAATCTAATATTATACATGGGTCCATTAGTATCCAAAAAATAATTAGGTGTAGTTTCAATACTATCTATTACACATAACAAATCCTTTTCTCCCCCAACCATATCCTTAAATGAGTGACGTGTAAAAATATCACCTACATTATAATAATTCATATAAAAAGTATAATAATAATAATTTAAAAAATAAAGGGGGGTAAGGGGGGATTCGACTTAAGCCGCCAATTTTTTTCTTTTCCACACTTATTCCCAAGGATAAGGACTATTACAATTTATCTTACCTGAGGCATGGTCTAACATTATATCTAGAGCATCAGACCTACGAAATTGGCCCTCAACAGAAACTTCTGACCATACAGAGGCATTGCATAGTATTACACGTAACCACCCATAAAAACTAATACCATCTTCTACATCACGATGCTTCCATACATTATATAATTCTAACCTTTTATCTGATTCAACATACGCACTAGGCGAAGGCATACCAGAATAATGACACCAATCTTTGCTTTGTTCTAAATTATCCATGGTTAAAGTATAGTAAATTTAATTTAATTAATAAAGAGAATATTTATTAGTATGAGTCTGAAAAAAGTTATCAGAGAAGAAATTAATAATGACCTTCAATGGATTAAGGATATAGAAGCTGATGAATTAACAATTTCACCTTATATATCTTTTAGAGACGATGATAAAATGCGTTATATTATAAAGAACTTTGTAGACGATGTAGACGATATAGATGAAGACTTACTATTTAATCTAGCGACAAGTCTAGGATATAGATGGTCAGAGAAACATCAAGGATGGTGGCATTCAGCCGAAAAAGTTAACCCTAAATCAATTAAAGAATCTAATGACTTTGATTGGATTAAGGATATTGATTCTAAGGTAGATGAAGAAACTATTGATATTTTATACAACAAACCATTTTATTGGTATAGTCCCCTTGAAAAAAGTAAATGGGTTTCCTCTCAAGGAATACCTACAATATATTGGTTAGAACCTGGGATTAATTCAGCTGAAGTTAAGGTTTGCACACACCAACATAGTAAAAAAGATTTCTACGCTAAAGATTGTGCTCCACAATTTAGTTCTACAGTTGCTGGAAAATTTAACAGAGGTGTATATGTTTTACAACCAAAACTAACCGATATCAACGAGTCTAAAAATGACTTCGGTTGGGTTGATGAAATACCTAACTATGATTTTTACAATGGTGAATATTATATTGATATAAGTCAGTTGGATGATGATGAAGCGTGTGAGGTACAACAAACATTAATAGACATGGGTATTGATTGGAAAGAGGGTCATGGTGAAGTATGGAAACATTACTGTAGTACTTTTACTAATAAGGGTTATATTGTAAGAAACGCAACCCTATATAGAACAACAAAAGATTGGGGTGAGTACAAGGATATTCTAATGAGTGGTAATTACGGACATATAACTTATATAGATGGTCGTACAGACTTACTAAGTTAGTCAGACCTTTTTTCGGAAAAAAATACTGCCCAAAAATTTTTTAACTTTCTACTTTTTTCTTACCGAAAAACTTTTGAGTCGGAGTTCCATCCCATATACGGACTTTATTCATTACTCTTTTAGGTTCCATTGGTTTACGATTTCTAGTCCTTTCTAAAATAAAATAGATACCAGATGTTCTCATTATCTTGGGGTCATCCTTAAGACTATAACAATTTGGGTTTAGGTATCTACTTTGATACCACTTAATTAATTCTTTATTTATATCTTCTTTCATATATACTAAGACCTTTTTTTCAGAAAAAATTTTTGATCATATTTTCTGGACCTTTTAGGGTTTTACAATATAAACGGAACCGACCCCCTGGTACGGCCTACCCGTAGATCAGGGAGGGGGGATACGCCTACCCCAGGGGGCTCTCCCCAGCCTACCCCCTTGGCTCCCCGCCTAGGCTAAATAGGGGGCTCTACACCCCTTCTTCTGTGGGTCCCCAGTCTAAGTTCTGTAGGCTCTCCAGCTAGTACTAACCAACTCCCCAGCCCTTAATCGTCTAGGCCCCCAGAGAACAATACAGGTATTAGTACCACCCCCACCACTATCATTATCTCTATTACTGTATCACTCATCTTATACTATGGCGTTTTATATGTTTGGCTGGTTTAAGGCTTCTTTCGTCATCAAGATTGGCGGTTCTAGTATAACCCCTACCAATAATTAAATTCTCCCTATATACTCTCATCCTCTCCATCTGCCTTCTATCTATCTCTTCCATCTGTGCCTTTAGTTCTCTTGTAAATTTCCTTTGTGATATTACAATAGAAATGATAAAAAAGATTAGTATTGCCACAAATGTTATTACTGAAACCTCTATAAAACCCATCTTAAAAATTTTGTACTACTCTTAATAGGTATCTCTCATCAAACTTCTTAGGTTCACACTTAGCACATGAATAATCTTGTCTAGGTCTTCTATGTCTTGGATTCTCACCACCACATGTATCACAGACCAAAGTATACTTATGTTCTATATTATTAACCTGAGTACTATCATAGCATCTAATACCATTACATCCAATAGATTTGGCCACATGAACCCATCTCTTACAATGGCCCATCCCCCTTCTACCATGTATCTTATAAGACAGTGCGTGTGCTATCTCATGTAGTATGGTATCATTAATCTGAAAAAAGTTATTTAGGTTATACTCACACAGTGGCTTTGATAGACTTATTCTTTTATCTCTATAAGAACATTGGCCAAAACGTCTCTTAGCATTATCAAACTTAAAACGATAGCCTATTTTACTAGGTGTTAACCAGTGAACCTTTCCATTAGCCTCTATTCTATATTCTCTATGTAATAGTTCCTTCGCGTATGCTTCAACCTCATCGATATCTTTAAATCCTGCCATGTATAATACTGTTTTAAATAGTTAATACAAATATACGGATTTTATTATAGATGGCCAAATAAAATGCTTAAAATGGGAATTCATAATCAGTGGTGTCATAACAATCATTACAGAAAGGAGCACCGACATATTCTTCATCTTCCATGAAACCATCTGCTATGTTGCCTCTATCACCTCTGTTAACACTATACCTCATATCAGGTCTACCAGACTTAGTTAATGGGCCCATTTTCTCTAGTTTATGTGCTCTCATTCTTTTCTTGGGAATAAAGTCTTCCTTTTTCTCTATGGGTATTTGGAATGGTCTTGCATTTACAACAACGGAGATTACAGGAATTGTGTCTCCTGTAAGTCCCTCGTCCAAATCAATTGTTGGTTGGGATAACTTTTCTTTAATTCTCTTTATAGACCGTTTATGGCTTAAGTATACTCCCAAGTAAAAGGCACCTACTATTATACTGCAGACTAACATTAATTCTAATTCATTCATACAATAACTATAGTAAATTTATTTTACAGAGACAACAGGTAAAAAGTTTAAGAATTATTTGGCCATGTCAAAAATTATTCGTATCTTTGTATTATAGATTGGATGGAAGGACCGAAGCATTGCTCCTGCTTTTTTTTTAATAAGGTCTTAGTTCTACCCCTTCTTCTTCGGCTATCCAGTAGTATGAATGTATTAATTTATTTTGATTGTCATAAAAGCTTAGTGACAAAGAAGTTTTACTGCCTTTAAAATGTTCTGTATTACCATCTCCACAGTACAGGGCTCCAGATTCAAGATAAGCTCTTTCCCTAGGTATTGCATAATAAGTCTTATATGCTATATCTTCTGCATTAGCAACACCACATTTTTCTGTCTCCTTAATAAATCTCATGGGATCCATAAAATCTATTGTATACGCAGTGCCTATTTCAACATAGTCAAAGGGAATTGAGATTTTCGTTTTTTTAACCCAGTCCCATTCATTCTCTTTTAATATCTTTTTTATTAATTTACGCATCTTTTTATAAATATCCTATTGCCATATAAAATATTATTAGTATCTTAGTGTTGATGCTCTAGTCTGTTGCTTTATTTTTTTTATAAGGCAGGTGGTATGCTGGAGTCTATACCTGTGCGTCTTAGCTAATGACCCTATAAAGATAAAAAATTTTTTTCATATAAACAAGTTATTTTTCATTTTTCTTTATTATATTTAAGGCTATGATAAGTGGAGAAGAATGTTATAAAGCAATGTCTGAACTAGAACAACGGCGATGGATGCGTAATGTTATTAAACATTCCCAGCAGCTGGGATTGCACATTCCTGCTAGTATTTTGTTTGCTATTAAGTATCATAACTTCTGTGACTTTATTGAATCTTCTTTTGATTGGGCTATTACAAAAGAAGGGACCGAGTATTGGGGAACCATCTGTGAGAAGTATAAACTACACGACCAATTAAATCCCAGCCCACACTTTAAAACAAAACCGCCAAAAACTTTTTAAAAAGGCTTGTCTGCTAAGAATATAATACCTATACTTATAATGTTAATGAAATAATAAAGTTTTAAAAATTTAGTAAAATGGCACAAAGTGTAAAATCAACAAGAGAACAAGAGCTTAAGTCTTTGTTCGGACCAGCATCAACCAACGTACCAACTCAGAGTTTGACGTACATTAGAAAAAACCCTAAAAGATTTGTCCAAAAAATCCAAGAGATTTATGGATTGAACTCAGTAGTGAAATGGTTGGGTGAAAAAGCGTAAGTATTAACTTACGACTGTTTTAAATAAGACCTCTCTAGGATTAATCTTAGGGAGGTTTTTTTATGCTCAATAATTTGTTTATCTAAAGTATTATTCTTATATTTGTTATATGGGGGAAACGGCAGAAGAAAGAAGATTAAGGTTGGCGTTACAAAGTAATGTATTAGCGAATGCACTGAATTCATCATACGGAGCAATCAAAAGGTTTTGGTCTAATGATGATTATGATTATGAATATTATGAACAGATTTTGGATGATATTTGTAAGGACATGATTGATGAGGTTTGTGAAGAACCAACTGTTAGTCTAGTTAAAAAGTATAATAAGGGTAGTTTTAAATTTGTTTAATTATGTATAGAGGACATAAACTTCTTGAGATAGCTAGGCATGTAACATGTTATGGTGAGTCTAGTTCTAGTAATCAATCTCTTCAGATTAAATTCGATAGACCCTCATGGCGTAAACTTCATTTTCTTAATGAAAAATTTAGAGAGGCAGACTTATATACTATATCTAGATATCATGATACCTTAAATCATAAGTACCCCTCAGTAGAGGTGTTCACAAAAGTATTGGAGATAGTTCTTGTTGGTGATATTAAACCTAAGATGAAAATTAAAGAATTTAAATTTGATGAGGTTAGGCCTAAACTGGTGGCATCTAATTTTAAATCTAGTGGTGATTATAGAAAACCCCCACTCAGAAGGAGTCCACCTAAAGGCTATTATTTTGATAGGTATGGTTATAAAAAACCCCCACCTAAAAAGATGCCTTCGAAGTGGTTGAAAAATACTTTGAGGCCCATCTAACAGTGGTATAATTATGGTACGGCTTTCTAACAGTGGTAAATTAACTCTGTGAATTCTGAAAGTGGTATTTTTTAACAAATTTTAAGGATTTTTTGAGAGGACTAAACGGAGAGCTCTGACTCCTAAATAAAATGTTAGCGTAAAATGACCACCTTTTACCACTCTTTCCCACAATAATACACTTAGGCAATGCTTTTCTTTACTACCCCCAGACACAACATCCACATAAACGTTAAATTAAGGTAGGCGTTTTTCGGGGGTTATAAGGACATTTAAATTAATTTATATATACTTGTATACCCTATGGGTTTATATGTCCGGAGAGACGTTCTATTCTTCTTATAGAAGGCATAAAAAAACCTTATATTTCTATAAGGGATTTAAATATTATATTTTGTTTAGATATATATACTTTACCATCTCATGGGGTGTTAATTGTCTTGGGCCCATAAAGTTTAAATTCACCATGTTATTTAATATAGGACTTTTAAATTCTATATTATTATCTTCCAGATAACTGTCTATAAAATTAAAGAATGACTGACCAAAGCCATATCTCTTCCAATAGTTCAAATCCCATCTCATAGGTTCACTATAAAAAGGGAATTTAATCTCTCCCTTTCTTTTATATAATTTAGTTTTACTTATTAGTTTATCTACTATTTGGTCTATTATCTTTTTTTCTTCATTGGGTAATTTCTTATATCCCATTAGACTATAAGTTTCTAAATCTTCTTTTAATAAAACTATTTCTTCTCTTATGATTTTTCTGATATTCATATATTATAAATATGGTCCTTATATCTCTATGGGGTAATATTGGTTAACGAAGTGGTTATTAATCTAATATTTTATCTATAACACTATAATAACCCTCATAATTATTAGCATCATCTACTTTCTCTGGATTCATTATACCATATTCTCTCCATATACCTGAAGCGGTTTTATAAACAACAAAATCTCCAACCTTTATTGGTCTTCCTTTAGACACCCAATATCTATTGTTTGTATCAGTTGTAGTAATAATAAATGGTTTGGCTATATCTCTAGCCCAATCAAAGCCATCCATTTCTTCCCTTATGATTTTTCTAATAAGATTTTCCACACTAATAAATATTATCTTGGCATAAAAAACCCCCTATATCTCTATAAGTTATTTATTCTATCTGTCCCTGTATAATACGATTATTGCTATAATTCCTGCTACAGCAAGCACTGTTAATGCAAGAAGAAGAGTTATCCATAGTGGACTTGTTACCCACCACCAAGACCAGTTTGCTACTTGGCCTATTCCAGCTAATTTTAAAAATAAAAATACTAGGAATATTCCTCCTCCTAGTCCGATTCCACCTGATTTTGAATTGCTTTCAGCCATTTTATGTTCTGGTTGAATTTTTAAAAGATTGATTTACTTCATTTAAGACATTTAAAATATCTTCTTTTTCATACTCATCTTCAACCATACCAAAAGTCTCTGTTAAGTTTTGAGTGCCTTTTTCAATAAAATCAATGATAGTCTCAACTAAAATTTTTTTATGTTCTTCTTTATTCATCTTTACTGTTTTAAATAGTTAATATAAACATACAGCTTTTATTTTGGTTGGCCAAATTTATTTTGGTTTAATTTCGTTTATTACTTAATTCTTTATATCTTTCTTCATCGCCATTAACATCATACCCTTGACTTAGGGCAAGCTCAAGGGTGATTAGTTCTTTATATTCTTCTGATGTTAGATTACCTCTTAGGTCTTCTACTATCTTATCGTATGCTTTATCTAATTCTTTTTTACTTATCTTTGTTTTTCGGTTTTGTTTTTCTTCCCATTCCTTATAACCGTCAAATTGGTTATTATATTCTTTCATGTCAACACTATCGTATAAATGAAAGTTCTCTGGGACAATACCATTTTCTTCCATTTCTTTTAGAGTCGTAGTATTCTTATCCCTAATCTTTTTATTTTCTTTCTTTTTCTTACTCATCTTTGTTTTGGTTTAAGTTCCTTTATCCTATCCTGAAGTATTTCTTTATATTCATCAGGCCATTCAAAATTAGATAAACTATCTTGTAAAACTTCTATTTGACCTTCTGCTAATTCATTTCTGAATTTATTAACCCATAACTCAAATCTTTTTTCTTCTTTACTCATTTTTGTTTTGGTTTAAGTATTCTTGAAAATTTATTGTTCTATCAACTTCTTTTAGTGTTTCTTCCACCACCATTTTTAGTGTTTCATCTTCAGATTCAACCACCCATCCCTTTTTAGGAACCCATTTGTAATTTACTTCTCTCATCTTTGTTTTGGTTTAATTATTTTTCCATCCACAATCACAATGACCGACAATACCTACCATATCATCTCGTTCCCAACCAAGTTCCTTTAATACTTTCATTTTGGTTTCTTTATCTCTATCCACACCTAATAGGTCTTTACATCCGCTGTATTTTCTACTCCAACAGTTGGGTTTGTGTGATGCTTTAATATCTTCCCATCCTTTTAATTTGGTTTCATACATAATAAATCCTGGAAGATGGCCTATTACCCACCATTGTTTACAACCATTATATTCATCGTCCCAATCATACATAGCCATTAATTCCATCTTATAGTAATTCTCATCATCTCTAGGTAAGTCATCATTAATATTGACAGAGACCGCATAAGAATGAAATTTTGGGGCTTCTGAAAACTTTTTTACGAAGGGTATTTCTAAAACTTGATTGAAGTTGTCTACCTCATACTCACTATCTTCAAACCCTGAAAAATAATTTGGTCTTCTTTCTATGAATTTCTTTTTACTCATCTTTGTTTTTGTTTAGTATCAATAATATGCTCACCATCACCTAGATGTAATGTTTCCATATGGATTTTAGCTGAATAAAGGTAATCCTTTTTCCATTCAAAAATATCATCGGGCTGATAACCGTTTACCATCAAGTATCTTTCAGCATGTAGTTTAGTTTCAAAATACATATAAGACTTAGTATTATACTTACCATCATATTGATTGAAGTATATAATTGCTATTGTTTTGTTACTCATCTTTGTTTTGGTTTATCTAGTTTCATAATAACCTTTGCCTTTGTAATTCACATTTTTGTCTTTTCCAATGTAAAACAAGAACCATATAATGGTAATAAGAAAAACCAATTTAAGTATTAATCCAATATCAATTCTTCTCATCTTTGTTTTGGTTTATACAATTTGTGCAATCAATTCATCCTTATTAGTAAAGACATCTTCTTCATTGTACCAATCGTATGAACTTTGGGTGCTTTTTGTATGTGGATGTATGAAATCTCTTTTTGTTTCTATAAGATAATCTATTTCAATACCCGACATTTCAGTAAGAGTTCCATCTGAATTACCCTTAGTATAAGGTTGTTGTTCGGTAACTCTAATCTTGTATACCCTATTTTTACTTATCTTTTTATCTCTTAATACATAGACATCTTGTCCTACTTCATACTTTACATTATATTGTTTAGTCATTTTTGTTTTGGTTTATATTGTGTTTATAAAACATATTCACTACGTAGTTCCAAATATCGTTTACCTTTCTTACTGTCTCTATTAAAAGATGTAATAAAGTAGTT